CCCATGGACCGTGAAGAAATGATTTGTGAAGAATGTGTGCTGTTTCCGCGGAACTATAACCGTGAGGCGATGAAAAAGGGGAAAGCCGGCATTCCCAGCTTGTTGTCGGAGATGATCATGGACAAAAGTGGCTTCGTGGCTCAGTCGTCTCCCATCCGGCTCTAAGCCCGTAGGCGGGGATGTGAATACGAACGATGGACGTCGAAGCCCTGAAGCAGAAGTACGAGGAGGTCTACCAGACTCAAATTCTCGATCAAGTGTTCATCATCCGCCCGCTCAGCCGGCAAGAGTACAAGGAGATTCTCGAGGCCGACCTTCCTCTTGGACAGCATCAGGAAGCCATCTGCAAGGTGGGCGTCATTTACCCCAGCGACTTTGACTTTGAGAATGGATTGGCTGGTTACGCCGAAGCCCTCTCGGACATGATCCTCGACATTTCCACTCTGAAGCCAGACCAAGGCAAACAGCTTCTGGAACAGTACCGAAGTGAGATGGCCAACTTCGATTATCAGGTCGACTGCATCATTACCGAAGCGTTCCCGCAGTTTACCCTTGAAGAACTGCAGACCTGGACGGTCAAGAAGACCATGTTGTATTTGTCGAGGGCCGAGTGGAAACTCGCCATGCTGCGCGGCGTACCATTGGTTCAGGTGCCGGAGGGCGATGCGCCGCCGCCGAACACTCCTTCACCATCTCCCTCTTCGGAGAATCCTCCCAAACAAGGACCTCTCTCCAAAGAAGAAGTGGAAGCGATGCTCAGCCAAGCGATGGGAAAACCCATCAGCCTCGATCAGGAAACACGGATCGGTCAGCCGCTACCTGAGTTCAGTTGGTTCCGGGCAGAAGCGGAGCTGAAAGGAGAATTTGACTAGACAGGAGGGTGTTGTCGTGGCATACGAGGACTATGAAAACGCGTATTCATCCTATCTGGATATGGACAACCGGACGCATGCGCGCTTTCTGCGTTCCGAGGATGATCGCGACGACACTCCTCTTTATCAGAAGATTGGAATTGGAGTTCTGGCCGGCGCCGCCCTGTTGGCCGTAGGCCATCGAACGGGCGCTTTGCATCAACTCGGTCGATTCCTTGAAACCGAAGGAAAGGGCACGCTACAGGCGGCCAAGGAAGCGTGGAGAGAACGAGGATCGGTCCTTCGCCCCGAGACCTATTCGGAGATGGGCCAAGCCTTCTTGGAACGCCGGCGCGAGATTACGGAGGAACTGCGCGCTCGTAATGAGGATTTCATCCGCAAACGCGAGTACGACATGGTGCGGTATCTCCGACAGCGCCAGGAATTGCTCGAGAAGCAGTTGCCCTTCCACATCGAAGAACGGATTCGGCAAGGGCAGATCCTGAATCATCTCCGGCAGGCTGGCATCCGTGAAGAAGCCGTTCACCAAGTCGAGTCCGCCTTCCATGCCGCGCGCGCAGGATTCTTACGTCATGCGGGAGACGAGCAGCTGCGACTTCACTTGGCGCAACATGGGGTCTCCGATCAGGACGTTCTCAATGAGGTCATCCGCGCGCGGGCCATCCACCGAGATTCGATTCGGAATACAGCGGAAGGCATTGCCTGGATTGATGGCATGCGAAAGCGGTGGCGCGAACAAACGGCCCATGACATCCAAACCACAACCCGTGACCAATCGAAGAGCGGCCGTCTGATCCGTGGACATAAGAGGGCCACGATCCAGGACATTTTGGATCTGCACGAAGCCGGTGTCATTCGGATCGATGCCGATACCCTGACCCAGATCCATGATGTCCTGAAATACAACAAGAAGTTCGGCGAAGCCATTTTTGACGAGAATTTGTATCTGGTCACGAAGAACGGCCGGACGGTTCTTCAGGACTACAAGGTGTACGATCAGATCGGCCGGCGGACGATGGAATGGTGGGCGAAGATGCTTCCCGGCGGACTTCTTCACCTTCGGGACATCTTGAATGTGAAAGAAGCGCGGGAGAAAGCCGCTTTTCGTATTTTTGAAGCCGGTACTCGACAGCCGGTTCTCAACGCGCATCTTGGCATTGCTCCCCAAGAGACCTTGCGTGAGCCGGTCGTCTTTTCAAATGGACATTTCGGCCGTTTGATGGACGCCAATGTCATCAACAATGATGCCCCGATTGAAATTCTCAACCCGAACCGGAGGATGTACCTGACTTCCTCACGCTTTGGAACTATCGGTAAGATTACGAGGCAAGTCAGCGGCATCGCGACCGATCACAAGCGACGGAATAAATTTACCGAGGCCCTGGACCTCTTTAACCAGATGCGGGACACGGAGTATGCCGAATGGTTCAGCATCGGGACGAAGTTCTTTAACCCCGATTGGGAACGAAACAAAGTCCGCAAGGCGCTGACCGAGCGTCTCGGTTACGACGATTTCTTCGACATGCACCGATACTTCTCCCGGTATACCGAAGGATTCTCGCCCCGTGTCTTTAAGAATCTGGTCGAGTACATGCCCGGACACCTGCAGGGATTCATCGAACACGAAGGCATTAACTTCAACCGGGATGAAGATGTGCTCAAGCTGTTTGAGTACCTGAGTCAGGACAAGGAGGCCACGTTCAGCCTCCGTCAATTTTGGGGCCAATATGAGCGAGATAAATATGGTGTCCTCGGTCGCAAGTATCCCGTTGGGGAGGCCAATCCGTTCCTCGGAGGATATGTCAAGATCCAGACGGGCATGGATCAAATCCGTCAGAAGGTCAGCCTGGAGTTGATTCGCCAGATCGAAGAGGTTCGCCCCTTTGCATCGAGAACGAACATTCGCGAGATTGCCGAGGAGCTTCAGGCACAGGGCAAGATTCTCCGGTCTGACCTGGAGCAGATCAGTTGGCTGAAGAACTTTTTCGATCTTGAGCGCCGCGGCCGGGAGATCTATACAGACAAAGATGCGGCGCTGGCCGAGATCAATGACCTGTTCCACGGAAGCTCGGAGGACTCACGCCAATTCCGTGCCTCTTTGGAATCGATGGTCAAAAAGACCAATCCCATATGGCAAAAGTACGCGAGTACACGAGCGGCCAACCGAGTCGGTGACGAGTACATCGCGGTGAACCAGGCGAACTTTAAGAGTCTGTCGGATGTTATCAAACAGCTTGGCTTTCGCACAGGACGTCGAAATCTCGAAGACTTTACCACGCTCTCCGTGTTTGGATCCTTCTATCCGGTGTATCGTTTGCAGGAAGCACTCGGCACGATGGGCCTTGGCTTCTCGGATGCCTCGATGGGAAGCCCGTTGCAGCTTTGGTCCAGCCTGATACTCAAACGCTTCTTGCCAATTGGCCTTGGTGTCGCGTACTGGCAGTACCTTGATTACAAGGCGGACGACTGGACCGGCATGAGCATCTCCGGCCGTTGGGAGACCTATAAGGCGAACAAAGCCTTGAACGAGGCCGCAGAGCGCGATGAATCCGGGGAGACGGAACAACGCAAGCGCGAAATGATGCTCCATCCCGGCATTGAGCAGTTTGGCGAGATGCCGGCGATTACGCTCCCAGGCCTGGGACGGATTGGGATGGGAAATCTCGCTCAGGTTGTGACCGGCACACTCGGCCTTCCGACACGTCCCCAGGACGCGATGAGTGAGGAGGAGTTGCTGGAATACTACCAGCAAGGCACAGATCCCGTCCGTAAAGGCCGCTGGTGGCTGTTTGGTTCCAAGAGTGCATACCGCGGCGATCGGATCATCCAGTTCGCGCCGAATGCCTATCGACGCGCGACCAGTGGCTGGGAGTATTCCGATGTGACCGCGACCGGTGAGGAACGCTGGTCGCATTCGATGATTCCGACCTTGGAGAACCCGCTGGGTATCCTCAAGATGCTGTTTGAGAGCCAGGATGAGCGGTACTGGTGGGAACTGAAACATTACTACGACCGGCCGTATCTTCTGACTGGGTCACTGTTCAACCCCAATACCATGTTCTTTGGCGACATCGGCAATGCGACGATTGGCCAGCTGATTAAACCGGTGAAGCAAATGCACCCGGAGTATTGGGGGAATCCCATCCTCCTGACTGAGCAAAATGAAGAGATTGGCCAGCGACCGACCGGTCCCATTGTCACCAAGGTGTCGCCCGCAGGCCGCATGGAAAACGTCGTTCTCGCGACTCCAGAGGAATATGGCTCGGAATACCACGAGGGTTCCTCTCTGGTGCCCCAGGAGGACTACGACGAGATTCATGAGGCCGCCCCGAGACATGCCGCAGGGCCAGGACGATACGTTCGTATGGATCGTTTGGATGACGAAGGGAATCCAACCGGGGACTACACGCTGATGGATCTTCAGAGCGGCGATACGATCTTTGTGCCCAGTCGGGTGGCCAAGGAAGGATATACGCCACCAGAACTCTTTGATATGGCGGCGGCTGGACCCGAACCCTCCGAGGAGACCAAGCCTCGGGCCATGTTCAGTCAGGAGTTTGCGTATCACAACGAGATCCGCAACCGGCGGCTTCGCAATCTGCAAGATCCACGCAGCATAAACTGGCAAGCCCAAGAGTTCGCCGCCAACTGGCAAGAGACCCTCGGTGTGTACAACTGGCTCGTCAGCGAAGAACTGTTCAACTATCAGCCGTACGCCATGAAGACGGTGATCGACAAGGCGGATCGGGCCACCAACATCTCAAACCAGTTCTGGGAAGCCAACCTGGGTGGACTTGGCGGGGAACTCTCCGAGATTGGACGCCGCTTCATTCGGCGCGACAGTGGTCAACTCCAGCATTATGATCCCGTGCCAAACCAGATGCCAGACTGGCTTCCGGGTGGAGATTATTTCCTCAACTTCCATGTTGGAGATCCTTACGCTCTCATCCCCTACGGGGAATACCGGTTGCCGGGTGAAGCGTATGAGAAACTGAATCCTTTGCACCCGGACGAGACCGGCCGCTACGGCGCATTCGATAAGTTCAAGATCCTTGCTGATGTGGCGCCGTGGTCAGATGAGTACAAGTTCTGGCGGGACTATGTCACCCATAACATCACCGACGAAGAATTGCGGAAACAAGCGGCGGACATCAAGCGACAAGTCGCCAAACGCAAGCAAAAGTACGAGTTCTACGAGTATCGCTTCAAGGACAAGGATCTGAAACTCGAGAAGGTCCATGTCACGAAGCTGCTCGATGACTATACATTCTTGACGAAAGAGTACCCGGATACGCCGATTCGTCTGGCCGGCATGCGGTATCAGGCGAAGGCACCTGGGGTTTTGGCCAGCTACATTCACCCGGGGGATGTCGTGACCATTGGGGTCAATGCCGACGAGCTGCATCGGGTCTCGGATGATACCTATGGCACGATGCGCGCGGTTGTCTATATCGATAACCTCAAGAACATCAACCTCGACATCCTGCAAAAAGGCCTGATGAAAGAAAACGAGACCGACTTCTCCGCGCCGGCGGTCCACGCGCGATTCACACCGAAGGAGATTCGGGAAGGCCAGCGATGGGAAACCATTGCCCACTTTGAATCGCCGCTGAACACGAAGTTCCTGCAGGTTCGCAGTGCCCTTGAAGAATACGAGCGAGACCAAGTGTACGGCAAGGACTATGCGACGTGGCAAGACTTCATGATCCGGGATTACCTCATCCCGGCCTACCAATCGGAGATTCGTAAGGATCCTGCGGAAGCCGCCATGCGTGGCGCATTCATGGGTGCCTTTATCGGACGCGTCTTTTTTGGTGGTGGGCGCCGAACCATCGGTGGGGCTATCATCGGCGCGCTGGTGACTGGTTCAGGGAGCCTGTGGCGAGAACACTGGGAACACGAACATGGCGAGACGTGGATCCCGAAGCGCCGGCGGATTGAGAATGACATCAACGAATACTTCGACCTGTTGAATTACATCAAGTACAATGCCTTGTACAACAAGGCGAAGGACGAGGCGAGGGAAGAAGGCTACGATGTCGACGCCATCGTCCGGTACATTCAACAGAAGCAGGAAGACACCAAACGCCTTCGTCAGCAGTTGCAGGCGGAGAAAAAACGGCTGTATCTGGAGCAGCCCAAGGACTTCGACGAGAAGAAGAAAGCGATCAATGAGAAACTGGAAGCTATCGACGAGGATAAAGATGAACTGGTACTTCCAGAAATCGTGGTCGAAGCTCTAGAATACAAGAAGAAACGGGATAGCACCTTGTATGGGGTCGATCCCTATGGAGATCGGCTTCAAGTCATGGCGGCATTCCCGTACAAGGATCGGTGGTTCTTCAACGCCTTCGTGGAGGCGTCTCCGAAAGAGCGCCAGCGTATTCTTGAACTGGTTCCCGATAACGAGAAGCGCATTTACAAAGCGATCTGGGGGATGGATCCCGGAGAAAAGCCGTCTTTGGAGGACTACTTCACAAAGAAGTATTACCTGCCGGGACCGGATTGGGCCGGATGGCGTCCCGAGTACGACCTGAACGACATTAAACTCAAGGTCATTCGGAACTACGACAGCCTGGATTTGAGTGATTTCAACTTCTGGCCCGAGGATGTCGAGGCGGCAAAACTGGCGCCGGATCTGAATCGCGGCAACCAGATTTACCGTTCCCATGTCGACACCACGTTCAAAGGGTATCGGGAGATGTCCCGGCGCATTCAAGAGGTACTGGAAGGACAAGGTCTGCGAGATGTCCGCGTGACGGCCGCGCCTTCCGGCTCTAACAACTCCCGGATCATCTTTACCTATCAGGAAGACCGCAGCCAAGAGATCGCGGACAACCTCAAGCAGAACATCGACCAGTACGTGTAAGGAAGTGACGAGATGGCCGATTACTTGAATCTGATCAGTGCCGGCGTACAAATGGTGACCCAGACGCAAAGCACAACGCCCATCGGCATTTTCTATCCGGTCCAACGCCGGCCACGAAAAGATACCACGGAGTACGACCAGCGTGTCGCGCATGTACTGGGTCGGATCAACAGCACGAGACTGAGTTCGAACTTTGGCAAGCCGGGAATCTATGACCACTTTGTCTCGATGGCACAGTCTGCCCGACATCCCGGCCAGCCGGCCGTCGCCACCTTCAATGAGTTTGTGCGCAGAGCCATGCACGGCGTTCACGGTCGATATGTGGCGTTTGACATTGAGACCCTTGGGGATGCCATGACGGGTCATGCGCTCTCAATCACCGAGATTGCCGCACAAGGATTCAATCCCATCCTGGGAACAGACCGGTCCGGCCGGCAGCTGGTGGTCGGGGCCACCCCGTCGAATGTCCGATTCAGCGCGATCATCCGGCCGACGAATGAGACGGTGCAGTATTTAGAAAACCTGATCACTCGTCTGGAACGGGATCCATACGCATGGCGATTCATGACAGACGCGGAGAAGAAGTCTTTGTATAACCTGATTCGCTACGATCCCGAAGGACCAGAAGGCGCTCAGCTCGAGGATCCTTGGCGCATTCGGCACAATCCTCTGGCCGCAATGCTCGAACAAGATCCGCTTCAGAACATGCAGCCGTATACCGCCAACATGCGCCGAGGTCTGGAATACTTGATGGAGAAGGGCACCAACCCACAAGACGTGATCCGTCAATATGATGACTTCATTCGACGGCACTCCGCCAAACTGTTTCTCTCCCAAAACGGGACCCAGTTCGACCTTCCGGTTCTTCAGCGTTGGGCCGAGCAAATGGGAGAATCTCTTCGCACACCGGCCAATCACTTGGACCTTCTGACACTGAATCAGACCATCTTCCAAAACCCGATCACCATGCACCAAGTTTATGGACAAAATACCGCGGTACGTCGATTCGTGGATGGTGCTTGGTCTTTGCAGGAGTTGCGCCGCACGTTCGGATTTGAGGAAGGTCAGGCCCATAGCGCGTTACATGATGTGGGTGAGCATGGCTTGGGTGGCGTGTTTGCCAAAGCCCTCCCGTGGATCCAACGTCAGATTGAGGACCGAAAGATTGATCCAACAACGGGATTCAGCCATCGCTCTCCAGTGTTTACGTGGAGTGATGCGAAACTTCAAGTCGGCCAGAAGCTGTTCTCTGTCGGCGGCGTGATGGCCATGCCGGGAATGGAAGATCACCAAGCTGTCCTCCGGGATGGAGAGTTCGTACCCTATAATCCTGGCTGGAACCGAACGATCATCAATACCCATACGTTCTATGAAGTGCAGGGAATCCGAAGGCTTAACCAACAGGGAGAACCGCTCAAACTTGCGATTCAATTGTACGACCAAGATAACGACCGTTACGCCTTCATTATTCGAGAAGGTAAGGATGCAATGGCTCAGATTGGTGAGTTCTTGCAAAGAAGCTTCATCAACTGGGATGGGGCGGATGAGGAAACCAGAAACAAAATCCGAAAGCGTCATGGAGAAGAGTACGCACGGCGCGCGTATCGCCGTCTAACCAGTCTGGAGGGGGCCGGTCGCGGCATGACGGCTGGCTTTATCGGAGCTAGGCGGATGTATCAGAACGCCGCCATGTATGAGAAGCGCCTTCAAGGTAAAGCCGGAAACATGCAGGATAACTTTGACGAGAACGGCAACATCATAGACCCCACACGGCGCATTACGCACCAACAGATGCTCGAAGGCATGGACTTCTACAGCAAACCCGGTTCCACTCCAGAGGAGCGCTTCAACCAACAAGAATGGGAGAGCTTTTGGTACATGCAACGTCGGCTTCGGTCGGAATTGCCGGTGATGATGCCGGCGCTGGAAGCCATCGAAAAGGCATTTCCTGAACCGACGAGGAGACGCAATGAGAGCGAATTAGAGTATAAAAACCGTCTCTTCGAAGCGCGCCGGCAGCGCGATATTGCATGGCGGCTGTTTAATCAGTATCTGAATGAAGTTGTTGGCGACGATGGTCATGTCGAGGAGCTTCCGCTTGAGGAATATGAGAACCGTGGTCTCCATTTCCGAGACCGGGAGACAAAGAAGCCCGTATACATCAACTTCACGGATACCACCACGGCGTCAACGAGTATTTATCGCCATATCGCACATGAAAGGGAAGAGGTCCGAAAGCAGAAGCTGACGTCTCTCATTCACTCGTTGCGCGAGAGCAGCGCCATTGACGATGACACGGCGGAGTATTTCCATCAGGTGAACGCGAATACCAAAGGCATCAGTGAAACGGTCCGGACGATTGTGCAGCACCTGATGGCCAGCGCACAAATCATCCGGGATAAAGAAACTGTGTTGTCGCTTCGTGAGCGAAAGGCCATTCAGAAGATCTCGGATGATGTGTCCAAGGAACTGGTTCAGCGAGCCATCGATCAAACGAAAGGTGCGTGGGGAGTCGCCATTCAACGATCCTTTGGTGATAAAGAACTGCGCCTGAGCCCCGAGATGTCGCGCTTCTTTGATGAGGAGCTGGATCGGGTCAACCCCATTACGGGCCTGGAACCGAATAACAAGCAAGCGGTCATGGAAGTGCTGAATCGCTATCAAGAGATGTTCCCGCATATGCAATTTGCCTTGTCGGTGGCAAAGGACAAGACGGCGGCGGTCATCCACATGTATGACCCGGAGCATAGTGCAAGCGTGATGGAACATGTCCTGTCCGGCAAAGAACATCCGAACGCGCTTCAGCTGACGGTTCCGCTTGTGACTGAGCGCGGCACGATTGAATACGGAAACCGGAAACTTAACTCCCGCGTCACCTGGATGCCTGGACAAGGCAAGCAGGTCATTCGGGAGATGTCCTCGTCCGAGATGATGGCATACCACCTGACCGGCGAGCGGCGCATGAACGCAATCCGTGAGGCCATTGAGGCAGGTGACTGGAAGCGAGCCAATGACCTGGTTCGTCAGGGACTCAACAAGGGACTGGATCATTTGGCCACGATCAACTTGCAGGACTTTGAGATCAAGGACAACCTGTACAATAACAACCCGGCGGACCTGGTTCGCACCGGTCGCGTCGACATCTCTCCGGCCATGATTCACGACCTGTACAACCGCGGAATCTTGCGGGAGAAGTACACCGATGAATTTGGTCAGGAACGAAGCGACTTTGTGAACCCCGACGAGGTTTTCTATACGGATAAGAGAGGGAACCGCCGACTCAAGCGTCTGGTCAACATCTCGGCGCTGACCATCGACAGACAGGCGGAGCTGGTCATGAATGCGAGGAAGTGGGCGGAGGAACACGGCCGTCTCATCTACTCCTCGAGCATCAAAGGCGATATGGTGGCAAAAAACCTGTGGTCTTTGATTGACGGCCGGGATCTGGTTACTTACGGTACCTTCACCAGCATGGGCCGCGACAACCCGATCCAGTTCCAGAATGTCTCGCGGTTCTTGCCGGAAGTTGTGGAGCGCCTGGGTCAGACGAAGGTGTATCACAACTTCAATGAACTGGTAGCCACTCCACTGCAGCACGCGCTGCGGGAGGCACATCAGGATCGTTTCAGCATGAACGTGAAGATGACCTACATGAATGAGGCGGATCTTCGCAACCGGGTTATGGAACTGGCGGAAACAAAAGAAGGTCGTCGGCTGTTGCAGGAGGAGGGCTGGATTGATGAACAAGGGAACATCGATCCAGTGCGCATCGGCCGCGTCTACGAACAGCAAGCCGTCTTCAACCGTGACCTCATCAATGCCCTTGAGGTCGAACGACAGAAGTTCTATGACATGGGAGATGATCCTTCGACCTTTGAATGGGATGAGAAGCTGCTTCGCAATGGGGAGCCGATCGAAGGCGCCACGCTAAAGCCAGGCCAACGCATTGGATGGGCGATGATCGGCGGAAAGCGTACCGAGATTACCTATGACCGGCCTTATGAAGGGACACTCTGGAGCACCGATGGCCGCATTGGTGTGACCTGGCGAGAGAAGCCCTTCAAGTTCTTCTTCGAAGGCGAGAAAATGACGCGGGTCGGTGAAGGCGTATCACAGCGCTTGCTTGAACTCATCACGGGCGTCAAAGGCGTCGCCGGTATCATGAATACCGATGTCACGAAACACGAGGACTTTGGTGCCATGATGGCGGCACAGGCCAAGAAGCTCGCTGCCTTTACCATGGGTCTGCAGAACGAACGAGACCGCCAGCGCGCCATTGAGATGATTCATCAAGCGAACATTGGTCTGCGTTGGAATGGTTCCTATTTCGAAGACGTGAGCAAGGAACTTCAGGAGATCAATGCCAAGGCCTTCCGCGATGTCGCTGAGCAGCTGGATCGGGCGCTGGGTAAGGCCAAAGGCGCTGATCGGAGTCTCTTGGTCAATACGAAGCCACAGAAATACCAGGCGGTGTGGGGATTGGGTGACTTCCGCATGGCGAACGTCGCCCCAACCGGATTCATCGTCGACAAGGAAGGCAAACACATTTTCTACATGGATGAAGATGATGACCTTGTTTCCAGCGGCGAATATAAGGGAACCAGCTACAGCCACCGTGAGATTGGTGTACTCAAAGCTACAGGTCGTGAGAAAACGGCAAACTATGTACTCGATCTCATGCGGAGACATGGACTCGAAATCGGCCGCAGGCAGGAGACCGTGAATTTTCTCAAGTCGATGGAGGCGTTTGTGGCGCCAGAAAATGTGGTGGACCCACGCTTTAGTGAAGACTCAGTGGTGCGGCTTGGTGTCCATGACCTTCGTCCTCTCCCGGATGCTTCCGAAGTGACACCGACCCAAGAACACTATACAGGCACCATCTTTGACCGCCAACATATTGAAAAACTGCTTGGCGACAAGTCGAACGAACATGGATTCTGGTTTGCCCTGCCGGAGTTGCCAGAGGACATGCGGATTCAGGTTCTGGAATACGCGCGCGGATATGGCGGTGCCAGGGAGAACCTCTCACGGCCCATTGATAAGATCTTCATCCCCTATACTGAGCTTCGCGGCCAGGGCAAGAACATTTATCTCTCGGAGGTTCAAAAAAGCATTGCCGACATTTATCGCAAGGCTCAGGCGGTGCGTGAGGCCGCAAGTAATCAGGAACTCGTCGATGCACGCAACGAGCTGCAATCGGCCGTGGACCGGTACATTAACACACTGGCTTATAATGTGACTTCCTCGAAAGGACAAACCGGAGAATCGACGTTCAAGGTCCGTCTCCCGTCCTCGATGCGTGGACGTGCCGCGCTGATCTCACCCGAAGAATCACAGATGCTCCAAGGTGAGCATGTTTTTATCAGTGAGCATGATGCGAGAAAGATGGGCATCTATGACGATTTGGCGGATGGACAAACCCGAGAAGTCATCGTGAACCGCTATCCGACCTTCCACCAGGATGCTTTGAAACAGGCCATTCTCCACATGCGCAGTGATGTCGCACCGGGAGAGATTCACGTGACGTCCGGTATCGCGGACCTTCTCAAGGCCGACGCCGACGGTGACGAGCTGAACCTCTTCTATGCGGCGGACAAAGAGATCCAAAACGAGTGGCGCCACATTCGAACGATGGAAGAGAAGATGGCGGCACAGCGGACCAAAAAGATCCTCAACGACTTTGCCGAATCCCCGCGTCGCTTTGATTTGGAGAGTTTGGCGGCCGACCAAGGTGGCGTGTTCCGCCAGATTGAACCTGGCAATGCGGAAACTCAGGCAAAGATGGGGAAGATGTTTGTCGGTCTAGCTGATACGATGAACTTGAAGCTCCGTCAATTTGCCGCAGACTTTGTAGAGGATCGGGACCAGCGTGCGGCGGTAGAGAGTTTTGGCCAGGGCTTGGTCCAGCGGATCATCTCCTCCAAACACGGTGGCACAGACATCGGCGCCTTGAAGATGCTCGATGCCATGCGACTTGGAAACTGGGATGAGCTAGAGTCCATTGACCAGGACTACTTTGGCGGTGTCCTGACTCAAAAGCACCGCCTTCGTGAAGCTGTACCCGTTCTCAAGGACATCACCACGAAGCTCCAATACGGTCTTTATAACCCGACGCTCAACTTCGGTACGGCCGGCGGATGGCGCGTCAACAAGACCGGCTTGGCACCATTGATGGAGGCCGTACAGGGGCGGCTTACAGATCGTGAGTCCACGGGCAGCAACCCGTTCCTGCAAATGCTTCAGGATTTGATGGGTGTCGAATCCGAAGACGGCCTGCCGAAATACCGGGTCGAGCCGTTCCAAACCCAAGAGCCACTTCGACGGCCGGAGCGCGCGGGTGGACTGGCGGGTTTCATCAGTGAGACGCTCGAGGATACCACAGGCGGGATCGTCGATGCCTTTCGTCCGGGAACGATGCAGGCCATTACAGATCGGATCAAGACATTCTTCTCAAAACCGAGAAACAAGTGGGGATTCATCGGCGGAATGCTCGGACTTGGTGGTATAATGGCTTATAATACCCTTCATGAAACGGAACTTGAACCGCCTCCGGGACCGCCGACTCCGGCGATTTCTCCGATCGATGAACCCTCTCCTCAAGGCGCCAACATCTCCATCTCTGCCAGCGGAGACAAACAGCCAGAAGAATCCTTTGGTCCTATGGTTCACGAAGGCATGCGAAATGCGGGGTACAATGGCGGCCCTTCGAATATGACGGTCAACTATACGGACAACACCGCCAATCTGAACCGAAACTGGTATCGAGACAAGGTTCAGCAATCGATGGCGATGTAGGGGGAAACTCCATGGCAACAACCGTTCTCGATGACCGGGACGCCCTATATGGGGCGCTCCCTGACCATCATTTGCGAATTGGAGATACACAGTTTTACGTACCGCCAACGGCGATTCAGGTGACGCGGCGCGTGCGATCCGACCGGATCAATATTTTGCGTGGCCGCGGCAGCTTTGCCAAGCAAAGCGGATACTCGGACTTAGTGGTTGAGCTGACGTTGTTCTTTCCAGATACACAGTCGATCAATAACGAACTCCGGCCGCTTTTGGCTCAGTTTATGAAATGTCCGTTCTTGCCGATTGAGAACACGCATCTAAATAACGTCCACAAGATCGAAGCGGTCACGGTCGAAGGCTTGACGGTTACAACCACACCTGGTTTCCCGACGACCCTGACCGCGACCATTCAGCTTCTTGCATTCAACCCTTGGTCGTATCTCATCGATCAAACCGGCCGTACCTTTGATGAGATGATCAACTGGCCGCTGTTTCGTTGGTACTACCAAAGGAACCTAGAGCCTTCGAAATACCGGTACATCCGCTATTTCGAGCCGCTCACCGAGGATCTGGACAACAGCTACATCTTCCGTGTAGCCTCCGAGCAGGATCTAAGTGCCATGAAAGCCTGGAGGGTACAGGAGAATAAGCTGTATCAGGATTGGTTGCAGAAGACCCAAACGACCGATCCGGTGCAGGACATCAAGAATGAATTCGCCTCCGACGAGGATTTCTGGAACAAACTTGACCAACAAGCTCGAAGCGCTATTTTCGAGTACGACATTCATATGGAGGAGTGGCCCATCCCCAACCTCCATCTGGTGAGTCTATCTGCGAGCTTCCAGAACATTATCAGCACTGTTCAATTGCAGATGCACGAAGCCCCGACGCATCAGTACCTTGGGTCTCAGGACACCGTGTTTGCCGCGGTATTTCAAACCGATGACGAGGAAGCGATTGCGTCGTTGCAAAACCTCGTGCGCCGTTCCTCATATCTGACCCGGGAGTACCATACGGTACTGTCGAACGGCTTTCTTGAGTTTGATAATCAACTCGCCCGGCTTTTTGGAGTGCATTACGTCATCATCGATGATATGGTTGTTCGCAGCGTGGAAAACATGCCGGGTGTCTTCGAGGTCACGTTACAGATGACCTCGTACAACCGGATGCAGCAGCGGCTGGCGGAAACCCAGATGATTGGCGGTAACGTGAAGTGGGATCTCGGTGGAGCGTTCACGAACTCGTTCCTCAAGATGCTGACACCCCTTACGTCTTGGTCATGGCTGCAAGATCGTCCGTTCTGGAAGCAAATCACGAGCGATGGATGGAACGAGCTGGACATTCAAAAACAAGCGGTCTACAACGCAGCCATCCGGGAAGCCTTCAAGATCATCGAGGTGTATCCCGATCTCGAACTCCCGACGTATGCGGAAGTCGAGCAAGCCGGCTTCTCGATTCCGAACACCAACGGTGGCTATTTCGTCGACCCGGACTTTTTCATCATGTACGAGGACCCGTTTGAGTTTAACAACATGCTCAAAGACGAAGTGGCGAAGTCCTACACCACCGTATTGAGAGATGCCGGCGGTGGTAAAGCGGAGATTACGCCGAGTACAGCCAATCCAGACGAAAAGACCCAAAAGGACATCGACGAGAAAAGTGCCAAGTATGACAATCCTACATCTGGCATCTCCTCGGGCGATCCCCCGGATACGGCGGACCAGAAGAACCTGTCGACGGCGGACATGGAAACGCTGATCCGAGAAAAGGCCGCTGCAGAAGGGTTGGACCAGCGGTTCGTCATTGCCTTTGCGAAAATGAACGACGCCAAGCTGCGGCAGTTTTACAATCCTGGAATTGGCGCGAACAAAGAGTTGGACAACATCACGGTATCTGACTCCAACATCCCGGTCATGCAGACTGCGGATCTGCATTACTTTAAGGACCCAAGCCTGATTCAAGAAGCTGCCTATATCGGTGTCATGCGCGTCAGTCCCTTGATGGGGGATGCGCAGGCACTGGGTCGGAGCATTGTCTACAACGTGACCCAAGGCGTAGCGGCCCTCAAGTATTACCTAAGCCAAGTTGATGATGCCGGGACGATCAATCAGAACGTATATGATGCGCTTGGCCTGGATCCCGACAAGGATATTCAGAAGGCAAAGTACGCCGCGGCCATCGCTTTGTATCTGGGCTTCGGCCGAGAGTGGAATGACCTGGTCAGTCAGAATAAACGCTTGCCGTACCTTCTCACGGCCAAGATCAAGGCCGTCCTCTCGGACATGGATAAAGAGTCCAAGTGGTCCAGCCAGGATCTGAAGAAGAAGTATTCGGCATTGCCCATTGCTGACCAAAAAGCGCCGGCCAACACCGAGGAAGATCTGTCCGCACAGTTCCAACCCGATGAGCCTGGAAACGAATCGGATTATGAGAGTGACGATTTCACCTTCCGGGGCATGTTCCAGGACATGATTCAGTACGACCGACGCGGCCGACTGATTCGTGCGTTCCCGACTTTCTTTATGGTGTTCATCGATGAGGGTCAGTACGTGGACGGCGTGGTGAAACTGGCGGATCACTTCTTTGGGTATTCGGCGGTATCGGACATCACCTATACGAACAACCGGAAACAGGCCTCCAGCACACTCGTCGTGGAAATGTGCAACGTCTTTGGCAACCTGACGGATGCAACGAAGAGCGTGGACCTGACTCATCCCAACACCCTGAGCCTGTTTGAATCGCTCTTTGTGCCAACGATGGAGGCGGCACACATTGAGCAAAGCCGCGACCGGAATTCGAACTACTACAAGTCGATCTTCCTGCGCACGGGGGCCAGAGTGCATTTCCGCATGGGATACGGCTCCAATGCCGCAGAGCTGCCGACGATCATGAACGGCACGGTGACACAGCTCGAGAACAACGGGGATACCGTGACGATGATCGTCCAGGATGATGGGGTGGAACTGACCAATAAGCTCAAGGCGAAGCCTGGCGATTCCACGGATGGATTCCTGCAGGCCAAGAAGGAACCGTCTGAGATCATCGACGACCTGCTTCTGGATCGCGGCAGCGGCATCAGCGGATTCATCGGCAACCTGTGGGAAGACTTCAGCAACAAAGCGTACTATAGCCACTCCCTGGGCATCATGCACTTTGGTATGCATGGTGTACCGATCTCTGGTCAGGACTTCATCAAAGGGGTTCTGCCCATCGCATGGCTGATTTCAGGTACAGACCGAGACATTTACGAGATCAACATGAACATCTACAAGACCAACGGTCTGTTGAATGTCGAGAACGACACCTTCTGGCACAAGCTCGAAGACATGTTTGGTATTGGACAGGGACAGGAAGATAGTATTAACATCACACTGTACGACAAGACGGTGTGGGATGTTCTAAGTGTCTGTGCCTACATGGGACCGGACTACATTCTGGCCGTTCATCCATTTGAGTTCCGTAGCACCATCTTCATGGGGAAACCGTATTTCCCGCTCAACTATGGGTACGTCGTCGACAATAACAAGATTACGGGAACGCTCATGAAGCCGTTCCGCCAGTACCATTTGTACGATTCGTGGACGAGCATTATTGACAATAGCATCGTTGCCTCGGAGCAAAATATGTACACCGTGGCGATTGGCACCTTCATGAACGAAGGCAAGCTCGATACCACGCGCCCCATCTATGTCGACGCGGACATCTGGCCGGAGAAGCAACGCACGGTCAACGTCGACACACAAGTGAACGCCAAGGGAATCTGGTTTGTTGAAAAGGCCGTTCCCTTCGTGGGAGGTCTGCTTAACAAACCATTCAAGTGGTACTTCGATGAGGGCGTCGCCATCAAAATCGCGGCATCCGCCCTTCGTGACTATGTGAAGGACATGTACGATGGGTACCTCACAGTGATGGGTGATCCAACAGTAAAGCCGTTCGACCAAATCCTCATCCATGATGAGTACATCGACATGGCGGGGCCTGCGGAAGTCAAGGAAGTTACGCAGATCATGTCCCTGGATATGGGCTATGTTACAGCCATCAAGCCGGACTGTGTGGTGGTCAATTCCGACCGGAAAGTGATCAATGGCGCGTTCTCGATGACGGCCACATTGACACCGCTGTTGGTCACGTTGAAGCTGCGGAGTATGTTCCGAAATGCCGGGTACACCGGTGCATTGCCCATCATGAACGCCATTTGGGCCATGACGAAGAACAACATGAAGACGCTCAAGGCCAAATTCGACGCCACGAAACTCGGCACAAAACTGAACAATTGGTGGAACGGCAGCGATATGCAGACGTATACCCGGAAGTTTGACATGGTTTCAAAAGAAACCATAGAACGGTGGAAGAAGTCCGGGCTTCTGAAGAAAACGGCCGATACCCTTGGGAGTGTCAATGCACAGCAGATAGAGGAGTTGCTCAACAGAGGCGATTCTGCTTTGCTCGAAAAAGGCTTTTGGGGCTATGATAAGGTGAGTTCAGCTGCCAAAACATTGAGACTGGAGAAGGCTACAAGCAAGTTTGTGGCCGGCGGCGCAAAGGCAATTGGAATGGCAGCTCGATTTGCACAAGCCGGTCTTGTAGGGGCAGAGATGTTCGCCGGTCCCATTGGATGGATCGCCATTTTGGTCGAGACGATGGCCATGTCGCTTCTGACCGCGACCGTGGGTGAGTTCCTCAAGCGATTCCTCTTCACGCGCCATGCTTGCCTCGTCATGCCCCTTAAGAAAGAAGGCATCGAGTTTACGGCCGGACTCAATGGCCATAAGGGATCGGTGGTCGGAGACTCCCCAGACATGTGGCAGTCCCTGTTGACCAATGGCGTCGCGTCCACGATCTTCTCCGTCTTCCTCGGCGTTGACACCTCGCAGTATGGCGCGGCTGGAAGCTCCAACAATCCAGTGTCAGTAAAAGCGAGCAGCAATGGGTCGTCAACGGGCTCCAGCAGTTCCGCGATGTCGTTCTTTGAGCAATACCGCCGGCCGGTTCCGTATGACCCGACGCTAATCCAGTGGTACAACACCGATTTGGAGAACGCCAAGAAAGAGATGTCGGGCGAACTCCAGCGTCTGGATGACGAGAACAAGAAGCCGGACTACAGCGATGAGATCAGCGCCATGCAAAAGGGATTGCAGGAGATTAGTCAACTGCCTTCTCTGATCAAGAATGCCATCTCGAATCTGGCGAGTGAGATTGCCCAGCTCATCAGTGGCGGGGATGGCTACAACTACGATGGCACCGACTTTACGAAGATCGACCTCAATCAACCAAGTGGCATTAGCGCCGAGGCCATTGATAAGGCATTTGCGGCCAATGGAGGCGGTCATCTCAAAGGGCTTGGAAAATACTTTGTCCAGTTGGAGAAGCAGATCCCACCGCTTCCGGGACATCAAGCCAAGGAAGGGCGCGTCATGAATGGTTTGTATTTTGCCGCTCACGCCGCCCACGAATCTGGATGGGGAACGTCTCAGATCTATCGAGACAAACACAACTTGTTTGGCTACGGTGCATACGACTCCAACCCCTATGGCGACGCCGACTCCTTTGACTCCGATGAACACTGCATCATTTTCGTGGCCAACAAGGTGAAGGATGATTATCTGACACCCGGTGGACAGTTCTACAGCAAGGATAAGGGTCCGACCCTGGAAGGCATGAATGAGAAGTATGCCACGGACAAACACTGGGCCACGGACATCGCCAACATCATGAAAGAGATTGCAAAGCTCGATCCCAACTTCAAATGGCCAGGCACCGCCACTAAGGTCAAGATCGATGAGACACCGCCCGATCCGAACCATCGAGAGAAATACTATTTGACCCCGGCACAAGCCAAACAGAGATTGGCCTATGTCCCATCCTTCGGACTCAAACACCTGGGGCAAACATGGGTCGATGGCAGCGCGGCCATCAAGTACGCACACAAGGGTACGCTTGAAATGGCCGATGAACTGGCGAGGCTATACAAGCAAAAGACGGGAGATAAACTGAATCTGACCTCCACATACCGCGTCGAGTCGGGCAGCTGGCACATGACCGGTTGGGCGATTGACATCGATACCCCGGACGCCCCGCGGATCGGCGGACAGGTCCGGTTCCCGAAAGGCAGCAAGGAAAAGCAGAACCTCGAGACCTTGATTGACCTAGCGATTCAGGTTGGTTTCGGCGGAATCATTCACGGGGATGTGGACGTGATCGCAGCCATGAAGAAGAAGTATCCCAACGTTGTGATTCAGCAGCGTGATGACCACTATAACCACTTACATCTGTCCTATCCGAGGGGCTGATCGGAATGCCTGAGACGAGTCATTTTCGCAAGCAGCTAGCCCATGAAGGTCGGGAGGCGGCGGGTGATACCCACACCTCCGGCCTGATTGGGTATGTCGTGAACTTTCATCCGGCGGCAGATATCTGCAACTGCAGCCGGCATAAAGGCGCCAAGATTGAAAAGGATGTTTGGCACACCGCAGACATCGACGTCTTCATGGGGCGCAAGTATCAGCGATATGTTGACGTGCCTTGCTTTGTATACTCACAGGGCATTTTAGACCACGGTCTGAAACCCAATGATCGGGTATGGGTAGAGTTCATTGGCGGCGATAAGTCGCATGCCGTTATCACGGCCTACTATCGAGACCCAAGTGGGTTGGAAGTCCTTGTGAATGACTTTCAGATTGGTGTCGCCAACTTCGTCTCCAAACTTTTTAACTGGTAGGTGAAGTGCATGTCATGGACGGACACTTTGAATGATATTCAATTCCAGCCAGACGTTGACATCGACGATATGGTCAACCAGTTTCATGCCACCAACGGGACGGACAATCAAGATGTCGGCTTCGTGCATCGTATGACAGGCGCCGGCATTTTGGCCCGCTCCAGTGGTACGCTCGAAGGTTTCGCTGATTATGGACTTGGCTTTCGGATCGACCCAGACACGCAAAGCATTACGTTTGTCGCTCCCACAATTCAGTTCCTCTGCTATCAAACAAAGACGTACGACCCCAACTTCAAGCAGCCGCTCAACCCCATCAACAAGGAATTTGCAGACGTGTTGCAGATCTTAGGAGGGACTCCCGATGGCACTTCGGTATGACGATTATGACTTACGCTTCTACGGAAATGGAATTGAAGGCGATCTACAGGTGGACCCTGTAACCGGCGATTTAGCCTTGACTGAGCAGTGGGAATGTCCCCGGCAGGATATGACCAACCGGATTCGCACACAGACGGGGGACTGGAGTACGCACCCGGATATTGGCGGGGATCTGGAGCTTCTTGAGGGGGAACCCAATACCCGGGCCACCGCGGATCAAGGAGCGGCTCAGATTTTGCGAACACTCACGTTTGATGGACGGTTTTCTCCTGCGGATTTGACCATCCGGCCAGTGCCGACCAGCATCGACCAGATCGATTACTACGTGTTTCTTGACGCCGGCGCCGATCAGCCACTGGTTGTCAAACAGACTTCTCAGTTGTAGGGGAAGGGGTGAGTGATGTGGCCACCCTGATCAAACGAACCGCCGATCAGATTCTCCAGGATGCCTTGACCTACATCCCGGCGAACACACCGATTACCAATCTCACGCCGGGAGCCATTGCCCGCGCGCTGGTCGAGGCCATGAAAGACGAGTATCCACGGCTATACGACTATGCAGAAACGATCCTGAACATGGGATTTCTAAGTACCGCCGAAGGTCAGTATCTGGATCTCATCGGTGGACTCTTTAGCTACCCTCGTCGAACCACGACCGTCATCGATCAGACCACAGGCGAGATGAATGATGTCCTCATTGATGATGACACATATCGATACGAGATTTCACAACGGGTGCTGGCCGCGGCAAACGCCAACTTAACCGCATTGCGTCTGGCCATTCTACCGGTTCCAGGTGTGGATGATGTGGTGGAGAAGGAGTATGCGCAGGGCACTGGCAGCTTTAGCTTTTACGTCATCACCTCCAACGGATTTACACCGGAGAGTGTGCAAAGCCAAGTCCAAGCGGCCGTCGAGGATGTGAAAGCGTTCGGTGTTCGGGACAATATTCTGCTTCCCACAGAGATTCCCCTCGACATCAGCCTGCAGCTTACCCTTGCAGACTCCGTTTCCGACCAGGATGCACAACTGATTCAATTGAACGTGAAAACGGCCATCTACAATTACATCGGCAACCTCAGTATGGGGCAGGGATTGATCTATAACGAGTTGGTCAAAGCCATCATGGATGCGGATAGCCGGATTCAGGAATTCACGATCACCCAGTTCTATCTCAATAATGAGCCGGCGTTGCTGACCAACCAGAATGTCAATGATGACGAGCGAATCGTGGTCTCCAGTGTCAACGTAAGCTGAAACACCCGATAAGGAGGTAAATAGGGATGCCGCTGACCAAGATTCTGAAATCCGATCTCAGTGTGGACCTCCAGCAACTGATTGAAGACCTGAGAAATGCCCGAGGGACATTTCCCTCGCTGTCCGACCGGCTTGATGGCCCTTCGGTGTTGCTGAAAAACCTGGACTCGAGCATTCAAGATGTGATCAAAGACCTACAGATGGCCAAAGACACAACCGGCCAAGAAATGTCGATCCGCATGACAAACATGGAGAATAAGGAAGTCATCGTGGACTTAGAGAACGCCAAAACCGCGAGTGGCAAGGACATGTCCACCCGTGTTTCCGATCTGGAATCCGAAGTATCCAGTCTGTCCTCAGCCTCTGGCACAGTGGGTCTAAAGACCGTTGGCGAACCCCAGCTTACGGATGCCCTGCTGGCCGAAATCCACGCGGTGTCAGAGCGCGGAAACTACACAGAACAGTACACTTACGATGATTATGGCAACGTAACATCTGTTACGGTAACTGGGGACTTCGCCTATACCGTTACCTACACGTATTCAGATCCCGTCAACGGCATACTTCAACAATCTGTCAAGACACTCATTGAAGACGGCAAGACGGTGACGGTGACTAAAACCTACACTTACGATTCCACCAACACCAATATCACCGCAGTATCGACCACAACCACGATTTCGTAAGGGCGGTGAAAGACAATGGATGCCATCGTGATGAGCAAGGCCAAATCAGCCTTGAATAAGATTAAGAATCTTGATCTCAACGTTGTCGCGCCGCTGGCGGAAGGCCGGTTTGCGACCGTTGCCGATCGATTGGCATGGTTGGAAGATCAAGCGGCGAAATTAAAGGCCAGTAACTCCATTCCTATTGACTTGAGCCAAGGTATCTTTGATGGGACCGAGTTTGTAGGAGGACAACTGCGGCTGAAATGTCTTGGAGAGAATCAATATGTCACTTCCGGCACGTGGGAATCTCCTATTATTGACCTGACGAGCGATTGGATCGATACGACACGCGTCAACATCACGAACATTGTACCCTCAGGAGCGTCATGCGTTCTTGAAGTGGCTTCCTCAACGGATGGCGTTACATTCTCAAACTATTCGACATATGACCCAGCAAACATTCCGCAGACCAGATACCTGAAATTCAGGGTGACTTTAACCGCACCAGTGACAAGTTCAACATCAACGACCCTTGAATTCAACAATTCAGATCCTCAAAACACATTCACATTGGACAGTAATACAGTAGCGGACGGGGCTCTTCACCTCAAGACCAGTTACACATTCACGATGACGGATGAAGGTGCGGTAGGGGCCGGCCATATGTTTAGCCAAGTCTTGGACAAGACAGCCTTTAGTTCTATTGAGAAAGTGAGTGTGAACTAATATGGCAGCACCTGCAACAAGCGGGAAATTGGTAACGACTCTGCAAGGAATGAATATAGGAGATTATATTGTCTGCGGATTGACATTTGTAGGAAGCAATTCAGCACCAAAACTCGGAATGCTTGGCAGTTGCAATTATAGCGAGATGTCTTACTCTGGTATGGCAAATCCGTCCAATGGCGCTAAATCAACTCAGTGGTCCTTTTACTTTGTAAAGGTTGATAAAGGTTTACTCATTGCGGATCGTGTAATCGTGAACTCCATCTCGTGGGACACTTTGAATTCTGGCAAGGTCATTCAAGGAACTCCTGCATCTAATGTGTTTTCTGACAGCACATATGCGCAGCAAGGTATATCCAACCCCATCATACGTTCCCTTACAGGTGGAGTAGCTTATGCAGATGCGAATGGGAATTACACTACGAGTGGAACAAATGCTTCACCGGGATGGCCAACGAACAATGAATATGATCGCTACCTCATGAACTCCACCCTAGGGGGAAAGATTATTGCCGGAGATGACAATGTGTGGCACCACGGGAATGGCTCTTTTTATATGCAGACATGGTGTCAAGACACTCCGGCACTTGCCATAGCTGTCTCGACCAATAGGGTGGTAAGGTCCAACAATCCATCACAGTCATGGAATTTTAACTACAGGGCGTCAAGTACCGCAATCACAACTACCGGTTTCCGCCCAGTCTTCCAGTACCAAGAATAAAGAGAGGTGAGAGCATATGGCTACAGTAGGACAACAGCTTCTTTATCCGGAGTATGGTTGGAAACGGTATGATGATACAAATAAAGCTCTTACCTATACAGGAACATGGAGTTCGGTATCTGGGCCTGGGTTGGCTAATTTCAATCAAACAAGAAGGGAATCGACAGCTACTGGAGCTTTAGTGTCCTTTACGTTTTTCGGAACAAAACTAAGAATTATCTCAGTAGTAAACAGTAATGGCCCCACAAGTGTTCAGGTCGCAATCGATGACGCTCAGAATACGTTTAGTTGCAACGGAGCCACCACAGTAGCTCAGGCGCTCGTGTTCGAACAAACTGGACTTTCACAAGGAAATCATTCTGTGACAATTACTCTTACACAAGCAAGTAACTTTGTGTTTGACGCCATCGACACCGATGGGTACTTGGTTGACTCCAACGGTAACCGTGTACCAGGTGCATGGTGTACATCCATTCAAGACATGATTGTGGGAGACAGGATTGTTGCAGAATATACGGCTCCCACATCTGATCAGGTCGGGACATTCAAGAATCTTGGTACATCTACAGCTTCTTTGATTCCCGCTGCCTCTTCTGCCACGCCAAATGGTGCATTCTACTTCATCATGGTGGATAGAGATTATCTCGGACGAAAGCTCCTTGTGGCGGACCGAAATATTCAAAGCGGCATTTCATGGGATACATTAAATACAGCAGGCATCGCCAGCGGGAGTGGATTACCCTATTCATTTCTCAGAGATCTAGTTCCGGTAATGACATCTGATACAAGTCCAGGCATCTGCTCCATATCCGGATTTTCTGATGCATGGAAAATATTTGATGGGTATGAATCATCGAACGTTTATTTTAGTGCTTCTCAGAACATCATTATAGATTTCCTATCCCCAATCAGTGTTCAGGGCATGAGCTATTTTGCAGACGGATCCTATGTAGTGAAAAGCTTTACCCTAAGTGGATCCAACGATGGCTCTACATGGACAACTATCCAATCTGTATCTGCACCACAAGTACAGCGCAACACAGTATTATTTGATGTGGTAACTTACCGCTACTATCAAATTAGCAATGTACAAATCTACAGCAGTGGTGTTGCAGACCGCGCATTTAAATCAATTCAATTGATTGGACCATCATCAAAAGAACACACTCTTCGGCTCCTCACGGGTGGTACATCTTCTCAAGACACCAATAATGAATGGGATAAGTACATTGTTAACTCCACATTGAATGGCGCCATTACAGCGGGAGATAACAATGTATGGAATTGGAGTGGTTTATACAGTTGGGCATCTACTGTGGGTTCCTCTGCAGGTACATGGAGGGTAACAAGAGGATACAGTGCAGCAAACACTTGGGATCAAGCAGGATCAAGTTCAGTCAATTCTATTTACGGTTTCCGTCCAATGCTTGTCGTAGATCCACCTGCACCCCAAAAGAAGTTCTTAATACAAGATGGGATGGATATTGAGGCATATGTATCTAGTACATGGACGACAATTGGATCTGCTCCTGCCACTCAGGACATGTTTGATCAAAATGGCATGACAGACTTGTCTGTCCTCACGCCCGACGCTATTCAACAGCTCACATCTTCTCAGCCTAAGCTCTTGTTCTGGACAGATGATACACAGACTCCAAGTCATACCGCGACGATCACCGCTGTTCCTGCACCGCGACTTGTATTTCCAACGGGTGACATTGATCTTCCGCCACAAGGATTTCAGTCGATTCAGCTTAATGCCTCTGTTTCTGGTTCTGGTGTACTGGGAGTGCTGGCGAGTGTGGATGGCGGGGAAACGTGGCATTCATACAATGGCGGCGCGTGGGCTGTCGTAGATACAACAGACTTGGCTACTGTGAAATCCTTGGTAATGACGCCGGACACCTTTAATGGACTGACACTGGATCAATGGCAAAAGCTCATTGGTTCATCCACAAAGATCCGCTTTGCCTATTATATTGAACAGGCAACTTCCATAGACCAAGCAGCGGCGGATTTCCTTACGATTACCGCCAATCCTGTGTCGATGGTCACGCCTACGATAAATTCGCTCTCCGTACAAGCTGACCAGATTTCGCTGGAGAACCGGCTGAAGAGCCTCGAGCAAATCAACGCCATCAACCTCTCCAAGCTCAATTTCAAGAGCAATGCTTTGATCAAGTCTGCTCAATACAGTATGTATGACATGATTGTCGATACATTTGAGGATGTGGGGACGGTTGACACTGCCGCCACCACAGCCACCTATGATACAGTGAATAAAGCATATATCGGTCCGGGTGATGTTGTAATGCCCATCCAGACACTTCCGGATCCGAGAAGCAAGCTCATGATCAACGCAGACGCGGATCCAGAGGCGGCGTTTAGTTACAGTCTGGATGGCGGCGCGACGTGGAATGCAGCCACCTTGGGGACAATCATGGACATCTCCTGCGCCTCTGGCAACCAACTAAAGATCAGAGCCACGTTGACGGGGAGCTCACAGCTTCGGGCATTGTCTTACGCTTGGGTTTAAGAACGTGGGGTCGCTCCGCCCCCCTCCCGCCTCATAGATGTGAAAGAGGTGATTGGATTGGATATCCTGGCTCTTCAACAAGCCATGAAGGCCAAAAAAGCCATGAGTGCCCTGTCCAACCGTATGGGGGCAACCCCACAGGGCGCATATACCGACGTTGCCACCCGATTGAGTGCGTTAGAATCTGAAGAGATTCCTACAGTATCTCACCATGTCTCCGATGTAGAGGCGGCGACGGCCATCAATCTGAATAAAACCAACCTTTTCATTCAGAGCATCATCGATAAAAACCGGTACGAGCATACGGATATGGTGGTGGAGGATTTTCAAGACGACTCTGGAATTGACCCTTTACAGTCGTCTGGCTATGTTTTAGATACAATCCTCGGCGCTGTTGAAGTGGTATCTGGCCAGCCGTCTGCGATTGTGGTCACGACGGCGGAAGACTCCGATATTGTCCCCTCTGAGTTTCAGATTTCCATAGCTACGAAGGTCAACGATACCGATGACGTTTCCGTTGATCTGACAAAAGGTACGTTTACCAACACAGAGATTGTGAGTGATCAGTTGCAACTGAAACGAACGAGTGCCGATGAGGATTCTCCAGTCACTTATGCGGCATCAGGTTCATGGGAATCGGATGTCATTGACTTAGGAGATAACTTTAAGTCTCTTGATACAATCAACGTGACGAATACTTTACCAACTGGTACATCCATTTCGATTGAGACATCTACCTCTACAGATGGAATCAACTTCTCTCCATATACACCCCTGAATTCAGATGGAACCATTGCTTCACCTTCAGGGAGATACATCAAAATCAAAGTGGATATGTCAGGGGGGTATCAATTTGTCAGCAACCTCAAGAATGATTTTGTGGCTTCAGAAGCAAGTCAGTTTCAGAGTGACCCACAGGTTGCTTTTGATGGCAGTCTTCATGAAGTGACTTCGTATTCCACTCCGATGACAGTTGACTCTTCATGGACAGATGCAGGAACACTCTTCAGATCGACGATTGATACATCATCTCTGAAATCCATTGAAAGACTAGAGGTGAAATGATGGCTCAGTACACAATCAATTCGCCAGGCAGTTCCAACATGACATTGCCGTCTACCCTCTCAGCAGGCGACATTCTTGTGTTCAACTGGAGTCCAAACCCACTAGCATGGAGTCCTCCTGAATATGGAACATACAAAATAACGGCTTATGGAGCAAAGGGTGGCGGAACGAACGGTGGGGCTGGGGGGATTGTACAAGGAACCCTTACTCTGCTCCCTACAGATGTCGTACAGCTTTCTATATATGCTGCTGCAACTGGGGCATCTGGTGGCACAGGTGGTGGCCCTGGTGGGAATGGAGGGTACTCATCGGCTGGTGAAAATGGATACCGTGGCGGCAAGGCTACATTATGTAACTTAAACGGAGCATTGATTCTTGCGGCAGCAGGAGGCGGTGGACAAGGAGGAAAGGGAGGAGACACACATTATGGTACCACTACGTTGTATGGGACAAGCGGTGGTGCAGGATCTCCTGGTGGATCTGGGCAAGACGGAAATCCAGGAACTGGAACTGGAGGCGGAGCTGGTGGTACCGTTTCCTCTCCTGGAGGACAAGGCGGAAAAGGTGGTAAAGTAATTTATAGTAACAAAACATATAGTGGTCAAACAGGATCAGATGGAGCACCTGGAGACACACCGTACGATGGATCTGGCGGTGGTGGCGGAGGTGGTGCTACCTGGGCTTCGAGCGGTCAAGGTGGTTTTGGCGGAGGTGGTGGGCGAGGAGGAGACAACTATCTCGATTCCTCTCTCACAGATTCATCCGTGTTGGCCACATTTAACACTGGAGACGGCCGAGTCGAGATTGCAGTTGTTTCAGTCGCACAGAACAAATATCTAATTCAAGATGGAAACGATATTAAAGCGTTTGTATCTGGCGCATGGACAACGGTAGGGCAAGAGCCTATTACCAAGGCCATGTTTGACTCTTATGGTATGACCGATCTGTCTGTCCTAACGGATGCCGCTCTTCGTCAGCTCAATTCCACTTCACCACAGCTCCTGTGTTGGACAGATGAAACCGGATCTCCATCCAGAACACAAATCATTACGGGGATTCCTCCGGCCAAACTCATTCTGCCTATAGGAGACATTGAAGTACCAGATGGGATTGATTCTGTCAATCTTGATGTCACCACGTCAGGATTTGGCAAGGTAATTATTGTGGTGAGCGTAGATGGGGGATTAACATGGCAATCGCATGCATTAGGTGGATGGACCCCCGTAGATATCTCCTATCTTGAAAACGTCGGTGCGAATGGGATGTTGCCGGATCAAGTCAATGCTTTGACGGCCGATGAATGGGCGGCGTTGGGCGTCACGGACAAAATTCGTTTTGCCTATTATCTCGATCAGTTATACAGCACCGACACCGCACAAGTGAATTCACTGACTATCAACGAGCGGCAATACACCCTGACTCCAACCGTCTCCAGCCTGGATGTCATCTACAAATTGCTCAATGCTTCAAACCCGACGTTTTATGTATCGCGAGATGATGGGGTGACGTGGAAAGAAGTCGAGCCGGATACGTTGGTTGACCTCACGGATCTTCCAAGCGGGAATCAGATTCGCATCAAAGCCGTCTTACAAAGTGGGCAAGAGATCTATGGCTATTCATATTCTTGGGTATAAGGAGGGCGTGAAAACATGGATGTCATCAGCCTTGGTATAGCATCGTCTGCATACAGCGCGGAAGAAAAGATGCGCAATCAGACATTGGGACCGGATGTGACGGGATCGTTCCCGAACACTAAGTCCCGTATTGATGCAATTGATAAGTCCTATGCCGGCGTCGTCGAAACCGCCAATCAACTTATCATCAATGACGCGATCAACATCATGAAGGCGAACGCCAAGCTGAATGCCGTGGCCAAGTCGATGAGGTACAAGCATCAGAACATGATTTTCGACGACCTTCTTGACGCTAATGGGATTGATGCAAGCAAGAGTTCGGGATATACCGTCGATACCACGAATGGACTGGTCAAATCTTCTGGATCTGAACCGGCGACCATTGTAACAATTCAAGAACTTGCGGATGCGGTTCCGCAAGAAGCTGTGTTAGTTGTCGAAGAATCTGTACCGGCATATACTGCAATTGTTCCAGTGATGACAAGCAACACATCTCCTGCGGGATATGTCGCTTCAACAAACACATCGACTCCAGCATATTATGCGTTTGACGGAGCTGCTCCCGAATGGGGAACAGGAGATAGTAATACGACGGGGTGGGTTCAGATCGACTTACCGTCGGCTGCGAAACTCGATAAACTCACTTTGTCGATCAATAACGCTCCTTGGTCCACTCAATGCGCTCCAAAAACATTCGATATTCTTGGATTTAATCCAGATACACATGCATGGGAAACTATCCAGTCATTTACCGCTGGAGCCTGGTCTGATAACATGATACAGGAATTTACTGTGAATTCTACAAGAACATACACCTCCTATAAACTTAATATAAACACTGTCAACGGAGGACAAAACTTGTGGGTCGAAAATGTCGGTCTTTATCAACTGAACACAGGTATCATGGGAACGTACTATATTTCTCGTGACGACGGTGTTACATGGGAACAGATTATCCCTGAGCAACTCTTCTACTTCACAGCCAAGTCTCCACAAGACAAGAAGATTCGCCTGAAGGCTATGTTGCCTCCCGATGTCTCGTTACTCAATTATGGACTCACCTGGACCTAAACTCTCATGAGGAGTGATTCCAATGGCACGCGAAGTCTTTAGCCTTGTTTCCGACGAAGTCCGTCAAGAGACCGTTCTTCGTTATCAAATCTTGAACGGCCAGATTACACCAGAAGTCTATGCGACGTTGGATCCTGACACACAAGCCAAGATCAACAAGATCCTCTTTGACATTGCCTCCGAGAAATCAGACCCCAATATCGGCGCATCCTGTCTCGAGTTTGTTCTTTTCACCTTCATGCGTCTCATGCTCAAGCGCCTGAATGGAGAAGCCTTCACGGATGAAGACATGGGGATCCAAGAAGGACTCAATCAGATCCTTGCCATGCATGAAATCACCAATGGCACCCCAAGGTCTGAGTGGCTGTTTGACTATCTTCTGTATACACAGGCGAAAGCCCAAGATTTTCTGCAAAACCGAAAGGAGCATATTGAACGCAAGAAAGCTGTAATCGGAGACGTGTAATGTCCGTCATCAATGCAAATTGGTCAGTTCATGAATGAGGAGTAGAATGGGTTCATTGGAAAATGGTCGTAACCGCTCTTCATAGAGGGGTTATAGCATATCCACAAAGGAGTGATAGGGATGCCGCTTGAGTCGCAACAGTCGAATCAAGTCACCGTGATGGTGAGTGACGCACTGGCTCCTGCCAAGGTTCAAAACCTGCGGTACACGGTATCGCAAGGAAAAGTGTCCTTGGCTTGGGATCCGGTAACGACCAACTCGGATAGTTCGCCACTCACTGACCTGGCTGCGTACCGCGTCTACCGCAAGGACGACGAGGGTTCCTCGCCGGTACTGGTGGGTACGGTGGCTTCCACAATCGACAATCAAGTCACCAACTTCGACGACACGACGATGCTCGATGGCGCGAGCTATCTGTACATCGTCACGGCGGTCGACAACGAAGCGACCCCGAACGAGTCGGTGGCCTCGGACGAATTGCCGGTCAAGACCATCCCATCGGTGCCTCAGAACCTGCAGGCGACCTCGGGCGACGGTCATACACACCTCACCTGGGACTCGGTCCTCGATGGCGGCAATGCCAAGAAGAACGAGAACCTGGCGGGGTACAATGTATACCGTTCGGACGATGGGGGCGCGACCTTCAACAAGATTGGGTCGGTCGACAAGAACACCCTCAGCTACCAGGACAACACGGTGGCCATTGGCCAGCAGTACATCTACGCGGTCACGGCGTTCGACAACAGTCCGTGATGTCAGCGTAACTTTTGGGCATCCGGCGTTTGCCGGGTGCTCTTTTCTTATCCTGAGAATGACGATATAATCAGTGTAATGCGTTACATGTAGGGAGTGTGAGGGCCTTGAGCTACTCATACATATCTCCAAATGGGGACATCCTCATTGTCTCCGATGCCGAAATTAACTGCACTCGGCTCGTGAATTCGGATGTTCAATCGGATCCTGTGGCCGTCGATGAACCATTCTACCAAGACTACCGGCCAACCCATCTTCAGTTTCAAATCCAATCACCCGTCCAGGAACAAACCCTCCAGATCACCATCCCGTACTTGAATAAGCTATCCACCTTGGAAGCACGGCATGCGGTCATCTGTCTGCATGATGACGACAACAAAGTCTGGCGGGTCTTGGAGACCACCGTCAATGAAGATGGCAAAACACTCATGGCAACGGCCAATCAGGTCGGAATGATCGCGGTTTTCTTGAACAAGTATTGGTATTCGGCGCGTGCACAGATCATGGCGGATACTTTTCCAAGCTGGACATATATTCGGCAGTCCTCCAAAAGTATCGGCCAGCTTTTCTTGAACTTCTTTGGCCTCAAGCTCGAGGAAGTCGAAGAGCAGCTCAATTTGATTGAAAGCCAGAAATATATTGGCACGCTCCAAGTCGAGATGCTCGATTGGATTTATATTTATGAGTTGCCCAGTGTTCAGCCGACCGATGACCTGACACTGTACAACGACGGCCGGCCCATTCCGATTCTGGATACCATCGAGCAGTTCTTCTACAACGACCTCGATGATGGCGGGATCATCGATTACGACAATCGACGATTTTACTCCCGATTCAAATACGACAAGTTCAGTGGACTCATCAATAACGTGAATCAGCGTGTTTCCTTTGAGTCCACACCCATTCCACAGCTGCTTTGGAACGCGTTTGACGAATTTGGTCTCCTCGTAGGACTCGCGCGCCTGCCTATGGAGACCAATGCTCAATTCAAGGAACGCATCCTCGATGTCTTCCGTTATCCGGCTAACTCCGGTGACGAAGGACTCACCAATGGGATTGCCCGCGAACTGGGCCTTGTCCAACGCGTCACATGGGCCAATGATTCGAAGCATCTGTACCTCAAAGGCCGCAGCATTGACCCAAGAAGTCTCCGCGTAGATGGGCAGACGTTGCAACCCAATGAGTACAAGCAAGATGAGTTCGGCAACATCATCGTCTTGGCTAGAGGAAATGGCGGATCTCACGTGGTCTCGTTCATCGCCGGAATTGAGAAGTATGAGCTACATGATCAAACGAATGAACAACTCTACCAGCTCATGTTTACCCCAGATGGACAGGCAACCCCATTGCTTCGGAATTGGGTGGCATACATTGAGAAAGTGGCGCCGATCATGTGGGGACGGTTCACCTGGGATGAAGGCTCCTGGGACACGATTGACAAGGCGTTTACGGGCCTTGGTTATCTGCCAAACATGTGGGACTCCGACATTGAAGTCTGGAAGAACTACACCTTTGATCCAAAGCGGTGGGAGAGTGAAAGTATATGGCGTTCGTGACGTTTGACTATAAACTTCAGGCCTTGATCCAACCCATCCTGACTCGCTACTTCAACTATCAGATTTGGGCCAACTGCACCATCGATAACAATGGATCCACCCAGACGGTCACCGAACTGGTCTACACCGGTCGAGGTTGTGTCACCTCTCTCAATGACAGCCTGAACTCGGCCAATACCCTCGATGAACACACCGTCGAATATCTGGCGACCACGGGTGTGAACCAGTTACGAGACCAGTATGCCGGCATGACCGTCACGGTGGATTCGTATACCATCGTCTCGACGGATCCGCGGGTCTCTGTGATCTGTCCTCCAGATGGAAGCGCACAGCCACTCGCTTGGTGCAGCGACCTGGTTCAAGACGAGGTGGAGGTCGAAACCACTTGGATTCAAGGGCCGACAATTGATACATCTCTGTACAACTCTCCAGACCAGATGATGCCGCTCTTGGAGACGAACATTAAGGTCCATCTGGCCCGTTTTGCCACGGCCCCACTTCCAGACAACTACAACATCATCTCTCTGCTGGCCACTTCGGATAACGAAGCCGTCGTCATGGAGCTTCAAGATGACAACCTCTTTGTGTTTGCCCAAGATGCTGGAGACTTTCCGCCAGAATTGGTCGTGGACGAAGACACGGTGACGCTGGTACAGGGCATGACCGGGACTCTCAATATCCAGATGCTTGTCGGCGGTGAGAGCGTCGACCGCATGGATGAACTGCAGGTTTACATCAATGATCCGTCCATTGTGTCCCTCGTCAGCGTGGATGACAACGGCGTCGTCTTGCAGGGCACCAATGTCGGTACCACGACGGTTTCTCTGTCCTTCCTCACCTCGAATGTCATTGTCACCGTTCAAGTGGTGGCACCCCAAGGACAATTGGACTTCAGTAAATCTGTTCAAACCTCGTATGTCGGGGACCCAACGGAGATTCATTTCCATGCCACTTACGAAAATGGCAGTCGGTTTGACATCGCCTCATCGATCCTGGCACTGGTGGATGGAGACGCAGAGATCCAAAAGATCGACGAATCCACGTATGCGGTGACGCCGCATGCCTCTGGGATCCTTACGATGTCGATTTCCGTGACCGGGGCAACGGGCGACCCGATCAACGCCACAATCAAAATGCCTGTAAAGGACAAGCAATTGAACCGATTCTTCATCACGCCACGAGAGCTCCAGGTGGTCAAGGGCCAGCCGTTTACGGTCACGGCCAACTATGATGTGCCGGATCCGGAGATGACCGTGGATGAATCGTTGATTACCTGGACCGCTTCGGATGAATCCGGCCCGATTGGACTGGAGGTTCAGAGTGGGCGGAGCATCACCCTCACCCCTCAGAACACAGGTGAGTTGACGATTCAAGCCCGCTTGTACAATGGCGCGGACTCCGTTGTGGCGACCGTGTATGGAGAAACCGAGCCTTTTATTACGGTCAGTGCGGAATCGGTTCTCCTAAAGCCGAATGACACCGTGACTCTGTTTGCTCAAGTCGTCAATGGTCAAAATCAGCCGATTGATTGGTCGGTGGAAGACAATGGGCTCATCAAAGTCCTGAACCAGAGCGACAACTCGATTGAGATTCAAGGGCTTATCGATGGCACCGCTGTGATTCATGCTCGTGCGCTCGGGATGCAGAAGGATATCACCATTAGTGTCAGCTCGGTGGAATTTCAGGCCAGCGATGACCCGGATCCCATTCAGATGGATCCCGGTGATCAAAACACCTACTACTTCCCGACTGAAGATGCTCCTGAACAGTGGGGAGACCCAGGCACGCCCTCTTCCTATGTGGATGGTGGCGGCATTCTCACAGAGATCTACGGGAACGGAAGCGGAACAGAGGACCCGACCTATGCCTTTTACTCTGGCATCGGAGACAATGACGATCTGTTCGTCAAAAAACCACAGTTTGAAAACACGGTCCAGAAGTTCAACTATGCGGCTCGGATGCGCGGAAAGAAAAAGCATAGCGTGATGATCTATCCAGAGATCGACTTCCAGTATTCTATTCAGTACAAAGGTGACTTCTTTACGGATTACAACGAGTCGCCATTCAAGTTCGAAGTAGACGCCTATCCGCAGCGGGACTTTCACTTTACCATCAATGAAACCCGCAAGCTGCAGTCCTTGCGCGACTACTCGGTGAAGATGACGATTGGCGGAACCGTCCCGAAAAAGACGCTGCAGTATGCGGTCGAGTGGACCGGTGCCTATGAAATTTCCAACACGATCGACATCCGTGCCTTGTTCGACAAGAATTCAGGGGAAGGCCATTTTGTGGGGGCTGGAAAAGATACCTGGGAACTTCTCTCCAATGGTCATGTCGTCGACCACAGTAACCAGAGCCGTTTCAGTGGGTCCATTGCCAGAAACACCCAATATTTCAATCCAACATGGGCCTATAATGACTTTGAGGTTCACTTTACGCCTGTGATCGACTTAGTCACTGACTATCACGCTCCCCTCTGGGGCAATGACGACGATATTATCGGTGTGATTTTTAAGGCGCAGAACGACTGGAAGAACTTCTACTGCTTCATGTGGGAACGGGATGAACGGGTGCAGTATTCTTGGCGCGCCGGCAACAACCTGGATGGTCTTCCCCTTGGTTTCACAGACTCCGAGTGGGAAGCCCATTGCGTCACCGAGAAATATCAGGATCCGTGGAGTAACTATGTCCACAATCTCGGATGGGGAGACCGGCATTATCGAGTGTACCGATGCAAAAATGGAAAGTTTTATCGGGTCAATACGCCTGACCTCTCCAATGGAGATGGATGGGTCTATGAAAAAAGCAATGGCATTCGGATTCACGCGGATGGCAATCACATTCAAATTTACATCCTGCCATCCGGAGCAAGCAACTGGAGGAAAGTCTTTGAGTTTGATACGGAATATGAAACCGGGAGCTTTGGTCTCTTTAACATCTCCCAGGCAGTCGAATTTACGTCTTGTACGATTACTCGTTGGCAGCCGATTTCCGGACGTGTACCGGATTCTCCGAACTGGGATAGCTGGGACGGCATTGGTACGAAGACACTTGCCTCTTCCGGCAGCGACTATGTCGATGCGGATGTGAAGAAAGCCGCGGGAGGAAAACCGTATGAAATCTTATCGGTGAAAGGTGTCGTCAAGGATTCTTCGGCCGGTAAGATCGACGCGAGTCTCAATGGTGCAGTGACCATTACCACGACCAACCCGCCGGATGCCGGGAAGTCGGTTGACACGGAGTTCATTAAACAGGGCACGGTGACGATTACGCCCGATAACACGAGTGAATCAACCGCCGTTGTCGTATTCAGCGATCCATCCACCTTGTTTACCGATGAGATCAAGCAGTTTAAGGAAAACAACCCGACGTTGGTCAATGTCACGCCGACCTACACCTTGGAGGAGCCAACGTCATCCGATGAGGAGTTTAGTTTCGACGGGAAGACCCTCAAGATGTGGAAGAGTGACCCGCCCACCGAGACGTCGAGCAAGGACTTCACCTGCTCGGTCTATGCATATGAGGGGTGGAAGACGGCGGCAACGCTGACCAGCTTTGAGGGCGGCCCGTGGGCCACCTACACGGTGACGATGAATGAGGCCGATTTTAACCCGGATTATGACCAGGTCCGTTGGCATATCGCGGGTGACATCAAGAACCCGGCCAAGGACAATGACTATCTGGAGATCAAGACCACCGAATGGTATCACGGCATCTGGCCGGCCGACGTGAAAAACGAGGGAACGGTAAACAGTGAACAGCGGCTGTATATCGACATTCCGCCAATGCCTGAACACTATGTCGAGCCGCATACAGGAGAAGTCATGTACCACGGATACGACAAGGTGGACTTTCTCTTAACCAAGGATCCGGTCGGCAAAGACGCCGTGTGGATGTACTTTAAATCCAACCCGAATATCACAACGAGAAATGCAGCGTCACTGTGTCCGATCAACCCGATCAATGGGTATCCGGTCATCAAGACGAATCTCATTAACGATCAAGTCGTGGTGGTCTGTGATCCCGACCCGAGGTACATCCCCTGGATCAGTGGTAAGTATATTGGCTATGGAAAGGTCAATGGGAAACGGCCCTTTTTCTCGGATAACACCGGGAAGGCCGATATGATCAATGTCCCGACGGATGTCGTATACCTGCCGCCAAATCTGGTGAATATCCAAGGGCCGTTTGTCGAAGTCGACGATCCGAGGGTGCAGGTATCGGTGAATCCAGACAAGACCGTGAACTTCAGCTCAGACTACATGGACGCCTACGTCTGGTACACCGACTGGTATACGGATTGGGTGAATGATCCGAATAACTACTTTGCGACACTCGATCAGCCCACAGAAATCACCGATCCGGTGTACATTGACCCAACGCTCGCGCCGGACTACGACGAAAATGTCATCATCGACCATGTAGAAGTGACGAGCAACAACCCCTTCGTGGCGACATGGGTGAATCCGGCGCCAACCGATACGCATGGCTTGCTCGGCACGTATTACAAGATGCCGAATCGCATCGACCCAACTCGCGAAAAGTTCCAGGTCACTGGCGACTATCGCTTGCGCCAACAGGTCTTCACCGTCAATGAGCCGGTCGATGAATACCGAGAACCCGGAACTCCGGTGTCCGAGGCCTTTTTGCCGGGTATTGCGCCCATTGTCGGTACCGTGCCTGACCGACAAGTCGTGGATGTCACCACCATCTTTGTGCCGGCCGGCCAACCCGTCTTGAAAATCTTAGGGGCATTCTTTGGGCCATCCGGTGACCACTATCCGGATCTCCAGGTGACAGCCCCGAATGGAGAACAGTTTGGAATCGCTGCGAACAATGGCACATGGAGTCAGACGGCCATCTCGATCACTCAGTTCGCCAATGGCACTTCGATCAAATCCTGCAGTCAGTACAGCTTTGCGGGAGAGAACGATCTGTATGACCTGATGACGTTCACCAATCCGATGACGGGTGTGTGGAAGATACAGGTCTACAACGGTGGCATTGAGTCGTCGGAATACACGGTGACAACCAACATCGGTACTCTTCTTCAAAACGCATTCACGCTTCAGCACGTTCCCGATGCGTGGAATGTGAAGGTGAAAGTCAATGGCACACCCATTCCCGGATTTACCGTCGATGGCAGCACGGTGACGATTACCGATCCACTGAACAAGGACGACGTGGTGGAGATTGACTACACCACAGGTGGCCTTCAGGTGGACGCCCTGCCCATGCAGTCGGAATTTGAATTCCAGGACTCGCCACCGTTCACGATCGTCAGCGTTCAACGCAATGGCGTGGACATCCCAGAAGACCCAACCAATGGCTATACGGTGCAGGATGATAAGTTCTATCTGCATGGCAGCGCGCTGACACCCGGAGACGTCGTGGTCCAATACGCGATGGGTTCCGTGAACAATGTCTTCACCTTGGCCAATCCCGTGGGAGAAGGCGTCGAGGTTTATCTCAATGGGGTCAAGCTCGATCCGTCTCAATACACGGTCTCAGGAACCACGCTCGTCATCCAAAAGAGTCTCTTGCATCTGAATGACTGGGTTCATATTCAGTCGTATCAGTTGCTTCCGGGCTTTGATACCTCAAAGAACAATTACTTGGGCGAGTTCCAGTTCTCGCGGATTGACCCGGCGATCAACTTTGATTGGGGATACAGCTCTCCGTTTGCCGAAGAGACGTCCCCGGTACAGGCCAGTGAATTCACGATCGAAGAAGTCATCCCGGATACCGCGGACTTCGATTTCATCCTGGATGCGACCGTCGTGTATCCGACGAATAGTCCCATCAGCATCGATAACTTTACAGGGACTTGGGTGGAGTTCGATACGGATCCCACCAGTAAAGGTAATTGGCATGGACCGCCGGAGGACGGTTATACGGACGTTACCAACTTGGAAAATCAGAATGGTCAATCTGGATGGTACAATCCCGATCATGTGAACCTGACGGATTATGCGTTCTCCTTCAAGGTGCAGACCCGTGCGGGTGATGATGACGTGATTGGCGCCTTGTTCCGCTTCGACCCCGATACGTTGAATTTCTACTCGTTTGAGTGGGATGCGGAAGCGCCAGAAACGCATTGGATCTTGCCCACAAAAGGGATGTATGTCTTCCGCAACATTTGCCTGAACCCGCAAGACTACGGGAAAGATAAATTGGTCTACGAGCGAGAGCAATTGGGGTACTTTAATCAAGCATGGGAACCTGGTCAGCACATTGTGCATGAGGTCCTCATCCAGGTATTTGGATCCACGATCATTGTCACGGTGGATGGAGAAGAAAAGATCCACGTCACCGATCCGGATTCGACAAAAGTGTTGACCAAAGGCGCATGGGGACCGCTGACGCAGTCGCAGCCCGAATCGCACTTTTGGGATTTCTTGTTCACCACCTATCAGCAGGTAGTCTTCAGCCATCACATTCAAAACTCAGTTCCCGTCCCCGTGTCAGATACCAACCGGACTGCAACATTACAGGTGATCGATCATACGGTTCGGGAAGAGTTCCAAGAAGACATCAATGAGCTTCTGGACAACAACGTGGGAGTGGATGAAGCCGATCTGATTGTCAGCTATCAGATTGTAGACGACCACAGCGATGTCGCCAGCGTGTATTTCGATGATCCGGCCCAGCCGACGACAAATATGCCGACTTCGACTTCAGACCAAAACGCATCCGTCTACGCCAAGATTCTCACCAAACCGCAGACGGCGCCAGAGGTGCCAGACTATGGCGAAACGCGTCATACCACCCTGGACTACCCGCCGCCGGACGTGCCATCGGATGTGTATGTACCGAATCAGCCAGAACCCTACATTCCGGACATGGTCCCGCCGCCGACCACCGATATGTCGGACGGCTTTGCGGTGAGCTGGCGCGGGCGGATCTATGCCCCCGTCAGTGGCGTGTACACATTCTATGCGACCGTCGATGATGGATTCCGTCTCTGGATCGATAACCGTCTCATCATCGACGCTTGGAAGGACAATCCCGGTGGCGTGACCTACACCGGCTCCATCGAACTGGAAGGTGGGAAGTGGTACACATTCTCCGCGAACTATTTCGAGGATACGGATCGGGCGATGGTTCGGCTGGAGTGGGAGTATCCAGGATCCCCAAGGCAAGTGATTGGTCCGGATTACTTCGTGCCGTATCTGGGCTACACCGTGATGGCACAGGTGCGTGAAGCCACGCCGCTGCCCTGGAGCCCGATGATTCATAACGGGTATTACTACTTCCAGGACAAAGAGTTTTACCTGTATGCCAACAAGGTGCATATCGTAACCACACCCGTGGACAACACGGTCTTGTTACAGCCAAGACCCCAACAAGGTTCGCCCCTCATCGTTCGAGACAACGAGGGCAACATTCTCCGCAAGGTCACATTCTTTGATGACGACTGGAATCTGACCCTTGAATATACGGACGAGATGACAGGGAATGGCGGCGCGCGGTACTTCCTGGCTTATCGAGACATCGATCCCAACACGCTCAAGGTGTATGTGAACGGGGAACTTCTTGGGCCATCCCAATATGTTTTTGATCCCAAGAAATCTGTAGTGGAGTTCATGAAAAACCTCGGCTTCTCTGATATAATCGTCCTGAAGTACAAGCTGTTGTACAGCTACATGGTCGATTACAACTACGATGTCGAGAACGACGTCGCCAAGCTCACCCTGCATGATGCCTATGATCCAGCGCTCATGCGGGATATGGAGATCATTTATGAAGGCGCGACCGACACGCCGTTCTACCGGGCTTCCGATGAAGTGTCTTTCAACCCGATCCTGAATCACAATCATCGAGGGTTCTTGTACATCACGAACAAGCTCGATGAGACGGCCAAGAGCATTGAACTGACGGTCTCTCCCGACAAACTTCCGGCCAGCGGAACCGGGAAGTGTCTCGTCACCGTCAAAGTTCTCGACAAGTACAACAACCCCATTCAGAGAAAAGACGTTCAGATCTTCCGAGATGGCGAGCTGGTCTTTAGCGGCAAGACGAACCGCGCCGGTGAGGTCTATCTGTATGAACAGCCCGCGCCGACTCCCATTGGGGTATCCCAGTACCAGGCGGTATGTGATGGCCTCTACAATGTCGCTCTGCTGAATTTCTATCAGCCCAATGTGGCCAAACGGTACTTTGTCGAACTGAAAGCCTCGAAAGCCGCGATCCAAGCGGGTGTGGACGATACCGTCACGATTACGGCCACGGTTCGGGATGAAAACTGGATGTCAGTTCCTGGCGTGAAACTGACGGTGACGTATAAAGACACCCTCGGCCGGACCCGCACCGTCATGCCGATCACCGATGCGTTTGGTCAAACGACCATCACCATTTCGGGTGAGGATCTCGCGCCTGGAGCGTTCCCCGTATACGCCATTTATGACATGGGTGTGGAAGAAGCCAGCAACTTCATTTTCATCAAGGTGATCGGGGGCTGAGGCCCCCGTTTTTGATCGATAGGAGGATGACCCACATGCCGCGGCCTTATGTCGTGGGTTGGTACTACGCATTTAAGACCCTGTATGACTGGAAGAAGAAACATGGATGGCGGGTTACACGGCGCCGAATGAAGCTGTGGAAACAGATGCTCCGGAAGAAATACTTCTGGAGGACTCCAAAAGAGCGGGCCGAAGAGATGCGAAAGTTTCTGGATGGGATTCGTGAAATGGGAAGGACCGTTCATGAAGAACTCCATGTCGCCCGAGGGATCTCGGTGCCCTCTTGTGGATGGTGTAACCCGCGCGCCGGGGAAGAGGACGATGAGGAAGACTTGGAGGTGAGCTCATGATCTCATACTCTTGCCGAGTCAGTTGTGTCATCTCCGTGCCCAAGCAAGAACTGCTGGCACACGCCTTCAATTTGGAGTTAGATGATCAATCCATCGCGGAGACGCGAGATAGCGAAGACGTCGCTGACCTGCTCTTTGAAGGAAAGACGCTGCAGGATTTGTTTGAGCCGATGATTCAGGATTATGCGCAGCAATACGGATTGCAACGCTCGGACATTGTGGTCACCAAGTATCTGGCCGTATCCGGCAATAAAGACGTTATGGTGGCCTTCAAAGGCGCCAGCGGCACCGATCTATTCGAGACCCAAGATGACTCCAAGGTTGTCATCGCATATTACCGGCCCAGCGCGAATCTCGGCTATGGGCTGGAGTTACATGAGTACCTCAGCCAACTTCCCAACAACAAATATGCCTTGCGGGTCGGTAATCAAGTCCCAAACGGCGATGTGAACCTGGCCTATGTCTACACGCCGGATCTGGATTCGGACGCGAATGTGGCCTTGATTGATACGTCCTCGGTCTCCGACAACGTGATTCCGTTGGATCAGATGGAATCCATCGTCGTCCCTGATTCGACCGGGAAGCTGCAGTATGCATCGATTGTGTCCGAGAATGAACCGGTTGTTGTGCGGCCGCCATATGACATGTTTCCCTCCAAAGACTTTGTCCTGACTCGCCGGTTTGCGAACCATACCAAGTCCGTGGACAATGCGTTGTTCTACAAATTCGAACTCAAATACCACTACGACAGCAAAACCGGCACACCTGGGCAGGTGACTCGATATACGGGTAGCGAGATTCAGATCACCGATGAGAACGGGAATCCTCTCGGTGACGGGTTCAACTACCTGATTTACGCGCGCTGCATGGAAGGGAACCCGCATATTTACTGGGTCAAAATCTACACGGCGTTCAACACGAATGAAGAGCAGACCTTCAAGGTTCTGTACAACCACGTGGATCAGGTCCTGCCCGATGACCAACTGACCACGACCCGCCAATCCGTGTTGTATTCCAACCAGCAGGGGAAGGCAATTCAAGGTGGCAAGCTGCGGATCATCAATGGCATGAGCGCCTATGAAGAAACGACAATGGATACGGTGAAATCGGCCGATGAGACCCAAGAGGTCTATGCCATTGACGATCAGCCCCAGTACGATGGCTATCGGATCTATGTTCCGCAAAAATCGGAGTCCGATCCGCGCGGGCCCCAGATCTTCAGCTACAAACTGTCGGCTACTTATACCACGGCGGAGGGGACGGAGGAAACCTTCACCCTTGGCTGGATCACCGACTGGGTCCTCAACCCAGAGGCTTTGCTGGAACATGAGAAGCCCGTGTTTGATGGGCAGTGGAAGAACATCGGGATCCAGGATGGTTCCAGTTTCTTGTCTGCCCAAAGTCTCATTGGGATGGTTCTTCCGCATGGCATCGATCGATTGCCGTCCAATGCGGTTTATAAGATCGAAGACGCCGCGGGAAATCTTTTGTATACCACCGAGACGGCGCCGGATAACCCGAATGTTCAAACGGACGTGGACTCCTCCGGAGACAATCCGCCGCGCGCGTCCTATACGGGAACCCCCAAGTCCCCGTGGACCGAAGGCGATGATCCGAATACACGTCTGAAAAGTAATCCCATTCCGCATCAATGCACGGTATTTGCAGAGCATCAGCGACAAGAACTGGACTTTACCTGGCAAGCCAGTGGGACGGGCCTTCTCACCAAAACCAGCTTGTTTGAATCGCAATGGCAGGCGGTCGCACGACTCGAGGTCGTCAATGAGACCACGGAGAAAATGATCAAGGTCTTTGATGACTGGGATTATCTTGGCCCCAACTCCGGTATGAAGCGGTCTGACTGGAAATACGATGCCTCGAAAGATCAGTTGTACTGCACGTCCGATGCCGTGGATATCGGGGCGTTTTACGAGAATACCAGTGACGCCAAAAAGCTATCGAACTACGTATGGTCCGCTACGGTGACGGTCAACGACCCTGGGGATGATGATGTCATCGGCCTGATCTTCCGACTCAAGGACGCGAACCATTACTATATGTTCGCGTGGGAAAAGCAGACCATGAACACCTCGTCCTATAAGTATCCCGATGGGTCAACCAACCCCGTGGGGCGCATTTTGGTTTCCAGTAAGGGCGTTTCCCAGCTTATCTATGACTCGAAAGGCGCGAGCCACTCTCCGTATCTGACGACTAAGAGCTGGAGCGACTACATGAATGGATACGCCGGTGAGTCCTTTGGCTCGAAAAAAAAGCGCATTTTCAAGGCAAAGCCGGCGAGCGGGTCAAAATACAGCGCAGATAAAACCGGGAACAGCTATGTGGATGTGACCATTTACGACAGTACCTACAAAGGAACGGGGTGGGAGAAGAACACGAAATACCAGATCGAAGTTCACTGCATCGGCGATTTTTTCAAGGTCTACATTAACGGTTCGTTGGTCCTGACCGCCCGGGACGCCGATTACGATGCGGGTACCTATGGGGTCATGGACATCTCCCAAAAAAGTGTGTACTGGTCGAGCCTAAAACTCACCCTGATTGATACGGACGTGGTGGTGTCCGAAGCCTTCCCGGTATCCTTGCCATCGAATGCCCAGTACAAGCTCTCGACGCAACCCGTGTCTGCGATTATGGCCCCATATATCCAAACCTTTATGAAGCAGAACTATGGGTCGGAGACCTATCCGTACGATATTCTGGGCTATTCCGTGAACCCCGGACAGGATCTCATTTGCACCATTAAGAGCGATGGCTACGTGTATGGATATACCAACAGCCCCAAAGCGGCTGGTTCTGTCACGGTACCCTGGAGCACATCTGACAATGGACTTGACGTCGAGGGAACCGGTAAGGCGTTCTTCCAGCCGGACGGGACGTTCCGGTACGTGCTGGAACCCGCTGTCTTGCCCGTGGACTTTGTGCCGAAGAATGTCGTGAACTTCCAGTGGACCCGGATCTGGATTACAGGTGGAGACAACGTGGCGTTATCCATTGGCCCCGATAACGAAGTGATTGCAAACGCGAGCCCACCACCGATTGAACCCATCGGCCGGCCGTACACCCTGACGGATCAGATTCTCAAGAACGATGGCATCAAGACGTTGGCCAATGTCTTTGGTGACGGTGGAATCTACGAGCAGCTTGCGATCCCAAAAGATATTCCACAGAATGAGATTCTTCTGCGGATCGAGCGAGGGGATGCAAACGGAAACAATAAAGAGTTCCGTGTCAACTACCGCTTCATGAGTACCCTCGATAGTACACGACGCTTTTGCATCGACCAAGCCAGCCACGGCGTCAACCGAATGAATGTTGGGTATGTGCTCTCCCAACTGGGCGACAATCCCCAAGTGGATCTCGTGGCCTGGACGACGTTTGAGGATCTCGAGGCGGTTCCGATCCTCGCCATTCAGCTCACGGACAACAAGAAGATTGAAACGGAAAAGCCAAGGGTCGAAAAGGCGTCGATGGAGATTTCGAACTGGTATCTGCGGATCAAAAACGGCCGAGTCAAACGAAGGATTCTGCTTCCGTACTATGAGGCCGAAGAGCGTGTGCCTCAGATCTACGTCTCGTATCCGCAACTGATGGCCTATGCGCCAAAGGATCCGTCCGATACCGTCGAAGTGATTCTGGACTACACGATCCCGGAATACACAAATCAGGACTTCTACGACCGGCCCGTGATGTTTGTCGAGAATGAGCGGCCGCTCATCATCGATGAGACGACGATTCAAACCCGCTATGCACCGATTGTCCTGAGTTCCGAGACCGGGATCAGCTATCTTGAGGTCGAAGCGCTCCACATGAACTACGGACGCATCCTACGGATTTCCGACGTCGACGCAGAGAAGGGAATCATCTATCTGTATGACCGGATCCGGGATAATGATGATGTCGTCGTGCGCTATGCCTATCGGGAGGAATGGTACACCTACCGCGGATTTGAGCGTCAGAATCCGTCCACGGGCGACACGGTATTGTTCCACCTGGATCTGAATCCAAGCCCAGGACACCGCATTACCTTGGCGCAGGACGGATTTCACGAGTGGATTCCAGGAGACGTCCCGTTGCGGGAAGTCTACACAGAGCAAGAGCGCGAGAGCAATCAGATGCTGGTGCGGCAGATTCATGTGTACCTGCGGCCGACGGCCATCTGGCTCCCGGGCGCCAGCTCACCGATTGAAGGTACAACGAGGACGCAAGCGGTCTTCCATACCACTGAGGCCAACTGGTTCGATCCAAACGACTATCTGTATGACCCGACCATGCTGCGTTTGGCGAAAGTATCCGTACAGGCCAACTCGCGGATCGACAAGGACATGATCGTTCTCGATACGCGTTCCCGTGGCGGTGGACTCGACGAGGCTCTCTCCAACGACATCATCGCTGCCGTCAACAAAGAGTCACTGTATCACTGGGACATCGGATTCTTTGATGGGGAGGCGTATCAGGAAAATGGCGTCATGATTATCCGGTTGCCGCGTTCGATTCTCAAGACCGAATCGAACCCAAACGGGTTTACCGAGTCTCAAGTACAGGCGGTCGTTGCAAAACACAAGGCTTTCGGTGTGCTTCCGATTATCGAGTTCTACAGTGACGCCGAAAACGATCTGAACGTGATTGGAAATCCTGAATTCTCCTATGGGGAACATGTAGACCAGTACAACAAAGACCTAAGTTATGGCGTTTACCAGATTGAGCAATCCAGTGATGACGTGACATCTAACTGGGTGTTACGGATTATTGACGACGCTCGTTACGGAGTTTCCATTCCAGGGTACCGCCTTACCTATAGCACATACGACATCATCGTCCGCGCGCGCTTGGACAATGGTGCCCAACCTCGAAAGGCCGGCGTGCTGCAGATCACAAAGACGGATGGGTCCACCGAAACGGTGCTGATGCCAACCGTCAACAGCACGTCGTGGGACTCGTATGTCACAGTCATTCCGATCGATCAAGCCATCGATCGAGTGGACCTGATCCTCGGTGGAGGTCAGGATGTCACCGAAGACCTCTTGATTGACTCCATTCGCGTCGAACCCGTGTACAACGTAGACGAGACCCAAATGGAGGTTCATGATGTGTAGTTATTTATGTGTAATGCTTTTCATGATAGAATAGGCTCATGTCGAGACTGGCATGAGCCATTTTGTTTCCATCGAGAACTCGGAATCTATAGACCCCTGAATTCGTATAAGGAGGTGTAACCGATGCCCGTCACGAGTTCCTCGCAACTGATTCCGTTTGTGAACAGCCTGGAATCTCGAATCAACACGATGCAAGATGCCTTTAATAGTTGGCAGCAGAATAAGTCCGCCATTCTGTCCGCATTACCTCAAATCGATGCCAATCGCGTCAGCTCGCTCAGCGCGCTGGTGAAAGCTGAGGATGCCTTGGCGGAAATCAACACGGCGACATTTAATGTGGCCGCGGCAAAGGGCCAGAAGCTCAAAAAGGTCATCGATGACCTAAAGCAACAGTGTATTGAGGCCGCCCAGAATGCCACCGGCAAGATCGATCCGAGGTTTGCCGATGAGATCGACAATGCGATCTCGGAAGTCGACAGTGTGGTGGCCGATGGCCTCAAACTTGATTATCGACTTCGAAAGATTCAAGAACTCGGCCAGACCGCGCTGGATACCTCGAACTCGGTCTTTGCCAAGGAACTCATCGTCCCGCAGGTTTGGGATATCGGAACGCCCGTCACAGATACCACATTGAATGTACAGGGGGATCCCGGTGTCGAGTTTATCAGCGGCGATGTGACCGTTCTTGATGAAGACGGCAATGCGATGTTGGATGAATCCGGGCAGCTCATCACTGGCACCATTGACGAGTCCGGCACCATTATGCTTTCCGCGGCTCCAGGTGACACTTGCAAATTGTACTATCCCGTTCGACTTCATTTTAGCGACATTCCAGATGACTTTTTGTACTTGTTCATGCAGATGGTCGTCGCCAAGAACAGCCCACTCATGCAGCAGATTCTTCAGTTTGAAAAGACGCTGGACAGTATTGCGGCAGACATTCAGGCGATGAAGGGGCAAGATTGGACGATTGATCACTCCATCATGGACAACTATCGAGACATCGTGAAGGAGAGCATTACCCCGAAAGGCCTCACCATCACAGTTCAAGATGGGATTGTCCATACAACCTTCTCGTACAATGACCATCCGCTCCTCGATCATTTCGTGTTACAACGCTGGAATGAAGACGCAAAAACCTGGGAGCCGTATGACGGCGCGGACGGTATTGTCAGCAAGTAAGACAGCCTCGTGCTGTCTTGGTACATAGGAGGGACGAATATGGCCAGTTACCTCGATCAATTCATGCTGACGATGCCCGCCACTCAGCGCCAAAAGCTGCTGGAACTGCTGCAACTCAAACAGCAATTGGGTTACATCAAGTCGGAGTACGAACTGCAACTGGAACTGGATAATCTTCTCAAGCAGCTGGACGCGCGCGACGGAAAGCCGACGTTTCAAGCCAGAACCCAGTCTGGCATTACAAATTCGACAGCGTACAACCAGAACTTTGAGGAGATCGCCTTTGACCTCAATGTTCTCTTTGGGGCATCGGATACCATTGACCGTCTCTTACGAGACAACCAGCTCCTCTCGCGAGCTGCCCTATCGGACATCCGCAAACAAATCTTTGCGATGCAATCGAAACTCGAGCAGCTCAAACTCACGATGAAAAACACCGATGGATTCGTCCAAGGTGTCCATGAACAATTCAACGTGCCGCAGTACACGGAGACCGACGAACAAACCCTGAGCCTCCTTCGACAAGACCGATTTGGCCAACCCGTGCCGGCGATCTATAACGCTCAGGTGGTCGGCGGCGCCCTGCAGCTGGCGTCTTCCGAGAGCTTTGATGCCCTGCGAACAGCGTATGGCAGCAACATCGCGACGATTAAAGTCCGCAACCGCGTCGGCCCTGTGGCCACGGATAACAGTCATCCCGTGGAATACGCCATTGACGGCAGTACCGAAAGCTATTGGGCGGAAGCGGTATTGGTCGATGCGCCCATCCAACAGGACATCAGCAATCTATGGAGCCATGACTATCACGACTATCCGAAGGACGGGGCACTCTGCGAACTGGAGATTGATCTTGGCGGCATTACGACCGTCTCGGAGATCACCTTTGATCCGTATTGCGCCTATCCGCTTGAGGTCGTTGCGATACACGGATATGAGTCGACGGATTATGATGGCCAGATGTACGAGCTCATTTCACCGACGCACCCGAATCCGTACCAGCGAAGCCAAAGCTCAACGACAGAGATGACCTTCCAGTTCCCATCCGTGGACATCTCCAAGATTCGGATTCTCCTTCGTCAGGAGAACTATGTGAAGGTCAACTACATCGTGAGCCAGGATCAGGTCAATGACATGCAACTCTGGAACCAGATTGCCCAGTCGGATGCGTCAACCACGATTCCGGACAAGGCAGCGCCGGGGCAGACGGTCGCAGAGTTTGATCAGGTCAACCAGATTACCGGTTGGAACACCTATCTGAATGCCCTCGAACAGTGGGCGTCTCAACAAGGAGACAAAGCCTCGAACCTGATTCAGTCTGCGCGGACCGCGATGAATGTCATTCGAACGGGGAACTATCAGAACCCAATGGCCCTGACACTCCGCGCAGTGGATCCCAATGCGACCCTGCCTTCGGATCCCGAGCTCCAGAAGTCCTGGGTCCCCGTCTCAAAACTTGAGTATCTGTACGGCGCCTATGACATCAGTATCAACGGCCGGCAGTACGAAAGCATGTCGGTCTACGTGTCAAAGCCGTTGCCGTTGCCTGGCAACATCAAGAACATCAGCATCGATACCCAGGAAAAGCATTACGACATTCCGATGGATCAAGGAGACCAGGCCCGAATTACGGACATTGAATACTACATTACGTACAAGAAGAATCCAGACGTGGAAGCCTGGAAACCGATTCTTCCGATCAGCAAAGAGTACGTAGTCGGGGAGTTGTTACTCGGCCGAAGCAGTGATGTCGACTATCCAGAGCTTTCCGGAACCATGTGGTTTACTCTTCGGTTCCCGGCCATCTCGGCGGACACCGTGGCTGTGCGTCGGAATGGCTCACCCATGGACAGCATGACCTACGTCTTGTCGGATGACGGCAAGGCGCTGGGAATCTACCCACAATATTATTCGGCCTCAAGTATCTATACCGTCGATTACAAACCCGCCGATTCGGCCTACGTCGTGAGCCTGGACGCGTCTTCAGGCGTTGAACCAGTCCAATTCATCAACGACAACGGCGATACCGGGGAGTTCTTTGAGACGGTGGACGGAGACAACACGGTGACGCTCAAGCATGAGCCATTCATCTACCGCAGTGATCTCTTTACCTACGACCAAGACGCGGCCTTATACACCCAGGATGATTCCAAGCTGAGTCCAGCGAACCCGTATTACTCGGTGCGCGTGATGGTCAACGGGGTGGAGTACGAGAACATCACCGACTACACCACCGGCACCTTTGACCGAGAAAAGCTGCAGACGGCCAATGGCGGCAAGTGTTTTGCGCAGATCGGAAACAAGATTTACTTCCCGACGGGCCAGCAACTCACCAACATCGTGGTGGACTACTTCTACTTGACCACAGACATCCGGCTCAAAGCGATTCTTCGACGCAATGCGGCCGGCTACGAAAGCGTCACGCCGGCACTGTATGAGTACAGTGTCCGCTGCCAGACCTATGACCAGGCCGTGAAGGACTTGTTGACGTAACGGGAGGTTTCATCATGCCACTGACGCAGCCGCTCCAAAACGATTCGCAGATGCTTTATCTGCAAGCCAAGTACCAGTTCGAGAAAGCCCAACAGGCCTTTCAGGACGGCACGATCAAAACGGAAAAAGGACTGATTCAGGCTGTCTTCAAGGCCTTTCAGGATTTTTTCTTGAGTCTTGGAAAACCGATGTTGACTCCAAGGTACGCGGTTGATGGCGGACCGCCCATCTCCGATGACTATAACCAAATGATGCAGGAGATCCTTCAAGACCTCACCCTTTTGTATCAAGAGGTCGATATCCTCGGCCGCGGCCTGTATACCGACTTTAACTACAACCAAGTACAGGCCGGACAGCTCAAGGCCAAGTTCGATGAGGTCAGCGACAAACTGAAGGATCTCGAACTCCTCAGTGGCACATCGGCGGACGATGCAACCATTGTTCAGTTCCGGGAGAACTTCACGAACTCCAACGACATCGACTTCGACCGCATTATGACGGAGCCTGCGACCATTGAGAATGGCACCGTCACGCTCAAGGCGGTCAATACGGAGAATCTGAGTCCCAATGCGACCGTCACGATCGTCGTGGGCGACGAAACCTACACCAACTTTATTATCGGCTCGGATTCCAATGGGTTTCCCGGCAACAACGCAGAAGTCACGGTTCAACCCGGAAGCTCCCTCACGGGGACCGACAATCAATACACGTTCCTGGGTGAGAAGGACAATCACGGAAACTACGGGGCCGTGCTCGATGGAAACTCGAACACCTGGTTTGAGTACGAACTGAATAACCTGCGCGACCAAGAAGCCATTCGGGTAGCCAAAAACCTAGGCTGGGATTACCAAGTGAGCGGCAACCAAACCATTCGCTGGGCCAGAGATCCCGACAATGGCGCGCTGCGGCTCCATTTGCAGATCGTTCTCGATGAAGTGACACAGATCAACCACATCAACATCAACATGTACACACCGCCGAACTACGGCGCACAGCCGGCTATTGTGAAAAACATCCTGGTGTCCGATGGCGTCAGCGCCCCACAGTCGGTGCTGAGTCCCGACAAAAAGGATACGGACTACAGCTTTTACTTTGCGCCGATCAAAGCCAAAACGATCTCCATTCTCTTTGAGCAGCCGACAAAGTATTACACCGACCTGGGCCACATTTATTACCGGAAGAAAGATTCCAACCAGGACACGGTTCAATATGCCATTACCCAGGGCGGCCAGCCACCACAAGACATGATCCAGCGGGTGGATGGTCCGCTCATCTCCATCGAAGATCTCGGCGTCACGGTGACGGATACAGGAGCGTCTGTGTCGACGTACTATCCCATGAAAGGGCCGGAGTCCAATGGATATTCCATCGGGGACATCCTGACGGACCTGACAAGGCGCGTACAGGAAGAAGACATCGACATTGGCGTGGAGCGATTCGAAGGATACCGCTACTGCATTGGCATTCGAGACATTGAGATTTACTCGTTCCAATACGAGCAGCAAGGCGAGATTGTCTCCAAACCATATTACTTTGAACAGCCGTTGCAAAAGGTGGCTCTCTCTGTGGACGAGGTGTTGCCCGATGCCTTTGGTGAGGATGCGGATTCGTATCTGCAATATTTCATCAGCATCGACGACGGCGCTACTTGGTATCCGATCACCCCTCTGGAACGGTCCATCACGGGTGTGACCGGGGGAGAGGAAGGACCGCCACCGAAAATCTATACGATTGAACAGGTCGATTCACCGGATCAAAGCATCACAAAACCTGGCTACATTGAGACCCAGTATCCGGTCTATAGTCTTCGTGTACGGTGTCTATTGTCTCGTCCGGGAGATGCAGCGTCGAGCAACTCGGTTCAGCAATTTGGCGATGGCTCGGATGACCTGACCTTTGCCACGCCGATTCTCAAAGGCTATACCGTGAAGGGATATATCCAGGGACAGGTCAGCGACTCTGCGGCCTCTCACTTGATTGCCCAAGCTCCCGATCAAGTCGATCCATACCCAAGCGACGATGACACGCCGTTTTTCCCGAGCGGCTCTGACAACAACAATGGTGGTAGTGACACAGGCGGTGGCGCAGGGGGAACGGGAGGCACAGGCGGTGTTGGAGGGATCGGTGGCACGGGAGACACTGGCGATACCGGTGGCCCTGGAACCGGTGGGTCGGGAGGCAGCGGAAGCACCGGTGATTCTGGAGGAAGCGGTGGAAGCGGCGGCGACACCGGAGGAAACACGGGCAACAACGGAGATTCAGGCTCCGGTGGATCCGATGGATCAGGTGGATCGGGTGGATCCGGAAGTTCCGGGAGCGGAGAAGATACCGAGAATCCGACCCTGCGAGTGGTCATCGACAACAAAAACGAGCAGCAGTGCATCGAGGATCCACTAACGGTATCAGGAACAGTGGAAACGTCAAAGCCGCTGGACAAGATCGTCCTGATCATCAATGGATCCGTGGAGCAAACCAACGACAACCCAGATAGCGGGACGGAGGTGCCCTTCCAGTTTCAATTTCCTTTGGATGACTTCTCGGCTGGCGATTCTATTGCGGTTGAAGTCAAAGCCTTTGATAACGTCGGGAATACTGCCGAAGATGACTACGTACTTACGCTGGAAGATTGCAGTCAGGATGGAGGCCAACAAGTCCGAGACTGCTTGCTCTACAGCGCGCTCGTCATTCATTACTTCAACCCCGTCACGGGGTCCATCGAAGTCGCCAATGTTCCGATGTCGTGGCTGCCGTATGAGATCGACAATGGCGCCGGCGTGAAAGCCACATTTGCCTTTAATCAGTCTCTCAACGGCATTGTGGCCATGATTACGGATGGATACGACACCACCGGCTATGCATTCCCCTTGTGGGCAGTCGGCGTCGAATACCTGGATGAATACAACGACCAAAAGACGTCTTGGGCCCAGACCATCCTCAATCAAACCGAAGGTGTGAAAAATGCGGAACTGATGCTGGGTGATCCCTCAACGAAAGACCCAAGCGGATGGATTGCCCAAATCATGGACGGTAATCTGTACACGAATGCCCCGTGTATTGGGAGCATCAATGACTATGTCGTGTTTGGGTTCGACGAGGATCTTCAGAATCGGCATTGTACGGTGGATGGAGATTGGGATCCGGAGGCGCATAAGAAGGACATCAGCGATACGGATCCGCCGGTTGATCCATACGACCCGAACAAAAACCCGGTCAGAAACTGCTTGTCCGTCGAAAAGGTGTGCTTCCAGTATTACAGTGACGTCACCAATGAATTAGAAATGGTCATTGTCCCGATGTCCTTAATGGTGAACTACACCTACACCCTTGAAACGAAAGCGGGGAACGTTGACCTACTGATTGGATGGTCGGAGTATTTCAAGGGCATTTCCCTCTATGTGAAGGATGCGACCGGAGATACCAATGTCCAACTGACCGGTGTCGGCGTCATGTTCCGGGACTACTATGACAACATTAAGACCGCATGGGCCAACGGGACCTCGTATTGGACCCGCGGGGTCAAGCATACCGAGTACATGATCGGTGGACCCAAAGAGCTTGGGGACTTAACCTGGGTGGCCGAAGTGGAGAGCGGTGATTTTTCGAACGCACCTTGCATTGGGGCGCCCCATGACTTCGTGGTCATGCATTTCTACGACGTGTTTACGGGGAATGTTTGTCCGATCGATCCGTCCCAGAACACAGACTCCACCATTGGCATCGATCCCAACAACCCACCCGATGTGCCAACGGTCAAATTGGATGCTCTGCTTCCTGACTGGTGTCAGTCCACGGACCTTCCGATCACCGGCACCATTACCGACTGGCAAGGGGTCACAAGTTATGTCGTATCGGTCAATGGTGTGAAACAAACGCCGATCAGTGGTCAGGGCCAAGCCTCGGTACCGATCAATCTCACGATTCCAACCGGTGACTATGAACCTGGCGAGACTCTCACGATTACGGTAACAGCCACCAATATCAACGGAAAAACGGGGAGCGCGAGTGTCAGCACGGTGATTAAGGACTGCTCACCGCCGCCTCAGATTGCCTTTGACCCGATCTCTGATCCGGTCTGCTATCGGACATTGGGTGACAGCCACCAGTTGACGATCGCTGGAACGATTACCGACGATACCGCCGTCTCGCGTTGGCAGGTCGTCTATGGAGATGCCGTCATCGCAGATACAACATTGACGCCGATGCCCAAGTCGACGAGGTTCTCGGTACCGGTGACGATTACCTTCCCAGAGCCTACGATCACGACGACGGCTGGCAAAGCCGACATTGTCTTCTTAATCGACTACACCGGCAGCATGAGTGGACCGATTCAGAGCATCCGAAGCAACCTGCAGGCGTTCTGCAACTCGTTGACGAGCAACAAGATCGACTTCCGACTAGCCGTTGTATTCTATGGGGACATCACAGGCATTGGCGGCAATATGCCATATATTCGCCATGATTGGACCTCGGACGTGACCCAGTTCCTGAACAACCTAGCCGTCACTGTCTCTGGAGGAGGAGATACGCCGGAATCCACGCTGGATGCGATCATGGACGCCAGCCAGGGTGGTATGTCCTTCTTACCCAGCGTACGAAGTGATGCTGTGCCGTTCTTTATTGTCGTGACGGACGCGCCGACACACGCCAAAGGGTACGATTCCCTGAGCATTTATGACCCTGACCAGGTAGCCAATACACTCAAGGATCAAGGGGTTGTGGCCTCGTTTGTCACCCAACTTACCGACCCCATCAAGACCCAATATAACCCGATTGTCTCTGAAACCGGAGGCCAGTTCTTCGACATCAGCTCGGGCACTTTTGGTGTTCAGATGCAGGCACTCACGAATCAGATCACCAAGCAATCCCTCTACTATCCAGACAGCACGGCGACCATTACCGTGAACGCTTGGGATGAGAAGAACACGATGGCGACAAGTTCCATCACCGTAAACCTCAAGACCTGCTAGGGGTGGACGTGCATGAACATCAAACAAATTCAAATACGCCGGGCCGTGGAGCAGATCGTCCGGTACTACCTGAAATACGGCCGGTATCCCACGTTCCAGACGATTACGTACCAACTGAGCCAATGGCTCCGGGACCATACCCCTGGGGCCCCGAGTTTCTCGCCGTACAAGGTGTTACGCAAGAGCCGGTCCGATGCCAATTTGTTCAATGAAAACATCGCTCAGATTGCCCAAGACCTCAGTGATGCCTACGCGGCGACGATTGACCAAACCACCAGCCTCATGACCAGCTTCAATTACATGGAGGCCGAGCGAAGAAAGCTCTGGCATGCGCTGGCTGAGCTGCAAAACGAGATTGAACAACTCATGCTGGTGGCTACAAACTCAAGTGGGTATGTCGACAGCCAAATCATCAGCTTCGAGGACATGTCTGATGTCGATAAGACCCGAAGCACAGTCTTCATCGATCTCAATACCGGCCAAGTCACCTTGCCGCCGAATGACCGCAGCTCCGAGAAGATCAATATCCAAGGATCCAATACGACCTTCAATGTACTGACCCAAGCAGCCAAGACAGCGGCACTGGATACCATCAACAACGCCTTTGATGACAACGCCAATACGGCCTGGTGGCAGGTCGTCAAGATGCTGTCCCCAGGCGTCGTCAATGCCGAACTCATCGTCATGTTTGACCAACAGTACGTGATCAATCAGATCGACTACGTGAACCATGCCAACAGCCCCGTGACGATGCATGTGTCCTACACGGAAGATGGAACGAGCTTTAGTCCCATCCCGGGGGACAACCAGCAAGTTGTGTCGGATGCGGCGACATGGAAGTTCTCGGACGTGCCCGCCAAGGGAATCCGTTTTACGTACACGAAACAGACGCATGATGACAACTCGGCCGGCGTGTATCAATACTACTTCGGCGCCAAGAACATCTCGGTCTACCGCAAGAGCTATCTGACAAGCGGTGTGCTGATCAGCAATCCCGTCCAGATGGAAGAGCTGCATGTATCGGGTGTCTCCATCAAGACCACAGATACCATTCCCTACAGCACCTCGATTGATTACGCGGTCGCCTTGTACGATCCGGATCAAAGTGTCGATGACGCCGTTTGGTACCCGATTAGTTCTCTCGATGACACGAACCCGAAGTACCCAAAGGTCGTTCAGTTCAATGCCTCGACCACGAAGACCGTGGAGTTCCCAAAAGCAGAACCAACCACCGAAGTGATCAACGGGATGCCTGTGTTTCGACTGATTCGGGAGGACGGAGAGCCGGTACTGCCGGATGAAGATACGTTTGACAACATCAAAAACCCCAAGCTATTCCGTGGCATCAACCAGTGGAAACGTGAGCAGACCTATGTCCCGTTTACGGGCAACGTGCCTCTCAATAGCGCATGGGATGACATCTACACCAATCGGCCGAGTCTTGTGACCACCGACTATTGGCCCATTGGAAATACCTTGAGTCTGCAACGGGTCAATGGCGGCGACAAAAACAACTTCTATCGGTTCACGACCTGTATCTATTCAGAGACGGACCGGACAGTCCCCATGAGTCTTTCCGTGATTCAAACCGATGCGACCACTGGGATGAAAAAGCGCCTTGGCACGTTTGCCGTGTACGTCAATAATCAGCGGATGGTCGCTTCGAACGACCAGGTGACCTTGCCACTTCAGGCTGGATGGAACCAGATTCAGATCCTGTATCACTGGGGCGACATGGCGAATCGCACCGACATGGATCCCGCGAATCTTCCAACCACAACCTACCTGGGGATGTTCAATTTTTCAGCGGAGCCGAAAGTCCGGGCGGAGCTGGACAGCCTGACATTTGTCGATGTGCATACGCTCTATCACAACATTTCGCCCAACGATCATGGCTACTGCGCCATCTACGATAACCAGATCGTCCTGAATTACCAGCCCAAGGACTGCATCTTTCAGCTGGTCTATGACGTGTCGTCGAACGACAACCCAACGAATCAAATCCTCGTCAAGGCGACTCTGTCTCGAGAAGCCGATACCGATGGTTTGACGCCGATAATTTCCAAGATTGAAGTCCGTGCCATGTGAGGTGATACCCTTGGCGTCCATCCAAAACTTCGAGTTTTACCTCGACGCTCCTGGCGACAGCTTTCCCGTCGTGGTGAGCTTCGACGATGTGCAGGGCGGCCGCGGCTTTAGTTTGTCTGATGGGGAGATTTTTGCCCTGCAGTGGGACGATACCAACCGATTGTTACGCATCATCAACTTTACCAACATGGGCAATTCCGGGGCCAAAATGGGTTCGATCCTCGGCATTTGTGCGGTCTATGACGATAATGTGCGTTGCTGGGTCGATCGTATCACCGATCAATCTCCGAATGCTGTCAATCTGAATCTGGCCGTAGGAAACTGGGTCTTTGGCAAAACTTATGATCAAGCCGTCAGTGTACCGGGGTACCAAAAGCCGTACATTGGGTATGTGAATGATTCTGTCCAGGTCCACATCGAATCGTATTCGCCGCCGCCGGAGCCCATGAGCGTGACCCTGGATCAAGACTATGTCACGAAATACTTGGGCGACACCCTGACGGTGAATGCGACCATTGTTTCCAGCGCGCCGGTCACGGATTACGAGTGGAACATCAACAACCAGATCGATGTCTTGTCCAAGGATCAAAATCAGGCCACGTTGAAATTCAACGTGCTGGGAACGTTTCAGATTGAGTACACAGCTACCAACCAGATCGGTCAAACGGCGAGTGCTTCTTGTACGGTGGTCGTCGTTAATCCGCCGGCCAAAGTTCTTGATCTCTCGCTCTTCACAAAAACCAAAGATGGCACCGAAGTCCCGATCGCGCCATCAATCACCTTGAACCAGTACGATATCGATCCAGCGAACATCCCGCTTTTGTTTCGAAACACCGGCGAGTCCACATGGGTGGGGGAAAACTTCAGCGTCGATGTGGGATCGATGGTGTTTCAGGATTCCTCCACACTCTGCGTCGATTCGCTGCCTAGAACCCCCAACAGTGACTATCAGCTGACTGGGGTCATCACTCCGTTTGATCCGTCACGCGCCTATACGATTACGCTCAAGGCCACGGTGTTGGACGACCAGGGGAAGTCAGACACGAAGTTCTTTCAGATTCATTGGACGGCCCAGAGTGGTCCAGACATCAAGCTCAGTCTGGTTGGCCGGCCCAATGTGAACCTCAAGCTGCCGAACCGCATGAAGCGAAATGCCAGGTACCGGGGACCGAGGGAATCTGAGAAATACCTGTCTGACCATCAAGAAGAGATCTTTGAAATCCGCCAGAACTGGAGAGACATCGCCAGTCTGACGCAGCTTCAAGAGCAAACGATTCATTCATGGTTTGCGGGACAACATGAAGGAACATCAACCATCGTTACGTCTTCGGCAACAAAGACCTTGCAGACGACGCCAGATAAAGCACGATATGCGCTGTTGCCCAAAGACAGCGAAGGAACGATTGATTATGCCGTGGTATCATTAAATGGAACATCCATTCCATTAGCTACGCCCTTGCAATCCAACTTCTCCGCTGGTGCGAGCATCACCGTCGGCGATCCCGTTTCCACAGAAGTTCCGATCACGATCACCCCGCAAAATGTTCTTGCCGACGATGGATTTATCATCGACGGAGACGCCATCGTACTCGGGCGTCATGTCTTACAAGAAGGAACTCTGTCCGTCACGTATACCGCTACAGGTCCCATACAAGCGGACAGTGTCTACGGCTTGGATGAACTCAAACTTCAGCTCCGAGAGTTGGACGAACGGCTTGGCGAACTGGAAAGGAGATATGCCTCCTATGAGAATGCCTACAAGTAAGCCAGGCGGGGCCCGATTCCGCGGTCCCACCTCGTCTCATGAATATAACCAGAACGAAGACGATAAGTATCTGGAACTGGTTGAGTTATACCAGCAAAGCAACAAGAATCTCCAGGATCTTCAGGAAGCACACCGCATTGTGGTGGCAGAAAATGCGGCACTGCAGGCGTACATCCAGATGTTAACCGATCGGATTGGCACGCTGGAACAAAAGATCACGGATATGCAGGGTGCGCTTCCGTATCCGCCAACATTCTTTCAAACCTCCTTTGTGCAACAGATGGCGACCCACTATCCGAACATCTCGCAGGATAACTCCGATAGCACCCTGAGAGCCGACATGGACACAGAATATCGATACGCTACACTGCCGATGATCGCACAGATCCCGAAGACGTACGTCAAGAACGACCTCACGGGAGAGATCATTGTTCCCGATGAACTGCAAGTCAGTCTCGGCCGCTCCAATAGTGGCGGCACAGTGGTGGATACGAATGTCTATGAAGCGTTCAACGGCAGCGACGATACCTTCTGGGAGCGGGTTGTCACCTATGATTTCTCGAGTTGTCCTGACCAGGAAGATGTCATCATGGAAATTACGCTGCCCTCACACCTAGTCAACAATCTCAATATCAACACCATCGTCATCAATCCGCATCCGGAGCGTGGCGTTCAGGTCGCCAATGTCGAGTATCTTTACGAGGACGCTTGGCAGCAGATTCCCGGCTTCCAGCAAAACGACCTCGCCACGATTAGCACCGCACTCTATTCTCCACGCAAGAAGTGGTACTTTCCACAGGTTCCGGTGCAAAAGATCCGGATCACCCTGGTACAAAAGACCCCGATTGACTTGGGTGGGAAAAAGGCATTCATCCTTGGCGCCCAGGAGATCGGTGTGTATTTGACCTTATTCGAGCAGGGAGGTGGAATGGTCCTCACCCCGTTTGAGATGACGGGTCTGTACAACATCGAGTCGGTCGAGCATGTATTTCTCAACCGCGGCGCGTTCAGCTTTGACCAGAAACTCGACAATCAGCTTGAGGGCAACATCTTTGACTATGAAATCCTCAAAGAGGAGATCGATGGCACTCTGACACCACTGAGTGGCCGAGAGTGGTCTGGCCAATTTGCACAGCGCCTTTGGGTCCGAACGATGCTGTATCCGGATCCGTATAACGGCGTCAATCCCTGTCTGACGGCCGTACGCCTCAATTATTCTCGATAGAAGGGTGGGTGAACGATGGATGAAGCAATCTTCACGCAGAAAGACCTAGAAGAGCTGCGTACCGAGCATAAGCAAATGTCCCAGACGATCAGCGACATCATCGCGCGGCTCACCATTGTGGAAACCAATCATGCCTCGATGGCCGATGATGTGAAGGAACAAAAAGGCCTCATTTCGGAGATTCGCAAACAGCTTGACTCCCTCACGAACTCCTCCACGGAGACCAAGGTTCAGATCAATATGATCTTCAGCACCCTACACGAGATCAAACAATCGGTAGCCGCACTGCAACGGGACGGTCAAGACACCCGAGACAAACATCACTCTGCATGGACCGAGTTCCTCAAGCAAGTCATCTACTTTTTCATCATGGGTGGGATCACCCTGATGGCCTCGCACATGGCTCATTAACCAAGGAAGGTGAGAATCATGCCACGTTTTCTACAAGCTCTCATTGCCACGCCGGCATTTGTGCAGCTGGTCCTCGCATCGATCAAACTCGTCGAGTCTCCGAAGAATGGCCAAGCCAAGAAGAAAGCCGTTCTGGACATCGTGAGTGCCGTGTATGATGAACTCGCGGCCAACTTCCGAATCCGGTTCGGAAAGACCTTCGTGCTTCGGGTTGCCGACTTGGTCATTGAAATCGGCGTTCGCTTCTACAATCTCATTGGCGAGTTCAAGCACAACCACGACAACAAGGATGAAGCGACGAGCGATGATTCGGCATCACAAGCTCCAAAAGCTGAAGCTCCAAAAGACGCTAAAGCTCCAGCGGAACCGACCACCGCACCCGCGGCTCCTGCGACATCGCCTGAACCAGCAGCTCCGGCAGAACCGGCTGACCAACCCGCGAATCCGGCGGAAGGCAATGCCGAGCCCAGTGAAAATCAGTCGGTTGCAGCCAATCCCACTCAGCCCGTTTCTCAATAAGGCTTCATCAGAATCCCGAGATGATTCGTGTGTTTCCTGTGAATCTCTCGGGATTTTTCATGTTTTCTGTTGAAGATGCAGATCAGACGTGTTAAAATCATATGTGTAATGCACTACAATATATTTGTTGCGCGCAACCCAGTGGGAGTCTATAATGGGTCTGCATTGAAGGAGGCATCATGACATGCGGCCTGTCATTGAAAAGTACCTGCCGGATCTCGAGCAGGTCAACAAGATCAAAGAGAAGCTGAAGGTCTGCAAAGATGAATGGCTAGAGACCAAGCCCGGCCCCAAGGGTAGCTACAGCCAATACATGGGCGTGAACACCGTCCGACAGATTCTTGATTATGCCGTGGATGGCATCACGTATTGGGATTTTGGCGTGGACGCACAGTGGCGAGAGGAAATCTACAAGTACAACAAGCAAGGTAACTCATGGGAATTCGACGGCTATGTCTATCATGTCCGTGGGTATCTGTTTATCCCTGGGCTCGGTCATCGCGAACAGTATGGCTGCAAGATCGCGGTTGGGGGTAGGGACAATCAAGACTCTGCCTACAAGGCTGCCGCATCAAACCTGTTGGTGAAATGCGCGTCACTGTTTGGCGTGGGCGAGTCCATTTACTCCAAGATCAAGGTCGAACTCGACGACGAGCATCAATATGAGCAGATGCAACAGTCGGGTCAATATCAATTCGCACCGGATGGATACGGCCAACAATGGCAACAAGCCCAGCAACCCCAGCAGTGGCAGGGACAGACAAATTGGCAACCCCAACAAGGCTGGAATGCGCAAGCCCAGCAGTGGCAACAGCCCCAGTCGTCCGACCTGGCGCCGCAAGAGCAGTGGCAGATGCAACAACAGTTTGGCTCGGCCGCGGGATACCAAGCACAGCCTAATCCGCAACAGGCCCAGCCGCAGGCCCAAGCACAACCACAAGCACAGGCTCAGCAACAGCAATATCAGGCGCAACCGATGACGTCCTATGGAGCGCCGGCCAACGCGCAACAGGAGCAAACGCAGTCAGCCTCCAGTGCGATTCCGCAACAGTGGGACCCGAACGAGATTCAGCGAATCCACATGCACAAAGCGCGGTTAGGCATCCAAAACGATGAGCAGCTGTATCCGTACATTCGTGACTTTATGCGGGACGAAAACGCGACGTTGGCCAACATCAATCCCGATAACCTAAAAGCCTTCAATGACTACTTGGATCAAATCGCGGTGTGACGAGACGATGAATCGAGAAGAGCTTGCCCAGTATTTCGTCTATGAACTTGTTCAGCCCAGTGGCAATGCAGAACGGCGGGTATCCACCGCGATACTCGCCCTCGAACGTCTTGAAGAACTGGGATGGACGCTGGAAGAGATCAAGCAAGAACTCGACACCTTTGCCAAGTCGTACCCGCAGATCATTCGGAATGTGTATCATCTCGAAGAGATCTTTGGCCAGAAAGAACCTCCGGGAAACCTCATGGAGCCGGATGTGTTCTATTATCACAACGAATTACGCGAAGTGCCGCCACCAACTCGGATCGTCAAAGATCCCGTGACCGGACAGTTCATCCGAACAGATTCCGAGTTCTATCTAGAGATGAAGCGCCGATTCACCATGAATGATCTTTTAGCGTACTGGTATCGATCCAATGGCACAGTAGACCCCAAAGAACACACGCGGCGGCAAGACGAAGCGCGCTTTCGGTATCTGCTTGGGATCTACAACCTGGATGAGATCTTGTTTGCCATTGATTGCGCCAAGTCCCTTCGAGAAGAACGGCAACAGTCACCGCTTCGGAATGTCTTTGAGCTGGAGCGGTACATCGAGGATGCGAGGCAAATGTTGTTGGAGAAGATCAACGTCCACAAGCTGGCCGGCATCAATCAGATCATCCCAAAGAAGGTTCAAGCATGAACACGTTCCCAGACGTATGGGTTGAATGTGGGGCGGACCTAGACAATCCCAAGTTTCCGTTCACGCGAAAACATTATTATCCAGCCGGCCAGACGGATGAATTTCGCCAGCAATACGGAAACTGCGGCGTCTATGAGACCGTGATGAAGTACGTTTCACCGGTATGGGTTCAAGACTCCAAGGGCCGGATGATCATCAATACGCGCGAGTCCCTGAAGTACGGTGACTTCTATATGGACTTTGACACCAAACTCGAAAGCGATGAGGATTTCGAGAAGGTACGCGCGGATGTCAAAAGTGCGCTCCGGTATCTGAAGGTCATCCTGTCCATTGATCCCAGCCAGGTGTCTTTGTACTTCTCCGGCCATAAGGGGATTCATCTGACGGTGGACGCGCGCGTTTTGGGGATTCAGCCCCACTTGGCGCTCAACCAGATTTACAAGGAGATTGCCTCAGACATCGCGCAGTATTGCAAGAACAATACCTTGGATCTCAAAGTCTATGACGACAAGCGGATGTTCCGCATGGTCAACTCTTTACACAAGAAGAGCGGGCGCTATAAGGTGCCGATTTCCCATGCCGAATTCGAGCGCTTGAGCCTCTCGCAAATTCGGGATTTGGCGATACAACCGAGATACGTGTTACCGCCGATGCCGCAAGTCAATCCAAGGGTCAAACATTCCATCCAGCGGGTCATCGACAAGTGGACACAGCGAATCAATCAACGCAAGGAATTTGAAGGTCGCTTTAAAAAGCTGGAGCAGCTCCCGGTTTGTATCCAAACGATGCTGAGTGAGAAGAACTTCCGGGAGACCGTGGATGAACGAAACAACAGCGCCACAGCGCTCACGAGCTTCTTTATGCAACAGGGGATTGAACGCGAAGAAACCTTGGCACGGATGAAGCAGTGGAGCGAGGAACGCTGTCTGCCGCCGCTTCCAGCCCGCGACATCGAGATCATTGTCAACTCGGTCTACAACGGTGGATATCGCTACGGATGCGAGAGTTTCCGGCGTTTGAGTGGCGTATGTGATCGAGACCACTGTCCTCTCTTTGCATGAGGAGAAAGGAGCCGACGAGTGCATGTCATGGTTGTCTAAGATACTTTCGGCATTCCGTGGACCATCCAGTGAACCATCCAGGAGCCTTGTGATGGATGAAAAGCTGATTGAAGAGATTCGCAGCACTCCACCTCCGCCAATCAGGAGCGTGCCAATTGAGTTTTTTCAACGAGAGATCCGAATCGGCAATGACCGGTTTATCGCGCCCAAAGACGGTCAGGTTGTCGTGACATACGAAAACGGAGAAGTGCGCTCCGTTGAAACACGTGTACGGGAGGTAGTATACAGATGGCCGTTAGTGAGAAGCTGATGGGCGAACTCATTCGCCAGATGAACGAGGAGTTTATGAACGAGAAGATCTATTTGGCGATGTCCTGTTATGCAGCCAGCCAGCACCTTGAGGGCTTTACGAAGATGTTCATCTATCAAGCCAAGGAAGAACATAAGCACGCCATGCGCTTTTTCCACTACATCGTCATGCAAGGCGGACGGCCGCGGATCTACCCGACCGATGAGCCACAGAACTTCTTTGATAGCATCACCGATTGTCTCCGGACTGCTGTCACACATGAACAGCAGACCACCGAGCGCATTTATCATCTGACACAGCTTGCCGAAGAAGAAAAGGAGTATTCCACGCAGGAATTCTTATCCTGGTTCCATCGGGAACAAGTTGAAGAGGTACACACCTTCTCGGATCTGTTGGCCCAAGCCGCGGCATTGGATAGTGATCCCGCCACACTGATGGCGTGGGATCACCGGATCTTCCGTCAGTATGAAGATGAGCAGCGATTCGCTGATGACGATTTCATGGGATTCAAGGATTATGAGGGAAAACCGAAGAAACATCGAGATTAAGAAAAACGGATCTTATTATTGAAGTGTATTACAACATCGTTTATACTCAGGGTGCGAGTGCGTTCCTCCTTTTTGTCGTGGCACGAGGGAATGCCGTCTCCCTTGTGCAAGAATCGCTCAAGGCAGCGGCGCTTGCAGAATGGAGACAAGAGGTGAATTCAGTGGAAGGCCTCAGCTTTGAAGAAGCCTTGCGGCAAGTACAATGGATGGAGCAACCCGCTCAACCCCAGGTGCAACAAGAGCCGTTCTCGACGGATGATATAAATCCTCATCGTTTGCGCGTAACCAATCCGGATGGGCTGCTCGGCCGGCCGCTGAATAAGATTGAGGCCATGATGCTTCAGAACATCGAAGCGGTGGATGAATACGCGTGGTCGCGCGGATCCCGAGGCGGTCTGGATACCGGATGGGAGCTGTTCAATGACGCCATCGAAGGCGGCTTACAGCCCGGTCTGATTCTCTTTGCCGCGGCACCGAACGTCGGGAAATCGGCCATGATGTTGCAGATTGCAAAGACAGTCTCAGAGCGAAACGAAAACGTCTATGTATCCTATCACTCACTGGACGACAGTAACAACGAGCTGCTTCCGCGCTACATCGCCTGCGACCAACAGATCAAGATCGCACAGGCCAAGATGCCTGAAAAGTTCTCGGATCAACCGGAGATCATTGAGAAACGCAACGAAGGGCTTCGGAATCTGTACCGAAACATCTACCGCTTTGGCATGTATGACTCCGAGAATCTAGGCACCAGTGTGGAAGCGATTGAACAACACATCAAGGACATCCTGATGGAGTTGCCAGAAGGCGTCAAACTCGTCATCTGCATCGACAGTTTCAATGACCTGACCGTGGAGTCACAGAAGTTTAGCAACAACGATGCGCGCAACGAGTATGTCGCCAAGATGCTCAAAAGCTGGACGGTTCGATACAACGCCGTCGTCATGTGTACGGCACACCTTCGGAAGACCAATGGCAAACGGCCAACGGTCGACGATCTCAAAGACACGATTCGACTTCAATACGAAGCCAACCTGATTCTCCTTTTGTACAACGAGGTCGGCATCAAAGAAGAGAATGCCGCGGTGTACTGGATGGATGAAGAAGAAGAGACGAAGATGCCCGTCATCGAGTGCAAATTTGCGAAGAACAAGTTCAGTTCCTTTAAGGGAACGCGATTCTATGAGTTCTTCCCAGACTTCTCGTTCATGATTGAAGCGCCCATCGAGGCGTGCCGAAGATACGCTTCGCTGATTTATCAAGGCTAGGAGGTGGTTTCATGGAACTGCTAGACACCAAGAGTGCGCGGGTGGGATACATCCTTCAGACCTTTCCAGACGCGCGCAACAATGACAATCTGCTCTGCAAGCTCTATTGGGAACTCTTTGATGGCGCGACCGATTTGAATGACATCATCTATGCGACGAAAGCCGAGGTCATTCGGCGCGCCCGACAGCTCTGGAATGCAAAAGGCATGTACATGCCCACCGACCAGAGAATCATCAACCGCCGGCTACGCGTCAAGCGGAGTCAGAAGACTACATAAAGGAGGTTGACTATGAGCGAGATGGTACATGTTGAATCCTCAGACAGCGCATTCGCCACGTTCCTACAGGAGTATGTGCAGAGCAATATGACACAGCGAGTGCGCCTGGAAACCACGATTGAAGAGTACCAATCCCTTCGAGATTACGTGGCCGAGCGCATTGACGATCAAATCAACCTGATTGAGCAGTGGCAAGAACAACTCAACACAGGGACAGGAATTGCCACGCCCGACATGCTCAACGTGGCCCAAGGTCGTCTCCAGCAAGACCGTGACTTGCAGGATGAGATCGACCGGATTCTTAACGATCTGAATGCCCACAAACATGAACTCAGCGATCGTGTCCACACCTATCTGATGGACCTATCCAAGATTGAGATTCATAGTGGGGGATTCGTCGCACACATCTTTGGCTACAACCGGGATGTACAGTGGGATCCAGACAATTCGTCTTTGACGTTCACAGCCGCGGGAGCGCGCGCGGAAACCGCGGTTTCCGTCCCGCTGTCGAACTGGAGAGACTCCTCGAAGTTCACCATCATTCTCAAGAGTTAGGAGGCCGCCACGGTTGATCTTTTCCTACTACTTGGACGTCGATAAGACCCATTTGATCAATATGAAGTTCAACGTCAAGCAGATCCTGGTCCAGAATTCCATGCTTCAAGTCACGTTTGACGCAGTGGTCGAGGAAGTTCTGGATGGAACCGTGCTTCACTCGGAATCTCAAAGCGGTGCATTCACGCTCTCTTCCAGCCGCGTGGATGATCCCACATCTTCGGATGGATACGACATCAACTTCATCCGCACCCGATATGCGGATCAAAACAAGTGGATCTTTGAAATCCAGAACAACAGCCAACCCGATCAGGTTGTCCTCGTGGGGCTTTACAGCACAACGGCAACCGGAAACCCGCTGGGCGAGGACATCATTCAGGATGATGACTCCTACAACTTTATCCTGAAGGGCAACAACATCGGCCAACTCGAAGAAACGTATGTGCCGCCGGTGCTCACGCAGAATGTGGTCAACACGGACTTCTCACAGCTCGTGTTGCCGTACGGATTTACCACGGTATCCGGCATATATGACTCTGCAGTGGGTAGGTTCTTGCTCAGTGACTTTTCGCATACGTTCCCGAACTCGATTGATCCGGATACAGCCTTTACCCTGACGGCGAATCTCGCGCCGATGCAAACCGATTCCGTCAGTGACGAGATCTTTCATGTCACACTTCACGGCATTGGTCAGGTGACGTTGTACAAGACGTACTTGGCATACCTGCGGGAAGGTGACGACCCGAGCAACACGATAACGATCTTTTTCGGGGCATCGGCCGATCCAACTTGGTTCCTATCGCCTCCACCGTACTTTACCGACAAATCAAAGTTCAGTGTCCAAGCGGACGGAGCCGGAGGCGTAACCGTCAAATACGCCGGAGTATCTTTGATTGGAAGTTATGACCCATCCAATCCATTTGCAGGCGTGGACCTGCAAGCCGCAGCGAGAGCAGACAAAAGTCTGGTGGTCTGCGCCTTTGACAACTACACCATTGAATTCTTCAAGTAAGGAGCGAGATTCATGCTGATTGGCTACACCAAGACCGTTGCCGAACTCCGGACACACATCAACAACCGAATCAATGACATCAAGATGCAGATCAACGAGATGGAAAAGGAATTGCGGGATCTGGAGGCGGATATCCGATACAATCCACCCGAACGTGGGGTGCCGGATGACCGACTGAAGGACCGTATTCGTTTGAGCACCGAGATTGACGATCTGCAAAATGATCTCGCCTGGCTTCAGGCCAAACTCGAAGAGGCCGAGAACTCCCAGGATCAAAACCAGTCGGTGTACCTGTCTCTGAATGACTGCATCCGGCTAGGGGTTACGGAAGACGAGGAGGCATAAGCATGACAGAAGCCGAGCGCAGAGAACTGGTGGAGCGATACAAACAAGAACGAATCCGGCAGGTCAACCTGACCGCCCCTAAGAGCGCCATCTATGGCAAGGAAGACATGCTGAATCTGCCGCGGCATCGCGTCTTGCATAAGTGTCACAACTTCGAGGAATGTCCGCTGTGCTACAAGTGCCGGGCCTACGACCCGAAATACGAATCCTGCCGGCGCTGTGTGCTGGCGAAAGAAGGTCTTTTGTGCGACACCTCCTATCATCGGACTGACATCATCAATCGCATGATCACCCGAGAAAGGATTGATCTGGATGCCAAAGAGCAACAGAGGGCCGTTTAACGGCATGACGTGGGACCAGGTCGCCCTCATCATGGCGTCCCAAGCGGCTTCCCGGCCTGTCTATTGTCGGTACTGTGGAATGGATATCACACGTCCATCCAGCAAACAGCCCAGCGGACCGAATGGCGCGTGGCGTGCGCATCTGGATTGGGAGATTCAAAACGAGGCTCACCTGAGTTGCCACGAGAAGTACGTCATCGAGCAACGCAAGCAAGCCATGCAACAGTTCCATCGAGGAGGAGCTATGTCATGACAGACATGGAGAAGAAGTTGATGTTCCGCAGTGAAATTGAGAGCGTAGAAACCACGGAGATTCGGGAATTCCTCATGGAGGCTATTGAGAAAGCACCCGACAGCTTCTTTGAAGATGAAGAACTGGTCTCCAAGGCCAAGAAAGCATTCCGTGTTGTCCAACACCTGTTGGATGAGGAAAAGACCAAAGGCGGGGTACGGGATATCATTCTCGCCGGCACATTGCTCTGTGACACGCTCTACAACGAGATGCCCGAGCCGTTCAAGGCGTTGCATCCTTGTGCCCCACGCATTTACTTTGCCGATCTGAAACATGAAGTGCATCAGGCAATTTGGGATGGTATCTTCCAGATCATCGAGTCGCATGAACATGACGTCAACACATCGCCGTTGCTCGAAGCCAAAGCCGGCACGCCAGGGTACTTCGTATTCTTGGCGTACTCGTTCATGAAGCCTGACTTCGTAAATGTAACGATAGGCGAATAATCGATATGCCGCCGGCCCCAATCCTAGGTTGGTTGGGGCTGTTCCATCTATCCAAGCGTTGCCCCATAGCGTCTTTCAAAAGTAAAATGCGAATACAACCGCTGTATGTAGTGCATTACATAATGTGCATTGCATCGAGGTGACTATATACGACGTGGAGGCAAAGGAGCAATGAGTGTACAGCTACGTGGTTTCCATAGGAAACTCTTTCAGACTCGATATGCTCAAAAGAGCCTGGATAAAGAAAGGTACATTGTACCGGGCGCCGATGTTGTGACGTTGATTCGGGATGGGAAGTACCCGGTGCGTGAGACCGCCACCGTTACCCGTGTAGACGGCGAGACCGTTCACATGATCCTCACCAGCGGCGATATGGTAGGCCAAGAATTCAGCCAGAACATCGCTCATGTGGATGCGCTGGTGGAAACAGAATGGGAGCATGCATCGGAGCGCGTTTCAACCGCTGTGGCCGGGGTAGAGAAACCCGAAGTCCGCAAGTCCCATCAGAAGAAGTTCCATCATGCCATATCAAACTTTTTATTGATCCCAGCCGGCCGCATCCTCTCTGGCGCCGGAGATGACTCCTTCGTCACTCTGTTCAACTGCTATGTGACGGCAATCAAGCCACCAAAAGGCCAAGAACGGTATGGTCGCGACAGCCGTCAAGCGATCTTTCACACGATGGGCTTCATCACGGAAATCATGGCGCGCGGTGGCGGGAATGGAACCTGTCTATCGGTTCTGCGACCGAAGTATGCGACGTTGTCTCAAACCAAGGGCAAGTCAGCGGGCGCGGTGCATACCGGCAACATGATCAGCTCCCTCACAGACTGGGTGGAGCAAGCCAACCGTCGTGGGGCCCAGATGCTGACCTTGCACGACTGGCACCCCGATGTATTCTATACCGCCGATGAAAACGACTCTCTCTATAATGAGGACTTCATTGGTGCCAAGAATAAGCCAGGCTTCATGGAAGGCAACAATTCCTCCGTTTTGGTGTCCGATGCCTTTATGCATGCGGTCGAACATGATTTGAATTGGGATCTTGTATTTCCGGACACCACGCATCCCGCCTACAACCTTGAGTGGGATGGAGACCTCAACAAATGGAAAGCCAAGGGCTATCCGGTCAAAGTCTATCGCACGATCCGCGCGCGAGACATGTGGAAGAAGATCATCCACTGCAATTGGCGTTCCGCCGAACCCGGCATCATCTTCATTGACACTTGCAATCGGATGCACAATGGCTGGTACCTCGGCACGATTATGGCCACGAACCCATGCGGCGAGCAGCCGATTCTCGATGGCTCGACCTGCAACTTGGGCGCCATCAACTGGGGTCGCATGATTAAGCCGGTTGGAGAAGACGAGCTGGGAACCATCTATGACGTCGATTGGGATCTGCTGAAAAAGACCGTATGGGCAGGTGTCCGGTTCCTGGATAACGTCATTGACGTCAGCTTTTATTGGGACAAGGACCTTGAGCGTTGGCAAAAGGGGGAACGCCGTGTCGGCCTTGGCGGCATGGGCATCGCAGACTTCCTCATTGCCATGCGGAAGCGGTATGGCTCCAAAGAAGGCAACGAACTCATCGAGAAGGTCATGCGGTTCATTCGTGACGAGGCATACCGTTGCTCGATTGAATTGGCCAAGGAGAAAGGGCCATTCCCGTTCTTTGATCGCGACAAGTATCTGGAGAGTGGCTTCGTCAAGACCCTCCCCGAAGACATCCAGCAAGCGATCTATGAGCATGGCATTCGCAATTTGACCTTGCTGACCTTTGCGCCGACCGGTACGACTGGCAGTGTCACGCCGTCCCTGCTCGATCCCGAAGGATCCGTGTCCACGGGTTGCGAACCCCACTTCGCCATGAAATATCACCGGCTTTCGCGGGTGGGTTCGACCATTCAATATGCAGGTGTCGCAAAAACATGGATAGATGAACATCCAGGACAGGAGCTTCCAGAGTGGTTTGTGGGTGCAATGGATCTCACCCCGGAAGAACACGTGGGTGTCCAAGCCGCGCTCCAGAAGTACGTCGACAGCTCCATTTCTAAGACCGTCAACTGTCCGGCCGATTACACGGAAGAACAAGTGGCCGAGGTCTACATGCTGTTATACAAGTCCGGCTGCAAAGGCGGGACCATCTATCGGGACGGTTCCCGTTATGAACAGATCCTCAGCCTCACGGATGAAGAGGAAGCACCGGAGACGGCGGAAGAAAAGGCCGGGGAGACCAATGAGATGCCGGCGGTTCAAGACAAATATGCCAATTGGGAGTGCGTCGGTTGCGGCAGCAAATCCTTCGTACTTGTTGAGAATTGCCCGCAATGCACGGAGTGTGGTCTACAAGTGTGTTCCATTGGAGGACATTGAGTTTCATTGGAGGTGTGGCGAGCACCTCCGGTCCAGGAGGTGATGCTTGTGAAGGGACTCGGTCTACGAGATGGAATCCGCCTCCTTCTTATGTCCGTCCTCATTCTCGGCGTCATGCTTTATCTCTCTTGGACCGTCAGTTTGGCGTTTGGGCTCTTCGTCTTGGTCTTTGGTGTGGTTGAAATCGGCACCGAACTGTTTTGGATCTGGCTTGTGCAAGGAGGTGAGGAACATGGACATCCGACAAGCTGACCTCATTTTGGTGCGCGGCCATGGGCCAATTGAACGCATCATCGAACACGTTACCGACAGCCCGTATTGTCATGTTGCAGGACTGGTCAAGGACAATGAACTCATTGAGGCCCAGGCTGGACACAAGATCGGATACCAAGCCCTGGACTACTACGACGGTGTATCCGATGTCTTTACCTGCGACATGGCGACCGAGGAGCAACGGCAGCAGATCGTCGAATGGGTTGTCAACCGGCTGGGTGGTCATTATGACTATCTGCTGATTGGTTGGGAGGCATTACACTACATTCTCCATGTCGACTTGCCTTACAACCCGGATCCGAACCGGTTTGACTGCTCCCAACTGTGGTCGGAAGCGTACCGCTCCGTCGGAATTGATTTGTGTCCAGGGATCAAGTTTCCCTCACCGGCAGACACCGCGAACTCTCCGGTACTCCGAAAGGTGGGCTCCTTTTAAGGAGTCACCATACATAGCAGGGGGGAGGGGCTATCATGGAACTGCTATCCGAGTATGTCAAACGCCAACGTAACAGACGTCGATGGGTCGTATCCATCGATGAACTTGAACCGGACAGCTACCGCACGCCACTGACAGAACGACTGCGAGACTTTATCGGCCAGCCAATTACGCCAGATTTCCAGAATCGGTTACAGCGAACGTTCGATGAGTATTTTCAGGAGATGCAATATATCAACCCACTGTACCAACCGGAATATCTCTATGAGGATCACTTTGTGATCGTGCCGGGCGAACGCGAATTCAGGCTCTCACACATCCCTGAACCTTCATCGGTTCTCGTATGGATCAACGAGACTCTAGCCCATTTGTTTGATGACTATACCTTAGTCGGAGACACCATTGTGTTTTCCGAATCACCGAATCGGGGAGATCTGCGAGTCCAATATCTGGTTCGAGCGCGGAGGCCCGTATGGAACTGATTTCGGTCTATATCGATCAACACCGGCCAACGGTTCACATTGACGATTTGGACATCGAGATTGACCTCGAAAAGTTGCAAATCACCGTGAGGTCGAGGGAATCCAGGATGCTCTGTGTGGAGCAATTGCTCTATGAGCTTGGGATCTACAGCGCCGAGGAACTGCCGTGGATTGACATGCAACCGCCCGTCTATCTCGATGAAAAGACCACGGTTCACATTGACGTGATGCCCAAGTACAGAAGACGTTTGTGGGAGGCCGTAAATTGGAACTCATTGCTGAATACATGAAAGCACAGGAAGAGCGAGAGGAAGCCATTCAGGAAACCATCAATCGATTCATCGAGGAAGTATGTAACCAAATGCGTCAGGCCCTTGATTTCGATTTACATTCAAACGATGAAGTTCGCAACTACTTTGGTGAAACTCCATCTCCTACGTACCAAGTGCTTCTCCACTATGGGGGTGAAGATGTATGGAACTGATTTCTGCCTACCTTGAGAACCGTGACAAGGCACGACTCGATGAGTTGACCGAAGCCTTCAACACGTTTCTAGACAGCTACAAGAAATTCATGGAGGACGCTGGAATCATTCCGTATTACGGGTTTCCCAATGACCAACCCACTTGGGTCACACCGATATGGCAAGAACCTCGAAGACCTGACTGGGAGGGCGCTGTACATTATGCAGCCTCTTGAGCTGACCGTAAACGATCTGTACGAATTCAAGGCTTGTCCCCTGCGGTTTAAGTTCATGCGTTTGGACAAGCAGCCCGTCAAGATGACGGAGAATGATGGCCTGCGGGAAGCCGTGAAATCCACCATTAGCTACTTCTATTTCAACTTGGCACAAGGCAAGTTGGTGGGCATGGAAGATCTGAAGCAGAAGTTTGGTTCCATCTGGTATGAGCGCAACAAGATCTACAACATCATGTATGACGACAAAGTCAAGCAGCGAAAGCGGGAGCTAGAAGCCATCTCGATGTTGGCCTCATTTCATCGCCAACAAAAGTTCCACCCCGACAAAGTGGTGGCCGTAAATCTGGACTTTCGGATCCCATTTGGAGATGACCTCTATATCTCCGGTCAAATCCCCTTGATCCGGGAAAGTCCACGGGGTCTTGAGATCGCGCACTTCAAGGTCGGCAACCACAAGCCGGATGAGTTTTGGACCAAGACCGACATGGGGCTAACCATCGAAGCCATTGCCTTTGAGTCGATCTTTAAACAGCAGGTGCCAAGCATCTGTCTACACTATCTCAAGGCCGGCACAACGGTCTATACCAAGCGGACACGAAAAGACTACCAGCGTCTCTACAAGACGATCCGCATGATCAAAAAGACGATGGAGGAAGGCTGGTATTATCCTCGAGAGTCCTATCACTGTGACAAATGTCCAGCCAAACAACCCTGTATGGAGTGGACTTGATGGAACTCATTCAAGCCTACCTAAGCCGCTGTCCGGAGCCAAAGAGCAAGCCGATCCAACATCACGCACCCTGGGCTCGTGATGTCACATCGTTGTCTCGTCGCGCGAATGCACTCGAAGACCTCTTCCTCGAGCACGGTGTGGCACTGGCTCAATATCGGGCCCTGGAATTCGCAACCCGTATAGAACGCGAGCACCTAAATGACATCCATAATGTTGAGCGAGAATGGGAACAGGCTCTGCAGGAACTTCTTGAGGAAGAACACCGAAAACGACAAAGACAAAAGAGACGATGGCACACAGTACCGTTGATATGGACATGTCTGTGTCTTCTGTTGATAGGACTGGACCTGATCATAGCGATCCTACACCGCACTCATTGAAAGGAGGTGAGAGGATATGAAATCCTTCAATGAACTCCAAGTCATCGTGGCCAATGAGATTAAGCAACACGGCGCCGTGACACCCCAGACTGCCGTAACCCTCATCGGCCATATTCAAGCCTTGGAAGACAAGGTTCGCAAACTCGAACAAAAGCTCCAAGCCACCAAGCCAAGGGACGAAGGTACCAAAGAGAGCAGTGGGGAAGAATGAGCCAACATGGGACACAGGGGTGAAAAACCAAGGAGGATTCATATGCAAGAACGGTTTTTCACCACGGATGCACACGACTTGCAAATGGTCAGGGCCGAACAGATCGGCGTGGACTATGTAGACTGGGGTCTACAGGTGATCATGGCACCCGAGGTCTGGAACAAAAGCATAGGCCAAGGCGTCAAAGTCGGCATCCTCGACACAGGCGTCGATTTCACGCACCCTGATCTCCGGGATAACATCGCCGCCTACATGGACTTCACGGGGTCTCCGGCCGGCCCACGAGATGTAGAAGGACATGGCACGCATGTCGCCGGCATCATCGCCGCTGAATCGAACAATGTGGGCCTTGTCGGCGTCGCACCAGGAGCCAAGCTATATTGTGCCAAGGTCCTGGGCGATAACGGCAGTGGCGGGTTTGACGCCATCATCCGCGGCATTGATTGGTTGATTCAACAGGGCGTGGATGTCATCAATATGTCCCTGGGATGTTCCGTCGAGCCTCCGCAGGAAGTCCATCAAGCGATCCAACGCGCCGCGGCCGCCGGGATTGTCATCTGCGCAGCCTGTGGCAACGAGAATACCGACGTCGGCTGGCCGGCCAAGTACGATGAAACGATTGCGGTATCCGCAATGGGTATGGACTACAACCGGGCGGAGTTTAGCAATCACGGCGTGAAAAACGAGATCATTGCGCCGGGTGTTGACATCCTATCTACATTCAAGGGAAGCACCTACGCACGTCTGTCCGGCACCAGTATGGCGACTCCAATTGTCACAGGTTCTGTCGCCTTGTACATCTCGATGATCAAGGCGCAGACCGGCAAACGTCCACCGGCGGAACAGATACATGCGGCGATTGACGCCTCCGCCGTTCACCTTGGCAAGGAAGGAAGAAACGAGGATTTCGGCGTAGGACTGATAAATCTCGTGAAACTCTTAGGAATTTGAATAGGGGGCTATGTTCCCCCTGTTTTTTCGCTTCAGCCTATGCTATCATGTGTCTGTGCAATGCATTACACTGTTGCAACGCATTACATCAAATCGAAGGAGAGGAAAATGATGGGCCACAAAGTCCAGATCATCGAAGATCTTGGCAAGGGCGTCCTCCGAGAGCAATTGGCCAAGAAGGGAGAGAAGTCGGATGCTCATCGGGAGCAAACGCAAGAAGAACTTCGTCCTGGAGAGTCAAACGCACGAGCTGAAGACGAATGATCAGGTGCTGATTGTCCAGCAGAAGTCCGATGGCGGAATCACCAACTATGACTTGATTCTCGAGCCGGACAAGTTTGATCAGCTTGGATCTGAGGTGCGCCTGTCTTTCGAGGAATACTGCGAAACCATCAACGATCTGGTCACGGAGGAAGAAGACGACTGGGATTCGCTCCGGATGAAAGACCAAATCAACATGACACGGGATGCGATCCTCGAGCGGACGATTCTCAAATACGCCAAGGAAAAGTACGGCCTCGATCCGGAGCAATTTAACGGACACGACATGAATTACATCAAGCGATATGGGTCGGACGGGAGTTTCCTCGGCGAAGCCGTCATCGTCACCTTGACGATGATCCCGACGATGAATGCGGCCGTGAAAGGGTGAGACACATGTTGGTCCCCCTGGAGCTGCCGATGATGATGTATGGCAAGTACAAAACCAGCTGGTATGTCAACGACCCGTCCGGTGCCACGGATCCAAGGACCGGGAAGCCGAAGAAAGTGAAGAAGACAAAGATCGTAGAGCACTTAGAGGAACGCGGCGATCCCGGGTTTTATCCAAGTGTCAACCACATCTATCAGAACATCCGTGGCGGCGGCAAAAAACTGACAAAAGCTGCAGAGCAACTACTAGCAAAGTGGCGCAGTCTGGCGAAAGCATGGGCGGAGGAAGTCGGTTGGGAATGCACGCACGGTGAAAAGGTCATCGTCGAAGTTACGGCCTTCTTCCCAGACAACCAAAAGAGAGACACGTCCAACGTATACAAGCTGATGATGGATGCTTTGGAGGGTGTCATCTACGATGACGACTACTACGCCCTTCCGCGAACGATGGACTTTCAAGTCTTGCCCAAGGATAGCGCAAAGCGACCGTATTTTCGGCTCCACATCTACAAGAAAACCGACGAAGATCTGCATGGGCGTCAGGTTGCAGGAGGTTTTTGATGTCGGACGAGTTGGTCCTGCGCTATCAGCAAACTGGAGACTGCGCCGGCCTCATCGAGGCATACCGGCCATACATCGAGAAGTTTCAGCGCATGTTTCTCACTGGAGACATTGACTTTGGAAACTACGACATCCGACGGTTCCTCGCCTGTTACATATCGGACAAAGAGACGGTACGAAGTCTATGCCGTGGAAAATACCACAGCAAGCAGGCCATTCAGGAAGCCTATCGGGTGCTCGAGAAAATACGCCGGGTCTTTGACGGCTATGAGTCTGACGAACTCTTTCATGAGTTGTTGATCCCGTTTCTCACATGCGCAAGGTGTTACGAGCCTTCCGGCAAGACGTTCAGTCAATATCTGTACAGCTGCTTTCGATACCGACTCAAGCGGCTCATCGATGAACGACTGTTGGATACCAATGGGGAAATGGCCTATTGGGACATGCACGAGCCCGCCAGTGAAGCCTTAGAGGACGAGTTGGACCTCGACCGCCCTGAGTACATGGATCCCAGCGAGCCCGTGGATTTGCACAGTCTACTCTGGCTCAACGGCACCCTCTGCGGAGACACGTTCCGGGATCTCACGTACACCGAGCGATACATCCTCGTCAAGGCCTATGAAGATGGTCTGGATGAACGAGCCATCGCACAACTGACAGGGTTACACCATCGCTCTGTATACCGAATCCGCAAACGATTGATTGAGCATTTCCGCAACCTGCGGGATAAAGGAGAATTGAAATGGATCAGGTAGCCATCATCAACCCCGATGCGAAGGTCGCTGGAATGGCTTGCAAGACGAAACAAGACGAACACACGTTAATTCCACTGGACTGCTACGGCCGTGACATCGAATTCCTCGAGGACCGAATTGTCATCAAAAATCTCATCGTCCCGCACGCATGGTTTGAAGCCGTCCAGTTTTTCGACGAGAAGCACTGGAACGATATTGTCGAAGCGATTCGTCGGAAAGAAGCCCTCGATCTCTCGTATGCTCAATAATTCTCTTGATTTCACACCTTCTTACGTTTATAATGATTGTGTAATGTATTACACGAAGGTTGTGAAGACATGCCTGTGCTGCAACCGATGATCGATCGGTTCCTTCAACAGAAGCAACAGCAAAACGACCGCCCGATGCGGAACAAGTTGCATCCATCGACGATCGGCATGTGTCAACGCAAGATCGTCTTTGAGATGATGGTTGTGCCTCGGGCGCTGGATCCGCCGCGATTGGCTCGGGTGTTCGACAATGGACACAAGGTTCATGAACGATATGAGCAACTGTTCATGGACATGGGCATCGGAGTGGCACGAGAAGTTAAACTGGAGAAGGGAGACATCTCAGGTCACACCGATGCCTTGATCAAGCTGTATAGCTTTGCGGCGCCACAGGGCGAATACTGGCTTGTGGAACTCAAAAGCGCCTCCTCGAAATCCTTTGAGTGGATGGTCAAGAACAACCAACCCAAGAAGGAACACAAAGCGCAACTGACGTTCTACATGCACCTAAGCGGGATCCATAAAGGCGTCATCCTGGTGGAGAACAAAGACAACCAGGAGATCTGGGAGTACGAGATGGAGTACGATCCAGTCTTCGGCCAACAGCTTGAACAAAAGGCACTGTGGCTGATTGATTTAGCCAAGCACCGCATCCTACCGCCGATCCCAAGGGGTTTTTCGCCGTCTCATTACAAATGCGCCTACTGTCCATTTGCGATGTATTGCCACTATGGATCCCGAACCGAAGATGGGCAAGAGCGTTACCCGATTCCGTTCATGCCGGGGACGGAAGCGTATCGGGATATACTCAAGATCATCGAAGCGATGGAGCAAGGCAAGTCGATTCCCAACGTCATTGAAGGGGATACCATCGGGGAATTGATCCAAGAAATGACAAGAAAAAGCCAGACGTATGTCGACGCTTAAATCCGATGGTAAGAGAGGTTGGGATGAGCATGGTATTCGTCGATGTCGGTTTCAGCAACTTTATGGACGCGAGCAAGATCATTACGATCAGCCGGCCGGATTCGAGCCCGATCCGCCGGTTAGTCGGCCACGCCAAGGACAACAATCGGTACATCGACCTGACGCAAGGGAAGAAGACCCGTTCGATCATCGTGAGTGCCGGCGAACAAGGTCTGGTTGTCACCGCTTCTGCGGTCCAGACTTCCACGATTATCGGGCGGATTCGCAAGGCGTTCGAAGACTTGTTTGTCTCCCGCTTGGATCCCGCTGGCTTGGCGGTGATTGGAGAAGGTGGGTCCGAGTAATCCCCAACAAAGGAGCGATGGACGCATGTGCAACCTGGTTCACCTGCACGTTCACTCCGAGTTTAGTGAGTTGGACGGGCTCTCCAAGGTGCAAGACCTGGTGGCGCGTGCGAAAGAGATCGGGAGTACCGCCCTGGCCCTAACAGATCATGGCGTCATGGGTGGTATTCCCGATTTTATCACCGCATGCGAACAAGCAGGAATCAAACCCATCCCGGGCGTCGAAGCGTATATGACGCGCAACCGGCTGCTCAAGGGCGAGTTTCTCAAGGAACGCCGGCTGGAGTTGTGCGAGAAATACAAGATCAAGGAGAAGGTCCTCAAGACCTTTATCCGCACCATCGAAAAGCAGCCGGCCAGCTTCATGGATGAAGCGACGGAACTACTCAAGGACTATCTCATGGCTCCGCCATCGGGCGACCTCTTTCATCTGACGTCGGGCGAGCTATCCAAAGACGACGTTCTGAAAGAATTCCATCGGGAGGTCTATGACTATCTCTCGTATGACAACTATCACATCGTCCTGCTGGCGATGAACAATCAAGGGTTGGAGGATTTGTATGCCATCATCAGCGACGCTCATCTTCATGGATTCTATAGCGATCCTCGCACTGATCTTGCTTTTATTCGCGATCATGGGCTCGGGAAGAATCTCATTGCGACTTCGGCGTGCCTCGGCTCTTGGTTCGCTCGGCTGTGCCTTGCTGGGCTTATTGATGACGCTGTTGCTTTTATAGAAGAGTGCAAGGAGACGTTTCATGCGTTTTACCTGGAGAAACAAGCGACCCATCTGCCAGAGCAGATTCAGCTCAACCAGATCATCGACGATTTAGCGGCGCGGACAAACACACCGAAGATCATCACAACCGATGCGCATTATGCCCGCCAAGAGGACATCGACACGCATGACATCCTCATCTCGGTCAACTTCGGCAAGTGCGTCTTGGATCCAGATCGCCTCCGTTACGCACCGGAATTCTGGATGAAATCCGAAGAGGAAGTGCGCAGCATTTGCGACGATGAGGAAGCCATTCTCAATACGAAGCGCATTGCCGAGATGGTCAATGTCGCGCTTCCGAAGGAGCCGCTATTTCCAAAGTTCATTGTCGAAGAGGGAGACAGCCCGGAAGAGATTTTACGCAAGACAGCCTGGGATGCGCTGTTCCACTACGTCATCAAGAAGCCAGTGGACCTCGAGCGCTACTGTCAGCAGCTGGCCTATGAACTTGATGTCATTACAAGTCTTGGCTTTGCCGACTACTTTCTTGTGGTTTCGGACTACATACGCTGGGCGAAACAAAATGGGTATGAAGTCGGGCCTGGACGCGGGTCGGCCGCGGGTTCTCTGGTCGCATTCATGCTCGACATTACGACACTTGACCCCATCAAAAACAACCTGATGTTCGAGCGGTTCTTGAACCCCGAAAGAGCGGGGTATCCGGACATAGATGCAGATTTCAGCTATGAGGCCGCCAAAGCGGTTCAACAGTATCTTAAAGACAAGTATGGCCAGGATCGGGTTGCACAGATTGGCACCTACGGCACCTTCGCCGCGCGGAAGGTCTGTCGTGCAGTGGGGAAGGCCCTTGGGTATAGCGATCAGGATCAGGACAAGTTTGCCAAGGCCATTCCGGCCAGACCCAACATCACCCTCGAGGAAGCCTACAACGAAGAGCCGTTGGTCCAGGCCTACGCTCGCCAGCATCCTGACTGGTGGAACGCCATGAAGAAACTCGAAGGACACATCAGTCATCATGGTGTGCATGCTGGAGGCGTCGTCCTTTCTCCAGTCCCGTTAACGAAAGTGGTACCGCTTCGTCTGGATAGCGAAGGCCTTGCGACCACGCAATACGATATGGAGTGGATTGAGAAGTTCCTGGTCAAGTTCGACATCTTGAAACTCGATACGCTGGATCTCATCAAGTACACCATGCAATACGCGGGCATCTATGGGAAAGTCGATCTGAATGAAATTGATCTCAATGACCCGAAGGTGTACGAGGAGATCTACAACAAGCTGAATTTGGCCGGCATCTTTCAGTGCGAGTCGAAACTTTACCATGACATCATCTCCGCGATGAAGCCGAACTGCTTTGAGGATATCTCGGTCATCGTGGCGCTCGGCCGCCCAGGACCATTGGACCTCATCCCGGACTACATCGATCGGAAGTGGGGCCGAAAGAAAGTCGAGTACCCATTGCCTGAACTGGAGCCGATTCTCAAAGACACCTATGGAGTCTGGGTGTATCAAGAACAAATGATGCAGGCCAGCGTCATTCTCGGCGGACTCACACGCGGTCAGTCCGACATGATCCGAAAGGGTGTCGCCAAGAAAAAGCATGACCTCATGCACAAGTGGATCGACCTGATGATCTACGGGTCTGAGCGGTACAAAGAGATGCGCCGCGAACACAATGCCATCGTCAATGCGATGAAAGCACGCGGGGAAGAGGTCCCGAAAGAGATGATGGACAAATACGATCCAGACCTGGATAAGGTTCCGTATGTGGAAGGTGCCATCAACCGGGGTTTTGATGAAGCCACCTTGCTCAAGATCAAAGAGGACTGGATCAAGTTCGGTAACTACTGCTTCAACCGCGCACACTCGGCTGCATACGCCAAGTTGTCGGTTCAAACGGCATGGCTCAAGACGTACTATCCTGTCGAGTTCATGGCGGCACTCCTGACCATTGCTGGTGACAAGAAGGCCAAGGATGGCACGCCAAAGACGGTCCTGTATATGCAGGAATGCGAGAAGATGGGCATCAAGATTCTGCCGCCGGATATCAATGAATCCAACGCATCTTGGACACCCGTTGTCCATCCGGAAACGTACCAGAATCACCTCAAGGTCCACGTGGATCTGGGAACGAAGCCGGAAGAAGTGCAACTCAAGCCCGATGCCATTCGCTTTGGTCTGGGCGCCATTGCAGGGATCTCCAAAGAATCGGTCGATGAGATCATCAAATATCGTCCGTATACCTCGGTCGATGATGTCGTCGAACGGGTCAGCAGCCGCAAGATCAACAAGAGCAAGATTGTGGCTTTGATCAAATCGGGCGCCTTTGACTCGATCAACCCAAACCGAAATCTCTTATGGCGCAATTACATCAAGAGTCGCGGGGAGGACTACGAGGCGATTCCAGCCCGCACCACCAAGAAAGACATCATGAGCTATGAGCGGGAGTATCTTGGCACCCTCATTACCGTACAGACCCGCTGGGACACGATTCCCAACGGGAAGGAAGACGTACAGATCACGGGCTATGTCCTGAAGGTTGAGCCCTTTACGGCCAAGAAAACCGGTAAAGAACATTGCCGAGTCCTCGTGGAGACGCAAGAGGACGAGCGAAATGTCCTCGTATTCGGGACCAAATGGCAGCAACATAAAGGCCGCTTGGCACCCGGGCTGAAGGTCATTATCAAAGGCAAGAAGTCTGGCGAGGACCTTTTGGCAGATTCCATTCACTATGTCATGGCTGGGGTGAGCGCATGATTCGACGATTCAAGTGCTGGCTCTTTGGACACGACTGGCGCTTCTCTCATTATGGGAATCTGTATCATCGTTTCGAGCGGTGCGCGAGATGTGATACCATCCGCGATTTAGGGTGGGATGACGACTATGCAAGGTCTGTGGAGATGTGGGTATGGAACTCATCGAGGCTTATCTGAGAACAACCATTGATAGCTGTCAGTTTTGGATCTCGGATCGAAGCTATGCGCCTTGGGAAATTAACTGTGAATACATTGAAATCAACTACCATCCCACAGACCCACTTGATTGTTCCGGTATCATCTGCATCCAAAAAGACGTAATGCAAGAAGTAGTTCAATACGCAGAGGGATGGCAGGTGAGGCCTTCTACATTGATCCTGTGTTATGAAAACGGGGATATGGTGCCCTATGAAGTCATGTCCCTCAACATTGAAGAGTACCAAGGCGACTCTGTCCAGTTCCGGTTCACGGCCAAACGAGGAGAGGACACATGGAACTTATCACAAGATATCTGAGGGCCCGCCAACCTCATTATCAACCATTCCTTGCTGCGGGATACCAGCGATGTGTGGCGCGAAGAGGCGACCATGCGATCGACGTATTCATCAATCCAGCTTCTTTTTTAGCCACGTGTGAAGAGAGGAGGCTTATGTTCGATCGAGAGGGTTATCGCATCCATCCCGGAACCCTCCTGGGAGGCAGCGCCTCCTTCTCGATGGGCTTTGAATCGCGCGAGGATCTAGACTTGTGGTTTGGCCTTATAAATGGTCATACCTTTGATCTGGAACTCTGGCACGCGACATTGACGGGATGCTACGTCATCAGCTATTCCACGAGTCACGAAGTCATCCCTCAAAATCACACCGACAATCGCGTGATGGAGTACCAGGTTTGCGTATGTTTTCAGCATCTCGCTTTGAAACCAAACAAATTTGTGTCATAATGTATGCAATGTATTACATGAAAGGGAGGCGTCCTTTTTTGGAACTGAATGAGTATCAAGAGCTGGCATCACGAACCGCGAGGACGGACCGCCCCTTCTTACAGACGGTGGCCAACTTTGCACTCGGCGTAGCCGGTGAAGCAGGAGAAGTGGTCGATGAGGTCAAGAAGCTCATCTATCATGGCCATCCTCTGGATAAAGACAAGATGAAGAAGGAACTGGGCGATGTCCTATGGTACACATCCCAACTGGCCCGAGCCTTCGGGATTGAGTTGGATGACATCGCCATCACAAACCTTGAAAAACTGAAAGCCCGATATCCAGACGGGTTCTCAGAGGAAAGGAGCCTTCATCGAACTGTATGAGCAAGCCAGGTTTTCGCTGTGGATAGAGCGAGGATGAAGATGGGAAGCGGGAGGACGACCAGGGATTTATGAGGTGAGACTCATGAATCCAAAGGAACTGATCTGGTATGACAAAGGGGACACCGTGATCGTCATCGATCCACTCTCTCCTTATGATGGATGGATCGGGACCATTGAAGTCGCCAATCCCAAGAAGATGCGATATCTGGTTGCCTTTGAACACAAGAGGGTCAAGGACACCTTCTGGTATAACCAGATCCGACCCTACCGCTCTAAGGAAGATTTATTGGCCATGATTGATCTGGCCCTGGCTTTAGGGCCGGCTGCAGAATGGATGTTCCATGACTGGGTAATCGAGTTGCACACCCGATTTCCAGAAACCCGAGGGAACTAGCAAAGGGGATGCAGGGGTTGTGACTTCGGGAGGGTAATAGATGAGCTGGACTTGGACATCAGAAGAAGGACGCAGGGCACTTCAAAAAGCCATTGAGCTACGCGAAGATGGACTTTCTTACAATCAGGTAGCCACCATCATCAACTCGAGTTTCGATGCTCGAGTCACAGGAGAAGCGGTACGGCGCGCACTTCACCGCCACGGACACTTGTTGGAGCCAAGCCTGAACCCAGAAGAAGATGACGAAGAAGCTATCCGACGCATGATTGAAGACGCCAAAGAAAAGGCACGGGAAGAGCGGGACAAGAAACTCGTCAGTCAGCTCTTGCGCGAAAGAGGACGAACCGAACTGATTCTGGAGACGTTCCGAAACTGTATTGAAGCGTTCCCAAAGGTGAAACTTCAGCCGCCCAAACCTGTGGCGCTTCGCAAAGATCCGGAAGAAGCTCTGTTGCTATTCAGTGACGCGCAGATTGGCGAGAAGATCACCTTGGAAGAGACCAATGGTCTTGGCGCCTACAACATTGACATCTTCCAACACCGCATGCGTCATCTCACAAATGAAGTCCGACGCATCGCCCGGGAACAGAGCCTGGCACACCCGATCCGGAAACTCAACATCGCGATGCTGGGCGATAACGTCGATGGAATCAACGTCTACCGCGGCCAGGTGCATCACCTCGATGTCATGATCGTCGACCAGTTCCTCATTGGAACCTGGGAAATCGCCAAGTCTTTGGTCGCCTTGCTCGACACGTTTGACGAGATCGAGATCTGGGGCATCGTTGGGAATCACGGGCGCATCGGAAAGAAGGGTGAGAACCCGAGCCATATCAACTGGGACTACATCATGTACAAGATTATGAAGAGGTTGCTCGATGAGAACTACGGAGACCGGATTAAGTGGAACATTCCCGTATCCAACTGGACCCTGGCCGAGATTAACGGGCATAACTTCTTGTTCTTGCACGGCGATACGATCAAGGGATGGAATGGCCTTCCGTACTACGGCATCGACCGCGCAGACTCTCGGTTGACGAAGATGTTGGCGGCACATGGACGGTTCTTCCGGTACCTGTGCCTGGGCCATCACCATAACCCGGCGGAGATTGACAGCCCCGGCGGCGAGAAGATTCTCAATGGCACAATGGTCGGTGGCTCCGAGTTTTCCATCAACCAGCTTCATACCTCGAGTCTGCCGAGCCAGTGGTTCTTTGGCGTCAGCCAAGAGCAAGGCATTACGTGGCGCCATAAGATTCTCCTGAATGTGTTTCCCGACGCCAGGGAGGAAAGTGCATGAAGCGATATTTACCGACGCTCATCCGCCAAGGACGGATTCTGATTCTACTGGCCATCGCGATTTTCATTGCAAAGATGTGGGGACAGACCTATGCATTTCTGTTCCTGGCCTACTGGATCCTGTGTGATCTCTCGGATATTGAGACCGAGCTCATCGAACAAAAAGAAAGGCGTGAACAGTTGTGGAACAATATCTTTCCTACTCGAAAGCCTTTTTAGCCGCCTTGCAGTCCGCCATGACCAAAGAGGAACTCGACAACTGCATGGCCTGTGCAGAGGAGATTTATCAAGCGATAACGCCAATCATTGAGAAGCACAATCTCAATATCCGAGAGGCGCTGAACACCGTGGTGGCTGTCAACACAACCGTCGTGGAACTGGCAAAGGAACAGATGGAAGAACGGAGGAATGTCCAATGATGAAAGAACTGATTGTCGGAGAGATTCTCACGCAGTTGGCCGCGGCCAATGCTCAACTCACCGAGATCGCCAGGGCAATCGAACAAAACTGCGAGTCGATGCGGGATGTGATAGATGTCGTCTTGGCTGAAGAGGAAGACGAGGCTGACCTGTCTCCCGAAGACGAAGCTACAGAGAGTGTTCTCCATGAACTGTTTCAGTCCCTGCCTCCGGGAACTCAAGTGATCGCTGTCGATCCAGATGACTTTCTGGATTTCATTCGGAAAAACAACTTCGACGTATCGGAGGATTGAATATGTACCTGATTGCCTTAGAGGGACTGGACAAAAGCGGGAAGGCCACACAGGTACAGCTGCTTCAGGATCGACTCGAGAAGGGCGGCAAGAAGGTCACCACGATGGACTTTCATCGCTACGATACGCCAACCGGACAACTCATCATGAAATGGCTCAGAAGGGAATGGGAGGTCTCCCAGGAGACCATTGAGTTAATCATGACGGCCGATAAGCAGGCCCAACAGGAGAACTTCCAGCGACTCGAACAAGAAGGATATGACTTTCTCGTCTTAGACCGGTATACCCTGAGTCAAATCGTTTACTCTCAAGCCGCAGGCATTGAATGGCTATGGACACTGGCATTGCAAAGCCACCTACGTCAACCGGATCTCGACATCTATATCGACATCACACCCGAAGAGTCCATGCGGCGCAAGGGCAAATGGGGCGAGAATGACCGTTACGAAAGCGACTTAGCCTTCCTGAAGAGAGTACGCGAGAATTACCTGAGTTACGTCGATAAAATTCACTCTACCAGTGTCGCCATTGTCGATGGGATGGCCAGTATCAAACAGGTCCATGAAGCCATTTGGTCCTATGTATCCAACGAATTCCTTCATTAAATATCAAATATCGACCCTCCTCGAGAGGGTTTTTTCTTGATTTTGTCGAAGAAGAAAAACATGGTGATCATTCCTCGGAGGTGCCAGTATGAAGAAAGTTGTTGGGTATGGATTGGCCTTCATCCTTGGTCTCGTCATGAGCGGTAGTACGGCTCTTGCCGCAACAAAGACGGCAAATGATACTTATCCTACAGTCGTCAAGTTGCCACCGAAGAACGTCAAATTCAACAAACCACCCTATATAATTCCTTGGGGTCCCGACCATAACTCTAAGGGTGTCATCAACACGTTCTACTATAGGTCCTATTACGAAGTGATGGGGAATCCGACCTCAGCCATGATAAAGGCTGCTCAAACCGGCTTCACGTATGCTCGCACCCATGACAAGAGCCTCACGGTCGGAAAAGACACCATTAATTTTCACTGGGTGGGCGTCGGAGACTGGGACGGCTACCTTTGGGATGGTGATGGGTGGTGTACTTTCTATGTGAAGATCGACGACAATGACTGGGGACACTTAACCCATATGTTCAAGACCTATAAGAAGAAACAGATCATTGCCGCATGGGACAAAATCTGTAAGGACGTGTACAACCATTCCGTGGCTATCAAGAACGGACTGGAGGGCGTCGGAGTCGAATTCGACTACAATGGCATCCTTCACTCCAACCCGACCCCGTACTTAAACCCAAATACCACGAGCGAGGGGAATCAGTATCACAAGTTCGCAAAAAATAGCTGGCGCATGAACTTGAATGTGGTCAATTACATCGGAAGTCGGGATAGCAAACAATCCGAAGTGGCTCCTCCAGTCATTGTTGGGGACATCAGAAGTCACAACTAATCCGGCCAGGAAACATCCTCAGACGAAACCGAGGAGTAACCAAACCGGTTACGCGCTGATACTGTTGACCCGCTTCGGCGGGGTTTTCTTTTGTCGTAACGAAAAACCCGTCCATTAACGGTACTCGAACAAAATAAGTTTACATAAGCTTTCTTATCGGACGTTCAAAAAATGGAAAGGAGGAAGTGTTTCCACTCCCCATCGGATTGCAGTCCGAGCCCCAGACTCTCGGGGAACCGGATGCCGCATGATGATTAGTACAGGTTGGTGCCACCCTCAACGGGCAACTCCTTTTTATCGCTGTCCTTCAAATTCTTCCACATGCCAGGATGGAAGTAGTAATAATCCGCGATCTGATACGCCTTCTTGAAGTCCATATCTACCATATCACGGAAATTATCCCAAGCGATCTTCTTGGCGGTCGCCCGGCTCCACTCAATCTTCACAGCCGGTTGCGTGGATTGTTTGCCATATTGATCCGTAAAGTCGGCCATGCCCCACAAGCGGACCATGGTGACCTTCGGGTTCTCGAACAGCTTCTGCGACCACGCCGTCATGGTCTGAGCCAGGATCTGTGCATAGTCAGTCTCATTCCAGACGGCATCTGGCTTCACTTTGACCCAGACAATCTTGTCGCCCTGGGTCTTTGTCCCGGCATTATCCAGCACCTGCACGCTGGTAATCTCCGAGGTAGATGCCGTTTTTGTCATCTTTTCTGCCTCACCGATGGCCAACTGCACGTTCTCCACCGATACTGTTTCGTTCTTCCATTCTGGTGCTGGTTTTGATGTGGCTGGCTTGGCTTCCGGCTTCTCGGTCTTGCTGTTCGTCGTTTTCGTGTTCGACGTATCTTTAGATGCGGTCTGTGTTTTCTTCCCGGCAGTCTGGGATGTTGCGCTGCCGTTGTCCCCGCTATTTCCGCCGAAATTGGTCGCCGGTCCGATTATGATCCAGGCAATCGCCCACGCCGTCACCAGCCAGCGGGCCGCTTTCGTGCCACGCTTTCCTGCCCACATCCAGATGGCGGCAATCGGTGGCACAAAGATCCCCAACACCCACAGATACCAACTCTTGCGCTTCTTCTCTTCGGTTTCCGACACGAGCGCTTCTCCCCCTTGCAAGTGTTTATAAATCGATTATACCTGACGAATTTTGTTTAGTCAGAAGCCTCCTTCTAATTTGTCCTCGAATTGCCGATGGATCACCTCCTTATAAGGTTGGGATTGTCGAACCCCCATGATCGACGTATAATCAGATCATCAATCGAACACATGTTCGCATATGGGGGTAAGGATATGACACAGACAAAGACACCGATCGACGAGGCGATTCATCAGATTTGGCTTGAATTACGCAAGACACTCCAAGAGTTTGAGGAACTGTTGGAACAAGCAGAGGGTTCGTCGGATCAGCGTACATAAATCTCCTTGGTGGGATGTTATCATTTTCCACGGCCAAGGAAATGATTGTTCTTGTATCATATAGAGGATGCCGATCTTCGCTGGACTGAGGTGGCGGAGTAATGTGCGGACGCTTCACTCAAGCCTTTGAGAACTGGGGAGACGTCTTGAGAACCTTCGGGGTGGTGGACGATGGATTCCGCGTGCCGCCCAGATACAACATTGCTCCCTCTCAAGACGTTCCCATCATTATCTCGGATGGGCAAGCCAGACGTATTGGACAGGTCCAATGGGGGCTGATCCATCCATGGTCTCAGTCATCCAGAAGTCGCATCCGTCCGATCAACACTCGGGCGGAGACACTGTTGGCCAATCGGTGGTTTCGATCCTTGGTTCCCAAAAAGAGATGCATCGTACCCGTGGACTCTTTCTACGAGTGGCGCCGAAACACCAAACAGCCCTTGCGCATCCAGCTCGAGCGCCGGCCCGTATTTGCGCTGGCAGGTATTTATGACGTTTGGCACAGCAAAGACGGCCAAAAGGTCAGTTCCTTTGCCATTGTGACCTGTTCCCCCAATGTTTTTATGCTCGGGATCCATGACCGCATGCCCGTGATCCTAGATGAAGATGGCGTCAACTTGTGGCTGGATCGTTCCGTGACCGACCCGGAAGTCGTAACCTCCGTCCTCACCCCCACCACGGAACCTATGAAGGCTTATCCGGTCCACCCGAAAGTCGGAAATGTACGAAATGACGATCCTTCGTGCATCGAACCGTATGAGTGATTTATGATAGAATCCTACCGACCGAATGATTCACTTCCACCGTACTCTCCGATGGCACACAATGCCTCGGAGAGTCCTTTTTGTCTCGCCTGAACCCTGCGGATCATAAAGACTAAATCTTCAATCACCTCTTGATACACTTGGGCTCGGATCGGATCTACATTTGGAAGACGTTCCGTGTAAGCATCAATGAGTTCTTGGAGATCGTTTTGCTCCTGAGTTGCAGCGTCGATCCACATTTGGACACGCTGACGATCCGCATGTCGTTGCCGTGCTTGTTCCGTCGTGACAACGATATGGCGGATTGTGTGTTCTTGTGGCAACGGAAATCCGGATGGAATCGAGGGAGAAATCAGAGCATCCATCCTACATCTCCCCTCCTTGCATTGTTTTCGAGAAAGATAAAAAAGCCGCCCATACGAAGACGGCTATCGTTTACTACTGCAGATTTTGAACCTCCTTACTTGCACGTTTGTAGAATTGAAGATATTGCCGTTCGTCCTCTTTCGTATTTTCACTGTTTCCTGTTCCGTCGATCCGTTCATTGTAATCTTGATAAAGCGAGGTCAAGAATACCCATGCTTGAGCAGTGTCGGAGCGTGCCTGATAGACTTTAGGATCTTCTTCTGGTGAATATCGATACGAGATTTTGTGATAAACATTCCACCCTTCCCGATTGTGTTCTGAAACATAACTACTCCAATCAGTTGGATCGGGCACGCCTGCCATTTGTAGTTTCATCCACTGGTAATATTGATTCATGAAGGACAGATAACTTTTTAGATATGCTGCTGAAACACGGGACTTTATGGGATGAATGTTGAGTTTGAGATTGACCACCTTGCGAGCCTCTAGTTCTTTTTCTCCGTATTCTTTTTTCGCAAGTCGGCCTGTTAAACGCTCTCCATTTTGTCCCACTAATTTTAGGATGCCTTTCGACTGGTTTTCGGAATTCGCAAAGAAATCTACGGTGATGACATAAGGCCCCTTCTGCAGTTCTTTCCAGTTATGCGGTGTGATGGATGCTTGATAATGTCCATTCTGTACCTGCACTGTCTGACTGCTACCGTAGTATTTTTGTGTATTGGCCAAATCAAAATCCACATCGACGTTTGCACCGTCCGGAAGGTCGGTACTGCCTCTCACGACAATATTACTGCCTTTCGTATAAACAGAATCGATGGTTAACATTGAATACGATTTGTGTGTAACGACAGTGTTTTTGTGTGTAACCACAGTGTTTTTGGTGGAACTCGATGGTTGGTTACACGCGGTAAGTAATAGCATCGGAATACAAGCCAGGACCCGATATGCGCGATGAGACACTTTTAATCCTCCCAGACAAAAATTCCATATTTGATGATATCCTAACCGATATGCCTTTGGAATACATATTGGATCTGAATCCCAATGGACTTGATCCCCTGAATCAATATGGGATCATGGGATAGACAACTCGGAGACACACAAACAATCGTCGATACGGTTCCATCCTGAATATCATTCAAGAGAGCTTGGAATCCTGGACAATCTAGAGTATCACCAGAAGCCCCACAGTCGACGTACTCTTGATAAACAGCGCGTCCGACATGGTCCCGACACGCCTTCAGTTGGCGTTCGATCTCTGCCATATCCATGAGATCGGTCCGGGCATAGATACCAATCAAGCATCGAACCTCCTATGTTTAGGCTGGCACAGGAGCCTGGAGCATCCCGGCTTGGATGAATGCATTCTGCAAATCTACCATCATTTCCTGCATGGCCGGCCAGCCGTCCTGCTTCTTTCGCAACACATAGCTGGGGTGATACGTATGGAGCATCGGGATGCCATTGAACTCTCTCCAGATCCCACGCTCTCGGCTGATCTTCAACCGGCTCCCTTCGGATCGCATGGCCCACATGGCCGGATTCCCCAGGGTCACTATGACCTTTGGCTGAACAATCGCGATCTCATTAAACAAGTGCGCGTTGGAACAGCACCGTATCTCATCCATCGTGGGTTGGCGATTGTTCACATCCGTCCGGCACTTGACGACGTTCGTGATATACAACCGCCGCCGGTCCACGCCAAGTCTCAACAACGCCCAGGTCAGGAGCTGCCCCGCCGCGCCGATCAGCGGTAGATCATAGGCCTCCTCTTGTGCGGCCGGCGCCTCCCCAATCAACATGACATCCGCTTGCCAACTCCCTGTACCACGGACTGGGCCCTGACATCCCAACGCTAACGGACAACGCCGGCATTCACGGATATTAGTGTCCATATAAAATTGCTCATCCACCAGGTGCTGAGTATATTGGTTGACATACTGGATCTCCTGGAGCGGATATCCCGCGTTGACCAATTGACGTTCAATCTCAGACCAGTCACGGACGTCCGCCAAGATCCTCCACCTCCATGTTTAACTTGTCAGCAACTTGTGTCAGACTTATAATGAGTGTTGAAGACGGCAATCATAAAAAAAGGCCCCACCAGCAGCCACTGGTGAGGCCTGGCGGGCCGACAAGGCCTACCCATTGCGCCGAGAGCAAAGCAATCTGTCAGCGGATGGTCGACTGGCCCGAGTCGACCATCATTCATTTATGATGAACTCAAAGCTGACAGCCAGGAGCCAGAGGTGTCCAGCTATAGGTACTGGGACGACTCTGATCCGAAGCACTCGCTTCATCGGCACCACCTCCTCGGCTCACACCTAACGCAACAGGTAGAGCCGAGTCGGCCCACATCTGTGTGAGCCATAGGAGGTGGCTGGGCCTACAACGGATAGATTCATCTTACGATGAGTCCCGCCACTTCAAGTATAGCATCTATATAACCCCATTTCCTAGAAGGAATTCTCAATATGAGCCGGATTGTCGAACGACCCATTCAATCCATCCAAACCAATGACCGAGGCGAACCGGTGGCATGGCTGGATCGCGGTGTGACCCACCGAGTTGTTGAGATTCTCGATGCCTGGAGAGAGGCTGGAAATTGGTGGGAAGACGAACCGAATCGAGCCATGTATCGTGTGCTTACATCGGAGAACTACGTGTATGATCTCGAAGAATCCGAAGGCAAATGGAAGGTCTATAAAGTGTGGGATTAGGCCGCCCATTTGATTTCTATTCTAGATCATGGGCGTGCTATACTAGAAATGACCCATCTCTATAGATGGCCAACGTCTTGTTGTTGGCTGACACCCCCTCGGCTGCTGTGGGACGGTGCGGCGCCTTGTCGGAGGGCCGAGGGGGTGAGAGTTGATGCGGTGGTTTCGCATTCGCGTGACGCTTTTACCGACCGGCCATGCGTTTCTGCCTTGGATCGTTCGTGTAGAGCTTACCATAAAGAAGTGACGACCGGTTCTCAGCCAACCGGTCGTCGTTAGCGACTCACCATCAACTCCGACAAGCGTTGCACCGTCCGTCGGGACCCTGCCAGTCAGCCTCTGGCGGGGTCTCATTCTTATTATAGTCAATGTGCGTCTCATGTAACAACATGCTGAAACGAATCCAAAGGTCAATGAACTTACTCTCCCAGAGGTCGACCTCTCTAAAAAGCATGATTCATAAAATCATGATTCTATGAAATCGCTTCTCCCTCCCGCTCGGGATGCGGACGCAGATCTACCTGGGGCGGCTCCTGTGCCTTGCAGTAGAGTTCAATCGGCATGCCCTGGCTCAGCCACTGCGTGAGCTCTTCGATATAGCGGCCGCGCTCAATATATTGTGCCGCCTGTTTTCGGATCGCAGCTCTGGCCAGTTCTTCTGTCTCCCCAAATGCCTTAAACAAGCAATTCCCGTTAGGTAGCCGCAGCATATAGACGTCGCCTTTTGGCCACTCGTCGATGGCAATGGCATCATGCCAGCCTTCGTGATAGGCGGCTTGGACAAACTTCAGAGTTCGTAGGCCACTCAAAATCTGCTCTGGGGTACTTCCCCAATGGGTTTGGAGCTTTTTCAGAAGCTGAGAAGCCCATTGAAAATGAGTATACCGATCCGCCTGGACTTCCGCATGGAACCCATACCACTCGTCATACTCCGGGTCCGTTTGCCATTCAAACCGTACTCTATAGTCCGAATACCCTTTGTGTTCCCGGACGACAACCGACAAGTGTTCGTACCGATTACCATAGGAATGGCTCGGCGGCAGACGATAAATCAAGAAGTATTTATTGGGACGACGAATCTGCGTCATGAAGGATCATCCTTTCTTGGCATAAAAGGAAGACCCCTGTGATTGACTCACAGGGGTCTTGCGCTAAACGGAACTATGAAGTTTGTCACCGACATAATAGCATAGAAGTCATAGCTATGACAACTGAAAAATATCGACTTGGTTCGGCAGGAAATCTTTTCGCCTTAGCGAATATATGCTATGATTCTGTTGCGCTAAACGGAACAGGATGCCTGTACCCTATACAGGTTATCTACGTCTGTTTTGGCGCACCCATTAACGGTGCGCCTCGATTTTTATAGAGAAAGGAGTGCGGGGATCGAGTGCTCGACCACAAAGACACGGGCAAGTATACATACTGGATGAAGCACTTTGAGAACGGAGAACTGATCGAGGTCCCTGAGTCGAAGATAGAAAACATCTCCCTTGACACGCTCGACAACGGACCGGTCATCCCCTTGCATCAGGGTGGATTCGCACAGATCCCTGCCTATTGGCTCTACTTCTGGTGTCCCTTTCTCTCGGTTCACGCTCAGTCTATATTTACGCACTTGATCGCCCATACATACATAGACAAGAACTGGTGCCAGATCAAGCGTGAAACGCTCGCTGCAGAATGCAACATGAGCCTGTCCGCCTTCAACAAACACTTCGAGCAACTTGAACGATACAAGCTGGCTTGGCGCATCGAGGTGAGAACCCCGGATGGAAGCAACCTGCCGAACATTTACATCACGAGGAGGCAAATGCCCCTCATCCCGCAGGAACTTTACGATCAATTATCGGACCGGCTCAAGGACATGCATGATCAGTACATCGAGCGCATGGCCAAAAGCGGCATGCTGTACCTGGATGTGGAGTATGAACGTCCACTTCCCGAACCCAGCCCACCGCCGAAAAGACGCGGCAGACCAAAAGGCTCAAAGAACAAACCCAAGGCGTCTGAATAGGCGCCTTTTTTTATGCCCAGAAAAACACCTTCCACGAGAAAAAATACCCCCTCCGTAATACGGACCCTCTATTTTTTCTGGTGTAACCCGTATCTCTTCTGGAGGAACCCCTATTCCGTATCACATAAGGTCCATTTCACCGTGCGGAAGGTAGATTCTTTCTCACAGACGGTGGAATCCGTGAAACGGAAGCATTGGTTCCTTGATGCGGAAGGGCACATTCCACCACAAAGAAACCCACCTTCCGTCACAAGGAAAGCAGGCTTACATACGGCGGAGACAAAAGAATAGATCTTTGAATCAGATCCAATAAACAATTCTCCTCCTACTCCTACTATATAGGGGAGACGGAGCTTTGAACCTGCACATTCTCAGGAAACTCCATCGCGAGGTTCTCGAGTCCATGAAGAAGACATCGAAGCAGGAGCTGAACCTGATCCGACTGAAGGAGCGGAGGAAGGTCCACCTGAAGATACCCAGGTCTGGACTTCACTCTGATGTCGACGCCGAGCAATTCCCGGATGGAACTCACCGTGTTCCTCGACAGTACAGACACCGCAGCACACACGATGTCCGTTCCCGGATCGCCAAAATTGGCGTGCCCGTGGATCTCTACCCTTTCGATCTTCCCTGTAAAATCTCTACCCACCACCACCCTAATCATTGGGCTTTCACCAAGTTGCCGTTTTGCTCTGCCTTTAAGGTCACCGGTTCAGCCACCATTTCCGAGTTGGCCATCTGGAACGCTTTCACCATCAGGTCATACTTTTCCTTGAGTTCGCGATAATCCTTGACGAGCGATTGATACAAAGGATGATCTTTCACTCCCTCATCGGAAATCTCGCGAGCCTCTGTCTCTAATTCATAGATCCGCTGTGCCTGTGCCTTGATCGTCTCTTCAAGCACACGCTGCTGTTCAAAGAGTGCCTTTACGTGACGCTCGGATGCCTTATACATTCCCTCGAGCTTTTGATTGCGTTGCTGCAATTTCTTGGTGTCCTGGTCCACCTGTCGCAGGGCACGAATAATACCGGCCAGATCCATAAACGGGGTTTGTGAAAGATCCTCCGTGGTCTCCTTAGAATCATTCACGACATGGATGGGCATGACTTCAGCCATCTCGGTCTCTCTGCGCTTCCGACGGCGCCGCATTTGATTGAAGTGCTGACGAATAGAAACCGGTGTGCGCTTGAGCCGCTCACTCGCCTCCGAGAAGATTTCGGCATCATCGATGCCTAGCAAGCTCTGCTCCTGGACAAACTCCTCCAACCAGCGCTCCTCATCTTCCGTCCAGCGCGCATTCTTGTTGATGGGATACACGTTCGCCATGCCTCAATCTCTCCTCTTCTTGCTGAAGATATGAAATCGCAGCATCGAGCCCGCGTTTGTCCGTTTGGGTTTGCCACCAGGTGTACAGAGGCATCCAGTCTTCCAAATCCCAGACCAACACCAAATGCTGATAGTGATACAGACTCAACACAGGCTGACTGAGGTATCGGCCAGGTAACGCCTTCCATTTGCGTTTACGCGGCTCGAACCCTTTGAAGAATCGGTCAATCGCTTCATGCAGCTGTTGCAGTTTTTTCACCGCGGAACACCCCGCACAGGTTCCCTCGATTTGACCCTTGCCTCCTGTGCTTTTCACACCCAAGAGCGATGCCCCAAGCACAGGAGACAGAGGCCTTCTGTGAGTTACCTTGCATCCACATGCTCCTGGATGAAACGTCGAAAGAGCGGATTTTGAGTCTGAATCAGCCAGCGCACGTACGCAACATTCTCCCGTCCGTAGGCGCCTTTTCGTTCCCGTGCGGGAACTTCTTGTTCAAATTGCGCCCACAGTTTCCGGTGTTCATCGGGATACGCATCGGCAAAGGCGTTCGTAGCAAAGATGGCCCGTTGGAACTCTAAATTCATGCTGCTGTCTCCTCGCTGTTCGGATCAAAAAGCCAAAGCTGACTCTCGGTTACAGTCGTATTCCATCGGTAAGCCAGCCGGCCGTTTTCCACGACGTAGAGCATCGATCCGATCCGGTACTGGCCATCCTCCAATGCCACTTCATCACCAATGAAACACCCCTCAAAATCCACCGGATTGCCGTCCAACCCCATCGGGGGTTCGTACAAGGGAGTCACCTTCACCTCGTCGACGTCCACCTCGACCCACACAGAAACCCCAATGGTCAACTCGTACGTCTGACCACATCGAGGGCATTCGTAGCGACGAGAGTCTTTCAAGCTCTCCACGTTGAACTCAGCTTCTTCCACCAGTTCGGACTCAAGATCCGTTTCAATTTCCTCTCCGCATGTGCAGACGATCCGCTTCCTATGGTACTGTGCCTCCATGTTTAGTCCTCCTAGCCAACGGCAATGACATCAAACGCATCACCGAGTTTCTCTCGAATCTCATCAGGAGTCGCTTCGACGACCGCCATCAAATGGTCATTGACCGAGATGACCTCAACCTTTTGTTTCAACGCATCGACCTGAGATGTATCCTCTAACTGAATGAAATAGACAGCCACAACATCGACCTCCTTCAAGGATCATAGGCCGTGTAATGCATTACACAATCAAGTATAATACACAAAACACGGCCTCTCAATGGAAAAGCTGTGCGTTATGCGTTCGTTTCGCCTTCAACCGCTTCAGATTCGCCCGAACCGTTCTCCTGCGCCTGTTCCGCCGCGGCAGCTACATCCTCGGCAAACGGGTCTACTTCGGCTTCCGGTGGATTGAAGTCCTCGATCACGACACTATCCTTCATGTACGTGGTACGGATCGGGGTCACCAAGTCCAGATCCGACGAGCTGGTACCGGACACCCGAATCACAAACGGCGTCTTCGGAGACGTGAAGCAAAGCACAACCTGTTCCTCCGGAGAGATGGCGCCAAGCATGTCGAGGAGATACGCAACGTTAAAGCTCGTTCCGATGTCCTTGCCCTCGGAAGACAGAGGCCGAATGTCTTCCTGGAACTTGCCATACTGGGTCGGATCGGACAGGAACCGAACTTGGCCGTTCTTCGCGTCGACCAAGATATGAGCTGTTGTCACGCCCACATCATTCGCATACAAGGTCGCGCGACTCAGCAACTCCCTCAGCTCGCCGGCGCGAAACTGAATCTTAGTGCTGAAGTCAGGTGGAATGATCCGGTCGGTATCCGGGTATTGATCGTGCAACGTGCGAGTATAGATCGTGGTGTCGTCCAACTCATACAACACATAGCTCTTATCGAACCGGATTGTCACCATATCAACGTCCTTCAGGTGTTTCACTACTTCGTTAATGGAATCGGCCGGAATCACATGGTTGCCATCCTCCACCTCACCGGTCAGTTGATACGACTGCTGCGCAAGACGGTGAGAATCGCATCCAATGGTCCGGAATATGCCGTCCTTGACGATGTGGTTCACGCCCGTCAGAACCGGCCGCGTCTCCGATTTGGATGTCGCATAGACAGTGCGGCGATACATCGTTGCCAGAACCGCGGACGGAACGGAGAACGATAGCTGTCCATTGACCGACGGCAGCTTGGGATACTGGTCAAGGTGCAGACCCGCCAGAGACATCTTGGCGCCCTTGAACTTGATGAGCGTCTGAAGTTTGTTGAACTCGATGGTCACATGCTTTCCAGTAACACGGTTCACCAGGTCGACGAACTTACGACCCGGGAAGATAAGGCCGCCACCCTCTCCCTGAACGCGGAACGACTCCATATCCGTGATGACGGTCTTCGTATAGAAGTTGCTGTTTCCGCCGATCAGCGTGATCTTGTTGTCCTCAACCTGAAAGTAAATGCCCTGGAGCGCCTGGGAGGGCGAGTTCTTTGACACCGAGTTTCCGACCTTACGAACCGCCTCACGTAACACTTCGCTCTTGATGGTCAGTGTGAACACCTGATTGGTCGTAAAGACCTGCTTCTCGGCCTCCTTCTCCAGTTCAACCGCCTTCTTCAGGTCAGCTTCTGCAAGCGCCATGATACATTCCTCCTCTTTTTAATTCCCTAAAATTCGGCGACAGCCGGCTTTAAGCCGTAACGGATTTGCGTTCGAGTTTCTGGATGGCGATGACTAACTGGACATCGAGTTCCTCCATCGTCTCCTCATCGTAGATGGGCATACCCAACTTGGAGGCCACAAGGATCTCGAGTCTTGCGCCTTTTGAATCAAGCCAGTTCGGAAGGACCACCACTGCATCGGCATCCAACATGGCCTTGATATCCCTACGCAGGTAATCCTCCCACGACCAACCCTCGACATAACCGAGCCGCGCGGGATTGATGACCTCATATCCCTTCTCATTCAGCCGTTCCTCAGCGGCGAAAAAGGCCTCATAGTTGTAGTTCTCCATTCCAGACATCGGGCCGCTGATGTAAATCTTCGTTGCCATACAAATACCCCTCAAGCAGAAGTTTTTTATCTCCAGGGGAGCGCGCCTGAAAGCAAGACGCTTGTCTCCACCTGTCCATCCCATTCTTTCGGGATCGTGACTTGGCCAGACTTCACATCCACGATGATCGGATACTGATTGTCGGTGGAGTATGCAAATGTGCGAAGCCGACCTGTCTGCGGATCGTACTCCATCGAGGCCAACATCATGCCATCGACCATGATCGCCACACCCGGACAAGGATCATCTGGGTATCTCATGACTTCAATCGTCCCAAGCGGAGTCTTCACCGGCTCCAACATCATCCCTCCCATCCGTCAGCTCAAGATCAGCTCAAGCTGGCCTTGGGCTACTTTACGACTGTTGTCCGCAATCTTCATCGGAGGGTCATATGGATCGAACCCACCGAGGCCATCCGGCATCAAGGCGTACCAGGGCGCATACCAGAACATCTGGATCTTGCAAAGTTTGACCGCGACCAGATTCATGTCCACCGCATAGGCCCGAAGGATGTAATTACTCTGCGGAAGAAGCATGGCACCGCACCCTACACTTGGTTCACAGGTAGTCTTTCTCTTGAGTGCCTCCGGGTCTTCCCCGCCCACCAACATCTTTGTCATCATCACGCACAGATGAAATGGAGTGGGAAAGTACCCGAGGGCGCCCCGGTATCCCCGACCCATTTCGTCACACAAGATTTGACTCATGTAGTCGGTCGGGTTATCCAGAACCAGAAACAGATCAAACATCCGGTAGTAATGCTCATTCAGTTCAGATGAGATGTCCGGCGGAGAGTTTCTGGCACCAAAACCCCAAAGCAACCAATCTGCAAACTTCTCAATATTGGACTCCCATCGATAATCCTCTAAGCACTTGGTAAGCATCTTATGGGTGGCGGCCACGCCCGAACTCCCTCGATCTGCCCACTGGATTTGAGGAATCGGGCCGCTATCCGCAATCGTGCCTTTGGCTACGATGTCGAGCCACCAATTCCACCGACCCCAGAGCAGCTGGTCATACGCAAGCAGGAATGGGAGCAACCAACCCTTCTTCTCGAAGACCTCGTTGGCGTTTTTCGGCGCGCCACCCATTGCGCTGGCACATTCGAAGAACGTGCTGTGCATCTCCAAGAGCTTTTCAGGATCGAATCGCTCAACGCGGTATAAGCTCGTTGATTTCTTCTTCATCGTCTTCGTCCTCACCACAATGCACAATGAACGAGTCAGGGACATACTCTCCATCGGGAAGCGCGCTCCACTTATACGCCTTCAGAACGGCTTCCTCCAGGCATTCAGCCTCAACCTTAACAACCCCGGACATCGTCCAGCTTACAGGCAATCGATATGTCTTAGTGGTCCGATTCCCACGAAAGACCAGGCTCGGAGCGTCCTCTGAACTGCCGGGACGTTCCTCGAAGTCGGCTTCATTGAAGCTGTAGACTTGAGTGCCGATCCCATCATCCAAGATTTCAAATACGCGCGCGTCGTCCGTCTCGGGATCAAAATCTTTCCAAACCACTTGAGCCAATGAGAGTCTTGCTTCCTCAAGGGTCGGCTTGGACCACAAATCCTCCACAATTCCACCGTTGGACACGATGCACACATACCTGGAAACAATGTTCATCGATAAACTCCTTTCCAATAGATCGGATTGGCCAACAGATTCTGTAGGCATGTCGTAAATCCCGTGAAAATAAGTAGCTTTGGAAGAAAATCCAGTTCATCGAGGTCATACCAATCAAGAACCATCGGAAATACTCCTCTCCCCTCCGTCGATGCGGCGTTTGAGCCAAGAAAACGTGATTTTGAGGCGGCGGAACACAAACGCAATCCCTTGAGTGGCCTCACCCCGATGATGAATGATCCCAAACCAATGGATGGCTCGGCCGGTATTGGTACGCCAAGAGTCGCCCTTGTGTTTCGCCCACGCCACGTATACCCCGTATCCCGCGAAGGCCAATCCACGCGCGGAGTAATCAGGGTCATCATGACGAATCCGAATCAACCATCTCACCACCAAACCGCCGGCGCTCAGAAGAGCGCCAGCTCGTATTGGCCTTCGGCGACAAGCTCTTTCTTGCGCTTGCCCTTGTTGTAAGACGCTGCGTCTTGCACCAGCGTGAACATCTCCTCGACATGGGCCAGATAATCGGCCAAGTCGAGGGCAGATATCCGGCCGGCGGCCACATCCTCTTGCATCTGCTTGACGATGCCTTGCTGGATGCGACGGACTTCCTCGATACCCAGCGGGTTCATATCGTACCCGTCATAGCCTTCAAACGTCGCATTCTGCAGCTCCTCATACGTCGCATTGATTCGCTGCCAGCGGCTCTCGATGGAACTGACATCATCCAGCGTGCCTTCGTTGACGAGTTTCTTGGCCAACGCGGTGATGCCCTCACCACTATCCGCCATCGCCCGCAAGCCTTCCTCAGAGAACTTGCCTTGCAGCGCCAATGCGGCGTCAATCTTGCGAGCAATGTGTTCCAAAACATTGGCCTGGATAGTATCTCGATAAACCATCGTGTAGACCTCGACCGGTTGCGTCTGCTTGATCCGCCAGGAGCGGCGGCTGGACTGCATGTAGTTATAGGTGGAGTAATCCATCTGGTAGTAGATGATGGTCGGGAACATGAGCAAGTCGAGACCCACGGACACCAGGCGCGGGTTGGTAATCAGAACATCCCAATCATGCTTCTCCATCATCTCATGCAGCCAGGCTTCCCGGTCCTCTTGCTTCGGCATCTGGATACCGTCATAGACACCAGAGGCCTTTAGGATCCCGACATTGTATCCATCCGCCTTGAGTTTCTCGTACAGGTACGTGTCGACGCCATTGGATCCTGTGAACCGGCAATACACCAACACCTTTCGACCGCGACGGTGAATCTCATCGTCGAGCTTCAAGGTCAACTCATGGTACTTGGTCGGAATAAACGTGGACGGATCGAAGTTCGTAGGCACCGTGATCACATGCGTGAGTCCTTCATTATCCTCATACGTGATGGGACCCCAATTCCACGGTGTATCCGAGTATTGATACAACGTGTTGATGTACGTCGACACATGCCGCATGCCACCGGTCAGGAACAGACTCTGACGCATGATGCTACCGATCTCGTCTTCCACTTGCTTGTAAGCGGCGAAATGCCTTTCATCCATCTCGACGAAGATGGGCTCTTCTCGATACGGCGGCAAGGCATATCCGAGGTCGGCCAGTTCCACAAAGGCACAGTTGCTAATCAAGTATCGGGAGAACACATGCGGTGAGACACCCGCACGCTCCCTCATGCCGGACTTCTTTCGGTTCGACAACGGTCTCCCGTTCCCCAGGTGCTGTTTGTACGAGTGTTCATAGACCCCGTACCGCTCGATGAACAGGGACAAGTCGTTGTAGCTGATGCTCTCCCGAAGCAAACGCTTAGGATCCAGACGCGCCAAAAGGTAGAAGATGTCGGACGCCATGCCACCGAGCAACGTCCCGGTCAGCAGGATCTGCTTCTCGGTATGATTGATCAGCTGGCCAAACGCCTTGGCGCGGTCGGTCTCGCCGCTCTTGTATTCATGAACTTCGTCGGCGATGAGATACTTGAAGAACCCGCGCCGAAGACGCTTATTGATCATCCATGCCGGAGACACCTTCCGATTCAGGGAGTCTTTCTTGAGGAGCGCAGGCCGCCACAAGACAAACCCACATTCCTGCTCATGTTTCGACGGATCCTTGACCATGTGCTTAGGTAAGTCCGCCGTGCGAACCCGATTGCGGCACACATAGTTCTCGGCCTTCATCGTGTTCATCCACTTGCCGTTGCGCTTGGTTTGGAAGAAGTGCTCATCGGCCGGCTCCTTCTTCCGAGCCATGAGCAGGCCGCCACACTGCGGGCAATGAAACCCGGTATCGGTCGTCACGACGGTCTCTTCTTCCCGACCGGTATTGATGTTGAAATACGGTTCTCTCCGGAACCGAATCCGAGCCTTTTCCCCATTGGCTTTCCGTTCCTTGGCGTCCGCCGCGTTATACCGCCAATCTTGAATCGGCTCCATCGGATACGTCGCCTTTGCCACATCGGAGGACATGACCCAATACTCAATCTCACTGGGCCGATAGGGCATCTTCTCCATCTTCAAGACGTTTCGCCATGAGGTGATTTCATATACCTTGGCGCCAGGGACACGCTCTTTGATCTCCCGCTTCCACTTCTCGACCATAATACCGGGAACGAACACCAGCGCCCGGTACGGATCCACCTTGCCCTTTGACATATGCTCGGTGATATAGGGAATGACCGCACCCATCGCGGTCTTGCCTGTCAGTTGTGTTACCGTATGGGCTTTTTATCCCATACTTCTAACGGTTCATATTCCCGTTAGCTCAGCATACCTTTTCACCCTCGACTCAACGTTAGGGTGGCGCGGCCTCGTGGGAGCATTATTCCTGTTACCGGTCAGCTCCTATGCGTTGCCCCTGACTGGGATTTGCCCAGCCTTCGGTTCGGGTCAGCATCTCAGCCTTCCCGCTTAATTCCGCGCTATTGCCCACTACATTTCTGCAGTGGCGGGCATCATCTACCCATCTCGCCCACGACGAAGCAATACTTCTCGTCCTTGAGCGTCTTGGCAACCCCCATCACCACGTCGGCCTGTGGCGGAAAGAGACCCGTGACCCCATTCTTGTTGGCGTGCAGGTTCACGTCATAGAACGCCGGCGAGTGTTTCTCCTTGGTCGGATCAAATCGAATCTGGCTATTCTCCTGAATCCGATCGCCCAGCGCGCTGGCAAAGTGGCTCAGGTACGTATCGAGAGAGTCGCAATCCTTGAGAACCGACTGTTCATCAGTCCGGCCATCATCAAGAAGTGCAAAGTCCAGATCCAGAGACTGAATCCCCTCGGTGATGATGTTCTCCAAGTCGCGTTCCGTAATCTGAAGCAGACCGGCCTTGAGCGGATACTCATTGCCATAGCAATGAACCGTCAGCTTTCGGAAGTAGCCGAGGTCGATGCACTGTTGAACAATGTAATCCGCCCACTCTTCCAGCATGGGGGTGTTGTAACGATCATTGAGGATGCGGAAGATCTGCTTCTCAATATCCCCATCCCACGCCAGAATGAGTTCTTCGGGTGGCCGGCGCGGTTCAAGACCCTGTGCCAATCGCTCATCCTCTTCTCGCTGCCAATCCTGTCGAGCCTTAATGTTCGGCTTGGCACACTTGGCAACGACCAACATGTGGGTCAAATCCTCGACCCGAGTTTCAAACACGTCAAACGCATTGCGGTCGGGCATGACGACATCGAAGCAGGTATGGCCCTTTTCGTAGGAATTGCCTTCCGCGCGCCGAATTTGGCCGGTCTTAAAGTCGTTCATGAATTCGACGACTTGATGCACCTTGCTGTCGGCACCAATCACGTTGGCTAGATACACAGTGCGATGACGCCGCTGATAATCTACCACGAGCAGATCAATATACGCCTGCGCGCGCTGGTGCCGAGCATACATTTCGAGCAAATAGATCTCGTTGCTCTGAAAATCCGCCACTTTGAACACCTCTTACATGAGTTTGTGAAATTGCCCGTGACGATCTAAGAACTTCACACCGATGTGGTAATACTCTCGTTCCTTGATGCGCGTTACACCTTCTTCATCTTCTTCCGTCGTCTCTTGCGACATCTTGACGACGCTCCCCTTGACCAGATGCTGGTCGGGGCCCGTTCCGATGTATCCATTCAGATACCCAGACGCCAACATCAAGGCAACGTGACCTTTATGAAGCTGTGTTGGTGGTTTGGGAACCTCGTTATCCAGAACCTGCGAGTACGTCTGCTGATACGAAGAAACCAGGCTCGACCTGCGGATGAACGACAGCGCTTCTTCCGCGGTTACCGGACCAACTCGAAAGTGCAAAACGTCTTCTTGTCGTTTCGAAGGAACCTGATACAGCGGTTGCGCTTGAATCGAGATCACCGGAATTTCTTTGTAGGGACGATACTTATACTGCATCAGCTCATACGCATACTCGGGATCCCGAATCGCCTTGGGCCGCTTCCGCGCAAAGATAATGCACTTTCTCTGTTCCTCATACTCTGCGTCATCTTGCCGATAGACCCGGATATCGTCGTACTGATTGGCCAGCTTGAAGCAAATCTGGCTGTCGATGAACTCCTTGGGCGTGACGAAGATGAGGATGCCATTCGGGGCCAGCTTATCCGAAACCAGATTCAGCAAGAACTTGTCCCAACGGTAGGTCACCATCCGGCGTTCTTGCTCCCGCTGCATCCGGCGGAAGGCAATTTCCCGTTCCTCGATGGTCTTTCTCACCTTGGCCTCAAACTTCTCCCGACGCTTTTGGATCTCTTCTTCGGTCAACCCCTCGTCACCAAAGTCAATGACGTCCTCATCTTGTGCCTCTTGTGCTTCCAGCAGCCGGCGGACTTCCGCTTCAAAGTCTGGAATCGTGAAGGGGTCATAGTCCCGGAAGATCTCATCAATCAATCGGCTGTCCACATCCGGGTTCATGACCACCAGCGAGAAGGCTTCCGGCGTCACCTTGGACTCATTTTTATACGAGGACGTGCAGACCTTCGTGAACCTTTCCCGCGCGCGATTGGCTTGCCATTGATTTTCCGTGACCCCATACCGATAGGTCTCCGGGTGCATCCTTGTAATCTCATACAGCACTTCCCCATCGCCGCACCGATAATCCAGAGCGGTGACGGCCTGGCCCTCTGGGAACTTCAAATACGTGCGAATCACTTGGCACGTAAACTTGCTCAGTGGCTCATTCATCCACCGTGCGTACATGGCCTCTCTCCTCCTCAGATCGTTTCATCCAAACTGTAAACGTCAAAATCAATGAAATCCTCGTCATCCAACGAGAAAGGATTGCGAACCCGGCGTGTGGACCTTGAGTCTGCATAGTCGATACATGCCGTTAAGTCATGAATGACGGCATCGATCAACTCAATGGGGATCCCTCGCTGTAAATACCCAACCGTGCTTCCAACTTGCCGACCATGATGGGCTGTCTTATCGCGGAAGATCCCACCCTCTGCGAATGTGGTCTCAATGATGGCAAAGGGAACGGGGGATTCGAGTTCGAAGGTGTGATCATCGGTCGCTTTGAATCGAACCATCACACGATACCATTTGTCCTTGACCTGGAATCGCTTCGAAAACACCTTGACCTTGGCGGTGAAGCGATCCAACAGCCACCCTCTTGCTTCTGAGGTCATGACGTCAAACGTATCCGGGTGGATGCCGCTCATGCGAATCGGAGTGACATTGTACATGTAAGCCTGAATCAATTCCATGTTTGATGTTCACCTTCTTTAACTGACGCGGGTATTATACCATAGTTTATGAAAATAGGGCACTACTTGTGTAGTGCCCTTCATGATTCTCGATCTTACTTCAATTTGCTTTGCAAATACTCACGAAGCGCCTGTGTCGATGGGAATCCAATCGGCTCCAGGCCCATATCGTACTTTACAACGTCGAGGATAATTTCGATGAGTGTGCTTTGTGTAATCGCGCAGCCGCCATTGAACTGATTCTCTTCGGAAAAATCGCTCGTCCACTTGTAGATCTCCCGGTTGTAGATACCTACCTGTTTCATGACCGGTTTGTTCGGGCTGTAGAGCTTCGGATCGAGCCCTGGACGATATACATGTCGAGCTTTCCTTGGGACCTCTGGATATTCGGTGTCCGTTTTGGAATCCGGCGGTGCAGATGGTGATGGAGCAGAAGGTTCTTCTTGGATCGATTTTTGCCGGGTCACGGCAACTTCATCCACAGTTCGAACCGAGGTAGGAGCAGAGGCCGGCGCGCGACGAACCATCGAAGCCATCGAGAAGGAAGGCTCTTCCCATTCGTCTTCCTGTGCGGCTTGACGGTGCTTACTTTCGCTGGCCAGCCTCTTGAGTCGGCTCATTGTATCTTCTGCCATGAAACTCTCTTCCCTTCTCAAGACCTCCACATTTCAAGTCCCATTATAGGAAAGAGAGAATTTCTTGGCAAATATTTTGTTAGGATTTTTGCACCACTTTCGGTTCCTTCTCTTCAATCGAATTCACAAGTTCCTGTACTGCATTGTAGATGTGCTCATCACCCCAATATTGCTCGGCTTCAATCACATAGATCTCACCAGTTTTAGAATCCGTAACCAAAACTCGAAGTGGCGACCCAATATTAGGGGAATCCCAATAGGAGATCAGCTTGGTATTTTGATCAAAGTCCACAGACTGATACGCCTCAGATACTACATCCACAGAGTATCGATCCCTAAACACGGCAATCTCCCCTTCTTCCTTACGCGGCTTTCACAATCTCATAGACACGACGCAATTCTTCATCGGTCAGTTCGTTAAAGAACTGGAATGGCTTTACTGCCTTCATACACTCATGGTGCAACAGGTTAATGTCCACTCCACGCATCGACAGGTCCATGAGCATCGCATTGATCTCGTTTTCGAGACGTACACGCTCCGGATTTGGCGTCTGCGGCTGGTTGACACCCATCTCATCCAGTTCATCACTGCAAATATGATCCGGATCATCGCCCGTTGGAATGGCAAATGCCTGCCGTTGCATGTACTTGTACGCCATCGTCATGGCTTTCGCGATGCCCTTATCCTGTGAATCCGAACCCTGACCACCAACATTGATAACCTCGTATTCTCCAGTCTGCACGTCGATGATCTTGTACTTCATGTTCACGGTGGTGACCTGGTTGTTGATCTGAAAGTCCATATTCACAGGGAGGATGATCAGGCCAAGATCCAGCAGATGCCGCCGGATTTCTTGGGTCATCTTCTCCTCAGATAGGTAGCTGTACCGAGTGGATTTGAAGCTGATAAATCCGTCCTTCTTGAGATACTTGACACGACGCATAACCTCAGAGATTTTCTGATACAGATTCAACGTCTTCTCAGCTTGCGGATCCACCTGATTCTGTTCCACTGTCCTCGACCTCCAACAGTTGATTGGGATGCATGGAAGTATGCGGACGGAATACCGCGACCTGATCCAAAGACTGAAGTTCACGTTTGAGCCGCCGGAGCAACTCAATCACCTCCGGCTTGGTCAGATCACGCTGTGCCTGATGCCTCCCCTGGTTGTCAGTCCACACGACCGTCCACATGGATGAAATCACCTCATGGTCTCGTTTCAGCCTGCAATCAAATGACGCTGGTTGTGCTTGTACGTATCCACCCGCGCCTTGATCGACTCATAGCTCACCTCAAAGAGTTCGGATGCTTGCCGGATGTATATGTCCAGTTCAACCGGATCTTCAACCTGGCTCAGAACCTCGATGACTTTTCGCATCCGTTCTTGTTGCAATTGTGCAATCTCGGATTGATGATAAAAGATCTGGTCATAGGTCTCACGATGAATCCGTTCCAACCGCCACTGACTTATGGTACGCCGATGCTTCTCCATCCAGCGAAGCAGCTGATCAGGTTCATCTTCGAAGTTGTCACAAAGATCACAGGGATCTAGACCCTCTGGCATTGGGATGATAAACGTCTGGATACCGTGAGACGTCAGCATCTTGGCATCCCGCTCGATGGCCTTCATGCCGGCTTCATCCCCATCTCGCATCGAGACGACCCGCTTCGCGCCGGCGCGCACCAAGAGTTTCGTCTGGGCTTCGGTGAGCGCGGTTCCCATCGTGCAGACGGCATTCTGGACACCATATTTGTGGAGCTTGATGACATCCGTCCAGCCCTCGACAATCACAGCTTCGCCCCACTGGCGAATGAACTCTTTTGCGATGTGCATGCCAAAGAGGTGATTGCCCTTGTCAAACTCCGGATACGGATGGTCCTTGTAATACGGGTCATCCGGCTTGATAGAGATTCGGTCCAGATACTTCACAATCGGCATCTTGCCTTCGGCCTGCAGTTTCTTGTTCGCCTCGGCCAACACGTTGGGAGGAAGCATCGTCCGGCCGGTAAAGCTGATGATGTTCCCGTGAAAGTCAAACAGGGTAAAGACGATGCGATCCTTGGTATTCCGAAAATCATAGTCCACGTCATCACCAAAGCCGAGCTTCCAAAGCAAAATGTCTTGCATCGTGAACCCGCGCTGATAGAGGTATGCCAGAGCCTCTTTGTTGTTCATGAGGTTCTGTTGAAACCGCTCAGCAGCTCGCTCACAATACTCAATCCACTTGGCGCGAAGATCCTGTTTTCGCTTGGCTTCAGGATCCAGAACCGGCAGTGGCTCACCTAGGAAGTTGGCCAACCACTCAATCGCTTCGCCAAGATTGCATCGTAAAATGCCCTTCAAGAAACCATACACATCACAAGACTGAACGGTGCTATGGTTTCTGGAACCAGCGCCACAGGCATAACAGCCAAAGGTCTGTTTGTCCGTCCGAACATGGAAACTCGGATTCTTTTCTTCATGAAACGGACAACACGCCACATAGTCGCGGCCCATCTTCTTCAGCGGCACAAACTGAGAGATGACCGCCACAATGTCGGCCTTCGACTTCAGATACTCCTTGAATTCATCTGGATAGTACGGCACATCGACCCTCCTCTCCTTGATCAAACTCCAAAAAGACGCGATAGCGACGATATCTCGACCTCGAAATCAACCTTCTTCACGCGCTTCGGAATGTAGCAACTGCCGTCTGGATTGTACTTGGCCGGAGATTGCTCCGGGAGGTCAAAAGTCCCATCAAGAGGTGTATGAAAAACATCGGATATAAGCCTTAGCATTCCAAACGAAGTTACATTCACGAAGCGGATCCGGGTGGCAGAGGGAAAATACTCGTGACAACGACTCTTCAACTCATTGAGCATCCTTCGGGCGATCCCTTGTCTTTGATGCGACTTCTTGACCATGACCCAGGTACAGCGGACCACAGAAGGATCGGTGAGGTCTTTGAACACATGTATCTCGCCGATGTCTTTCCCATATTCAATCTTGAATCCGTAGCCGTCAGGCGCTATCGTAGACCAGGAAAGCGGTCGGGAATCCCTTTCCCGGTTCATCTCATTCCTCTTTGAATTCGTCCGGATAGTACGCCACAAACGATCATCCCTCCTTGGATCAATCCCCTAAATGGAGCGATAGCGACTCAGTCATCGTCTTTCATAGTTGGCAGGATGCCCCGTTCAACATACTTTACGGCGTCCACTTCCTCGCAGACTTCACGGGCATGATCGCGAGCTGGCGCCTCACTGGCGTAGATGTACAGCTCACCCTCGACGGCCAATTTATCCCCGTCTTTATAGACGTCGAAAAGGCGTTCTCCGTACCAACCACGAAACGGCTCAAGGACAATCCAGTGATTCGGGAAATCCGGATGATCCACTGGCCTTACAAACACCTTCTGGTTCGGATCGATACTTTCGACGTAAATGGTCCCCTTCATCGATTCTCCTCCTTGAGTTTCTCACGTTCCTGTCGCGCCCACTCAATCCATGCCTTGAGGGCTGGGTTTGTGACTTCAATCGTTGTTCCTCGCAGTTCAAGAACGTGATGCGCGGCTTCAAGTTCCCGGGCCAACATCTCGATGGTTCGTAGTTTCTGGAGGTCCCAGCAAGTACCACAGAGACAAAACGCCTCTTGAATCTCATCGGGAGTTAACGGCTGAGCTTCAATCATCTTGTTCATCCTCCCAATCAATCCATGCTTTCACGTCTTCAGGAATCGAGTCTAGAGCAGCCTGCGCGATATCAACCGATGCCTTCCCATCGCTGTTAGCGACTGTAGACAACGCACCCGCCATGTTCCGCACTGTGTTCGCCAAGACATAAATCGTGTTCATGGCTTCCACATGTTCCGCAGGTCGAACATACATGAGTTCAGTACCTTCACCGCTCATCTGCCGGAGCAGATCATAGGTCATGTAAAACAATTCAGGTGAAAACATGTTCGAACCTCCTATGGACTGGTGATCTCAAAGATGCCTCGAAATCCCTTCGGAAAGCTCGTGATACCTTCGCTCTCTCTCGACACGGCGCGACAATCGCCGATAGGCTCGCTGGACTTTCCGTTCCAAAGGGATGCCCAATAGACGTTCCCACCAGTTGTAGTGGATGACCTGATACTTGTTCCCGCACTCTACTACGAACTCATTCCCTCGAATATGTCGAACTCCCATGATAACGTCCTCCGTTCCCTTGGCCTTTTTGTAAATCATCGGTCCCTACACAAGAAGTACACCGAGAACAACCAACGGCCACAAGAGACACGCCAGGGTCCACTCGGTACGGGTCATACGGCGTGGCGCAAGATCCCCATGCATCTGGGAAGCAATAAATGCGACTGCTACACTAGTGATGAGATACAATCCAATAAACGCGAGGATTTGCTCAGCAGACGTCAATGTTCATAGCGCCTCCTTTTCCGCGCACCTTGTCATAGGCTTCACGGGCTATTTGAACAAAGAAGTCGCCTTGCATCGACTGTTTCTCTCTGAAATTGTTGAATACAATCCGCGCCAATGCATCCAGCATGATGGCGTTTTGATTTTCTAACTCAGACAACCCCTTGACCATCTTTTCGTTGCATTCATGCGCCCGCTTCACTTCCTCATGCAGACGCTTGTTGCGCTCCCGCAACTCCTCAATTTGTTCTCCCCGAACCTTGGCGAGAACCTCACCCGACATCGTGTGGACCTCTTGCGCCTCATCACAGAATTCGGTGAGCCTGTGTATCTCCTCCAATTTATCCCGCATGATGGCGTTCTGTTGTTCTAATTCCTTGATATAGTCCATCATGTGTTGCTTTTGCGCACGAAGAGATGTCACTAAGTCAAAGGCTCCGATCGGACACTCACTATCTATGATTGATTGTAACTTTACGATCTTTTGGTCGCGCTCGTCGATTTGTTCAAGGAGGAATCCGATACTTGTGCACCCTGACTTCGGGGAACTAACCGACCACGGATTCTCCAACGCTTCTTCGTAGCTTCGAGTCTCGGTGTGTCCATCAATAAACGTTGCTACAAACTGCGTGCCGTTTTCGTCTGACCTCACCGTAACAGGATGCTTCATGTCGTGTTCCCAGGCATCCCTTATCGCCTGTATGCGCTCGTTATCGTCCATCACTCGTCCCCTTCTCCAAACTCGCCGCTCTGGAGTTGGGCTAGTGCTTTGTCGGCAATATGTTGACAATCAGCTAAGGCATCAAATGGGCTATACACAGGTACATCTATCCATCCTCCAGCGGATTGCTTGGAGATGTCCTTTAACGCCTTCTGCGTCACCTTCACCGCCGCAATCAGTTTTGGCCCTACCTCGTATCGCCATCCTGCTTCTGTGATCCGTCCATCTTTCATCGCTTGCTCAATCTCGTTCAGCCATTGCATTAGGCTTCACCCCGCTTTCTCCAGAGCGCTACCGGAGATGCTACCATACTGCGGGGCAACTTCCGCTCAATGCGTTCAGCCAATGCCTTTCGCTGATTGCAGACCTCACATTCCTCCACTTTGCACTCCATGTAGGACGTCTCAAGCGCTCCCAACAGTAATACCAACTCTGTCTGCGTGAAGTCCATCCGACGGACCTTGTTCTCGTCCACTACCAACCTTCACACACCCCTTCCTCACTCGGTATGATCCGCATGGCAAAACGGACATCCATCCTTATTCGTCGCCTCAAACCGGAACAAGTCTGACTCAGAGAGAACAATGTCGCGGACTTTATCGGCATAGCGTCCGCCAATACATCCGCATGGCTCGTTAATGTCCGTAGCAATCACGGTGTAGTGCTTAGTCGCCACGAATTGAACCCTCCTTTTCGGTTGCTATTTGCAACTCACCGGCCGCTTGGCAAATACGCCGGGTCAAATACTCATCCAATCCTTTGCACGCACGATCGGGATGATGATGGCAGTACCAAGTCTTACGAACTCTCTCCACGACGTCTTGCGGCTGTCGAAGGAGCCTTTCCGCAGAATCTCTATAGTATCCTGTGACCATCGCACAGTCGTGACATGGCTTTGGGAGGAGTTCAAGCGGAGGTTGTTCAGCCCACCAGCGCCAATACTCACTTTCATGAACGACAACTCGCGGGCGGCGAATTCTAGGCATCCAACTCGTCCCTCTGGACCTGGTGAACTTCAATCACGACATGCTTTTCATCTTTGACCGGCAGACGAATAATCCCTTTTGCAAAGAAGGCCGCCCCAATCAGAAAAGCCACGATCGAGAAGTTATCACAGGCTGCTTCTTGAGCGGATTTCGCCCACAAATGCCACCCGAAATACCACGTTTCCAGTGTGTTAAACACCAAGGCCAGTGTGATCAATACAAGACCAATCGCCGTGAATGATTTTGCGGTCATGATGGTTCCCTCCGGAAAAAACGAGGGATGAACGCATCATCCCTCGAGGTTTAGGATGTACCGAACCAGGTCGGTGATTTGCTCGCTCATGTCTTTCCTAAACTCGCGGACGCTCAGCGCGAGAGCTTGTGGCTTCTGTTCGCAATATCGATCCAGTGTAGCCAGTATATTCTGGTGCATCTTACGGACAACGTCCACGTCGATGGCGAATTTATTTTCCGCCTGCTCGCTCCGCAAGATCTGCAGTTCCTGGCGAAGCATCTCCAGTTCTTCGCGCATCGATTCCGCCGCTTGAATCTGGCGGTTGCGGTCGTCAATCACCTCTTGAACCAGCTTCAGATTCTGAACGGTCGAGAGCTGATCGGACAAAGAACGGAGATAGGACATCGCCTGATGGATCGATTCCGTCAAGACCGCCATGATCTCACGGTCATCTTTCTTGAGAATCTCTTGTGCGGTCGGAATCGACTCCATCTGTTCCAGAAACTCGCGGACTCGCTCATCCAGATTGACTGGCCGCTCTGTTACACCCGAAGTCTGGCCAAAGACGGTTTCATCCGCCAACGCCGTCACAGGCGCTGTAGTCTCCACTTCCTTGGCCGGTTCCGGCGTAGGTTGTGCAGCTTGAACCGGTACAGACGATTCTTTGGGAACAGACTCTGTCTTTGGCTCCAGTGTCACCAAATCTTTTTGAGGTCGAACGCCGAGCTTTGCAAACAAATCCGCCAGAGCAGCGTCATCTTCAGGACCAGAAATCTTGATCGATTTCTTCACAAATGGGCTGTTCTCAGGTAGCTTATAGATCTTGCGGTTGTACTGACCGCGGCGATCCAACTGAATCAATTCTCCAGCCTCGACCAGCTTCTTGAGATGATAGTCCATCGTCGGCCCTTGAACCCCAAACATGTCTGCCAGTTCCGTGGACGCAATCTCAATGGTTCCATCCGGAGATTGCTCAATTAAATCAGCCATGTATTGTAAAACTTTATGTCGGTCAACTTTTCGAGCCGTCTGTGCGCTCATGAGAAAGCCCCTCTCACTTTGGCCTTATACGCTTATAATCGTCTTCTTGAGACCATTATAAACGATAAGTTCAAGAAAAGTACAGACGGCGATCAAGATAGCTTCACTTTTTGCAGAATTTCTTCGGGAAGTTCGTCCAAGAACCGAGATGGCTTGACAGAAATCAGGCCGCGAGGCCCTTGCCGCATCGTAGTGTATGTCAAGAAAAGACGTTTTTCTGCTCGGGTAATGCCGACATACGCAAGCCGACGTTCTTCCTCCAACTCATGCGCTTCCTTGCTACGCCAAGACGGAAAGACGCCTTCATTCATGCCGATGATAAAGACCACCGGAAACTCCAGGCCTTTACTGGAGTGCATGGTCATCAGCCGTACCGCGTTTTGGCCCTTTTCCTCCACATCCGTGAGCAGCGAGATTTCCTGCAGAAAGTCTCCGAGTGTCTTGTCTGGATGGTCTTCTTGATACTGATGTACCAGTCGAAGAAACTCCTCCAGGTTATCCAGCTTGTCCTGGGCTTCTTTATTCTTGGTGTTCTGCCACATGGCCACGTAGCCCGTCTTATCTAAGACATACTTCACGAACTTCTCGAGATCGCGAGTCTGGTGGGCGCGCAGATCTTCCAGCAAAGACAAGAACACTTTTACCTTACCGTTGGTCGCTTTCTTGATCTGTTTGATGTCGTCAATGCTCCGCAACGCCCGATGAATGCTGACTTTGTAGTCATTGGCGTACTTAATGATATGTTCTTCAGACGACTTCCCTATGCCGCGCGCGGGCTTATTCAGAATGCGAAGCATCGCGGCATCATCCTTGGGGTTATGGATCACGCGAAGATACGAAACCGTGTCCTTGATCTCCTCCCGTTCAAAGAACGCAGACCCACCCACGACCTTATACGGAATGAAGTTCGGCACAAAGAGTTGCTCTAGGGCCAGAGATTGTGCATTGTTCCGGTAGAGCACGGCGAAGTCTGACCACGCATACCCTTCTTCCATGACCATCTTCTTGATCTTTGAAGCCACGTATGCCGATTCCTTGCGCTCATCGGACAGCTCGATGACCTGGATGGCATGGCCGCCTTTCTTGTCCGTGAAGAGGTTCTTCTCTTTCTGGTTTGGATTGTGTTTCATGATCATGTTTCCGGCATGGACAATGACCTCGGTGGACCGGTAGTTCTGGTCCAGATAAATCGTCGTGCAAGGGAAGAACTTGCGCTCGAAGGACAGAATGTTCGAGATGTCGGATCCGCGGAAACCATAGATGGACTGATAGTCATCGCCCACGACAAATAGATTGTTCTGTGGCCAAGCCAGGTACGACAGAAGCATGAACTGCGCATGATTGACGTCCTGATACTCGTCCGCAAAGACGAACTTAAAACGGTTCTGCCAATACTCGCGGGCACCTGGAAAGTCGTTCAGGATCTGAACGGTGTTCATGATAAGGTCGCCAAAATCCATCGCATTGGCTTCCTTCATGAACTCTTGATACTTGGCATAGACCTGGGCCATGACCTCATATGTGGGCGAATCCGCGAGATTATACAGACACCAATCGGGAGTATGCAGAAGGTTCTTGGCTTGATCAATGTAATGCAATGCCAGACCTTCTTTATAGTCCTCCTCAATGCCCATCATCTTGTAGATGCGTTCAAGAAGTTTGAGCTGGTCGCTAGTGTCATAGATGACAAAATTGCGTTCATAGCCGAGAAGATGTGCGTATTTGCGGAGAATGCGGACACAAAGGGAGTGAAAGGTCCCCATCCAGATTTGCGCCGCCTTCTCTTCACCGATCACCTTCGTGATGCGCTCTTTCATCTCGCGCGCGGCCTTGTTGGTGAAGGTGGCGACAAACATCTCACTGGGCTGAACGCCATGATTCGCAATCATGTTGGCGATGCGAACGGTCATCGTGCGCGTCTTACCCGAACCGGCGCCAGCCAACACGAGGACGGGCCCATAAATCGTTTCGGCCGCCTGCCGTTGATTCGGATTGAGTTCGGACAGCATCTGCTCAATTGGGGTGGTTGTTATTGTGGTCATGATTCGCCTCCACAGTGAATCTCATTCAGGCCGTGACTCATTGATCACGATGATCCTTGTTCAACTCCTCGCATTTGACCATCGCTCTGCGAGCAATCTCAGCCAATTCGGTCGCAAACCCGCCAATGCCTATACCCACTAAACGCCAAGAACGTTCCGCATAATCGATACGCTTTAAGGCGTCCCACATGATGGCGTTTTGTTGTTGCAACGTATCCATCGCAATCACTCCTTTCTACAAAATGGAGCGATAGCTCTTATCCAACCTGAATATCCTGATAAAGCTCACGCAGGCGCTTGATCCCGTTTTGATAATGGTACTGGACGGTTCCTGGATGAACACCACACAACTTGGCGATGTCGGTGAACATCCAACCCTCCACGTCATGAAAGAAGATGGCTTCCGCCTGTGCCTTGGTCAGCACGTTGGTTCGAATCCAGTAACGCAATGCGCGTAACACACGGTCATACGTTTTGTCCTCTTGGTAGACGGGAGCGGGAATGCGCACAATGAATTCCCGAATCTCTGGGTCCGGCGAGGTATCGATGCTCATCTTGTTGTTCACGCGTTGGTAGTTGATGCGCTTTGCCAAACGCGACTTGGCGTGGGTCCCTTGAATCCGCCACAGTGCGTACTCTTGGAGAACATCATCCTTGGTCATGCCGCGCTTTCTAGCCAGCGCCGCCAGCGATTTCGGGCTGACCTGAAGGTGAGGGTTGATGCCTTCCAGCGCACGCTCAATGTCCTTATAGTCCAGAATAAGTGCAGTCATACCAACCAGACTCCTTATGTAACCAAAGGGGCCAAGGGCCCCCGTTTCATCGTCTCTTGGCGAGGGAAATCAGGGTCGGGTGAACCTCAAGCAACTGTTGATACAACGACTCAAAGGTCTCGCGAATATCCCACTGCGCTTGTTCGCTCGTGCGCAGATTGATGAGATGATACGCTTCCCACAAGTTAAAGTGGGCCACGATTCTGCGCCGATGACAGTTGAGAACGCAATACTCGCGATAGCCGAGCTCTAATATATCGTATAGGGCTTTGGCTTTCTCTGCGACCTCATAGACGATATCCTCAAGTCCTGCTTCCTGAATGCGCGGTGGTACGGTAATGCCAAGGTTTGCGCTCGGCCGGCTGAACACAAAGTTCGTTTTCCGGTTGTGACGAAGCAGCTGGTGCCAACTGGCTTCCGAAATCAGCAGTTCCGCTTGGTAATCCACCTGCTTGAACATCTCGGGCGGAACATCATGCGTCCCCATTTCCCACAAGAGATCTTGGATGGACTCAACCAGATACGATTCACTCATCGTCCGCGCGCGGGCCAGCGCCTCCCGGAATCGAAGGCCCTGCTCCTGAACCAGGACTTGCGCGATGATGTTCACCATTGCGTGACGTTCCGAAGGTGCCTTCTGAAGGCCCACGTAACTTACTTCGGGAAAATCGGGGAAGTATTCCGTCGTAAACCGATGTTTGATCCGTGCCTTACTCTTCGCCATATATTCAGAAGGCTCGGCATGCTTGAGCAGTGTCGGCAAGATCTTGGAGATCTCCTGCTTGAGATTGTCGGCGAGCTGATGAACCTCGGCAAAGTCTGAGTTGTACAGTTTGACAATGCCATCTCGCCAGGCGCGGCCGTTGGCTGTCATGCCAAGATTCGTGAACATGGCCAGTGGCAACACGTAGCGCGCGTCTTCAAAGGCGAGCTTACGCAAAGCGACATCTCGCTTGGTTGATTCGCTAAGACTTGCCGGCAACAGTGCGTCCTTGTCTTTGTCCTTCAGATGGTTGTACACGCCCTCAATCAACTGTTCAAAGGCGTCGTAGCACTCGTTCATCAGCAATTCAAAGCGCTCGTGGCGCGGATCGTCTTTCGGAATCGGGTTGTACCAGTCGCCGCGCTTTGGCTGCTGATACCGCTGGCTGTACTCGGTGATCGAGAGAAACTCATTCGAGAGTTCCAATTCGGCCGAAGCGAGTCGAGACACCTTTTCAATTCCCACATGCGCTACGGCGTGTTCGGCCACGGAACTGTGCCCGTAATTCACGGTCCATTTTTCATGGAACTGGGCAGCTCGCTCGGACAAAGGCTTGAGATCCAGTGTCCGTCCATCGACTTCAACATGCCCCTTCTCCAGGGCTTCACGGAGGAGTTCCTTAAAGGACTTGGGGCTTCGAGAAACCCATGCAAACAAAACCGCAACGAATTCTTCGGGCAAGTTGGTTACGCCATAGACATTCCCATCCAGATTCGTGATGAACGGAGATAAGTCCACGGCTTCACGGGGCTTTTCCGTCGGCCGGGAAGCTCGGCTCTTGTTCTTCTTTTGCTCCTGGGTGTGTGCCAACCATCGCACCTCCAAAAAGATGAGGAGAACGTCTGTCCTCCTCATTGGGTCTCAGTCTGCTCTTTAGGTCACGATGCGGACAGGGATCGGAATGAAGTTGTATCCGCCAAGACCCAGGCTCCTTGCAATGGAACTCGCATGCTCCATCTGACCCAACGCAACCTTGCTCTGGATCCCCAGATCCCGCGGCAGGCCTTTGAGCAGCGAGGCCTCCGATTGAAACTTCATGGGTTTGACCCCGGTTTTGATGTGCCCCTTGGACGCTGGTCGCGACGCAGTCATTCCGTTCATCTGACGAAACCGACCTTCGGAGATGAATTGAATGGCCTCTCTCGCATCGGCTCCATAGTGAAACAACGCCACAACCATCACCTCCTTTCAGGAGGCGTTAGTTCAAGTCGTTAAACACCGAAACGCTCGGGCCATCATCGTAATACTCCGGTTTCTTACCGGCCTCGACGAGCTGGCCGCCAGCCTGAGACAGGTGCAGTTCAATGTCCCGAGTCACTTCTGTACAACTCGTGCCCTGTCCACCAATGACTTCGAACTTCACGCCGCCGCCTTTCGGAATCGTAAACTTCACCTTGTGCTCCTGCATGATCATGATCCTCCTCTATAGCTCCATTCATGCTACGGCCACACGCAGCCGGTATCCTTGACTACGAAGCGCAGACACGGTTTTGACAACGTCCTGAAGGAAGCTGCATTCAATCACGGCATCCAGAGAACCGTCGAGATACGTGGCCACACGATAGCCCGAGAGAAACGGACTCCCGTGTGGCGTAATCACGCAGTATTCCTTGAGTTCTTCAAAGGCGAGCATTTATGCCCACTGCGTAGCTAGAATTTCAATCTCGCCGTTCTCGTTGACCGTGATGTCTTCCTCCCGTACGTTCCAACGGTTCTGTTCGCAAATGTCCAAGACTCGATACTTGTCATGAAGCTGAGCGACCGTGCCGGTGAACGCCTTCTCACCCCACGGCATCCGGAACCAGTCGGCAATCAGTTCATACTCCCCGGATTCTTTCTTGTTGAACCCAATGGGAAGCAGTTTTCCGTTACGAACAACGGCCAGTTCTACACGCCGACGGTCGCCATACCCGGTATCGATGACCTGATCCTTTCTGAGTCCCAGACCCATCTCTTCCAGCGCTTTGGTCAGATACGCCTCATTGTTCACCGGACAGGCATAGGTCGCAAAATGACTCATAGAAAACCCCTCTTTTCATGTATGGATTTTGCCCCACGAGATCGAAAAGAACTGCTGGGTTTATTGTAGGGCATTACAATCGGCCTGTAAAGTACGTTTTTGCAATGTTTCTGAGTAATTCCACGCGTTTTTTCTGGATTTCAACGACTTGGTTATAGACACTCTCGGGCATCTGATCGAGTTCCTCTTGGGTATAGTTCTTCTCGATCAAGGTCCGGAGACTCTTGAGACTGTGCTGCATGAACTCTTCAAAGTGCGGCGCCAAGATGAGGCGATACACATGAAGATGTCCCACGCGTTTCTTGAAGTCCTCCAGCAGTTGCTCAAACTCAGCCACCTCATCCATCGCGAAGTCGATGGCTCGCTGGAACTTTTGCTTCTTGTCCAGATCCTCCTCGAGTTGAAGGTTCTTGGACACAAAGGCATAGGCTTTTTGTCGCTCGACCTCTTTGTCGTACATGAGTTACCTCCTAGTCTGCGATGTCCAAATCTCCCAGGTCGATCACGCGCAGCCGCGGCTTGCTCCCTCCCTTGTACTCTCCATGAAGGAGTCGATGTTCATGACTGGAAGCGCACTTGGCGCTCGTCTTGGCCCATTCACGAAGATCCGACAAGAGCTGCGGATTGCGCTTGGCCAGCGGAACGGTCTTCTGGATTTGTTCGCGGATGTCCTCTATGAGGATGTGGTGAGATGGGCGTTCTCCCTTTCGGAAAGACGCATAGGCCCTTCGGCCGGCTTCGGAGACTACCGATTCAATTTCAGCACCGGAGAAGTCCTCCATTTCCTTCGCCAGCTTGTCGATGGTTTCCTCATCGAATACACCCGGCTCCGCCGTATCACCGACCTGATAACCTCGCTTGATCAAATGAATCTTGAGGATCTCCTTGCGTTCATCCAGATGTGGCAAGGATACAAAGAAGACCTCATCAAATCGGCCGGCACGGGTGAGTTCCGGCGGCAGCTTTGTGACGTCATTCGCAGTGGCGATGACAAAGACGGGCGCCGTCTTTTCCGAGAGCCAAGTCAAGATGGACTGAACCACGCGGGAAAGTGTACCGGAGTCGGAACGATCCGAGCTTCCCATACCGGCCAATCCCTTTTCCATCTCGTCAATCCAAAGCACACATGGGCTGACATCCTCCGCCAGCTTCAAGGCACGGTCAATGTTCTTTTCAGACTGACCGACGCGAGAATCCATGATGGAACCCATGTTCATCTTCAAGAGAGGCAAGTTCCACATGTGTGCGACGGAACGAGCGGCCAGCGATTTACCGGTACCCGGAAAGCCGACCATGATGCAGCCACGAACCGGATCCACGTTGTAGTTGCGGGCTTCGGGATCAAACGAATAGTACGCGTCCCGGAACCAATCCTTGACGATGTCCATCCCACCCACTTGATCCATATCGCCGAGCTTGGTGATGTATTCAAGCAAACCCGTCTTGCGGATGACCTGTTCCTTTTCGGCCACGATCTCCGAGAGGACAATCCGCTTATTCTTCGCAACGGACTTCTTCAAGACATTCGTGATCTCCATCTCGGTCATCCCGACCAAGGAGTGAATCAGCGCTTCCCGTTCACGCCCTTCTGGTACCGGAAGCTCGCGCATCCGGAGATAATTCTCCATCGCTTCCAGTTGCTCAATCACTTGCTCTCGGGTCGGCAACTCGTATTTGACTACCGTCACCAGTTTCTCCAACTCCATTGGGATGTTATAGGAGTTGGGAGCGGTCACGATGATGGGCTTGTACACTTTATCGGGCAACTCCAGAACGTCTCGAAACTTGCGTTTGACCTGTGGATTGCTCCACAGATCATGAAAGTCCTTGAGGATATAAACGGCTTGCTCGGTAGAATTTTGAATCCGGTCCAGGATCAGAACGGGGTCAAACATCTTTTCGGCTTGCTCCCCGGTAATCAGATCCACAAGGCCTGCGGTTATCGTCCAGTAGTACCCTTGATAGGACTTGAGTTCGATGAGCGACTTCATATCCTGCTGAAACCGATCTTCCTCATAAGTCGTCACCAGGATCATGCGGCGCCGGCTGTTCATCAGCATACTGATTTCCTGCATCCCTGTCAGTTGACTCATCCGTTTCTACGCCCCCAGTCGTACGTAATGTTGGTCGCGCCAATGGCTGCAAGTTTGTCGCGGATTTCCCGGACAAACGGCTCCCAAGAACCACAACCCGGCCAGCGGCTTAATGGCGGCATGGCATACCACACGCCTTTATACTGAAAGACAAACTTCGCACCCGTTACATAAGCGCCTACGTCGCCATACGCATTGGCTTTTCGGGCCCACTCACTCTGGATGGCCTTCAGTTCAACCGGCACATCGGCGTGTGGACCCATGTAGATCGCGTTGACAGTTGGCATCGTACCCCTCCATGAAGCCAGTCACAGATCCAAATCGATGTCGGCAAACTTGCTGACCAGCGCCGCCTTCTTGGCTTGCTCGGCACTCTCCTTGAGGATATCCTGGCGGCTCGCTGTAAACCGAGTGAGATATTCACTGTACATGAAATCATTTTTCGACACGGAGAGCAATTCGGACTTAATGTTGTCCGCCTGAACCGCAACCGAATAGCGGTCATGATTCTCGTCCCACGGTTCCGGCTTGATGGTGAACTGTTCCATCCGTAAATGGGTCAATCCCAAATCCGATGTGCTTGTCTTCGCATTCTCCATTAACTCCATGCGATAAATCATCATGTCCTCCAACGAGTAGAACACAAATTCAAAGCGTTGTGGCTTCAACAGGTCGGAGACCGAACGAACCGTGAGGTTGATGTCGAGTATATCCAGATAAGTGTTCGATTTCACCACCCAGTCTATGTGGTACTCAAGACCCTCAAAGGTACCGACATTCTGGTTGGCCTTCATGTCCGTAATGATGCCGATTCCCTTTGTTCTCCGATACGTCACCCCGACTCGAGCCGGGTACCGGCCCTGTTGCCAGCAGTTCGACACATAGGTGTCCAGAAGAGTATCGACCGCTTGACGGTACTCCGACGTGGATTCCAGGCGCTCATTCTTACCCTCATAGTGAAGGCGCGCCATAATCTGTTCGAACTCTTCCAGTTCAAACGTATGGTCAAGCACGTCATCCTGGACCTTCGCGCGGAGAACCACAGTCTGCTCATCATACTTCTCGGGATCCGTGAGAAGCTGCATCGGAATCGAGAGATACTCAATGGGATTTAAGATCACCAGTGACTCATTCTCCAGCTTGATCTTCGGTAACAACGACAGGTCAACATAGTCCATCTCGCCTGGATTCGTCGGGTTCGGGATGGGCATCTCACTCAAGCCTCCTTGTGTCAAAGTCAAGATGAGCGTCATTCGTTGATCGTTGCGAGCATTTCCTTGAGCCGATGGATGTACGCCTCAAGGGCATCGATGCACTCAAGCGGAATGGTGATCCCAGTGCCCTGGTATCCGCCTCGGGGACCAATCTTCTCGATTTCGAGCCAAAGACCTTCCCCCTCATCAAACTGCATGACGAAACGCTCCGAGTTTGCGGCACCGGGTGAACCTTTGAGCTGGACGCATTCCCGATACGACAGAAAAGACATTATGCACCTCCAAAGATCTTCATGTACTCGTCTCGTTCCACAAAGCGCTGTTCACAATCCTCATCACAAAAGTGCATAGAGTCATCCAGAAGCGCATGGCCACAACAACGGCACGTCTTTTGGCAGGCCATCCTGCGGTTGTATTCATCGGCATAGAGCATCTCAAAGTGCTGACCGCTTGGGTCACGACGCAGGCTCTCGGCCGCATAGATGACTCGCTGATTGGCGGAGCCAATGAACATGCCTTCATCCATCGTCGGGGACACCGGAAGGCGCTTGTCATGTTGATAGTCCCCATCCACCAGCATGTCTACGTACTTGAGCAGTTCAAGAATCTCATCAGGTGTGGCGATTTGATACCGCGATCTGTCCTCTGTCCAACTGCTGCTGTACACCTGGAGTGCTTCATGAACCTCTGGTCCGTCACACGCGCGAGGAACGAAGACAATGCCATTGCGCAAGAGATTCTCCAGCACATACGCGGTATAGATGACGATATGAAACTTCGGATCAAGTTCCTTCAGCCGCCTGCAGACCTTGATGAGATTGCGCGTCTGAAGCAGGGGCTCTCCACCGCAGAACGTCACCTGACGATTCCATGCATCCCGAACGATGAAGTCCACTACTTCATCCACCGTCATTTCGCGTCTCGGGCCGCCAAACTCCCACGTGGTCGGGTTAAAGCAGCCTTGGCACGGATTGACGATGCCCCGGATGCAGCCTTTCAGGAAAAGCTCCAGACGCTTGCCTGGGCCCGCGGTCCTTGCATCTTTGGTGATGCCAATGAACCACAATCGATCACGGTCTGTCATGCACATCACCACTAGGCATTCTTTTTCCACTCCAACAGGTCGGTTCTGTAATCAACACTGTTGCACAAGATCAAGCACACCATACGCAACTGATCCTGAAGGTGCCTCACATCATTTGTCGCGTCTATGATTTCCGCCTGGATCAGATCCCTCTTGTGCCTGAGCATATCAAGCTGGCGTTCGAGGATAACAATCTGTTCATCAAGCGTCGACATTTGGGTCTTCAGACGGTCCACGGTTATCTTGGACTTGGCTTCGGCGCGTTCCAACTGGGCGTTGAGCTTGTCTACCTCGCGCAACAGTCCCTTGATGGTCTGCCGATTCACCGGCTCTGGAAAACCAAGGTCGCATTTGAACACGGTAATAAAACACGTGTTGTCAACATCCGTCACGATGATGATGTTGTCGCGGATGTAGTAATTACGTGTCATGTTGTCGCCAATCTGCCCGCGCCAAAGGAAGCGTGCATGCTCAAACAATTGATGAACATGTCTGTTGATTTGTTCCTCGTGCGCGATTATGTAATGCTGGCGCTCAGGAACTGTGGTGATGCCTACAATCCGCTCGACATAGCGTTGCTTAAAGTGCTTGGTCAGGTTCACAACTTCACCTCCCGCTCGAATTCTACTCAGAGCATGTAATGCGTTACAACAAGTATAGTACAGAAAGGTACAGAAACACAACGAAAACCGGGCTTACACGAAAGAAATTTTCGTTAAGCCCGGTTATTCTTCAGCAGATCGATCTCACACGGTATCAAGATGAAGCCAATCTGTATGTTTTGAGCCATGCAGGATCAACTTGCCAATACTTCGCCGCCTGCATAACAGCTTCATCCTCGGTGCCCTGGAAGACGCCAATGACTAAATCCGTTGGGTCAATGTCCTGGAATTCCGGATACCCGGTTTCGTCGTAGTTCCCGGTTTGGATCTCGAGAGACCCCGCGTATTCCGAATCCAGCACCACCAGATAGTCAGACATTCGCTTTGCCTCCCTTCAAGGCCAACCAGGGGCTTCTCCTTCGACGCGTCTTCCGGGCCATCGTTCCACAGAGGACAAAGAACAGGAACTTGACCAACAGCCACATCAGCTGCAACAACATCAGGACACACTCAATCAGCAAGTCCCAAAGAGTCCGGCGCACCACAGGATGGCGTAGAATCGAGCGCAGAATTTTGGTCATGAGAGACCTCCTTAGACGTTCATCCGAATCGAAATCGTCTTATCCGTCTCTTGATACTCCACACAGTCGGGCAGATGCTCTTTGAGTGCAGGATTCTCCTCGATCTTCTGCAGGAGATAGTTCTTTGCCTTTGTGGCATCGAGCTGCGGTTCTTTCAGGAACTGATCCCGTACCCCATTGGCGGCCAGAAACCCTTCAAAGGCCACGGGATCTTTGATGACCAGGTTGTGATTGACCTTGCGCGGGGAGATCGTCGCCACATCCAGTTTGAGGGCCTTACCGCCGTTGACGTTCATGATGTAATGCTTGACAAGACCATCAATGTCCTCGATCTGTTCCACCACGCGTTGAATCTTCTTGTCCCACTCCTGCTTGACCGCATCCCGCAAGGCTTTGAGACGGTCGACTTCTTCCCGCAGAATCTTGCGTTTGATAATGAGCTTTCGAACCATCAGCTCATCGAGCATGAAGGTCTGGCCACCGTTTTCCTCATAGGCTTCCAGCATCTCTTCAATGCCCGCCAGATCCTCTTCCAAAATCGCTTCTTCGAACGTTGCTGCAACCGCCATGACAAGATCCCTCCTGTTAATCGAGTTTGTAGCCCTCGATCGGTTCCTTGCAGTTCGGGCACACATAGGTCTCGTCGTCAGAGTTTACCTCATCGAGCGGAACGGCCTTTCTCTCAAGGACCTTCTCACTGATGTGGTACCAGGCGGAAACCGTGGAAACCTCTTCGCAGTATGGACAGGTGCGAACCACGTCCACGACACGGACCCCGAAGCCGCCCTCTCCCACCAACTCAAGGCTTGTCGGCATCCAACGGGGACCTCTTGCAACTGCATAGGGCTCATCCCAGTCAACGATCACAAGACCATCCTCGATGGAGGACACAGTACCTGTAGCCTTGTGATCGGGATCCAAAGACCGTCGTTTTACGCGGTCGCCAGGGGTAAAATCAAACTCCACCAATTCGTTGTCGATCACGACTTTGTGGATAACACGTCCCACACCCATACCTCCTGAAAATCCGGCGATAGCCGTGGATTATGCGACCGCGTTCGTCGAGGGGCTCTTTTGAATCAGCTCGTCGACGTAATGCAACAACACATCCAGAGAAGCTGTATCATTGATGCCCTGCAGTTCTTCAAGTTCATCGCGGGTCAGGCCCAATGCTTCAAGGGTTTCGACATAGTCACATCCCGACTCGCCGTCTCTCTCATAGGCCTCATAGAAGTCGCAGGCATCCGACCCATACTCCATCTGAAGGCCGTAGATATCCGAATCACTAAGCCCCGCGATTTTCAGCAAATGACCCACCGAGCAGTAATGACAAACGCCATTGTCGTCCCGTACAATCAGACTTCCAAACGCCCTTCCTTGCTCCTCTAAACGCGTCCTGAGTGCTTGTAAGGCCTCTACACGAGTCATACATCGTCCCTCCTATCAAAATAGCGACAGCTGGCCATGGACGGCCTTTTGTGTGGAATCCACTTCTTGCATTACACCAGGGCGTTTACCGGGGATACACGGATGAGAGATGACCACAGCGCCCTTGATGACGGTGATCTCATACCCGCACTTGGGGCACCGCAACAACACCATTTCTTTGGTCACTCAGGGTCGCCACCTATTTGCTTGTTCAAGAGCCGAATCTGCTCCAAGAGAGCTTGGATCGTCTGCACATAGGACAAGAGGATGTTGTAATCCATGACAACATACTGCTTGTCGTCACCTTTGAACCGAAAGGGGAGAAAGTAATACTCCCGGTTCATCTCGCGCGCTTCCTTGGCGAGTTTCTCGAGCCACTCTCGTTTGATGACAATCTGTTTTTCGCCCCGGCTATCGAGACTGCCTCGCTCTTTGTACTCTGCGAGTGCAGCGGTCAGTTTTTCCTCAGTAATCATGTCACCGAGGGCGAATGATAAAGAACCGGAGGCAAGTTGCCGGCGTGCCACATCTTTGGCTTTGGACACCGCCCGGTTGTATCGGTGGGTGCCGTCTTGTTCAAAGTCCATACCTGCCTTTGTCTGCTTACGAGCCACGGATCGAGGCCGAAGCCCCTTTCGCTCTTTTGGCGGTCGATACAAACTCAAGTCAAAGCAACGAGAACACGCCTTTCCGACATTTGCGCACTCATCAGCTAGTCGGCAATCTCCACTGTTCATACAAGTTGCTTCTCCAATCGAAGAATGGAGTTATTCGTGATCTTCGACTCCGCCTTCATCTTGAGCGTCGCAATCGTTGCGTCCAGCAAGTAATAATACTTGTTCCAGATATCCTCGATCTCGAACAAATTGACCTTGGGAAAGGGCCAAAATTCAGGAGCCGGATACTCCCTCGCAAACTGGATCCCGCCCGCTCGCCGCGCGTCTGGATTCGGCCCGGAATAGTAATCCTTGAGAACGCTTTCGAGGAACCTTTGTATGGCGTCTCGGTTGCGCTTGGCACGCGCAAAATCGTAGTAAACTTGGGTATACAATTCGGATAACTGAATGTTAAATATATGCAGGGTCTCGGTGGTGTTCTCCATGGGGACAACAAGTTTGCGATTCCGTTCCTCGTAGTCAGCGACGAGCTTGTCCCACGCGTGCAAATCTTCCATCAAAAGACGTTCTAACACCCGACTCATGACAATTCCTCCTGGTCATGAAAACAGGCCAAACAGATTGACTAAGCCATCCTGCATGTAATCCATAAACATGAAGATACTCAGTGCGCCAAGGGTCTCGGTCGTCCGCGAGGCGATCCGATCAACCTGCTGGGCGGGTGGGTCATACGCATCCAGAATATTCTTGATCCGCTCACTGAAGCGATGAATGAGGCTGGATTTGATGTGACCCGCGGCTTGTGGGTATCTCTCGATCACAAGCCGCGCGGTCGAAGTGGGCAGGTCCAAGGATACTTCGGTTCCGGTCGCGTTGGCAATGTCAACGCGCTCCATAATCACAGAAGCCACCACATCAGAAATCGCGGAGATCGTAGTTTCATCCGTATCTCCAGACCGATGGACAATGTACTCGCGTCTAGCCGGCATGTCCTTCTTCCCTTCCCCATGTGTGTTTCATTCTCAGGACGCTATTCACATCATGGACTGCTCTGAGTTTACGCGCAGGATGACAGCGATTCGGCCATCCTCCAGCTTGTGTGCAGATTCAATGGCCAGGTTCTGAACGTGTTCGAATTCACCCTTCACCATTTCTTGCATCGACTGTACAAACGATTGGATCCACGGTTCCGTGGCACTCATCGACTCACGAGCTTTTGCTGCCTCAAGTTCCAAGCGAAGCCGTTCCACTTCTTGCTCCTTCTTCGCAAGGATTTGCTGAAAACGGCTTGTGTGTTGATTGAGCATGTTGACCATGTCAATGATATGATTAACCTCTTGCTCTGCGTCCGGGATTCCGTAGTAAATGATTTCGTTGGGATCCGCTTTTTCCTTACTCGCAATGATCCCGATAATCCCCTCCTTGTACAGCTTGCGAACAGCACGATGCACTGTGGCTTCGCTGACTTTCTCCCCTGTTTCCTCCCCGATCGCCTTACCGATATCCTCCATGGACATCTTCAAGCGTTTATGCCGCTTGAGGAACTCATACACTTTTTGCTCCCCGGCACTGAGCAGCTCGAGGATAACGGACTCAGATGACACTCGCCTAACCTCCTCTGGAAAACCAGTCACAGTCGTATTACATTATACCGCAATATACCACGGTATAAAAGAAGTGCATTACAAATCACATCACTGCATTACATAATGCGGCCAGTTTTCCGCAGAGGCTGCGTTTTGCACCGAGTTCCTCTGACTTAGCGCTCAGTGAAAGGCCGGCTCATCGCACCGACCTTATCGGACCGTCTGACGCAGCTTTTGCTCTATGGCAGAGTTGACTTCGGCTTCATAGATACCTCGGCTGCGTGCAATCTCTCGTATCTCCTCGGGACTGTACACTCGGTACCGATTCCCTTTATTTCGGCGTGCCGGTGGGATGAGCCCATTCTCTTCCCAATACTTGATGGTGTCTTTGTGTACCCCAAGAATCTCGGCGGCATCTTTTACCGTGAATTCTTTTCTCATGCTGACTTCACCACCTGAAGTTGCGACTGGATATACGAGAACTGCTGATGTAAGACGGCAAGCGTCTGGTCATTGGCATCCACGAAGGAGTATGTCGTCAACACCGTCGTGGACGGAAGAATCGGCACAAACTGGCCTACTTCGGGCGCGTCCACAAATGCGAGGGAGGGATTGTACCCAAGACAAATGGCAATGACAGGCCGAACCACCATTACCTCAGCGACTAGGTGATGGACACACCGAGCATACTCCTTAGAGCCCACGCACTTGACCAACGATGTCAGGTACAGATCCTGAAAATCGTACCCACAATCCTTGAGGCACTGCGCCAATTGGTGGCCTTGCGGAGAATCAAACAAGACATCCTCTGGGGTTTCGCCAATGATCATGACTCGTGCCTCTGGATGGGTCAGTGGCAGTGGTTTCTCATACTTAGACAAGACACATGCGTGACAAGCTAACACGTCCTGGCGAAGATGCCCGTGGGCCAGACCCCTCATACAGAGGTCTGGCACTGTCGGCTGAACTTCGTCATAGAAGATCTGGGTTTCGATTCCCTGCCCAGCAGTGATTGACGTCAAGATCATCACCTACACCAGCGTATCGGCCACCAGTTCCGAATCGGCCGACTCCGCCCCGTCATCGGTTTCCTCGACAAACTGTGTTCCTTTCGGGATATGTCCCAAGACAATGCCATTGATGTACTCATAGAGAGCCGGGCTGACACGAAGTGCAGCAATCAGATTTTCTTTGCCCTGCCATTTCAACTGGTTGCCATGACTATCGCACGAAGGATTCTTAGCATCTTCGCCTATGAAATAGTACGCACCGGCGCGATTGATGACCCCGGTATCAATGGCCACGTCAACAATCGATTTGAGCACATCAATTCCCGTGTCAAAGTAATAGTCATACTCCGCCACGGTAAACGGACGCGCCACTTTATTCTTGATGAACTTGACCGTCGTTGCCTGACCGATGTGGACGTCGCCCTTCTTGATTTCCTTGCGGCGAATCTCAATTCGCATGGTGGCATAGAATTTCAACGCCCGACCCCCGGTTGTGGTCTCGGGGTTTCCGTACATCACACCGACTTTTTCCCGGATTTGATTGATAAACATGCACAGAGTATCGGATTCATACGCCACGCCTTTGATCTTGCTGAGCCCCTGCGACATCATGCGGGCCTGGAGTCCCACGTGATTGGCGTCCATGCCTTCTTCGATGATCTTTCGTGGCGTAAAGGCAGCGACCGAATCTCCGATGATGAGCGCAAACTGTTTCGAGCGGCAGGCCGCTTCAATAAGGTCAAAGGCCTGCTCTCCCGTTTCCGGCTGAGTGACCACAAGCTCCGAGAGATTCACACCGAGCGCCTGAGCATGAATGGGATCCAAGGCATGTTCAGCATCGACGAACAGCACCTTTTTTCCATAGAGACGATGCTCGGGTTCTCTCGCGAGCTTTTGAACCTGCGCGGCCACCATTAGGCAGAAGGTCGTCTTGCCGGCCGACTCCGGCCCATACACTTCGACAATCCGCCCGAGCGGCATACCGCCGATTCCCGAGGCATAATCGACACTGGGGATCCCGGTCGGAACCGGAAAGACAGAGGCCCGTTCCGTGCTATCCAGTGTAAAGAACGTGCCTTCCCCAAACCGCTTATTAAAGTCTGCAACCACATCATAACCGCGAGATGGAGTGTCTTTATCCGTTGCTGCCTTCGTCATGTCCCTCGACTCCTTTGTACGATGAAATAAACTCATCGACCGCATCCTTGGCCGCCTTAATCTGCCGAAGCAACGTACGCGCCGACTCGAGCGCCTTTTCATCGGTCACATTCTGAAACTGTTTCGTCAAGGCAACGCCGCGATGATTGAGCGCGCGCGAAGCAAACTGCATGGCGATGACGAGCGCATGATCGGGGATGTCTTGTTCCTGCTTGAGGAACTTATAAATCGTATCGAGCGACTCGTCATACATTCGGGCTTTCGCCGTTCTCATCGGCATGCCTTTATCGTGATAGTGCTCGAACAGCGCGTGGACGAAGCGGCCAAGGGCAAGGGCTGGTTTCGCATTGGCCCTAGCTGACATGCCACCAAAGCCCCCTTGGGGCCGGGGAAGCCACGACCTCCCCGGACATCAATTAGCGTTGATACGTGCCAACGGGTGCGCCAAATCCCTGTGGCGCGCCAAACCCGCCGGGTTGCGGGCCGCCTTGAGGTCCTTGTGGGCCACCGAATCCAGGCTGGGCAAAGCCGCCTTGTCCACCCTGCGGGGCACCAAACTGGGACTGATTGAAACCGCCTTGCGGCTGACCGAATCCTCCCTGTGGAGCCCCCTGGAATCCACCCTGTGGCTGGCCAAAGCCGCCCTGCTGGGGCGCTTGCGGCTGCCCAAAACCACCTTGCTGCGGATAGCCGCCTTGTTGTGGCGCAAAACCACCTTGATTTTGCGGCGCAGGCGCCTGCTGGCCTTGCTGCTGGTTGTGCGTCGAAGCCGGCTCACCAAAGCCTCGGAGATAATTCACCCGAATGGTCGGATAGATCCGTCCGTCCTGACCCTTATTGAGAACCGGCGTCCCTTTGACGAACAAGGCGCGCCCCTTATAGCAATGATCCATCAAAAAGTTGTGCATGGACGCGCGATCCGGAGACGACGCATAGACTTCGAGCTTCCAGTAATCCGGATCCTCCTTGTTCGCCACATTCACCGCAAGGTTCGCATTGGCAACCTTGGCCCCGTTGTTCAGGGGCACCGAGTAGGCATGCACGCGCTCCCCGGTGTTGGGATCTTTGATCGTCGAGAGATTGCCAAACACCTCGATCTCTGCGTAATCGGAACGCCCACCGGAGTTGTTTCCATTCTGATTGGCCATGATAACCTCTCCCTTTTTGTTTGGATTTCCATCCCCAAAATGAAGCGATAGCGGCTAATAGGACAGCTTGTAGAGAATCTTCCGGTCCTCCCGGATGATCTCGGTGACATGGAGAATGTGGACCGAACCATCCGCCATCTCCACTTGGAGCGGGGTTCCGACTTCCACATCTCGATTGGCGGGATACATGAAATCCTGCTCCTTTCCATCCGGGAAAACGAGCACGTTTCGCATAGGGATCACCCGCCTTTCACAAGGGCCGTAACTCAAAGGCCACAATGGAATGCTGCTGTTCCATTTTGTCACCACGATTGAGCGTGACCACATTCACAAATCCGCGGACGACGACGAAGTTGCCGATGACCAAGAGGTCCTTGAAATGCTCCGCCATCTCCGTGGACATGTAGACGCGCATGGCGCCGACAAAATCGTCAATGGTGATGACGTGTAAATCCTGATCTAGAGAAAACGACTCCGTGATCTTCCCTGCGACCGTCACCTCATCCCGAGGTTGAGCGCGCAGGCGAATCTCCTCGGTGAAATGCGTGACATGAGCCCGAATGTCCGCAATCGACGGCATTTACCCCTGACCTCTTTTCGTCTGTTGGTACTCAATGGCCAACTCCTCAATCAGTTGATTGACCTCGTGTTCATGGATAATGCCCTTGCGAAGCAATAACTGAAAAAGGGCGTTGACTAAAAGGTACGATGTGACGACTTCATCATTCCGGGTCACCCCTTGTGGAGTGTCCGCCAAGGAACGACGTTGCGGGATCATGTCCTCAAACAGGTCAAACTCTTGATCTTCGTTCATGAGTCTTCCTCTCCCCTCTTTGCATGCCGTGGTTATCATGTCAGTGCCCGGATTTGAGGATCCTGAGCATGACTTTCGTTACGCCATAGCTTCGGTTTGCCAGGGGCACATAGATGTCGATATGGCGCCCCTTGATCGCGCCGCCTACATCGTCAGCCCTTCGCACCTCCGTATGACCATCGGGAAACTTCAGTTCCACGACACTCCCAAGGGGAATGACCTTGGGATCCACAGCGATCGTGACCCCAGCTTGTACGTGCCGGCCCGAAGCCGTCACGCCAAAGCCAGGGTCTCCCGGCCGCTTGCCCGTGGACTGCTCATAGGCGTCGTAATACGTGGCCTTAAAGGGCAGCCATGGATGGGCGGTGGATAGGGACTCAAGCTGTTGCAGCTTTTTCGTCGTCTGGTCAAGTTCTTGCTTCAGCTTGGCATTCTCTTGAGAGAGCTGTTGGTTCTCTTGAGAGAGATGCTGGTTTTGCTCAGAGAGTTGATGATCCTTCTCTGAGAGACGTTGGTTGTCATCTTGGAGTGCATTTTCCTTACGCTGAAGCTGCTTCATCTGAACACCTTGCGAATCGTATTCATGACGAAGCGTGCGAAGTTGAGAGCTGAAAGTGATGTGTTGGGCGATGGCAGACGCAATGAGCAGGCAAACGCCAAGCCAATACGCCATCTGTCTTCGCTTTTCCACATCAAACCTCCAGTTTTTAAGACCTTTCCCCTTCATTATATACGTTTCCACAGGTCTATGCAATGTATTACAAGAACACAAAAGCTCTATCCCAAAAGGACAGAGCCTTCGTTTCAAACCTGGGGTTGCTACATCATGGGGACTTGTCGGACCTGAGTTTCGGCTTCGTCCCGAATCGGGGCAGCCAGAGGCCGGGAAACGAGCCGTGTCGATTTCGGGGTCGGATCGCTATCCCCTGCGTTGACCGTCACCTGATCCAAGGTGATGTAGTCATTCGGGTCTGCGTACATGTGATAATACTGGTGCTGACGATCGACTTCGGCGATGGCTTTGTTCTGATCGTCATAGACAATCACATTGTCGACCGACCCGCTTCGCAGCAACGTGACGACAAATACGTCAGCCATGCATCATCCCTCCTTTAGAACTGCTGCCAGTTGTTGAACTCACAGGCCATGCGAGCAATACGCTCCGTCTGAACCGCGCCGTTCTGTCCACTAGACAGTGTGACATGGTCAATGGCTACATAGCCATCAATCTGGCCTTTGTGCCGCCAACGAAGCTCGATGGCCTTTTGACGAGCCGTGTCTTCGTCGGTCGCCACATACATGTCGCCCAGAGAACCGCATGAATACGTGACAATGTACAGGTCGCCCATGACTATCCCTCCTTTGGGCATAAAAAGTCCATGATGGGATAATCATAACACTCGGTGAAAGGCATTACAATACAACCGCAAAACCGGCGATAGCCGTCAATGCAACACCCGAGTGGATTCCTGGATCACATCCTCGGGGAGATACACGGGGCGGGAAAGTGCCGTTCGGGCATTGAAGTTCGTATAGTGAGAGACGACTTCCCCACTAGAGAGAATCGTATTGAGATACGAGGCAGCGATGAGCGCAGCCATTTCATTGGTCTGCATGCGCTGTGGCGCGTCCACCACCGTTTGGCCACAGGACTGCGTCGGAAGCCGGGAATCCTTATCCTCAAGGATATCCGGATACACCTCACCGACAGGCCCTAGAACGGTCTTCCCATGGATTTTGACACCACAGACGACATGTCCACCATACCCGCTTTCTGCAATCTCTTCCTCGCTGCCTTCGGTCAACACAGCCTCGACACCGGTATCGATGTAGACCACCGTACCTTTGGATCCTTCAAACCAAGCATGCATCACTTGGCGAGAGGCATGATTGTCCACACAGCCAATGAGAATCCGAATGAGACGCCGGTATGCTGGAAAGACACCAAAACACGATTCAACGTCCTCAGGCGTCTCCACATACGACTCCTTATAGAACACCGGGATGTCGTAGACGGTACCATAACGCTCCGCGAGGACCTTAGACTTGGGGAGTCCAAGGTCCTCCGCGATGCAAGGCTGACGGAGAAGGTTCTTGGATTCGAACCGGTCTCCGTCGACGATGCAATAGCGAAAGCTGTCCAATGTACCTGCGGCATGGAAAGCATACAACATCTTGGCCAGTCTCTGGGTCAGGTATCCGCCATTTCCACCCGCACCTACCTGCACGATGTCAAAATGAAAATGGTGGGGCGTCCGATGACGTGGCCAGACCCGAAGCACGGGATGAAACATATCCTCCCTCCCGTTATGTGGAAAGTATCGCGGCAAAGCGCGGCAGAAGCAGTTGATCCTGTCGACTCAATGCCGTGTCTAGATACCGACACACTTCATAGATTCAACCTTTCTTGGCTCCCTTAACGACCGGAACGATCTGTTTCTTCTCGGCATCAACCAGCATCTCGGTGCGCTCTTTTGACAGCTCAGGATAATCCGCCTCGAGCATCTGCCGGACTTCTTCCACCGTCATCTCATCCCGCGGCACGGGGATCTGATAGCCGGCATAGTACACCATATAGTCTGTGCCAACCTTCTCAGGCGTCTTGGTGACGGTCTTCTTGACTGTGGTATTCTTCGACGACCGTTTCTGCGGCTTCGATGTTTCTGGCTCCTCAATCTCACCAAAGAGGTTGGTTACCGGTTCGTCGTCCTCTGGTTGCGGAGCGGCCGCTTCTGGTTGGTATCGATTCAATTCCTCGTTCGTGGTCACCTGATCCTCACGTTCCAGTTCCAAATCTGCCATGGGTCCTCTCTCCTCTCAGTCCAAGGAATCATAGAATTTTCGAATCATCGAGCCGATGATTTTCCATCCGATGTACACCACGAGAGCAAAAATCACGATGGGTGCAAGGAACATCAACACATGAAAGGCAATGTAGAGCACCAGCAAAATCAGGGCAATGAGACACAGAAATCGAAGCACAGGATTCACCTCATATTCTTGATCACCGCCGAATGGTTTTCTCGGCCCATTCGGAGAAGGTGAGGTTCAGCGGTGTCAAAATGTCATTGTCAAACTCACCTCCCTGAAAGGTATCAAAAACTTGGCGCAGGGGCCAACCGGTCTGATTCGACCGTCCTTGAATGTAGAGGTGGTCATTATTCGGGGTTTGTACCCACCGATATGGAAACGTCTGTAGCTGAGTCAGAGACTTGACTTTCTCGTTGTCAAAGTAACAAAGCATCCCTCCGTGGTGGACGTTTGAATAGGGAAACTGATAGACTGGTGAATCGTCTTTCAGGAACTGGTCGGTATAACAGCACACAGCCGCATGGACCAGGCGCTCCCCTTTCACCCGGAAAGCAAAAACCATTTTGGGATAGGGCACTTGGTGAAAGGTATCCGTGTGGTACACGACGTCAAACTGTCCGCCTTCCCAGGTCAAAAAGACCCACTCCGACTCATCCCCCATCTTGGCGTATTTGACCGTCCCGGGCGGCAGGGTCGGTGACGCAGCAACGAGCTCATATTGCTGGGCGGATGATTCCGAAGGCTCAATGGACGAGAGTTCAATATAGTGCAACAAGCGATCGGTGGTGATATGAAACGAGCGCTTGACCCCGTCGTCATCAAACTCAATCAGGGGCAAGTGCTCATCATCCAACGTGATTACAACGGCAGCCATAACTGTTCGTACACCTCTTCCGGAACCGGAGATACACGGCTTTTACGTTTCTGAAAGAACTCATCCCATTCCCTCCACGACGAGATGAATTCCTCAAGGGCTGAACTCATGATATTCCAGCCTTCCGCACTCACACAAAGAATTGGGGATTCTTCATCCAGCCAACCAGCATACAGCCAATAGCCGTCATACGTTTCTCCAAAACAGGCCGCAATGCTGCGTCGAAGGTCCTGGTACCGCTCGACTTCCCAATCGAACAGCCAGAAGTTCTCCATGTCATGAAAGACGAGACGAAAGAGCAAATTCTCTCCGGGAATGCTGTCATAATCCGTGGCTTGTGGATCCTCCACGGAAACTCGGTCACCCGTAATCACCTTCAACATATCCAGAAACATGTTGGTGGTATCGCAATAGGGGTCATACCCTTCATCAAAGACGAGCAACTTTTCCTCGAGCGGATACCCGTTCATTTGCATGAGCTTCATCATGCGAAGCCGGTCAAGACACGCCAGATAATGGACGACGGTTTCATAGTCCGGGAGCATCGAACCACTCTCCCCTAAAAGAATGTGACAGACCGCTTGGCGGCTGGCAACATGGAAAAGCCATAGATCAAATCCTTCATACGAATCCACTCATAGACGGGATGACCTTGGGCATCCTCCAGATTGTCGGCCTCAGCTGTCGGACAATACGCCATCGAATCCATGGCAAAGTCAATGCTCTGCAGGTCGATCTGTTTCAACTCCTCAAGGGTGACACGATCCCGATTGTGAATCAGGTCAAAAAGCGGGAACTGAACCTCGGTCTGGCGAACCTCCGACTCTGGCAATGACGCCGTTGTAAGGAGAAGCTGCTTGAACTTATCGGTGTAGATCCTTGGCACGGCGCTCATACTCCTCCTCCCCCCCCTTGTTCTTCAACGGCTGAATACACCATCTACCCTATGTTTCCCCATGTAATGCACTTCAAGTATGAAAAGGATTACAAGGAAGATCAACTACGGGAAAGAAAAAGCCCAGATCACGAAGTGACCCGGGCCAAAGGCGGCTCAGCCAGCCGCTTGCCGTCGCTCTCGGTTTTTGAGCATCCACTCGACTGCAAGTTTCGTGACATCCACCTTTCTCGCAGCCTTGCCACTCTCAAGAATCTGATCGGCCAGCTCCGCCTTGCGCTGGATAATCTCTAGGATCTGCTCATCAAACGAATTGCTCATCACGTAGTAATAGATCGTAATGTTCTTGGCACGGTTTCCGGTACGGTCAATTCGACCAATTCGTTGTTCAAGGAGCGTGTGATCCCAAGGCAAATCGATCATGACCATATAGTTCGCGACCTGCAGATTCAAGCCAGTAGAGGCCGCATCGGTGGCCACGAACGCCTTGACGCTTGGATCCTCGACAAAGCGACGAACCGCTTCCTCCTTCTCAGAGGTCGGTAGCTGACCGTGATACAAGACACTGTTGGGAAGCTCGCGATGAATGATTTCGGCCATGCGAGCAAACCGCGTAAAGATCACGACCTTGGATTCAGGTTCATCATAGGTCATGCTCTTATAGAATTCCTTGAGCTGCTCAATCTTTGGAGACTTAAAGTCCTTATCTGTAATGGCCAGTTCTTTGACGATCTGGTCGGCCATCGTGGAGCCCGACATGTGAAATAGCTCAAGGGTATCACACGCACCCACAAGGAAGTTGTAATACCCCTGGACGCGCGCGTCGATGGCATCCAGCGCTTCCTCGGTCGAGACCAGCTGACCATGCAGGAACTGAAACGACTTTCCGGACGAGCGGAGTTTGCTGGACTCCTCCCTCGCCTCTGCGATTTTCTCCAGGATCGCATCATGAACTTGTGCCTGTTTCGGCGTCATGTCAAGGAACAGGTGGCTATGCTGCACCTCCGGAAGCTGTTGCTGAATCTCCGGCATGTCCTTCGTCCGCCGGATGAAATGCGGCGCAATCCGGTAATGCAACTCACCCATGTTCTGATACCCATTGATCCCGTACCGTGGATGATACTTGCAGTAACGCTCACGGAAGCGCTCCCACGGCCCCAGAATGTTCTCATCCAGAAAGTAGAACAGACTCCAAATCTCCTCGGCCTTGCCCACAACCGGGGTTGCCGTAGCGAGAAAGCGATATGGGATATGACGAAGCTGATGCACCGCCGCCGCATTTTGGGACGGCTTGAGCCGCAACATCTTGTCGGTCACACCGGTCTTGATCTTTTGGGCCTCATCGAGAGCCACAATGTCAAGCGGTAGTTTCTTGATCCGCTCCAGATAGTCCTTGGTCCGAAAGGTTTCATAGTTGACGATCAAGAAACGGACATCGCTGTTCTCGAATTTCTCAATGGCGCCAATGCGCTGCGCCGGCGTGCCGGCCACGACGATGGCGTCCTCTCCGGTAAACTTGTCAATCTCTCGCGCCCACTGACGCTTGAGGGAATTCAGGGTCACAATCAATGCCCGACGGGCCTTCCCACGCTCAAAAAGGCGCATACAGGCACCAATGAGCTGCGGGGTTTTACCTAGGCCACAGCCGTCAAATGTGGCAGCACAACCTCGGTCGACCAGGAAGTTGGCACCGACTTTTTGATATGGATACAGTGGGACCTTGAACGACGGAAAATCCGTGTCCTGCTCCCACTGGAGATGTCTCTGAACCAATTCATCTTCAATCGGGAGGCCCTCCGCCTCAACAATTTCGCGAAGCGGCGTCATCCAAATGATCTGATTTGGGAACAGCACAAGTAGACGTGAGACCTGTTCGCGGCCACACATCCATTCCCCCGTTTTCAAGTTGAAACTCCGGCCTGGAATGGTGCGGATCTTCTCGAGGGTAAAATCAAACGTCTCTTGGGAATCAAGAATCTTCATGTAGAGGTTCCCAAATTGCATTCGTACCTGGATCATGTGCAGACCTCCCTTCTCGCTCGAATAACAAGACTCCTACTTTGCATTATAGCACAATGGGAATGCCCGCAGTATCAAGCCTTGGATTTCACCGGTTTTCGCGGCCTTTTTCTAAAAATCGAGTGGATGTCGGTCCGGAAGGGCCTCGGTTTTTAGAAAAAGACGGGGAGCATGAACGCTCCCCTGCCCTCTCACTTTGTTCCGACGAGTGTACCCCAAGCCGGCTTGTTCAGTGCGCCCCAAGTTGTCGCTTGCGAGGACGGGGTCTGGGGCGCACCAAACGAAGCATTGGGTTGGCCTTGGCCGGAAGACGCCGCAGCAAATGGATTGTTCCCGGTTCCATTGGGAACCATACCGGCAAACAGCGGTGACGGCTGACTCTGAGGCTGTGTATTCGCTTGGGCCGGCGGTTGGACAGCCTGCGCTTGTAGCTGTTTGAGAGCTTCCGCCAACGCGTGTTCCAGAATCTCTTGCTCCACGATATATGCCATCGCCGCATACTTACTGGAGATGGGCTGTAGGTATACAATCTCCGCGTTTTCCGTGGAGATGAGCGCGCCTTGCTCACTCATGCCAGTCACCAACGCACGAATCTTCGGCTGGTCCTCCCGGCTCTCCTGGTGGATGCGGAGGAAACGCGCCTTGGAGGGGGCAAACTGAGCATTATGCTCCACAAACGTATCGGTGTTTGCATCCCACTGCGCATCCGAACCAATCAAGTGACGCTGACCCGGAGCTGACTTGGAATCCGTGACCTTGAAGTTGATCATCAGCATGTAGAACGGACTGCGTTCGTCCGTAATGACCATGTTCACGCTGACACTGTTCTGGTTCTGACGAACGCTAAACCGCGCCACACCCGGATACTCATACACCGCATAGGCACCGCGTTGACTCTGCTGGACTCCATCGCCGGCCCGGAATCGCTGATCCAGCGACAGCACCTCGTTATACACGGGAGTGAAGTTCGCAATCCGAAGGGCGCTGAACGTCTCCTTGCCGTCATACAGGCGCGGGTTGCCCTGCGTGTACAGACGCGGATAGTACGTCAGGCTCCAGCCCTTTGTAATGGACTCCGAGGCATCGGTGACGATGACCGGATAGGCTCCGTTTGGCGTCTGTGCCTTCACTTCGACCTTGGTGTTGGCCTTGATGATCTCCGCAATCCGATTGAACATGCAAAACCACTCCTTTGAAGGGTTAATGGACTTTCTTTGCAAGCGCCCAGAGGGCGAGAATCATAAGCCAAAAGGGCAGATATTCGAGTTGACCTGTAATGACGAGCAAGATGAACGACAGCACCCAAAACACCGGTTTGTATCAACCCCCTGCCCTGTCGGCTTTCCCCTAAATGCGGTGATAACCGCAACAAAGAGGCTACGCATAGCTCACTTCGAGGAGACGACGTTTCGCTCGTTGAGCATACTCAGAGGCAGTATGAGCGACGAGGATGTTGTTGTCAGGAATCGGAGAATCCTTCTGGTACATGACCTTGTAGTTCAACACTCTGTGTTCTGGCCCCGCCAGCAACTCATAGAGTTGCATCCATAGGTCACGGTTATGAAGGTCCTCCCCATCCCTCCGCTTGAAGTCATTGCGTGCCCATTCATGGAGGTACTTATTGATGCCCGTACTGACCTGCGGTTGCGTCGTATAGATGGTCAAAAAGCACTGGTTCCGAAGGGTCTTCACCCCTTCCACGACAGCCTTCAGCGCCATACGGGTCTGTGTGGTCTCTAACGCATAGCCAGCCAGTGTCTTTGTCACATGGCGACCTAGGAGATAGGAGTGAAGGTGTGCAGCCCACCCTCCTGCCCCATCCGAGCCGACCGATCCCGCGATCCACATCTCAACCTTGAGCCGGTCCCACACCAGCTTATTGGACATGCCTCTCCCCTCCCCTTGAGCTTTCTCATAGGCGGTGTGCAAAACAAAAAAGCCCCTAGAGAACCAGGAGCTTGGGTTGCCGTGGGTAATTCCCCAAAAGGCGCCGAAAGGCGCAGGAAAAAGATTGTCAGAATCATGATCCAATCGATCAAGGAACAAAGATCCGCTTTTCGTTAGGATGAAATGCAATCACCGGCACACCTCGTTCCTTCGCATAGGAAACGATCATCCCTGTCCCGCTTGGCGTCCCATCCCATACGGCAATGAGCCCATCGGATCGATCCACCATGTACCGGTTCCTCCGCATCAAGCACTCGGGGCCGTCATATGGCCCCTGTGTGACAAAGTTCACGAAATCCGCAGATTGCATGTGTGCATGGAGTTTTCTCCGGTCCTCCTCCCTCCAATTCCTCCCGTGATCCGTTGACGGAAGACAAAGCACCAGATGGATGTTGTACTTTCCGTGCCCCTCTGCCCTCCTCTTCGCTTCGAGGACTAAATCGGCAGCCCAGGTATCGACGCCTAATGCACCTCCGGTGACGAAGCCAACGGTTTTGTACTTGTAGACAACGCGATGAATCATTTGTCGCAGGAATTGAATGACAGAACGCCGGATGGGATTGTCTTTATACCCTCCTAACCGTCCCGGCCGATGGCCGGTAAACGCATAGATTGGCATCTTGTTCACCTCCAAGATAGCTCAGATAGACTCGGTAAGTGTCTACCTATGACACTTCATGGCGAGCGAGTGATAAATGAACTATGACATAGATTATGAGATACGACGACCTATGAGACTTGAGGGCGAGCGAGTTATAAATGATCGAGTGAGATTTGATATCTATGATAACTCGACAAATTACATAAGGAGCTATCTATGAACTTGCAAGACGGGCGACATGGATTCAATAGACGCACCTATGAATTCTGGAGATAGTCGATATATCTATGAATGAAATATCTATGAGATATGAAACGGAGCGGGTTATCAATGATAGATATCGATATGACATATGGAGATTGGCGAGATATACGATAGAAGCTACGATATGAGACGTGAGAGATGTCTGGGAAAAACTATCGAAACCTAGCTATGAGATGTGATGGCGGGCGGGATATATGTCGAAGGGGAGGTGGTGACATTTCGCGACGGGCGGGTTCTGGCAAAGGGTCTGGAACAAATCATATCGATGAGATTGCAAGATGAGCGAGATGGATACGAGCTATTCCAGAGCCTTTGACATGGCTCGAAAGGTGGGGTACAACGGAGGAAAGAGGGCAGGCCATGAAAGGTGAGATAGCTATATGGTAGAGTGGCCAGAGCTTGAATATGTCACGTTGGGTGACGCAGCCGAGATTCTCAAGGTGCCTGCGCCAACTCTTCGAGGTTGGGCAGACAAACTGGAGGAACTCGGGGTACATATGCTCCAAAGAAATCATCGGAAAGAACGAATATTCACAAAACAAGATCTGGAGATCTTCGAGTTTATCAAGCAACAAAAGGATCTGTATGGCCGGAAGACCACAACGGTTGACTTGGCCATGATGGTGAAGAATCGGTTTGAGTGTCGGAGTGTAGAGTTGCATCCGGAACTCACGGAGTATCAGCCAAGACCGGATTTCACGCCGGCCACCGCGAAGGCCATCTTGGAACACGAGGGATTCCAGCAGCTCATGAATGCGATGGTCAACGCTGCGGCGGAAAAGGCGGTAGAGACGGTGAGAGAGGAAATGGAGGAGGAGAGACGCAAGTTCTGGGACGAGTATCAACGCCAGAGGGCAGAGGACACAGACTTTCTGCTGAACAAGATCAAAGAGAACAAGGAGCTGTACCAAGAGATCATTCGACTACAAAAGAGACCACTGTGGAAGCGGCTCTTCGGAAAAGAATAGGGGAGGGGCAGAAACGCGCCCCTCTTTTTTATGGATGAATGATAAAAAGATTCATTGGATAAGAGAATCATGATTATGGGATACCAATGAAAAAGATTCTATGAAAAAATATGCTCAGCGAATCGGTGAAGTAGGGAAGGGATTTGGTGGGGGAGGATAGCTGCCCGCGTGTGACTCTTCGTCGAGAAAGATGACACGATAGAGCTGGCCAAAGCCCTGCATGACATCCACCACAGCGCTTGCATACTCCTTCATCTGAAGGTCGGATACCTCAATCGTCAACTCATCAATCTTGACGGTGGACGGATTCTGGCTGAGGACGGAAACGCGAGGGAGGTCAATGTGAAGTCCTTTGAGAGTAAACTTAGTGTTCATTGAGGGTCACGCTCCTTCTGAGGTCTGTGAGAGGTCGTGTTTGACCTACGAATTTCGTCTTGGTTCTGAGATAGAACGTCATTGTAATACCGATACCCAGTGCGGGTGGCCTTAATCAGCAATTCCGAGCTCGTTCGCATCGTTATGACGTATCCTCGATCCTCAAGTAGCATCACCTGTGGGAGAGTTAGGCCATACTTGGCCAAAAGGCTCAAGGAAACCCAATGGTTCCGTTGCTTGGCATAGACCAGAACAAGCGCGAGATCCCGAAGGTTCAACAGATGTCACCTCCCGGATCCCTTCACCACGGGAATCTCTAGCTGCTGTCCAGGATGTAGGACCGAGGGGATATGTTGATGCTTCTCGGTGAGATAGATGAGATAGTTCAAGTCCGCGTTGTGATTATGTGCTGAAATGAGACCATAGAGGGTATCGCCGGGCTGAACCGTCACCGTCGTCCAGGTAACGTGGCTGGCCGACACTGGGGGACGAAGCCACGCCCACGCAAATACGAGGACGAACCCTACGAACAGGGCAAGGGAGAGCGCCAGACCCGAGTAGCGGCGCTCCTTACGCGGTGTGGACAGTGGAATCCGACGCGTCTGCGGCAAGTACCTCGCGTACCCGCGATTCAAGCTGAGTGCGGTCTTTGACATAGTACAGAAACCTCGCTTTCACATAGGGTAAAGCTCCAGATTCCACGATGAGTTCCTGGTTATTCGAAAGAACGGCGACTACGCAGAAGCCATTGGTTTGCTTGCGAATGAAGAACCGCTTGACCATATGCGACCCTCCTTAGTGACATTCCCCAAAATCCGCTGATAAGCGGATTCTTAAAGCCGGACATTGACATACGAACCTTTGACCTCCCGCAGAGGCGACACATAGGCCTGACAGACGGAAGAAGGCAGGGGACAAAGTGGCTGAGAAGGAATCGGGATCACAACGAGCATGGTGGGAACCAAGGGTAGGGGAGGGGGCAAGGCTGGCGTCGATTCCTCGGATTCCCGAAGGGCCTCCTGCAAGATGCGTTCAAATTCACTGGTCATGCATTTCAACTCCAAGAGGGGTCAAGAGTCGGGGAGGAGCAACCAAGAACTGACAACTAAAAAGCGAACAAACCGGGGTGAAAATACGAACATCATGTGAACTTTTTAAGAAGGAAATATCTAGGGTTCATTTTCCATAGGTTTGACCGGTCTTAATGGTTTATAGAGAGGCTTCGAACAGGGAGGGAGATGACGAACCGTGAGTTCCATGAAACCCGAGTTCAAAGAGAAAAAGAACGTCATCCCCCAAAACCCCAGTGACCTTGAGGAACACCCGATCCAAGCCAAAAGCAGGAGATGAGACCATGAGAACCCGAGGACCATGAAGCACAAACGCATGAAACCTCCAGGCCGGGGCCATCGTATGCCCTTTTCCAGGGCGGAGGCATTGGGCTATACATTGGGGTGGGCTGACAGGAAGGATGGAGGCTTCATTCTCAACATGTCGCTGAATGAACTCAGAATATCCGCCGCGCGCACCGCCGGGCCGCCCTTGCAAATGGGGTTCAGCTGAATACATTTAAGAGATAGCCGGACCTGCTAGAACCATCACAAGTACCAGTCACAGTCAATACAGTCACCTCCAATTGGAAAGGTGGGTCCGGCTTTCTCCCAAAAACACGCGTACATAATTGGTCCATCGTCACACCATTTCCGATTCTAACAAGCGAGAAACCGCCTGGTTAGCCAGTTCATCGCAGCGTTCATTGTATTGATTTCCCGCGTGGCCTTTGACCCAAACAAAGCTCACATCATGCCCGCCATCTTCGACGAGGGACACAAGTTCTTGCCAGCACTCGGCATTGGCTACAGGCTTCTTGCTGGCGGTTCTCCAGCCATGCTTGCGCCAACTGGCCAGCCAGCCGCGGTTGAAGGCAGAACAGACGTATTCAGAATCGGAATACAGCGTGACCTGACATGGCTTGCGGAGCGATTTTAGACTCTCGATCACCGCACGCAGTTCCATACGGTTATTCGTGGTCTCTTTCTCCGCACCGCACTTCTCCAATGTCTTACCCGTAACTTCATCCTCAATGACGAATGCCCATCCTCCCGGACCAGGATTGCCTTTACAGGCTCCATCGGTCCAAATGTTTACACGACGCAAGAAAACGCCTCCTTTGGTTAAGATCAAGAATGCGGGACCAAAGGCCCCGCATTATGTTTCAAGGTCAAAACGATAAGTTCAATTCTCAGTACCCTGCCGAGCCGAAATTAGCTGTTTTTCTAGCCATTGCACATAGGACATAGGCGGGGTGCCTTTCGATGAACCCCGAGACTCCAAGAACTCGTCAAAGAGACGCATCGAATCGTCCTTCAGGACTTCAAACAGATGATCATTCTCCTCCGAGTATGAGAGATACAAGCTATCCTCATAGGATTCGGGATAGTAGGGTGTTTCACTGCACCGAAGGGTCGGATTTTTATTCCGATCGAAGTACACAGGCTTCTCAAGGCTCTTGTTGTACTCTACAAACTCTTTGAAGCTAAACACCACATAGACGGAGTCTTCGATGCCCAGAGCTTCACTGGCCTCGATGACACGCGCCAGCATTCCCTCCTCGAAGTAGATGTCAAACTGCTCGATGCCTTCCTTGAAACGCACGATAGGATGGACACCAGACCGAACCATGTCTAGGAGTTCTAAGCCCCGCACGAAACACCACCTCGTAGCCAATTCGCATTGGGCGGACTGAAATTGCTTGTTCTCATGGTCAAAGGCAACGGAAAAGAACCCTCTCGATTCAGGAAGGGGGAGAGGACTACAACTAGCAAATAAGACCAAAAGTACAAGAATAGAATAAAGCATCACAAGTATACATGAATCCCATCCGTTCAGAAAGGCAAATCGTCCTCGGTATAGTCCTCCGATGTGACGGGCGGGTCCGAAAACAATTCTTGAAGGATACGTACCCGCTCGTCGTCATCAAACAGCTCAGGATCCTGGAACCGCGCCGACATCAAATCATCCCTTTGAAATGCACTGCATACATGCGGATATAACAAAGAATAGGGTAGGGGAGCACAAGCAATACGCCAGAGCACCAACCAAAGTGACGAAATCCAAAGAAACGGTACGTTCTCTTTCTACGACTCATTTGCAAACCCCCTTCCCCATGAAGCCATGCAATCTAAGATGGATTAACCCCAAGTGTTGTTGGGTACGAAACCAAAGGGCGGATATGACTGCGCTCCCGATGCCACTGGCTGATTCGATGAATCTGTAGGATTCGAAGTCTCTGCGCGGTCCAGGAACCGCACATTCTCAGCAATGACCTCTGTGACACGCACACGCTGGCCCTCTCGATTCTCATAGCTACGCACCTGGATCCGGCCATCGACGGCGGCTAGACGGCCTTTACGCAGGTACTGAGCGCAATTCTCGGCCATCTTGGACCACACAACGATCGGGATGAAGTCCGTCTCCGTCTCTCCGTTTTGATTCGTGCGGGGACGGTCGACGGCCAGTGTGAAAGACGCGACAGCCGTCCCGCTGTTCGTGTAACGCAATTCAGGATCGGCGGTCAGACGACCAATCAAGACAACACGATTCAACACGATCTCATCATCTCCTCTGTTACTACTAAGACGGAAAACTATTCACCAAAAATGCCGATAGGCATAAAAAAGAGCGGCCGAAGCCGCATATAGGGAAGGAGATAATGAACTGCTCACGGGTTGTCATCCCATACGGCACCGCCGGAAATAGAAGAGTCATACGAGTACGATGGGGCCGAGCTGCTGCCTCCCGAGTGAGAGGCCCACACAGCGAATCCAATCACGATGCCCAGACAGATGAAGAAGACCATGACACAAACCCAACCTAATGCCTTAACACTCGGCGGTGCATTCTTATACTCATTGTGGCGAAAGACGAAAAAGAACATCGTGATAATGGCTACAGCAATCATCTCCGGAGCAGTCATATTTGTGAGATGCATGCCATTTTGTCGCCGATCCCGAAGGCGCTCCTTCTCCCGTTGAATCTTGCGCTGACGACTCGCGCGCATCGCTCGACGAACCACATAATGCCGAAAACCATAATAACCAGGCCCGTGGCGGCTCACCCAAACCCCTCCCAAAATGGAAATCCCCACTCATCGTACATTGTATACGACCAGGAACGAGCGCGACAAGAAACATGCTATAGATTCGCCATTGTCCGAGTGATTTATAGTAACGAAAAACTCTCCTTACAACCCGATCTTGGCAATCTGCCTGAGTTCATCAAGACGATGGACCCTACCTGGTTCACCCCGAAAACCACTGAGGATCAAGAGCAGGCTATCCAAGAGGACATATCGGATGGATCCGGTCAATCCAATCCCTGATCTTCACGATGGCACCTCCACACACTGTCGATTCATGAGTGGCTCTACACACACCAAAGGAACGGGGCAGGCGGAGACAAACGCATCAAACCGTGCATCCAACCAAGGAGGCGTCCAAGGGGATGAGCGGCATACAAACACCCGGTCAAAGACCACAGGGACCTTCAATCCATCGTCATACTGCCGATCCATCTTCACGGCAGGCTCTTTATTCTCTGGAATCACTTCTCTCCACTTTGGGTATCGCATATGGACTTTGGCCAGTGGATAACCAATGAGCCAATCATCACAGTTGAAGAATCCGCGGAAGCAGGCCTCCCACACATCCCCTTGATAGCCGCCATCATGATGGGCGTCAAAGAGCCAAATCTCATCGACAAGATCCACCCAATCTTCGCGATAGGCATACCGGTTGCTGTCTGCATAGTAGCCGGAGGCGGCGGGAGAGAACGTAAACCGATCCCAAAACCCAATCTCCATATCCAGAGTATCTGGGAGTCTCCCAAACCACTCCATCAACTCAGGTTTGCGCTTCTCCCAATAGTCCACCATGAACTCCTTGGTCTCTCGCCGGCCTGTGCTACACCGGGGATCCATGAAGAAGTAGTCCCAGTCAACGACCAATAGCTTCAACACATTCGCCTCCACAAGGGAACGCCAGATTGACGCCGCGGATCGTGATTCCGTCGTCATTCAACGTGAAGCGGAAGTCTCCGAACAAAGACCGATACACATACACATCGTCATCCATGTGCGAAAAACGGAGACTGAATATCGCGTACAAATCGTGTTCATCAGTGCTGCGAACCGAGAACTTAAACGGCCAATTGCGAAGCACAGACTGCATCAAATACTCTCGCGCTTCGTCCTGGGACGTGATCACATCACCAAGAACCACAAACTCATCGTTACCCTTCGCTTGAACCTGAAATAGCATGCGTTTCACCTCAGAAAGAAAGAGGGTAGTATCGATATACGACCGCAATAGCTCCATGAAATGCACCTCATGGACGGCGGGGATAGGCCCACACAAAACGGATTTCATCAAGAGGGAAATACATACGTGTATTGTCCTCCACCCGAATCCCGATCTCCCGCCTTGAGAACCAAAACAAATCTCCTCGATACCGCCGACCATAATGAACAAATACGATCCGATCTCCTTGTCGTAATCGACACCCGCTAATCTCTATAAAATCGGGCGGGAGAGCCTCTGCCAGATAGGGCTGAATCAACTCCGTAACCATCACCCCTAATCAATCAACAACCGACCATCCTCACTAACCCACCCAAGGCGGAGGGCGAAGGCAAAAGCCACAGATCCATTCCCATATAACACCGCGGTACCATCTCGAAAATGCTCCATCATGTCAGGATATACTAACTTGAATAACTCCGTAGGAGACAGGTTCATCACGTCTTTCCGCTTGTACCCGAGGTAGGTCACCAAGTGCGCGCGGCAACACCGGGCCAGATGCCTCTCCAGTTCCTCCACAATGCCACCTCCTATCCTGAAGACTAAAGTCTCTCGATCCACAAAATATAATGGCCTTAAGAATTTAGACACGAAAAAAGGATGTGTTAAGTTGTATGTCAGCGATACGAAGGAACCATCCTCCGGAATTCAAGGCCAAGGTTGTACTGGAAATTTTGCGAGAAGAAAAATCGATTTCCGAGCTGGCTTCCGAGCATGGGATTCACCCCAATGTCCTTCAGCGGTGGAAAAATGATGTCGTTCAAAATCTGGCGCAACTTTTTGTCGATGATCGCAAGGGCATTACGAAAATGAAAAACGAATACGAACAGAAAATCAACCAACTCTATGCGGAGGTGGGAAAACTTACGACACAGAACGCATGGCTCAAAAAAAAATCTGGCCTCCCGATTGACTAGACAAGAGCGTTTGGCATTGCTGGATTGGGATTGTACCGAACTGCCGCTCAGTCAACAAGCAGAGCTTCTCAGTCTCAATCGATCCAGTTTGTATTACCAGCCAAGACCGCCGTCGCCGGAAGAAGTGGCCATCAAACATGCCATCGATCGGATCTATACCCAATACCCGATGTTCGGTTCAAGGCGCATCACTGCGATTCTCAGACGGGATGAAGGCTTCCGTGTTCACCGCAGCACGATTCAGCGTTATATGCAGGAGATGGGAATATCCGCCATCTATCCCGGTCCCAATCTCAGCAAGCGTCATTTGCAACATCGCATTTATCCGTATTTGCTCCGCGGTCTGGACATCGTCCGACCGAATCAGGTGTGGGGCATTGATCTGACTTACATCCGATTGCAGCGCGGCTGGATGTATCTGGTCGCCGTCCTGGATTGGTATTCCCGGTATGTCGTCGCCTGGCAGCTGGATCAGAGCCTGGAGATCGATTTCGTCCTGGAAACGGTGAAAACCGCTTTGGCTGTGAACAAGCCTGAAATATGGAACAGCGATCAGGGCAGCCATTTTACCAGTCCACAGTACATCGAACTGTTGAAAGCCGAACAAATCCGCATCAGCATGGATGGGAAAGGACGGGCTGTGGACAACATTTTCACCGAACGGTTTTGGCGCAGTCTCAAATACGAGGAAGTCTATCTTCACGATTACGCCAATCCGCGAGAAGCTCGAAAAGGCATTACCCGGTACATCGAACTCTACAATCATTACCGGCCTCATCAATCCTTGAACAATCATACGCCGGCATCGATCTACTGGGGAAACGTGCAACTGCCCGATCTGGTTATCCACAGGTAAGCCTGAATACAAGGCGGGCTCCCGCGCTTCGCTTGGGCTATGTCCGCCACCAGTGGACAGTCTCACTATCCATCATATTCCAATTATGGAATCCGAGAATGGGGGTAAGATAAACAAAACAAAAGACTTTGTGAAAATATTCACCCCTTAATTTTTTTGAAAATCTGTCTTGACAAATAGGGCCACCTTAAAACGAGGTCGCGGGGAATGCCATATATCCAAGGACGCTCTTTCTGAACCTCAATCTCAAAAAGCTCTTGGTTATACGAGAGCAACTTCCCCTTTAACACTTTGACCTTCGCATCCCTGATATAGCCGTCTATATACTCAACACGAACCATATCTCCAACCTCAAAGGTGCGCCTGCATTCAAGATACTCTTGAACCAACTCCATACACATTTCTCCTTCACAAATCCCGAAGGGCATTACATCACCAAGGCTTATCCAGCTTCTCTATCGAGAGAAGAAGGGCGCGGGGAAGGGCATACATGCAATGATACTTATTCCTCACATGAATCGTTTGATCATCATAGTCCACCAACTCACCCCGGCATACGTTCACCTTGGATAAACCCCGAAACACTTCTATGTACGCTACACGAACCATGTCTCCAACCCTAAAGTACCGGTCACACAGGATACACCCATCCCGTTGAAGATACTCACTGACTAGTTCCACACGTCATCACCTTACTCACAGACACCAAAAGCCTTATCGGAATCCTCCTTGCCGTATCTTTACCCTCCAGCCATATATCCTCCTCATCAAACTCCACTAGCTTGCCCCGAAACACACGCTGTTTAATACCGTGCGGGGATAAATCAAAGTACACCACACCCACGGTCTCACCACGCTGAACATAGCAACCATTTAGGACAAAGCTCTTGTCCCTTATGTATTCACGAACTAGTTCCATATCACCACCCCATATGCACTTCAATATACTCAATGCTCCGGATCGACATCGTAATCCAAGAGCCACTCCTGGTCTCAATGGCGACTTGTTCCTCTGAAAGCCACACTACACGTCCATCATAGTCGGTGCCACGATAGCGAAGAGATACTACGTCGCCAACACATACTTCGATACCACGAATGAGCACGGACTGTGGATTCAATCGACCACTGTATGCTTTGATCAACTCCATCATATAACCCCCAAGGTGGCGCATCCATTCTCCAAGATGAGCCGACAGGATTCTTGGGTAAGGAAAGGACGGCGGGGAAGATGAAGCCGCCCTAACACCCAATGTACTCTGCAATATAGTCCGTAATCACACCCTCATCCTCTGGTTCATATCCATGCCGTTCACAATACCGACGATAATGCAGGCTGTTTCCATCACTTGTCACCCATGCACGTAACTCTTTATCATACCAGTACAAAGTCACTGAATTCTGCATAAACAACACTCCTTTCCGAGCTTCATGAACAAGTCACAGCACATTCATCACAAATCGCTCTCCTAAATCAGCCGATAGGCTTGAAGGGCATTACACAACCAGAAACACAGTATACCCTAACTTACCACCACTTTGAACATCCCGTAGGGGACATGAAACACCATACACATGACACATGGATGACCATTAGATGAACCTTGTATGACTGAAAAGAAACTTGTGAGATATGTCCTTGAAACACCGAAAAGACCCTCGTGTAATATGCTCTTGAAACAACCAAAAGACCATTTCGAGATATGCACTTGAAACCTCGAAAAGCCCCTTTTTGTGTGGGCTTGAAACACCAAAAAGACCCTGCCAAACCCCGCACGAGGCACCGCCAAGGACCTGCACACGATAATGCCGGATTACCACAAGTTGATGATGTATCGGCTTGCATCGAGTCATGGACATGGGGCACAGAGAGAGAAGCAGAGAGGGGAGGATGGGAGTGTGCATGTGGGGTAGGGGAGAGACATGCGTACATCCGCATCCCGGAGGGTTGGGACAGGGGCTGCATCGTTCCAGCCCCCATCCCGGTCTGCGTGATGCTTACTCGTAGACACAGAAGCCCACAATGGCAAACTTCACAGTATGCTTGCCATTGAACTCGGCTTCCTCGACGTCGGCCACAAAGGCCTTGTGTCCGCTGAAGAAGGGATAGGCAGAGGCATAGAGACGGCCAACCTTGAGACCATTGAAATAGACAAAGGCTACAAGGTTGCCGGTGAGTTTCTCTTCTTCATAGCGGATGCCGATGATGCCACCATTCTTGAGGGCGGCTTCGACTTTCTCACCAGAGATGCCACGCAACACACTCATGGAGACGTTGAAGTGGCTTGGCGCGACTGCCTCAATGGTGTTCGGTGTCTTGGTACCAGAGACGACCATGCAAGCCGCCAACAGTTGACGCTTGGCCGCCACCCACGGGAAGGCATGGGCTTCACTCTTGGATTCGGCATAGGTCATGTGATAGGCGACATAGCCAATCTCTTCAGGAGCAAAACCAGCTTCGAGAGCGGCGATGGCTCGTTGAGCCTTCTCGACGATGGCACCGATCTTGTTCTTGCGTTCTTCCTCGATGCGATTCTTGCCGGTCACATAGAGCGGCGATTTATCGTCTCCATCGACCGCAGCCAGCAGGTTCTCGAGTTGCTTCTCGGAATACTCGAACGCCTGGGAGATCGCATAGCCATATTCCCGCTTGATCGGCGCGATATGCTTCTTCAACGCCTCGAAGCGCGCGGGATCCATGACGATGCAGGAGCTGAGTTCACCAAGGATGTTACAGCTCATGTCCTCCTTGTTCATGGACTCGACCACATCGAGGATGTTGGCCTCGAGATAGTCCTGAACATGCTTGCGGACCTGAGACAACACACTTCCAGTGAAGCGCCCTTCACGACCACGACGAGCGGCCATCCAGTCTGGATTGAACCAGACGCGACGACCGAGTTTCTCGTTCCACACCGAGACAAACTCAGGTGGATTGCCGATGAAGGACAGCTCATCCTTCAGATGCTCTTCATACGCGCCACCATGCTTCGGACGGTCAATCTCCCAACCTTGGCACAGACGCAGGAGTTCGATCCAACGTTCATACCGCTCGATCTCCGCCAGCAGGTCTTCCTTATTGCCGACGCCCATCGCCACCATATAGCCAAGGCGGCGGACGGCATCGGCCAAACGAGTCGCATAGTTCGTCAGCTGGCCGATCTTATTCGGCACGAGCTTGCGAACCACCCAAGCCTTGGACATGTCATGAATGGCCTGAATCAGTTCATGACCATACAACGTATCCTCGAACTTGAGTGTCCAACCATCCTGCTCCACGTCATCAAAGGCAATGGCCTGAGCTTCGCCCCAATCCATCGCCCACGGGCAACCTTCGACCCACTCATAGTTGCCATCCTCCAGACGGCGGAAGGATTTATCGAGGATGGCGGGATAGGACTTCTTCTTCAGAACCTCGACGATCTCCGCCTGTGTCGTCGCCAGAGTGGTATCACCATCATTATCGGCGCCACCCTGCTGAACAGTGGCAAAGTCATGGACACTCATGACACACAGGTTCTCAAAGCCACCCTTGGCCGCGGCACGCACATAGTTCTGCGGCGCCACGCATTTAACCAGAGCGGCTTCACCCTTGGCAATCGCGGGATTACGCATAAGCGCCACTTCCCGAGTCTCAATGCTGCGGCTGTCGTCGGACACCATGAAGACGGTGTTCGGACGCAGACCGATGTGTTCCGGCACGATGACTTCGCCTTCTGGGCAGAGCCGGTGCGCTTCCAGAATCGCATACGGATCTTGCACCATCCAGCGATAGTGACCTTCGACCGGAATCATGCCCTTGGTCCACATGTCCGCGATGTTCATCAGGATGTCCCGAGCGTACTTCTTCATCTGCAAGTCTTTCAGGGTGAAAGGCGCTGCAAACAAGAAGTGGGTGAAGGTCGATACCAGTGTCTTGTTCAGCACCTCTTCGGCTTCTTCGTCCTCCAGGCTCAGGATCTCCTCTTGAGACGGAAGTCCGACATACTCAGAGATCAACTCGGGATCATGCAGCATGTCGACCAGACGATCCAGATGCCGTGTGACAATCTTCTTCGCCGTCTCCGCGCCCATGCTCATGATGTGCATGAACTGATACGGAAGCAGCGTGAACTTCTTGCAGTTACGCGCCTGCTTGTTGAACAAGGCAATGCGCAGGGTGATGGTATGCTTCATCAGGTCGATATTGCGATAATCGCCCTTGACAGCGCCCTCCATCGCCACAATGTCTTCCTCGAAATACTTCTCAAGGCCTGGGACATAGACCATCAGACCCTTGGTGAAGGGAGTAATGCGAATCTGGAACGCCGAGCTGCGGACATCAAATTCCTTGCAGAGCGTCTTCCAGACCCGAGCATTGCAGAACACCAGGCCATCACCCACCGCAAACTTCTGCGGGAACTTCGCGGCATCAAAGACCTCGAACTGCTTGGTCTCCATGTTGAAGGCCTTGAACTTTCCGGTCTTCACAATGGCATGGGCCTGACGCGCCACACGCATGGTAAACTTGCCGCCGACGATGGAATACTCACCATTGGCATGCTCCACAATCTCCGTGCCAAACGTAATCGCCCGGCTCGGGATGGTGTTGGTGGACGCCAAGCCAAAGCGCTTCATGCCCTTGGTGATGTCCAGCACCCATTTGCCGTCCTTCTTCTTGGCAAAGGCGCGGAAGTCCATGCCGATTGCCTCAAAGACTTTCGGCACCGACAGATCGACCAGGAACACACCTTGCAGCGTGCGGTCCTGAGATGGAGAGGCCATGAAATACTCAGCCTTGTGAACCCTGTTGCCACCCTTGATGAAGAAGCCGTTGTGAACGACATGTTCACGCATCGCTTCGCTCTCCGGCTCCATGTTCTTGAGGTTCAGGTTCACATAGCATAGAACCGGAAGCACACGCACACCATTGACCTCGACGACCTTGTGAAGCAGAGCGTCCGTCAAAGCGCTCTGATTCTGACGCTGATACCCTGAGCGTGGATCCTCATCGACCAAGACGCGGGGATCCGCATAGTTGAGCGTGGAGACATAGCCATTGAGTTCTGCATCCCAAACCATTGCATTGACGTCGGCGCGAAGGACGGTGATGCCATAACGCTTCTTGCTGCTCTTCATGATGATCTCCTCCTGGATGTGGTTGTTGATGAGGGTGGTGTGGTTCATGAACATTTCCTCCTTGGAATTCATAAGATTCTGATATTGATAGGCATTGAAAGGCACTTCATGATTCATCACAGATCCAGCTCCTTGTTCTCGTATTTGTCGACCCATTCCCAGTAGAGGTCGAATGCAGACTCCACACTGGCTTTGTCGATGAGTTTGACCAAGGTGTGTTGGAGGCCATATCGCCCTTTGAAGGAGAATGAAATGCCAAACACAATGACGGGCTGCGGAAACACCTCATGGCGATTGCGCCACCTTGCCCCAACCGCGATACTATAGACGCCAAGCACATCGACTTGGCCCAAGAAGAACGTATGGTCCTTCTTGTCAAAGGCGGTGGTGAAGTCGACGGGAACCCCATAGAGATACCCATCGGCTCCATAGAGTCGGTCCTCCACTTGCGTGGAGACGCGGAAGTCGCGTCCGAAGACCTGCTCAAAGTGCAAAATGAGCATGTCCTCGATCCGTTGACCATAGCTTTGACGAATCCACATAGGGAACTCCTCCTTCGAGCGTTTTTGAGAAAAAAGAAAAAGCCTCATGTAGGGACAATGACGAACTCATCCCTACAAAAGGCGGGGAATCAAGAATTCTCTCCATGCTTGGATAGGGTTTCTATCGTGCGACAAGCATGGCGTCTTTGTCCTTGTACCCTGTGTGCTATGGACAAAGACACAGCATCACACACAGGGAGCGTGTGGTGTTTCACGGATCGAATGCAGCCACGCTTCCTGCATTCGACCGGACCACGGCATCCTCTGAATCACCTGTCGTCATCACAGGACTGCAGATCCAGAGAACCCATGATCATCTGCTCGTCTGAGCCAATCAGACGAACAGCGTCAGCACAATGAACTCCACAGCTTGCCAAGCGATGAAGAAGGGCCAGAACAATCCCATCGTCGCCAGGATCACGAGACCCGCAAACCACAAGCTGCCATACGAAAGACCATCTAAGAGATTGCCAAATGTCAATTGGCGACCTAATAGATAACGCTTAATCAACCAAATCAATGCGGTGACAAAGAACACCACAGCAAATCCCGTCAACAAGGCACCCGTGATGGTGGAGCAACCCCAACTCGCCAGAACCGCAGCACTCGCCACGGTCACATGGCTGGTGTGCTTGCGAATCATCGCCTCCAACTTCCGAGCTCCAGCCTGGATCTTCTCCCACACCTTGCCGCCAATCGTCTTAAAGAAGCATTTTGCTTTGTCCACAAAGCCCATCTTCTCTTCCTCCTTCTTCTCTTCGTTCACAATCTCTGCATCAATCACCAACGACGTCTTTGTGTCCTTCGCCTCAGCACCCACACGACCAAACCCACCAAACAACAGCTCATGCAACGTCATGACAACATTCCTCCTTGCGTACCATGCTCGCCAGCAGATTGGTTTTGGTGTACCGAGTACACCATGAGACCCACCTCATCAGAGGTGAGTCCGAGCTGTACTCGGTCAGGACGCCAAGTGCGCATACATCTTGTATCCCTTCAGCGTCAGGTTCACGGCAAAGCCCTCTTGCTTCGTGTGCCAAACATGAACAATGCCCTCGTCTTCGAGGGCACGGAAGTTTTCCAAGTGTAGTCCATACGGCACCAGCGTCTTCACCAGCACAAACTTGTTTTGGCGACGTGCATCTACGAGAATCCTTGCGAGGCTTTCCGACATGAAGTTCACCCTCCTGCAGATGTTTTTGGGCATGAAAAGGGGGTGGGGCATCGAACGCCGCCACCCACATGCCAACAATTCAACCTATCACCCCGCGCAATTTTTTATATTTTGTGGCCCCTATATGGCGTTTCCTTTTCCTGTAAACTATGGAGGGAGAGAAAAAGGGAGAGGGGAAGAGAGGAAATCGGTGCAGTGTACAATAAAGGTGTTCTATGAATTACCCCACCGGGGACAAGCCCATATGACTGGCTATGACCCCTGGCCGTGGCCACGCGCAGTCAGGTATCGTTTTATGTTCTGAGGCGTCTTGGCCAAAAATTTTTTTATACTACCTGTAGGTCTCTATAGCGAAATTTCGTATAATGGGAATGATGAAAGGCATTACAGAGGGGAGAGGGGATCATGCTGCTCTTTATCGACACAGAAACCGGAGGACTGAATCCAGACAAACATTCCTTGTTGCAAGTTGCGATGCAACTGTATGACGGAGAGAACGAGCATGAACCGTTCACCCTCTTTATCAAGCATGAGGAGTATGTCGTGACAGAAGAAGCCATGCGGATCAATGGTCTCAGCCTTAGCGACATCAACAAGTACGGCTTCACGCCAACGGAAGCTGTCAGTCAAATCCTGTCCTGGATACGGGAAATGGACCTGATGAAAGAGAAACCGACCCTGGCCGGGCACAACATCCATTTTGACCGAAGGTTCTTGCAGAAGTTGTTTCGGGACGGTAGTTGTGACCTTGATAATTTCTTCAGCTATCGAACGCTTGATACAGCCTCGGTGATTCGGTTTCTGAAGGATGCCGAGATCCTCCCAGCGGACTTTCCGGATGGGTTGCACGACGCCGCGAAGGCGCTTGGGATCCGTGTCGTGGATGCACACACCGCGATCGGAGATGTCCGTGTGAACATCCAGCTCTATAAGCGACTGAAACAACTCGTGAGAGGAGAATTCCAATGGGAAGAGTGCTTGCCATGAGCGACATTCATGGACAATACATTCCGTTCCAACAGGTTCTCTATGACGCAAAGTATGACCCGAAGGAAGATACTTTGATTCTCTGTGGAGACTATTGTGACCGCGGTCCGCAGACGAAACAGGTGATCGAAGAAGTGATGAGTCTGGTGGCCAAAGGCGCCGTGGCCCTAAAGGGCAATCACGACGACTGGATGATCCGCTACGCTCTGCGAGAGATGGAGATAGACGAGGAAAGCTCATGGCTGGAGCAGGGTGGGAGAGAGACCCTCGAATCCTATGAAGATGAGATGGACGATTTATATTGGCATGCCCGATGGATGGACTCGAATCTCAAGCTCTACCACGAAACCGACCAATTCATCTTCGCGCATGCCGGCGTCTTGCCGGGTGTTTCCCTGGAGTCCCAACCGCCGTGGGCGCTGCTTTGGCGACGCTACCAGGGACCTTGCCAATTGGGGAAACTCGTGGTTCATGGCCACACGCCCGTGAAAGAAGTCACTCAGGTCTTTGACCAACTGTTTATTGATACCGGCTCGGTATTCGGCGGAAAATTGAGCCTCGTCGACCTCACCAATGGAATTGTCTATGCGGCATAGATCTATCGTGTTATACTGGTCATGAAGTGCATTACACATAGGGCGGGGATAATCATGAGATTCTTGCCAGATGAAGCCGAGATCATCTTGAACTACATTCGGGAGGCCGGCTTCATGAAGTTTCAAAAGAAGAAGGATGCCGAGGAGATTGTGAAACTCGGCAAGCAGGAAGGACTGACGCTCCGCAAATTGCATGCGCGTGGCGGGTACTACGTGTATGTGCCGGGGCAAGGGCCGTGGGATCAGTTCAAACTCGGACCGATTCCGGTCATGGAGAAGTAGTCAGGGGCGATTGATATGGAACTGGTCGAGCAATACCTAGAGTCTGTACAAAAGGTGCAAGGTCTGTATGTGCTCAGTCTCGATATTGAGGATGTTGCAACCGCACATCACATCGCAGAGCAGATTCGTGAACGCTGGAAACAGATGACCAGTGAGCCGTTGCTGGTGTTGCCCAAGGGTGCGAAGCTGGAATACTTGGAGTTAACCTCGACCGCTGGGTAGGCATGGATCACCGTCAGGAATCTCCGGGAAGCGCATGAACGCATAGTGAGGGGAGAGGTTGACATGAGGGACGCTTGGATTCAGACGCTGTTTGACGCCGATCTGCGCACGGTCCATCCGGGATTTCGAGAACATATCGAGGACATCACCATTTACGATCTACTCTGTCAGTACGCACTGGACAGCAAACCCGATGTGGTGGTGAAGTTCGTTGATGATGACGTGTACCACTGAGCCGACGCTTCGCGTCGGGGATCGGGTGGAAGATGGACGCCATGCCAAGCGCGTCGGCATAGTGATGAAACTCACCCCGGATGGACAGCGCGCGCTGGTGAAGTGGGAGCCGTATCGGATTGCGACCACGTATTATGCGGTCCGAAATTTGAGGAGGGTTGGACATGCAAGCTACTGACCAAATGACGGTGTTTGTACGGGTGCAGGCAGATGGACCGACGGATGTTCGATACGCCTTGATCCACAAACTCGAACAGCTGATTGACTCATTGGAGTGCGCGGAAGGATATGTGTCCGGAGGCGCGATCAATGACGACTCTGGTTTCTTGGAGTATGACATTCGTTCCGTCCCGAGACTCCAAGTTGGGATGAAGGTCAAACATCGAAAACATGATTATGGGGTTGGAGAGATCACGATGGTCTCAAAGTCAGGGAGACGTTTTTATGTCCGGTGGTCACGGACCGATTACCTATTATCGGCATGGTATGAGGCGACCAATCTGGAGGTTGTCGATGAACGGAGTGGGATGGATGAAACGGCTGAAGCTGTTCTTTCATGAACTCATGGTCCGCTTCTATAGCTGGCGATTGGAAGACGACAACGACATGTTCACCCATTATGAACTCCTGCGAAAGCACGACCATCACTTGTTACAGGCACTAAAGATCAGCAAGGAGCTTGAGGCCAAGTGACGCAGAACATCCCGCAGGCATGCGAACTGTTCCAGCACTTTAAAGGCGGACTTTATACCGTCGTGGGTGTCGGCAAGCACTCAGAGACACAAGAAGATATGGTTGCGTATGTAGACGAAAACGGAGATCTGTGGTTCCGGCCGCTCTCGATGTGGAACGACCTCGTAGAGAAAGATGGAGAGCGCGTGCCGAGATTCAAAAGTTTGGGGATGCTCCATGGAATTATTGCAGCTTTATCTGACGCAAGTGAATCTGGGAGTTGAACCGGCTCCCGAAAGTCATGCTCGCACACTCAGTCCCTTTGACTGGGACCCGGTTTTGTCGGCGCCTGGGCCGATTGTGACGGTGTTGGCCGAACGTCGAACCGGAAAGACAACGGCGGCGGTACGACGTGCGATCTTATCACCATACGATACGCTCATCGTCGGTCCTCGGTATGAAACGGTGCGCTATATAGCCCAGGTATTGGCTGAACAGTTGGATGAGATGGGAATCAACGCGGCGATCCAACGAACCCACGCTGGAAATACGATCTTTATCTTGGATATGGGGCGGCAACCGGACAAACAAATTCGTGTCGCACCAATTGGGGACCGATCGGCCATGTGGTCCCTGTATGAAGAAATCATCTTTGATGATGCCAGTTGGTATGACTCTCGGATTCCTATGGACTACATTCAGCAAAGCGTGGGCGACAGGACATTTGTCATCATGGGGTCGTTTGAACGCGATTTTGTGCCATATCCCGCAGAACAAGGCGAAAACTTCAGGGCGTTAGTGGCCCAAGCCAATCAACACTTCCAGATGTTCTACAACGATCTTGAACCCGCTTTGTAATGCTTTTCATGCCATGCTATGCTTCACCTAAGCAGACCCTCTTGCTTCTGCATGTGGTCATGATAGCCTCTCTCCTCCGAAAGTGGTCTTTGTCCCAGCTCCCACGGGGCAGAGGCCACTTTCCATTTCATGAACAGGGAGGACAGGTAGAATGGGAGACATTCAACACGAACCGCGCGATGTTGATGTGTCGTACCTCGATGACTTTGCGTTGCATTACATTGAAACGCATCTTCGAGCGATGGGGTACGAGGTCGAGCCGAACCTGGTCATGAACGTACTCAGGTTGGAAGCTGAAGCGTTGAATGAACTCGGCTACGAACTTGTTTTTGTAAGAAATCGAGAGAAAAACGGAGGATCTCTTCGTAATCCTTCAAACGCACCGATGACATCATCCTGAGTGATTTCCCGATGCGAGGAACAGAATGGGGTTCCAAGACATCCGAATTGTTTGCCGGCAGGATTCCTTATACGATGGATAGAGAAAGCGCGCTTTGTTCGCACTCCCATTCGTCGACACTCGCCATTCAAGCTGTTTGCTTTTAGCTTACGGCATTCAGGCTTTGGACGTTGTGCCCGAAAACAACGTCCACCGTGCCTTGTGGGGTAGCTCATCGGTAGAGCGGTCGGCTGTTAACCGATTGGTCGTGGGTTCGATCCCCACCCCCACAGCCACTTTCGTGCCAGTGTAGCTCAGTTGGGAGAGCAGCTGCCTTGTAAGTAGCGGGTCACGGGTTCAAATCCTGTCACTGGCTCCAGACCCTCCTCACTGGAGGATGGTTCCACTCGATGTGGAACGAAGTCGCTGCAAGGCCCGTCGATTTTCTCATAACGTGGAGTCTAAAAATGATGACTTAGTTCGTGCAAGGGAAGCGGACGCCAGGATTGCAGCAGCCACCAAATCAGTGTTTCTCGCACCTCTATCAGGGTTTCGGACGCTGTACTCCTAAACAGCGTCCAATTTCACAAAGGGAGCATCTTTTCATGGCAAAAGTGAAGAAGGGTTTCCGAGCTGTGTTCTATGCACATGGACAGATTATGCTGTGGGGCCCAATCCGTGAGGACGAAGCCGCAGCGATTCGGGACATCTATGAGTACCACCATGAAGCGGACCTGTGTTTGAGAGACCCATACACTCATGCCGAGGTGCATGAGGTTTGGTATCCATACTACGACGTATAGGAGGGGCTATCGATGGAGTACGCGATTCAGGCTCTGCGTACTGAGGTCAAGATGTGCAGCCGTCGAATTGAGGAGCTGGAGCTAACCCTTCAAAGGCTTCGCAAGAAAGAAGAAGACACGTTGGCAGAGATCTGGAGGCTGAAGGCTGAAAGGCAGCAATATGCAGAAGCGATCGCTCGTCTCGAGGCTCACCGCGACGAGAATTCAACACTCCGAGAAGGAGGAGATGCATGATGTTGGTCGAGAAGTTCATCGGAGTTGTGTATGTGCAGAGCGAAGAAGATGCGGGATTCGAGAATGCGGTTCTGGCCGAAGGCATCTTTAGCGACGAGTTCGACACCTATGAAGAAGCCGTGGCTTGGATCAACGAGGAACATGAAAAGCATGACAACTTCCTCAGCGCGGAGATCAAGCACATCTGGGTGAGATCGGAGTAATGGATCTTCAGTTTGATAAGTCATTGCAAAACAACACGTACATCGTCACGGCGTCCACAAACAACTTTGCCCAGACGGATTTGGACTTGTTTGCGAAATTCGGGGAGCCTCAAGTCAATGTGGGCGGCCCCATCTACGATGACGAGAATGCCCTCGTTGAGGGGCTGCCCAGCCGGTGGCTGTACATCAAGTCCAACTTTCCTCTAACCGTTTCGTTCCAGAATGGAACGATGGTGTATGTGCATTACAACGGCATGCCCGACCCGAATCCGCCGATCAATGGACCAGAGCCTGTGGCCGGCACCGTGACCATTCCTCCGGATGTCGATCCAGAACGGCTCGCCAATGCGTGGATCAACACGCTCAAGTCCAACATGACCAAGGTACTGACGCAACTCAGAGCCAAGGCAGATGACTTCACCGGTCAGGATCAGATCACGATCTGAGATCCTGAAAGGAGGTGAGTCTGTGCTGACGTTGCACGTGTTTGGTCATGTCTTTGTCATCTGGCCGAACTTGAATCGGCATTGACGACGCAGAAACCGTGAAATTCAGCATCCTAAGGAGAATGAGGGATCGTCTATGCAGCCTCGCAATGATCAAATGGCACACATTGTAGACGCCTCAAACAACAATGGAACGATTGATTGGAAAACGGCTGTCCAGCAGAACATCGCAGGTGCGATCTTCAAAGTGACGGAAGGCGTAACCTATCATGACCCGACCTTCCAGAGAAATCTGCAAGGGGCCTTGGATGTCGGCTTGCCGGTTGGTGGCTATTGCTTTGCACGACCCAGGACCAGCTCCGCCAACGATGAAGCGGATGAGTTCGCGCGGACGTTGGAAGCCGCCGGCGGCCACGAAAAGATCAAACCCGTCCTCGACCTTGAGGACAATGGCGGGCTGTCCCGGGAAGGCGTTGTGGAGTTTGTTCATACCTTCATGGAACGGCTGAAGGGCCACTTTGGAGACTATGGCATGCTCTACACCTATACCGCCTTCGCTCAGGCCTATTTGGACGATTCTATGTCCAAGTATGACCTTTGGATTGCGGACTATCGAAACATCTTGGCGCCCCCGGATGTCGCTGGACATAACCGGTGGAAGATGTGGCAATTCACCAGTAAAGCCTCGATTCCCGGTTTCAGCGGCGCCGTAGACCTGAGTGTGTTCGATGGCACGGTAGAAGATTTCAGAGCGTGGTGTGGTCTAGTCGGCAAGGTTCAGACGCCGGCCCGAGCTGTCGTGACAGCGCCCTCGAGCACTCGGCCAACTCTCCGCATGGGGGACAAGGGGGCTGACGTGATCCAGCTTCAGCTGCTCCTGTATCGGATTGGACAGCATCCGGGTGCCGTGGATGGTATCTTTGGAGTGCAGACACAATCGGCCTTGAAAGCCTTCCAGGCAGCCTGCGGCATTGCCGTCGATGGGATTTGCGGCCCACAGTCTTGGTCCCATCTTCTGTCGGCACATCCGGCGTCTCGTCCGCTCTTGGCACTTGGGAGTCGAGGGGATCAGGTCACAGATGCCCAGTATCTGTTGGCGTACCATCACCAAAGCGTAGGCACGGTCGATGGATTGTTCGGGCCCAAGACCGATAGCGCGACTCGGAGTTTCCAGAAGGCCAACGGCCTCCAGGTGGACGGGAAGATCGGACCGCAAACCTGGAACGCGCTGTTGAAATTGTGATGATGTGGCCAAAAGGCTCTTGCAGTCGATTTTGAAATGCATTACAATACGTATAGTCATACTTGATCAATCCCTGATCAATCCCCTTTGCATACAACACAGACAGGACCAAGTGGAATCCGGCACATCCGCTTGGTCCTGTCTACGTATTTCGACAAAAAATCCCGTTGCGGAGAAAGATTTACTCGTGGTACGATGTTAGACACGAGGATACAAGGTGCAACATTGTCAGACAGGAGCAAGAGGAGGGGGCTTATGTCAAAGACTGCTGCAAAAGCCGCATCCACGCCAAAGGCAACGACTGTTCCGTATCTGGTGGCTCCGGACATTGGATTCGGCGTGGTGAAGGTGTTGTCGAGCGCACCGAACGTACGTGATTCCTCCATTGTGATGCCGGCCACTGCGGCACCAGGCGTCCAGTCCACCAGCCGGTTGTTTAACCTCAATCACATCGACCGCAAGAAGCTAATTGTGACCACGAGCGAAGGCACCTATTTCGTCGGGGAGAACGCAAATACGAAGACCGAAGGGCGCTCGAATCGTACGCAGGAGAGCGACCGCGCCAACGACCCCATCAGCCGTATCCTGTTTAAGACCGGCATTGCGCTTGGTGTTCCCGATGAGGAAGGCGAGTATGATGTCTTTGTCGTCACGGGTCTGCCCAATCGTGACTATGACAGTGTGGTCAAAGAGAATCTTGAGAAGTTCCTCAGCGAGCCTTACGAGATTACCTTCCATCTGGGTGGGAAGGACATCACCAAGAAGATCAATTTCGTGGGCTGTGTGATCCTGCGCCAGCCGGAAGGCTCAATTCTCAACAATACATTTTCGTTTACACCAGACTACAAAGAAACCGGATCCCTGTTGGCCTACAATCCGAGCATCAAGGAGTTTGTCGGCATCATTGATATTGGTCATTTCACCACGGACTATGCCCTATTCCAGGATGGATTCTTGGTGCCCAGTGATAAGACCTGCGGCTCCTCGGAGGCGGCCCATCTCGTATATAGCCGCTTACGTGTCGAACTGATGTCGAAGTTCCGGAACGAGTATGGTATGCGGTATGAGCCGACCGACAAGGATTTGGACCGCGCCGTTCGCCAGAGGAAAGTCCAGTTCAATGGTGTGGATCATGACGTGACTGCGGAAGTCGATGCTTGTGTCCAGGAAGTGGCGGCGACCATCGCGAAGGACGTCTTTGAGGCATGGGGGCCCGAAGCGACCCGTCTCGATCAGATTCTCTTGACGGGCGGTGGCGCGCATCTGTTTGAGGAAGCGCTGGCGAATGAGTTTGCGGCCCGCAAGATCCAGCCCTTTACCATTATTCCGAACCCGCAATTTGGGAACACTGTTGGGTATTATATGTTTGGCGCGATGGAATTGGCGGGACGGTACGACATCGATCAGGTCTATCAAGAGGTTGTGGCGCACCTCTTTGCGGACTGAGGTGATGGGCTGAATGGTCGACAAGATCCATGTTCGCTTGCGCGAGGAAGATACGTTACTGCGAGAACACTTCAGCAAGATCAAAAAGGGCGACCACTCTCATGAAGCCCGGCGATTGATGGAAAAAGCTCTGCTAATCGAGAAAAAAGAGCAGGAAGCCCTCAAGCAACTGCAAGTGAAGGCCCCGTAATGGGGCCTTTTGTCGTATATGCTCATTGACTTTGTTCGATGGGGTCTACCGTGTCAGTGTACAATGGAATCGAAAGGGATACGCTACCCTACCTAGCACCGACTGGCCGAGAGGGGTTAAGCCGTATCCCCTCTTAATTATGGTGCCAAAAGGAGGGGCTGTATGTCAGAGGGAAAGCGGACTGGGCCCAAGACTGCCGCGGGTTTGCAGGTAGCATCGCGTAACCTCGACCCGGTCGGGTGGACGCAAAACCCGGAGGCCGTTGAGGCCATCAACGTCGCGCGGCGACTTCGTCAAACCAAACATGGACTGTATGCTTCCGTGCCGATCATCTGCAAGGCTCGGGCATGTCCCTATGCGCATTCTTGTCCCCTGTTGGAAATGGACATGGCGCCGTTTGGAGAGAAGTGTCCGATTGAGATTGCCGCGATTGAAGACTTGTTTCATCGGTACTGTAAAGAGCTTGGGATTGACCCAGACAACGAAGAAAACACCGTTGATCTCATCATGGTCAAAGAATTGGTGGACATTGATATTTCGCTGCTTCGATGTGATAACAAGATGGCCATCGACGCGGACTTCATCATTGATCAAGTCGTTGGAATGACCGAAGAAGGTCACGCCCTCACCCGACAAGAACTTCATCCTGTAGTGTCTTACAAAGAGAAACTCCTCAATCAGAAACACAAGACGCTCCAACTCTTGAACTCCACACGAAAAGACAAGCAGGGGAGTAGGGTCACACACGTTCTCGATGCTTCGGAGCGGGCGGCGGAACTCTTGCGGGTCAAAAACGATATGCAGTCCCTCGAAGAAAACGAGAAAGAGGCGGAGCAAACCTTTTATGCGAAGTTTAAGGGCAAGGTGATTGACGTCGAACCCATTGGGTTTGAGGAACAAGATTCATGAAGGAGGATGATGGCAATGCCGGGGGTGCTCAATAAAATCACTGGGATTGCAACCCGTCCAAAGGCTTATCTCCAAGATACTTACCGTGATGTTGTGAGAGGGTTGCAATCAAAGCAATTGCCATTCTACTATGGCACTCTCAACAATGAAGCTCGCGTGAAAGCTCTAAGTGGAAATTACACATTCCGTATGAGAGATCTCGATTCTGGGCGTGTCAGCGTGCTGGCAGGCACTGCCCTTGGAGCTGGCTATCTTGGCTATCGGATTGTTCGACCAAATGGGCAGTCTGATGTGTATATCTAATCCGATGGGAGTGACGAGAGATGCCATCCATGTCAGGAGCAGCACGGTGGTTAATCAAGCACTCGATCAAGAAAACGGGCGTCCGGAACTTTGATAACTTCTTCTCCGGCTATGAGTATACCAAGCCAGCGAAGATCATTGGAGGCAGCGTCCTGGGGCTAGGCGTCGCGACCTATGAAGTGCTGACCAATCATCAACGGCCGATGGATGAGTACGCTCGTGCCACCGTGAATCCGGACATTGAGTCATTGCCCTTATCACGAGCCGATCAACTTGGGTATCAGGCTCCAGTTCCGCGCGCTCGGCCAAACGCACAACCTGAGTTCACATCGACCGGTGATTTGGTCTTTGCATTGCATAACACGAGATACGGAGGATACTTAGGATGACCGTGGCATACACCGGAAAGTATATCGGCAACCCAAACGCATCCTATGAGACGGATGTTACCCCCAAAAATGCGGCCGGCAGACTGAGTCGGATATGGAAGAACACGAGTTTTCCGCTCTTTACTGGCCTCGGAACAGCCGTTGGCATGGCCAGCGGTGAGAGCCTTCCGGTTGCGCTTGGCAAGTCTGTGATGGAGAACGCCTTGTGGTCTTTGGTTCCTGGCGGATTTGCCACGATGCTGGGTGTAACGGCAGCGCAGATGCTCCCTGAGATTATGAACGCGACCACAATGGCTGAGTCAAGGCTCGGGCAACGGAGTGCCATGTTTGGTGCCGGTTACATCGATACGGAAGCGGCCGCTTCGCTTCGGCAAACCACATTGAACCAGATGATGCAGGCTCGACAAAATGCGTCTCTGGCCGTGATGGGACATGCCCGAAATGCCGCGAAGGCCTATTAAGAAAGCGGGTGAAAAATAGTGAACGAGTCCTATTTGGATACGTATGACGACCTCTATGACGGCAACAATCAAAACGATGGAGGCTCCATAGTCAAAAACTTGGCTGTTGGGACGGGTATTGATTTCGGTGAAACGGTGGCCGAAGAAGGCATCCTCTTGGGTGGGGTCGGCTACGTGCTCCCAAAGGTGCTGAAGAACGGTCCAAACATTGCAACCCAAGCGGCCAAGTACATGTTTCGAGAAGGCCATATAGACCCGGATAAAAACAGACCGAGCCTCAAGGCGATCGGGAAAAACTATGGTGCCATGGTTCTGGCCGGCGGCTTGATGATGGGACTGGGTCTTGAATTCCTAAAGTCCAACAGGCCGTACAATCCCATCAATAGCAATGAACCCGCCACTGGGTACAACATTGCGACCGGCGCGGCAGGTGGCGCCATTTTAGGAGCGTCAGCTGGGCTTCATCTGGCCGGTGCGATGCATCTAGCGCCGAAGTGGGTACGTGGTTTCGCAGACAGCGACCTTTCTAAGGGATTTGTCAGCGATGCAAGAAGACAAGCCATCATTGACGATGAAACCGGCACTGAGGCCATTCGAGCGATGAAGGAATATCGGGATCGCTTACCGGGATTCCGTAGCCAAGTAGGCAAGGCAGTAACGGGAGTCGCGGATAAGGCCTTGGGCAAATTATACAATCTCAGCCCGCCTGGAAGCGGCAAGTTCTCAAAGCGAAACGTCGTCACAATGGCCGGAAGTATCCTGCTTGGGGCAGCGGTCGGAGCTGGATATAAAGCCGCTGCCAATTCAGATTAGAAGGTGGGGTGCGGAATGTGCTGTATAGTAACGAGCCCTATGAGCGAGTGGATCAGTCGGTAGCATGGGGCGCATTGCCGGGAGCCATTGGTGGCACTGCTGTCCTCGGGCACATGGCTGGAATCAGTGCGCTATCGCGCGCTGTAACTCGAGCAAGGTTGGCTCGGCTCGATCGAATTGCCGAGAGTGGGCCACTGACACTGGAACAACAGCAGACGCGAAGTCGACTTCTAGAAAAGATGGACTCGCGTCCGCTGTATAAGACCATGTTTGGCTCATGGAAGAGGTCTGGAATTTCTATGCTGCTGGGATCAGGTCTTGGTACCGTCGCAGGTATTGGCCTGCAGGCAATTAGAAATCAAGATTATGATTACAATTCATAATGGCGCATCACAAGTAGGGATGGTTCATTCATCCCTCTGATGTGCTGTTGCGATACTTCTGGTGGAGACGTTTGCAGTTTTCCATGTACTGGTTGACAGTCTCCTTTAGGAGTTCATCCAGTTGGCTTCGCTCATCGGGCGTGCATGAAGGTGAACTCATGTTATGGGAAATGTCTACTATCTTGTCCCATAGTTGAAGGCATTGTTCAAAGAGTTCAGGATCGCACGTCCGCATGTCCTTTTCAGGGTGTTGATCAAACTCATGTGGAATGTGTCTCTGGATATATAATTCCTTGCGGATGTCACGCTGAATGCCACGCAGAATAGACGTTGCGTATCCCACTGGGTCGTTGATGAGTTTTTGATACTCCTCGGGGTTCTTTTCCTTCCAGCGATTCCAAGCCAACCTCGCAGCTTGGCTTGCCAGAAAACCTAGCATATATCTTCCTCCTTTGGCTCTAATAGAATAATTACGCCGTATTGCTCAAATTTCCTGCTCATTTTTCGCTTGTAGTTCAATCTCTGGGAAGGAGAAGGAGAGATGTCAGCAGTTATGGACAACAGGTCGCTCGCTGATTTGGAGATTGAAGTTCGTTCTGACCCAGTCAAATGGGCCTATTGGAAACTGAAAGATCCCAAGGGGAATCCGTGGAGGGCCCGATGGTATCAGAAGAAAATTATTGATGGCATCATGAAAGGCGACCGGCGGATCGCAGTCCGCATGGGCAGGCGTGTAGGGAAGACGGAGACCCTGGTTGTTTTCTGTTTGTGGTACGCTTTTCATCACAGGAATGCACGTCTTCTCATAGCTGCGCCGTATGAAAACCAGGTTCGCCTGATTTTCATGCGTCTGAACGAGATGATCGACGACTGTGATGAGCTTCGGGAATCCATCCGGACTCGAACCAAGAACCCGTTCATTATTCAATTCAACAACGGAAGCAGCATCATGGGCTTTACAGTAGGGGCAACTTCCGGTCAATCGGGTGCGTCTGTCCGCGGTCAACGTGCAGATTGGATCTTCCTTGACGAGATTGACTACATGGACCGCGACGGCATTGATGCGGTTACGGCCGTTGCACTGGAAGATCCGGCGCGCATCGGGATCTGGTGCAGCTCGACACCTACCGGTAAGCGAAGTTTCTTCTATGAGATTTGTACGAACCCGGATACTGGGTACAAGGCATATCACTTTCCATCTATGGTGAACCCTGATTGGGATGAACGGATGGAGGCCCAAATGCGGGCCACGATGACGGAACAAAGCTACATCCACGAGGTATTGGCCGAGTTCGGAGAAGAGACGGTCGGAGTTTTCGCCAAATCGGCGGTAGAACGAGCAAAGTCGCAATTCCTGTATAGCTATCGGGAACTGAATGCATACGAGCGGGAACAGTACGAGAGACAGGGCTTCAAGATGGATGAAATTATCTACTATGGCCCGTATACTGTAAGCAAACCCGCTCCCCCTGCGATTCGCATTATCGGGGTGGACTGGGATAAATACGCCAATGATACGCAGATCATTGTGACGGAGTTTGATGAGTTCCTGAAGAAGTTTCGGGTTGCCTTTCGGGCGGAGATTCCAAGAGGGGAATTCACGCTCGACAATGCGGTCAAAAAAATTATCGAACTCAACGCAATTTATGATCCTCGTCTGATCTACATAGACCGAGGGTTTGGTGAGTATCAGATTGAGACACTTCGCTTGTATGGCCGGGAGCATCCTGAGACAGGCCTCGATCGAAAGATCCGGCCAGTGCATTTTGGACAAAAGATTGAAGTTCGGGATCCTGCAACACGAGAAGTGGACATGAAGGATGTAAAGCCATTCATGGTAAACCAGACGGCGCTCTTGCTTGAACGTGACAAGATTGTGCTGTCTCCCTTTGACGATATGGTCTGGAAGCAGATGATGGACTATCAGGTCGTCAAGATCACGCAGAACGGCCGGCCGGTGTACACCTCCGAAAACGAACATGCGCTCGATGCCTTTATGCTCACCATTCTCGGCTTTACGCTTGAGTTTCCGGACATCACACAGATTCTTGAAGAAGTGAAGGTCGCCCGGACCAACAAGTTCATTCACGGCAAATCCATCGTGGAGAAAGTCACTGAGAAGGTCTTTGGTGGCACGCGCGATGTGTACAAGCCTAGGGATACACGAGAGTTTGAGCCCAAGGACGATCCGAACTGGCGCCTGCGGAAAGTGCCGCTTGGATATGCCAAGCCGCGCGGCGGGCAATGGGGAATGAGAGGGACTTCGAGATATTCACGATCGCCGTTTGCCAGAAGGTCAATCTAACAGTTGGAATGCCTGAGATAATGCGTTGTGACCCTCTCGGCAGAGAGGTGGAAGGCAAATCAAACCCCTGTGTCCTTCTTGGCGGCTCATCTTTCACCCTCTCTTTCCCGGCCCGCCGCGAAAGCGGCGGGTTACATACATATTGGGGATGCAGCCAGAAAGAAGGGATCTTCAGTGATGAAAAGCAACGAGCCCTACGATCGAGTGTACTACAATCCTATGACATATGGCATGTACACAGGGCTGGCATCGGCCGGAGCTGGTGTGGGTTATGGTTTACTGACGAGCATGATGGCACCCCGGTCTATCAAGATCAAGAATGCAGCGCGCTTTGGAGCCATCGGGCTTGCGACCGGATTGGCCGGTGGCGCCTTGGGCGCGATGATAAAGAATCACATGGATAACTAGACGGGAGAGAGACGCCATGACGGACGATCTCTATGGGGGCAAGGGGATAGATACGCCCTACGAGCGGCAAATTTTTGATTACCATCCGAAACTCGAATATCCCATCGAACATTCCATTCATCTGATTCCTCCGGTCGTCGTCCAGAAGATTGAACGCGCACAGAACTTCACCATCACACAGAGTCTGATGGATTATGACAGTTTGTCGCAGGATATCTCCGACCTGATGGCCATTATTGAAGACCGGCAGTCCTCGGATTTCCAGTCCTTTGAGGATTTGTTGGCCGCCGATGACTATCAGCAGGTCATGGCAGTCGAAGATGAAAAGTCGGGGTATGACGGTACGGGTGACTATGAGATCTATGACCTCCTGTACCGAATGAAGCGCTCTGTAGATCGGAGACGGGACTTTTTGGACCAGTATTACCGAAGCCAGATTACCGATGCGACGGATGTCTCGGACGCCGCCGACGATGAGGCCAATGCGATTCAATCTTGGTCGCAATCCGTGATCGATGGGACAAACCTCGAGAACAGCCTCATGGACCTATACAAGTCCAGCTATGAGGTGGATGATCCGACCACGACCCAGCAGATCCAGCAGCTGCAGGATCAGATTGCTCAGAACCAACTGGATACGAACAACATGGAGACATTCCACACCACGATCGCGGATGTGGCCTACGTCCACAAAAACCGGTACACCCAGTTTCAAGACATCGTGGATTCGCTTCGCGATCTTGTCACCAATCCGGCTTCGGTCATGGAAAGCAACGGGATGAAATCCTTTCTTCAAACCATCTCCAGTCTCACGGACGTGTCCGCGATTAAATCACATCTGATCCTGGCCTTTCAGTCCTTGAAACAGCAGCACAACAACCTCAAAGGTCAGGCCTTGATGGTCGACGATAACAAAGAGGATGCGATCTCCAAGCAGCTCTGGATGTACCAACAGGTGCATACCAAAACCACCAATCCCCTGATTTATTTTCTGTACAACCAGGACGAGGGACAGAGCGCAACCTTCGATCGGTTTGCAACGATCATCACGGATTCGATGCAGAACGTGCAGGATCAGTACAATCAGTCGATCATCGACCTCGTGAAGCTGTACCAACAAGAGGCGGTGTTCTACGGTCGGCAAGTGGACCTCCTGCAAAAGAAGGAGGAAATCCGTCAATTCTTGAGGATCCTAGAGGATTTGGGAGATGTCACGGAAGTGACGGATGACTGGATTGATGATTATCTCAAGGCACATGGATACAGCAACTCTTGAACTTCGTAATGCATTACGCCTATGGGATATAATTGCCTAAGATAGACATTGTTCACACTTGGCAGGTAAAGGAGGGCTCATTGTGTGGCTCGGTTTCTGAATAACGTCATCAAGCGATTTGCCACAGCCAATGAAGCGCCTTCTCCTCCCAGTCGCAGTAGCGGCTCCGCCGGTGTGGGTTTTGGTCCATCCTTCAAGCGAGATCCGAAGGCAACGCAAGTGAAACGGGTCGGCTATCAGCTTCCGTCTGCGAATGCCACGGGTGGAGGTGGCGGGCGCGCGAATTTTGAGTCGCCTGACATTGACTTCGCCCAAATCGATGCGGCGATTGAGCGTGACAGCTATGTGATGCAGACGGTCCTCAAATACTCGGAGTTGGTCTTTAAGAGTGGCTGGCAGTTCAAGAGCAAGAACCAGCAGGCCCTCGATTATGTGAAGCTCCGTCTCGACATGATTGCCGTCGGGACCGATACGCCGACGGAGATGTTGTTCCAAGGGATTGCGGATGACATTGTCCGGTATGCCAATGCCTTTATCGTAAAGGCGCGCGGAAAGGGAAACCAAGGTCTGCCGCCTGGTCTGTCTGCGATTCCGATGCCCCCGGCCAAGGGCCCTGTGATTGGTTACTTTCGGCTTCCGCCCAGCACGATGCAGGTCGGACGGGATCTGAACGGGAACATCACGGGGTATCAGCAGACTGTACAGGGCCAGGACCCGATTACCTTTCGACCTGAAGATGTGATTCACATCAAGGTGAATGTCCCGGCCGGCAAGGCGTTTGGTGAACCGTGGTTGGCACCGGTCATCGAAGATGTGCGTCTGCTACGGAAAGTGGAAGAGAATGCAGCGCTGCTGCTCTATCGACACATCTTTCCCCTTCTCGCGTACACCGTGGGCCTAGACAAGCCAGGATACGAAGCCACGGACGAGGAACTTAACGAGATTCGGTCCACGATTGAGAACATGCCAACCGATGGGGCTATCGTGCTTCCGGAACGGCACAAGATCGATGCGGTCAATCTGACTGCGATCGATGGAAAGCCATATCTGGACTACTTCGAGGCTCGCGTGTTCTCAGGACTTGGCATGAGCCAGGTAGACATGGGTCGAGGCGATACAGCAAACCGGAACACCGCTGACGCGATGACGGGGATCAAGGCGGACCGGATCAATGGCTGGCAGCGCCAGATTGCCCTTCAAATCAACAAGTACATCATTGAGGAACTCTTGGTTGAGGGCGGCTTTGATCCTCTGGCGGATCCGAATAACAAAGTCGAATTCGTGTTCAACGAGATTGAAGCCGAGATGCGGATCAAGCTCGATACGCACGAGATTTACAAGTACGAGCACAACGTCCAGACCTTTGAGGAAACACGGATCAACCTCAAGCTCGAACCGCAAGTGGATGAATCTCGATTGTATTTGAACATGGTCAAGATCCCGGAGATTGAGGCGGCCGCTCAAGCGAAGGCTACTGTGGCATCCACGCCAGGAACGCCGGAAACCAATAACAAGCAGCAGCCGACGAACCAACATGGTACTCGATCCGGACCCAAGCGATCGACTGAGTCCTTGCGAGAATCTGCACCCGACTTCATCTCAACCTCCACTCTGGATCGTCTCCAGAAGCGTCTTGCATCGACGTATGAACAGATGGAAGCCGATGTGGTGGATGAGGTTCGCAAGCACATGTCGGGTCGATCCTTCCCGATCAAGGATCCAAAAACGCTGTTGTCTGCGGTGCATTTCGCCAAAGACACGATGTGGCACGACATCGAATATGCGGCCCGGCAGTGTCTGATGGATGGCGTTGTGGCCGCCAAAGACGATCTGAATCGCGGGTCGCTCGCCAATGTGAACTACTCCAGTTCGCTTCGTTTGATTGGGGAGGACGCCAATCGATCCTTGGGCCGGCTGGAGCAGGCGATTCAAAAGACACTGTCTGCCAAGCTGGCGGATGCCAAGGACTTGAGTGAAGCGATTCTCAAGACACGCGCCGTGTTCCAATCGCTCCGCTATCGTGTCGAATTCCTCGCGCTCTACACGCTGGCGAAGGCATTCAACTACGGATATGCGCTGAGCTTCCTTCAGTACGAAGAAGACCAGCTTGTCGTAGAAAAAGGATCCGATGGGTGTGTGACCTGTCAGGAGAAATCCGGCACCTCGATTCATGTGGGCAATCATTCATCTCTCGATGAAGTTGCTATATATCATCACATTCCGCCTTGGCATCCACATTGCAATTGCCGACTGACTCCGGCGAAAGAACCGGAAGCCAAAGCGTGAAGGCCGCAGAAGGGGGTGAGCAGAGTGAACTACACGTTTGAAGAGCATAAAGCCAAGAAGCTGATTACCAACCCGATGATCTATGAAACCGTAGCGGTTCGCACCACGCCACTCTCTCAGGAAAACCTTCAGCGGTTGACCGAGTCGGCAAAGGGGCAGGTACGGAAGCTGCGGGTTCAGATGGAGGCCATTCATGTTGGCCGTACAGCCAACTACAACTACTACACCGCGGAAGGTCTCAAAGCCGGTGTTCATACATGGACCCAGCCGTATAACAAGCCAGTTCTGACGCACCACAACTCGTATGATGGCGAACCGATTGGGCGCATCCTCAAGGCACAGTTCTCGGAAGCCACAAAGTCAGGTCGCCCTGGACTCATCTTCGATGTGGAGCTTACCGATCCAGACGCCATAGAGAAAGTTCTGGATGGGCGTTACCAGACCGTCTCTATCGGCGCAACCACGGATAAGGTGACCTGCAATATTTGCGGAACCGATCGTACGAAGGAATGGTGCGATCACTGGCCTGGAGAGTCCTATGACGGCCAAACCGCACACTTCATCATTGGTACCGTATTAGGCCACGAGGTCTCCTATGTGAACGTCCCGGCCGATGCACACGCAGGCAACGTGAGCGTTACACAGGAGGGAGAGCCTTCCGGCTCCGGGGACAAAACCGAATCGACGGACTTTCAGGTCCTCCAAATTGCCGAGAAGACGTATCGCATTACAAATGCACCTCATGTAAATGAAAGGAGTGGATCGAGTGCAATGAACGGGCAAACATCCCCAACCCCTGTACAGACACCGGCGCAACCCCCTCAGCAGCAGCCGGTCCAAGAGTCTCCGACGCAGACCCCTGCATCCCCAACTCCAGAACCCCAGGCTTCGGTGACACAGACACCAGTTCAAGAATCCGAACTGAAGGCCCAACTCACGGAGGCCGCCAACAAGATTGCAACCCTTGAGTCAACCATTGCGAATCTGGTCCTTGAAAAACAAGGACTTGAAAGCAAGGTTGCAGAGATGGAGGCCGAACACAACCAACTGGTTCAGGAGAACGCGGACCTTCATGCAGAGCTGCACAAGATGCTCGCTGAAAAAGTCTTGGATCTCAAGATCGCTCTGCGCAAGCCAGATGTGGTGAGCCTGGATCGAGAAGAAGCGCTCAAGATGCATGTCGAGCGCACCAAGGAATCCTTAGAGAACACGCTTCAGGATCTATTGGCCGAGATGAAATCCTGGCGGCCGGAGCCTGGTAGCGTGCAAAATCCGGGTCTCGCTGAGAACGAAGACGGAAAAACCCAGAAGACTACGATGACGCTGGCGGAAGCCGAGGACATCTTCAAAGGGCTCTTCGGTGGCGGACGCAAGCGAAACAACTGACCAAAGGAGTGAGTCGACATGGCACTATTCCATGGTGCAAAGCCTGTACAGGATACGAAAGACACCTACTTCCGGTCCAATACGAAGCTGCAGGCCGGTACGCATGACGCCCCTGGTGAAAAGTTTCTCGTTGACCCGCGGTTGCGGCGTTTGTTCCGCTACCACTTCGGTGACTTGTATGGGATCAACTGGGTCGTGATTCCGAAAGGCCGCGTGGTCGCGCCGGCGACGAATGGGGGCCCGAACGACGATGGTCGCTTTGTGGACTTTGACAGCAACCAGAAGTACAATGCGCTGACACTGGCCAACGGCGGTGTGGACGTGAATGACATTGACCGTGACGGCGCGCCGTATGTTCGCAAGGCCAACAAGGCGATTGGTGTAGCCTATGCCAACTTGTACGAAGAAATCGTTGATGGCTTCAATGGCATGCAGCCGACCATCGAAAACGAGATTTACATTGAGCTTCCGTACATTCCGCTGAAGGAACAGGCTGAGCAGATCGAATGGGGTTCTTTCTACGATGTCGATCCGTCCCGTCCGGTTCGAGCTGGCGACTATGTGATGTCGGATGAAAACGGCCGCTGCATCAAGGCGGACTTCGACTATGTGAAAGAGCAACTGGATGCAGCCAATGCGCAGGTTCAGGCTGCAGCTGATTTGGACAGCCTGAAGGCTGCGATTGCCAACGTGGTCCAGTGGCAGAAGGAACTGTCTCGCCTGCATGAACAGGTGATTGGCCAGGTCTGGGCCGTTGAGTCTCCGATTGCCGACGGCGTAGCACCACAGGGTTGGCTGAAGTGGGTTGGCTGGGCACAATCCGACATTCTGAATGATGAGCGCTGGGTCAATAGCTCTGGTGAGCGTCCAAGCGACATCGGTTCTCAGGATGGCTTCCCCGGTTATCCCTATGAAGAAAGCTATCTGCGTGGGATGCTCGAGTTCACGAACAAATACTTCCCACATGGTATCCCCGGTTTGACAGATGGTTCCCGGATTGAAGTGCCCTTCACGGATCTGACCATCGGTACGGTTCAACCGGGTCAGAGCGGCCGGCATGACTTCCGTGTGTTCCAGTTCCCGATGGTTCCGGGCTCCTTGACGGTGACCGCCAATGGCACGCAATTGCCGCTGTCGCCGACCCCGCCAAGCGGTACGTCAAACTATGTCTCCTATGTGGACTACAACGCGGGCTTGATCGTCGTGCAGTACGACAACAGCCAAGGCTCTGCGCCGGTGGAAATCAAAGCGACGTTCAAGGCCTACGGACAGATTCCGGGTATTCCGACGGGTTGGGACTGGACCGGTTCGGTCGGTGCCGTCCGAATCCTGCTGCAGAAGTGATGAAGGAGGTCATCCAACATGATGAACGTAAGCGAACATCAGCTTTCCGAACAATCGCTGGATATTCTTCGCCGGATCAAGCGGCAGCTTGATCTGAACGAAGATTGGACCCAGATTCCGAAAGGCGAATTGGTCACGGTTCAAGAAGCGCTGACCACACAGGACGCGAGCATCTTGATCCCGCGCGTGGTCGTGGGTCTGATGCGGGAGGCAGCCGAACCCAACTACATCGCCACCCAGCTGCTGCAGACCGTTCGCCTGACGGAAGGCCGCTCCATCGAATTCCCGTCGATCGGTGCGATGCGTGCCCACGACGTCGGTGAATCGCAGAGCTACCTGGAAGAGACCGTGGACTTCCAGCTGCACCGCACGCAGGAAGTCAAGGTCGGTAAATCCGGTCTCATTGTTCGAGTTACGGACGAGATGATCCGAGACTCGCAGTGGGACGTGATAGGGATCCTATTGCGGAAGGCCGGCGAGGCGATGGCTCGATGGAAAGAAGAGAAGGCGTTTATTCAGTTTTCGAAGCATGGCCACATCGTTTTCGACAATGACATCCGGCAGAAATACCCGGATGCAGGGACCACCGGCGTGGATATGCACGGTAATATAAATAATACCCTGTCTACCGAAGACCTGATCGACATGTTCATCGCCGTCATGATGAATGGCTATCAGCCGGATACGGTTCTGATGCACCCCTTGAGCTGGTCGGTGTTCTTCAAGAACGAAATCCTGCAGTCGCTGACCCATGCGGCGCTGGGCGGCAGCCAAGTCACCAACCTCACGATCCGTCCGGACCAGGTACAGGGCCGCGTACCGTTTGCGATCAACATCATGTTCACGCCGTTCATTCCGTTCGACTACCAGAACAAGAAGTTCGATATGTATGTAGTCGACTCGAAGAACATCGGCATCCTGCTTGTGAAGGATCCGCTCTCGACGGAGCAGTTCGATGATCCCATGCGGGATATCCAGTCTATCAAGGTGAAAGAAAGGTATGGAATCGGAATTCTCAACGAGGGCAAAGCGGTTGCGGTCGCTCGCAATCTAGCATTCGAGAAGACCTTCCCGATTCCGCCGGCAATTCGTATCGTCTCGTAATCTGGTGGTTCTTCTTGGCGTGACTATTTTCGGAAAGGGGATCTAGTATGCCTCAGTTGAAAATTGGTTTGGCACCCAAAAAGGTCAGCTTCTATGATCCCCTCACCAACACGTATTTGACCCTGAGTGAACCCGTGGAGATCATCAACTTCGATGACTCCACGGACCTCTCAGGCATTTGCCGGGGGCTCTTTTGTCAGCAACCGGCACTTGTGTTGTATGAGGGAAAACTTCCGCAAGCTGCGATCGACGCGTGGAAAGCGAAGTTTACAACGAAAATGACGGAGGGTGGAGCGCTCACTCGAGCGGATGCGATCCAGGCCCACTCCGCAGATGTTGTAACCGCGATGGCGTACTTCACGGATACGGGGGATCCGGTCAAGATTGAGATCCCGACCGAGGCGCTCCAGAAGCAGTTGAAGGTTCAGCAAGCCGGGGAGCCGGAGTCCGAGCCGGACAGTGAGGCGGACAGTGAGGCGGACAGTGAGCCGGAGCCGGCTGGACCTGCGGAGGAGAATGACCAAGAAGCTCAGCCAGCGCCTGATACGAAAAGCAAACGCGGAGGACGTGGACAAAAGGCGGAGTAATCGGAAGGCAGGGACGATGTGATGCTAGAGTCACTTTTCTCAAACCAAGTGCTCGTCTCCTTTTTGGACGTGCCTCTCCCTGTCATTGATCAAAAGCCACTCTCTCGCGGAAATCAAACCTTCAAACAGGTGGCCTTCCCGGGTACCGCAGGCACCTATCGGATCCAGACGATCAATGCGAGCAATCGGCTCACTAATGAAACGATCGTGAAGACGATCAGCACGGGGCTTGCATTGCCAGACATTCACCAGGAACGCTTTCGGATCAAGGCTGTCCTTCGTCAGCCGGCCGATGGGATTCAAGAGTCATACTGGCTGACGATGGACAATCAGGGTTATGACCGTGTTCAGACGCATAACCAGTACCGGATGCGTGGCGTATCGGCCGACGGCATTTACTCCGATTGGGTCTACAGTCCAATGGTGGACGAAACAAGCCGCCTCCTGATCTATCAAATGCTGTATGACCTCATCGACATGATGCTGATGGCGGATGACCAAGCGGTGGATGCTCTGCTGACAACCATCGTCTCGGATACCTTCCGATCCGTCTATGAGGAAATCTCGGCTCGGTGGGAGTGGTTACAAGAGGTCGAGGAATCCATCGCCCAACAATTGAACGAATCCTTCACATTCATTGGCGAGGAATTGTCTCAGGAATTTCGTGAACATCTGATGGGGTCTTTTACCGAGTTTGCGACCTTGCTTCAGGTCTATCAGGTCTTTGAAACGGCCGACTTGGATCTCTCGTCGGTCTTCACTACCATCGTGCAGCATTTTCTTGAAGACCGTCTCGATGACGTGATTCGGGCTTCCGGACTCGAGGTGTTTCTCGAAAACGACGGAAATCTGCAGGTTTTGTTAGACGGCGACTACCATTTGGACATCCGTGGGGAACTCTTGCGGCATGCACTTCATGTAATGCCCCACGACGACTTTGTAGCGCAAATCAATGCTGCAGTAGAATTCATCATAGGACCTTATGTGATGGAAACCGTGGATTACAAGCTGCTCGAATCCGCGTGTCAATCCACACACCAGATGAAATCGGAAGTCCAAGAAATCCTCGAGGCAGGGAAGACGGAAGAACTGGACCTCTTTTTTAACTTAGTCCTCACACATCTGTATATTCCGTCCCTCTGGATCGACCACCGGCTGGCCGAACTGCAAGTGCAGGCCGCGGCAGACGTCGCTTCGATGATACCGGATGACGGGGTTGAAGTCGTGGCGTTTGATGATGACCAAAGTCAGTTTCGGATTTTTGTGCTTCGAGACATCATCGAAGAATTGATCCGGGGCGATCAACTGCCCATGACCGAGCATGAAATAGCGTTGCTGGATCGGTGGTTAGAGTGGTGGGATGAAACACGATGTGCGCTTCTGGATTACAACTTCTATGAATTCCTTGACGTCTTTTCGAGGATGGGCGAACAATTCACCCAGTCCTATGAGAAGTGGATGGCGACTCACAATGAGTCCATGTCGATCGATCCTCGGGAACTGACCCAGTCTATAGCCAGTTTGAAGGCTCAGTCCGATGAGTCGGTACAGATGTCATGGGCGGATGCCGTCACCAGTAAAGGGCGATGGGAAGCCGAGTCACAGGAACCGTTCCCGATCCAAACGGATGAAGGGACGGCCGCCATCCAGACGAAGAAGGCGCAAGTTCTGGAGGATCAAATTTCCGCACTTATCAACGAGAGCTTGTCGGCTCCATCGACAAAGCACTTCGTAGGGTTCGATGAGTATCTTCGGGTGATCTCTGGAGAGGGCGCAGAGATCCGTTTCAGAGACCGTGTGGATGTCTCTGAACCACTTTCCGTTGGCATCTCACCGGCGTTCAACCCGATCTACATGCCGAACCCGACGGATTCGAGGATGTCCGTGATCTATACAAACAAGCAACAGGAGTTCTCGTTCGATCTCTCCGATGTCTATTTCATGCCCGGACGAGAGAAAGTCCAATATGCGCTTGGCGATCTTGGATCTTCCTGGCCGCTTGGCAAGTTTATCCTCGGCAAAAATACGCTCAAAGGGGTGTAACCTGAATGGACCTGAAGACGGTTGAAAAGCTCGTTTCGATGCTTCCGGATGGTCCAAAGAAGAACGAGTTTCTGGCCAAACTGAGGGCCGCTCGTCAACGGAATCAGGGAGGTTTGCACGACACCGTGGAGTATCGACCGGTCGGGCACATTAAGATTGAAGCCATTGACGAAGAAGGGAAAGTCACAGGCGTTCTGGCGGAACAACCGAACCTGGTTGTTCATGGCGCAGAAGAGATTCTTTTGCGGGCCTTTGCCGGTGATCCGGAGCGCTGCTTGTACAAGAACCGGATTCCGAAGACCAATCCGTCTCCGGTGTACTTTGTCGCGCTGCCAGATGGCGTATTCTCGACCACAGACTCGGCAGGGAATACACAACTCAATCACAAGCCGAACACCTTCTGGGCCGCGGTGAATGATGCAGACTTCAACATTACGTATTCGTACCGTCCGATCACCATGTGGATTAAGCAGGTCACGCCGTCTCCGCAGCCCGACAAAGTGGCGTTCCAGATCTATAGCTCGCCGGTCTCTGATGGTATCCCAATTTCGTCCGAAATCTATAGCTCGGCGACCAACATGTTCATTGGGATTGGCGATGGTTTGCGAAAGTCGGTCCCGTTGAGTGACACGCGTTTGACATGGACCGCAGGTTTTGCTGCAGATGCATCGGGGCACATGGTTTCCACTACCGTTGGCGATACGGTGTCCTTTGCTGAAAAGATCAGTAACTTTGCAGTGTCTTACCAGAAGTCCAATACCGGTGGGCAGATTGGCGTTTACATCAACGGCGTGCTGAAAGAGACGATTGAGACGTACGATTCTTCCTTGGATACACCCGTTGAAGAGCAGAAGGTCTACGACAGTTTGGACCCGACCGTCGCGACGAATGTTGAGCTTCGGTTTGCTGGAGCCGATGAATCCATCGCCTCTCCTCAGCTTGTGATCACAGACTTGCAGTGGGATGCTCTTCAGGTCTCAGACGCAAGTCTCATCCATGAGTTCGAGAACTACACGAACGTGTTTGACACGCCGAGCGCCTTCAGTACGACGACGACATCTCCGTTTACCGTTCAGCTTCCAAACTACCCAGTCGATCCGGAATCTGTCGTCGTCACGTACAACAACGTGACACTCACGCAGGTTCAAAAGCAGAGTGACGTGGTGGATGGCACGTACTATGTCGACGGGTTGCACGGCAAGCTGTACTTCTCCCGCGCTCTTAGCCACTTGCTCATCACGTACAACACGACCGGTGAGATCTACAACCTGGTCAATCCTGCGATCTTGACGAGCGTTACAGCAAACAGTCGTCCGGCTTGGGAGTTCGTGCATGAGGAAAAGTATCGACCGACCGACGGCACCATCATCGTTCGGAACCCGGATACGGGCGCCCAATACACGCAGGTTTCCGCGGATACGGCCATGGGCCAGGGCAAGTTCATGATCGACACGGCAGATGGGGCCAACAAAAATATTGGCATCATCATCGACCAGCAGGACCCGGATGGCAACACACCGACCAAACTTGAGATCCTCTTCAAGTCTGTCGATCGCCCGGGCGTTCCGACTGGATATACGCGCCAGGTCATTCAGAAACCCAAATCCGGCGTCGGGTATCCCTGGTACAGCCTCGACAGCGGTTCAGTCAGCTTTGTCACTGAATTTCCGGCAGGCGTCCCGGCCGGCGATGTGACGATTCGAGAGATGATTCTGGCCGATGGTCCGCGCGTGGAGGATGGCATTCCGGGCTACAACAACTATCCGGTTCACACGTTCTCTCTCGTGCGTGTTGGCGAGACTCGTAAAGAATCGACCACTGGGATCCGTGTAACCTGGACGATTACCCTGCAGAACTCTTCCGGACAGCCGTTCACCGGCGGTACGCAGTAATGAGGAGGCGAAACAAGCAGATGAATGCGATGCTTGAAAATGCGCATGTGAACGCCAAAGGCCGCGTGAAGGTGGAACTGTATGACGAACACGGTGTTCTCCAGACCTTCGAGAAAAAGAACCTGGTGGTGATTGGCGCCAATAAGATTATCGGGAAGGTCATGGCCGACCCCGCAAAAATGACTCGAGTTCATCAGACGGACACTGGTGCAACGGCCGGCATGCGCGGCGCCAATGGGTTCTATTCCTTCCAACTCTCCACACAGCGCGAGAGCCTTGGCGTATACGATTTCGATCCAGGCGCGATGAACTCGAATCGGGCCTTCACCTTGCCGGCCAATAACATTCTGTCCATCGACAAGGCAACCGTAGGTGGGGCCGATGTAATCCTGGATCAAGATGTGTACTTGGTGGACGCTGCGGAAGGTGGCATCGAGTTTGCATCGGCTCCGACACAGCCGATTCATGTGGAGTTCCGGTACCGATCGAACCCCTATGTGGAGATGATCGCCGGCACCGAAACGGTTGTGGTCGATGGCGTGACGTTCAAGCGGGGCACATCGCCCTCCGATGCGGCTCGGACGTACACGATTGACTATGGCTTAGGGCAGATCTATTTCGAGTCGGCCAAGTCGGATGTATCCGTGACGTATGACTATAACATCCGATATGGTTTAGCCTTCATGGGCATCGGTGGCAAACCCGACGGCCACCCGGATTATGTCCCCGTGGCTTTTGGTCCATCGGATAAGACCAAGGCGAACATGCCCGAAGAGTTTGCGGATGCACGCCAGCCCATTCAATATCCGTGTGTGGTGTCGGATGGCGATCCAGAAATCGAAGTGTTTCCGACCGTCCCGATCCATTTCGTTTCACAGAACGCCACCGTCATGGTGACGGATGATGGGACTGGAAACCCGACTCGTTCCTACACGGTCCCACATCAAATCAATGGCGTCGATAACCGTGTGCTTCGCCTCACAAGGGTACACAATGCGACGAGCAATGTCGATTACGTCATTGACACCGATGTGGTTCTCACGGACCCCGTAAACGGTGTTGTATCCTTCCAGCCTTCCGCCACGATAGCGGCAGGAGATCAAATTGTCGTGACCTACGACGTTCAGGCCGACAGCAACTACTTGAACTACCAGATGTCCAATGCCCCGATTTTACAGTTGATTTCCGTGACGCATGAGGACAACGAAGGCAACGTCCGGGCCTACAACGTGGTGGGTGGCGGTTTGACGATTGGACAGGGCGACGTATGGCTGCTCAATGCCAATGCTGGCATTGTCCAGTTCAGTGCATCGCCTCATGGAATTCCAGGTCAACCGACACCGCCGACACCGGATACTCCGGGCCAGCTGACCTTCACCTATATGGTGAACTCGGGTACCACCGTGCAGTTTGTGGCGGACTTCCCGAAGGGCGTCCCAGGGCCGGTGCTGACGCCGACCTCAAAGACCCTTGCCGCGACCAACGGCCAGGCTGCATATACGTTGGATTATCCTGTGGCCAAGGATGAGGGCGGCAACCCGATTATTAGCATCACGAAGAATGGTGTGGGGCTGACTCTAGGGACCGATTACACGGTCTCGGCCGACGGGACTACGGTGCAGTTCAATACACCGACCGTCAACACGGACGTCATCCTCGTGAACTACTCGTACCTGGAAGCCACCCATACGATCTACCAAGTCGCGATGTTCACGGACAAGACAGACGGCGAGATGTTCAACATCGCCGGCATTGGCCCGGTCACGAAAGATAACAATACCGGCATGCGGATCACGTGGTCGGTGACCTTCTGATGTGCAAAGAAGGAGGTTGATCTGAATGGCCACGCCCAACTACATGACTCGGATCAGCTTCCTCGATGGGCAAATCCTGCATGACTTTCACTTGAACATCATGCAGTCCAACATTGCCGAGGCGATCAAGTTGAAGACGACGACGGAGCGGTATGATATGCTGCTCCTCATCTCGCCTTACAACTACTACTTTGCGGAGCCGTTCGTAGACACAACCAACCGGGATGCCTCCAGCACTGCAGAGTTAGATACGCTGAGCTTTTCGATCAACCAAGACAGCTGGATCACGCCGATGATGCAACTGCCGGAGGATGCCAGCGAGATCTACCTGCTGTGCAACAAACAAGAGAACCCGGATTACGGCGCCACGGTGTCATTCTTCTATCGAACGAGTTCCACCGGGAGCTGGATTCCGATTGAGCCGGATACACAGACCCCATTGGGTACCACAACCCGGTTCATTCAACTCAAGGCGACGTGCAATTACACCGGCACGGTTCGGCCTATTCTCTATGATTTCTGCCTGATGTGGAAGTAAGGAGGATCGGCATGGCACATGTGGAGCAGCACCCTACGTACCCTTTGTTCCGCAGGAAAGTAGGAGTCGTCCCGGACTTCACAGGGGCGAACTACATCTTTCAGGAAGTGCCGACGCCGGCTCCCGACGGCGTACAACGAACGTTTACGCTGAAGCATCAACCATTGCCGGACTCCGAGATGGTGTTTAAGGATGGCATGTTCATGAGCAGGGGAGACGCGAACGACTACACACTCACGGGGAATCAGATCACCTTCGCAGAGCCACCTCCGTTTGGCTCTGTGATCCTGGTGAACTACCGATATGCGGGGTTGGGTACATGAACTTTGTTTTACGTACCACCCCGAACCCCCTCGCTCGAAACGTGCCCTTGGACATTCAGATCGAAGTGATCTTCATGGTGGACATCGATGTGTCTACCGTGGTTGAAGAGAACGTCATTCTGCTGGATGTCGGCCAACAGGCGGGTGTGCCCGTAGACCTCTCGTACGATCGTCGGGTTCTGACCATCAAACCCAGGGCAAACCTGAATCCCGGTACCCATTATCAGGTGCAGTTGATTGGTGGCAAGGAAGGGTTCCGGGACATCACAGGCAACTACCTGGATGTCGGTTACACCTTTGATTTCTATACCGATCATACCCGCGGGATTGAACCACCCGAGGTCTTTGAACCCGAGGATCTTTCGGAATGGAGCGCGCCGGTTCACTTTCGGTGGTCAGTGGCTGAGAACGCGGACCATTACGAACTCGAAGTATCCCAGAGTAACACCTTCTCTCCAATTGTGTGGAGTGGAGAGGTGCATGACACTGAGGTGACGCCCGTCATCGATTATGAACCAGGTCCGTACTTCGCGCGGATTCGCTCGGTCGATTACAAAGGTCAGAAGAGCGAATACTCGCCGATGATCCGGTTCTATTACACGGGCGGATTGCAGTCCGAGCCTGTCGAACAACTCGTCAGTGAGTTAACGAGTGAACAGCTCTCTGCCTTACAATCGTACTTCGCCCAGCAAGCTCCCTCCAATTCGCTGCATGTGGTTGGCTCGACACCCAAAGACGGGGCCGTTCACGTTGCCCATGACCAAGGACTCATCAACAACTGGCCGAATGCGCTCAAAGAGATTGTCATTGAGTTTGACGATACCATTGATCCCGCATCGGTGGACGGAACGGTCGTATACCTGGTCTCCGATCGGAACTAGACCAAAGCCCTGTGACTCAACAGTTGCAGGGCTTTCCACGTCCATTTTTCGAGTCGCCGCATGACGCTGGAGAATACACGCAAAAGTCCACGATTTTGCTTGAATTCATGACCAACAAAGAGAAAAACAATCCACCGGATATGGATCTCCTGCGCATAGTCGCGATCGGCTCCCTTGGCGCAAATGGAGTGACCATCCTAGGCCGTGTTACACTTGACCTGATAGAAACTGGCCACGATACCAACGTGTATCCAGTATGGATCAAACAGTTCAAGAATCATTTCTTGAACTGGTAACGTGGTGTTGTTGAGAGGACGGTGATGGTGTATGGGACAATCCGACTCGACGGATGTGAATCAGCTCCCTTCGAGTGCGTATGCCTTACCGGCAAGCATTCGGGTGGAAGGCAATAAGCTGATCCTCACGCCGCAGGCGGGTTTTCAGTTCAATACCAACTACACCGTCGTCTTGATGCCAGGGATTAAATCCACCAGCGGTAAGGTCCTCCTCGAGCCTCAGACGATCAACTTCTCCTCGGAGTTCGCTCCCCTGTATACCTCGCCTACTGCTGTGCGACAGATCTTGCGAACCTTCGCCGATAACTTCTCTCTCCAAGAGATCTACGTGGCGATTCGGGATGCAGGCTATAAAGCGCAGAACCTAACCGGGCGATTCTCCGATCCGAACGATCCTCGTTTCCGTCCGATCCTGTCGATGTATGTGGAGTATTTCCCGGCCACACGCTTTTGTGCGTATGAGGCAGCACGGACGCTCCTCAGTTCGCTGCTCCTCAAGATGCTTGAAGATCCCATGCTCGTGGACATCGGGACGAATGTGCAGGTCTCCTTGGGCGACTTTCGAGTCGCAGAGTCTTCCAATACCGACGCCTTTCAGGCGGTTGAGGAGATGCTCTCCCAAATCGACCGTGAATTGGTCTACTGGAGAGACGCGCTCATGGGTCGCACCAAGCGTGGATATGCGAAGCCGCAGTCGGCACAGTTCCGGACCGCGAGCGGATCCCCGACATCGAGGGACTTCTGATGTTTACATTTGAGAATGTCCCGGACATTCGACAGATCATCGGGCAACTGTTTGATCGTTTTAGCTACAAGATCGTCTACGTTCGGAGAAACCGCAAGTTCAAATGTACCTGCTACTCCGAGCGAAGTGGTGAAGGAGACCCATCCTGTCCAAAGTGCTTTGGGACCGGAAATGTGGTCACAATTGAGACGGTACGTACACGGCGCCGGTTTCAGACCATTCCTGAAACGCTCCCAGGTGCCGGGAAATATACATCCGCGGGTACGTTCTCCATTCAGGCCTATGTCTACTACTTCGAAGCCGGAACGAATCCGCAGATGGGCGATTTGATTCTGGAGGTCGATTGGGACCAAGACAAACCCATTGGCGTCCGGGAGAAACTCTACATCTCCACGATCCAGACCATGCAGGAATTTGAAGGTAATCCAGCCTTCTATCAAGTCTATGCCCGTTCGAACTGGAAGGGGGATGCGGATGACATCGCCCTCTCCGAGCATTAGCTATCAGCAGCTCCCCTTTGTGTACGTCGAGCCATCCATCGAACCCGGAAAGCAACTGGTGCTTGCTGCGGCCTCCGAACAAGGCGATCTGTATCAGCCTATGGAAGTGACCAATCCCGATATGGTGACGCGCCTTTTTGGATCGGGGCCCTTGGTCGACCGGTACAAAGAGATGGCGAACACAGGGCTCACGACTATGTATGTGATGCGGATCGAAGATGGCCAGTTCGAGAAGGCATTTCAAGCACTGGCGCCCTTTGTTTTTGACCTGGCCTATATCGATGGGCTGTACTTTCACACTCACCCCGATGCGATTCAACAGTTCATTGAGTTCGCCAAGGAACGGGAGTATGAAGGCCGACTGATTCATGGAATCTTTGATGTTCCAGGCCTTTCAACCTATGCCGACCTCCGGGGTATCTTTCCGCAAATCGCGTCGCTGACGATCCCCGTTTCCGATGGGGTCGATGAGACCGGGAAGTACATTTCGGTGGTGGCGGATCAATTCAGTGACGCAAGGGCCGGCGCCGTATATGCCGCGCTGGTCGCCAGCTTGGATCCCCAGGTCAGTCCGGTAAACAAGCCGGTGACGGCCACACTGCAGAGTGAGTTCACGAATGACCAGATTCTTGATCTTCGAACCAAAGGTGTCGTGTGTTTCAGGAACTCGATCAAAAAAGGTCTGGTCTGTACCTCCTCGACCTGCGCGGTTGCCACCGAAGGCAGTGTCCATCAACACATCTCCAACTTTCGAATCGCCCAGCGTTGTATCCAAGCCATTGCGGAACAACTGGAACAGTTCATTGGACGCTTGGGTTCCTTTATACAGACGGATCAACTGGAGTCCATCGTCGAAGCCGCCCTCATGCAACAGTTGAAGGATGGCCTCATTCGAGACTACCGCTATGACATCCGCATTGACCGTCAAGACCCACGGATCTATGTGATCCACACCACCATCGAGATTGTCCCCTTATTTTCCGTCCATTCGATGACCCAAACATCTCAGGTGCAGGTGAGAATTTGATGCCGCTACGTGTGACCAACGAGTATCTGGACACTCGACTTCGATCGGACAAACCGATCACGGTGCTTGGCTTTATCGATGAACTGAAGCGCATGTGGGAGGCTGCTGGGAAGAAAGGCAAGATCGTGCGAAAAACGCCGTTTTCCGACGATGCCGAGTTCCCCGTGATTACGTTCCACATGCTCCGGCGGCTTATTAGCCAGCAGTACAAAGACGTCAAGCCGCGCTACCGGGACACGATCGAACATCCCTATATCCCTGGCGAGCTGATTGAGCTGAGGGGCCAGATGTTCGAGGTTTGGCTCCAGTTCACCGTCTACTCGCAGTCTCAAGAAGAGGCGGATGAACTCGTCGAGGAACTGGATGACTTTCTGAATACCTACGCCGGTTACTTCAAACGGATGGGGGTTCATGAGATCCGGTTCTTTGCCCAAGAAACCGATGATGTGGACACGTCCTACCGCTTTCCGTTGGCGGTTAGGCCTGTTCAATACACGTTCTACTTCGAGAAGATCACACCCGTCTTCTTGAATCGCATTGCACAAATTGCAGTTCAAGCCAAAGTTCATCATTCCCCAGATGAACTACAAGAGAAGGAGTGAATCTCAGTATGGCAACCACGTCTACGAACCCGTTGGACCAGTTTCCGAACCTGCCTGGTGTGAAGGTCACGTATGAAGACGGAAATCTGCTTTCCGGTACGGTCACTCAGGCGAATACGGGATCCGTGCTTGTCATCGGTACAGCGGTGGACGGTCCGGTTGGACAACCCGTTTCCGTGAACACCATTGGTGGGGTCAAAGTCGCTGACAAACTGTTTGGTGGGATCCTGGACCGGAAGACCAAGCTGCCCAATGGCGCGAGCCTCATTCGGGCCATGTATGAACTGGATCAGATGGGATGTGAGGACATCCGCTTGCTGCGGATTAACGGACGCTACGCCTATACGGAACTGAAGGCGCAGGACATTGCTCGCACCTTTGATCAGTTCCTGGATTATGCGGCCGGCAACACGGCGTTCTCGGTGGATCTGAATATCCCCGATGGCAGTCAGTTCGTTCAGGTCACGAAGGTGGAGCAGCTTGAGGGCGATGGGACTACGCTGACGATGAATCTGGCCGATGTGATGGACTACACCGATAGCTCCAAGAACCCGGTCAAAGTGTTCTTCTTGGCCAACAAGATGCGTCCTGGCAATGAGGTCAAAGTCAGCTACGATGTCGAGAATCGGACCTATACGCTGGTTCCGAGGTCGGATACGAATGGCGTGCCGGATTACAGCGATCCGGACTACACCCTGACGCGTGATACGACCAACAACCACTATTTCTATAGCTCGAAAAAGAACTGGTCGAACCAGCTCATCTCCGGGCATATTCCTGTGGTGACGGTCATCGACAACAACACGAGCCAGGTCTACACGGTTTCTTCCGTGCTGCCGGACGGAACCTTCCTGTACCGTGTCGGTAACGGTGCCACGCCGGATCCGCTGCACGATCCTTGGTCTGCGGCCGATTACCAGCAAGGCGGTATCTTCTTCACCTCGGCGTATGATGATCAGGTGAAGGCAGGTGCCTATCCGGACATCACCGGGAACGTCACCGTCCACTGTGAGTACGCTTGGTACACCTCCTCGATGGCTTCTGAATCCGCGACACAGACGATCCCCGGCACGGCTTCGACCTATACGCTGGATCGCACCCCGTTGTCCGATGACTTTAATGTCTACTACCTGGACGGCAACAACAACAAGGTCCTGTTGCAAGCCGGGAAGGATTACGGCTTTAGCGCTCTGGATCGGACCGTGACCGTCAATGCGGGTGCCGCTCCGGTTGGTGTTCGCTTGTATGCGTCGTATAAGACCATGCAGCAGACGGCGGACAGCCCGAAACTGATGGTCAAGGGTAAGTATCCGGGTTCGGTCTATGGCCGGTTGGTGGATCCCTACGACCAGAAAAGCATCACCGGCGTGCAGATCGAAGTCCAGGTCGACACCGATCCCCGGAATGTGACCGGCAACGACAAGGTGATCATCATCACCAAGCCGGACGAGAAGCGCACCTCCTATAAGGATATTCAGATCATCTATCGGACTCTGGACATGCCCAACATCCGGACATTGCGTGAGTTCGTGAACTACGTGAATAACGACGCTCGCAACAATGTTGTGACGCTCGAATGTCCGAATGAATTTGGAGATATTCCGGTTCAAGGTCTCTTGCCGACGAACGGTCCCATCTTCTTGGGGCAAGAATCCCCCGGCGTGATGCATGAAGATCCGTCTTACGGTCCCACGGATCCGGCCCGGTTTACATGGTTGGGTGATGATGGACTGTTTGACGTGACGAACCAGGAGGATATGCAGCGTCTGTATGAAATCCTCGGCGGCAAGTACGAGGTCGACGAGAACGGCGATGCGACACTTGTTCAAGAAGGCATCTACAGCCTGCTTCAGAACTATGTCGTCGACGAGATCCTCTTGGTGGATGCGTACGCCAATACCCTGATTGATCCGGCCGATACGTCCAAGAACTTTGCCACACAGTTGGCTCAGCACTGCGCCGTTGTGACCGCAAAGACTTGGGAGACGATCGGTGTCATCGGGGTGGCTCCGGCGCCGAATGCGGACTTGCTCAGTGTTCAGGAATACGTGAACTTCCTGAGCGGACAGGTGCAACCGACCCAAGATGACCGCGACCGGTATGCGCAGTACGGCATCAACCTCGACTTCAACAACGAGCATTACCTCTATGACGAAGGAACTGGCGACATCATCCTCAGTGACTCCGGCGAACCGCTCGATGTCGGCCGTTACGTCCAGGTGGTGTTTGGTCCAGAGGTTGGCTTGACCAACCAGTACCTCGGCAACTATGTCACGAACGGTGCTTCGCTGTATGCGGCTCTGATTTCGAAGTTGCCGATTGAACAGTCCACGACCAACCAGCCGATCGACACCATCCAGGGGCTGCGCTATGACCTCTCTGAAGCGCAGCACAACCTGCTCTCTGGCGCACGCTACGTGGCGTTCCAGAAGAAGCAGAACATCAGCACCAATGGCTTGACCTCGAGCTTTGTGGTGAAGGATGGCGTCACGGCGGCCCTGGCGACCTCCGACTACAATCGCCTCTCGACCCTCCGGATTGTCCATGCCGCGGTGCAGATGGTGCGTAAGCAGGCAGATCCGTTCATCGGCTTGCCGAATGGTCTGGCGCAACAGAATGCGCTCAGTGCCGAGATCCAGGCCGGACTCGATGCGCTCAAGTCGGCCGGTGTCCTGCAGGCCTTCTCGTTCACCATCTACAGCTCCGTACAGGACGATGTCCTCGGCAATGCCTTTATCACCCTCGAACTTGTGCCGCAGTTTGAGACCCGCCGGATTAACACTTCCGTGGTTCTCCGAGCTGCGTAATGTCCTTTGCAAACCGGGGGTCGACATGACCCCCGTCCATTCTTGAACAGATAAGGAGTGAGTGTGTATGGCAGCTCCGAATATGGAGGAATACATTCGCACATTCAGTTCGTTCTCGGGCGCCGACATTGTTGCGACGTTCAATGGTCGCGTCATTGGCGAGCTGCAGGCCATTTCCTACAGCGTGACTCGCGAAGTCGCCCCGATCTACACGATGGGATCTCCGGATCCTCGGAGCTTTAGCCGAGGCAAACGAGGCATCTCTGGAACTCTGATTTTCACGACGTTTGACCGTGACGCTCTGATGGCCGAGATGACCAAGGATTATTCTGGGGCGCCGCCGCTTCAGACCTATCAGCAGTTCAAGGCCAATGCCGGACAGATTGAGAATGACTTGCTCAATGGTCTGCGTGCCACACAGGGCGGCTATGGCATTGTGTCCTGGGACGAGCAAATGACTCGACTTGGTTATGGTTTGGCTGGCAACAGCTTCAATGCCGACAACCTGACTGGGTTCTACGTACCTGAGTATGCCGACCAGCTGATGCCGTTTAATATCTCGATCACCGCAGCCAATGAATTCGGCCAGCGTGCCGGGATGGAGATCTACGGCGTCCAGATTCTCAATGAAGGGTCTGGCTTCTCGGTCGATGACGTCGTGACGGCGAAGGCCTACACGTTTGTGGCCCGCAAGGTGACCCAGCTCACGCCGAAGGAAAACCTGCGGAGTCAGGGTTCCGCTAGCCCGACCCCGTCGGCCGGCGACTTGTTCGGTTTCCGTCTGTAATCCACCAAGCCAATGTGAAGGGCAGCAAGTGGGCTGCCCTTTTGTACATAAGGGGCAAGGAGGGGAGTGCGGTGAGCAAGCACTTTGGTGGATACTCAAGGACCTTTACGTCCTATTCAGGCGCAGACATGGTGGCCTCCATCACGGTTCCGGGACAGGGGCCCGTGGTGTTTGGTGAACTTCGATCGATCTCCTATTCCGTCTATCGAGAGAAGTATCCGGTTCGCGCTCTGGGACGCGTGAGTATGAAAGGCTACACGCGCGGCATGCGGACCATCAGCGGCATCATGTCCTTTATGGTGTTCGATGAAACCATTGTATACCGCTGCATGGAAGCGATCCGGGACCAGGGTTACAAGATTCTGATGGACGAGTTACCCATGTTTGATGTCACGATTTCGTCCATGAACGAGTTCGGAGACAAGAGCCGCCTGACCATCTATGGCATCTCTACCTACATGGAAGGGCAGGCGATGACGATTGACCAGATCTACACCGAGAATGCGTTCCAATTCTATGCGCTGGACATCGATCCATTGACCCGCGTGGAGTAAGGAGGTGTCTCAATGGGAAACTTTGTATACGTCAAGAAGCCGGCGCCGGTCGGAAACTTGTATCAGCGCCCAGAGATCCATACGGAGTACCAGATCTTCTCGGAAGACTATTTCTCCTATGCCGACGTCAACATCTACTTTGGAGATATCTGGGTCGATGAGGCGACGAGCTTCTCCTTTGTCTTGCAGGAAGAGGTCCTGCCGATCTACGGGTATCACTCCTATACCTTTGACACCATTGCCCGAGGGCGACGCATTGTTTCAGGCACCTTCAGTATTAACTTCAAGCAGACCGGCTACTTGCAAGCGATCCTGGAGAATGCCCTGGCGATTCAATATGCCGTCGACCAAGCCAAACAAAACGGAAAGATTCCGCAGGATTATTTCTCGAAGCACACTTTAGATGAGTTCTTGCAGGAGAACGACTATGAGAGCTTCGACCAGTTGGCCACGCAGTTCGAGGACGCTCTATGGGGGACGGCACCGGATAAGAATAATCTCTTATCGCCACTCGATGGACCCTATTTCCGATCGGACGCGTTTGGCTTTGACATCAAGATCAACTATGGCGCGGTGAGCGAAGCGATGGACCCCAACCGAAAGCCGTACTTCACGGCGATACGGCATGCCCCCAAAGCCAACATTACGGTGGAGACGGTCAATGGAGTACAGATCGTCTCGTACCAAAAGGAAATGTCCACGGCTCAGGAAGGCATGCCAATCCAGGAGGTTTATAGCTTTGTGGCACGGGATGTCAACGGACCTTTATACGTCCGATAGCCAATGATATAATCATCCATGAAATGCATTACACAGGAGGGAAAGTGACGATGGATGAGCTAAAGGAACAGGAGCGAGTTTCAGAAGATCAAGAACCCGAATTGCAGTATGGATATACGAAAGAAGAGTTGGAGGCGCCTGTCTTTGAAGGCGGCCCCACACGTCTTGAAGTGGAGCAGTGGAAGGAAAAGTACGGAGCGATCTACTTCACACCCTTTGAGGATGAGGTCTTTATCTGGCGAACCCTGACCCGGCCGCGATACCGACAGATGATTCAAGACAAAGACCTGACCACCATGGACC